AACAACTACTGCACCAAATAAACCAAATGCAAGACATGTACGTTTTGTCCACAACATAAATGCTTCGAATGTACGTTCAGCTTCTTCTTGTGCGGCGGCTTTTACTTCATCATTCATTCTGGCACCGTCCATGGATAACAAGGTACAATGCTTTGTTTACAATACTTGGCATTGTCTACTAACAACACTGGTACACCTACTATAAAAAATAAAAGTATCAAAAATGCTGGTAGCAATCCTTTTGTTGTACAATAATTTTGACTCATTTAATAACCTTTCTTAATTCAGATCCTTCAAAGTTTTCCATTGCAAGATACTTTTTCAGCACAGAATTTTCAGGATCTAATCTATAAACTTCCTTAGCCAGTTCTGCAATCATTTCATAATCTAGCTTTGTTTTAATATGTTTTCCCATTTTCTTCTTTCTTGTATTTGGCGCTTTCGGAAGGACTCGAACCCTCAACCTGCCGATTAGAAGTCGGCTGTTCTATCCAGTTGAACTACGAAAGCAATTATTGTGATATTTAAGATGGTGTAGGATTATGAAAATCCTCTTCATTAAGAACTACATCTTTCATTGGAACGACCACTGTAAAACCTCCTGGGTCACGTCCATTGTCTTTGATTTCGTAAAGTTTATTTACACTATCTTGTGTAATAATAGTTCCAGTACGAGTTAGTTCTTTGATAGCAACGATAGGCAAATCAGCCAAACTATACATGCCGCCGGGTCGACCAAATTCATCTACTGTAAATTCATATGTGTATGTGCATTCCATAATGTTTCCTTTCACATTTAAGATGGTACACCGTACGGGAGTCGAACCCGTGTCGCCGCCGTGAAAGGGCGGTGTCCTGGACCACTAGACGAACGGTGCATATTGGTGCCTCCTCCCGGACTTGAACCGGGACGCCTTGAGGCGAGAGATTTTAAGTCTCTTGTGTCTACCTATTCCACCAAGGAGGCTAAACTTAAACATTTTCCTCCTGTGGTTGTTCAGTTGAAATTGTATGCATTTTCATAATTAGAAAATTGATATCGTCTGGAGACAAACCTTGTCGAATAGAATTACCTTCATCAGTAATGCCTGGTAGTTCATTCAGTTCGCCATTAATTAATGCACCAATCTCATACAAAGATTTCTGTGGCTCTTTGATAATACTCAATGAATACTTAGGTCCAAACTTTATACGTGTACGCATAATGCCACCTAGTCCTTCAGTGAAATGTAAATCATCAAATGAAAATCGTTTACGCATATTTAGGAGCCATGTCATTTTCAAATTGAGCAACTATCATTTTCTTATCTTCAATCATTCGTTCAATGATTGCATAGCCACTACGTTTTTCATCACTCGCACCTTCTTTAATAAGAATAAGTGCGTTCTCTAAACTTTCAATGTCGTTCAATAATTCAATCATGAGTAATCCTTCTCAATCCATTCTGTTGCATCACCTGTTTTCATTACACCATAGAAACGTGTATTGATACAGTTTGGTCCGGTATACTTCCAACGTATATTCATACACATACCACCGGCACTTTCTTTTTCTCTAACTGCATAACCAATCGATTCTAAATCTCCAAAGCAGTATTGAGGTGACCCACCTGCTTCGATTATATTTGGACACATATTCATATCAATCTCTGCTTTAAGATTTTCAATCTTTTGATTGCTATGAAATACAGTATACATTATTATGAACCTACTGTCAACTCAACAAAGTCGCCTTCGTAGTTATATTCAAGTTGTTCAACATAAACGCCCCAATACCCACAAGCATCCATAAGATGTTGTGAAGCCTTAAGAACAGAAGGAACATCCCATTCACCGTTAACAACTTTAATTTTATGACCTGATGCCCATTGCATCATAAAGAAATCATCAGTATTCAAACGATAGTCAGCCATATCAGTTCGCAATTCATATTCACCATCAGGGATACTCATTGCTTTTTTGGATTCACAATCGAATACCATACGATTTTCGTTAAGATTTGAATAGATTGTTTCGTTTGTCATAGTGATTCTCTTTCTCTCTGATTACTTAATTAATATAGCACGATTCGTGATATTGTCAAGTTTTATATAGCAAGTATTAACTTCATTTCGTTAACAATATCTTTGTATGTTTGGATCTTTTTTTCAATCGCATACTTTTTCATTTTTACTGATGAAGTGTTACCAGCAAAAGTAGTTAGATATTTTTCTAACTTTTTGATTTCGTTTTCGTATTGTTCTATCATTTTTCTCTCTCTTGATTATGTATTTAATATAACACGATTCGGGGATTTGTCAAGTTTTTAAGAACGTTTTTGCGATAATATCTTGGTATTTTATTCCAGGGTGACACGTAGGATTACTAATGTTATTTACGTCCCTGCCCCAATCTTTTAGGTGTGATAAATCTTTAAAATCAGATTGTTTTATCTTTAAGGCCATAAGCATTTTACTATCCCAATCATCTGAAAAGTTTTTATCTATGATATTGGATAATCGTTTTGTTTCTACATTATGATAATTACATAATTCTTTTATGTTATTATTAATTTCATTATAGTTATTGAGTGATAAAAACTCATCTTGTATTTGTCTATAATCTTTTTTACCTACTCCATGAATTTTAGAAAGTTCATGTCCATCAGCTAAAAGTCTAGCATGAATCAAAATGTATTTGTCGTTAAATCTGTATTCAAATCTACCAGGCCACCAACCTAACATATATATTTTACTAGGTTTATATGTCGCATTCTCTAACCATGCTTTCATTATTCTGTGTGCAGTAAAAGGACCCCCACCACCTACACCAAAATTCTTTACAGTAATTCCTGTTTCTTGTTCAATACGAGCAGGCCAAGAATATTCAGCAGGTACACCCATACCTTCAGTCCAACTACAACCAAAACACCATATTTCATTTTCAGAATTTTCTAATTCATATTCTCTGTTTTTGTAATCTCTGAAACCGTAAGAGTTTTTAGTATAACCAAAATTTAAAAATCTGTCTAATGTATATCCAAGTTGGTTTATACTAAATGAGTCAGACAGTGAATCATCATTTCTCATATGATCCACCATTACCTTTTCACTATCGTCAAAGTACTTTGTGTCGATATATGATTTAAGACCAGTAGATGTTAATTCTATGTTAATCGTCACGTTCGCCATATCCATAATCGATAACAACTGGAAATCTTGGAATACCATCATTTGATAATTCAAAGTATCTACAAGTAGCCCAATTAGGAGTTTCAGCATTTAGAAGTTCTTTTAGTTTTGCTTGTGAACCTCTGATACCTGAACTAAACTGAGTACCATTAGAAAGTTGAAGATTAAATCTTTTTGCATAACCTGACCAGTTACCATTTCCTTCTTCAACACTTACTACTTTAAATTCTTCTGTAATGAATTCTTTTCTCTTTAAAAGATTTTTACTTCTCTTACATTCGTAAGCAGAATTTTGTCTTACCATTTGACCTTCATAACCTGCTTCTGTGTACTCACCATACATCTTATCGATATCGGCAGTAGTATCAGTTTTAGCAGTTTCAACAATAACAATCTTACCAAGACCGTCAAGGTAATTACCTTCTACTGGTAAATGCTTTACTAAGAAATACATTCTATCAATGAAAGGCATATCAGGATTATCGGCATCAAACATATCATAAATGTGATACTCAACTAATTCTGCACTCTCGGCTATTTCTTCTGGTCTACACTTTACTTTTCTAACAAGTGAAACAATCTTTTGAAAATCTGATTTAAGTTCGTGATTGTATAGTTCACCGTCAAGTGTAATATTAGGATAATCTTTAACAAAGTTTTCTAATGCCTCTGCAATATGAGGACAACTATTAATAGGCTTACCACTTCTTGAATTCATACCATGTTTATTAACTAAACATCTGATACCATCTAGTTTCGGTTGTGTGTAACCGCTAGTAACTGGCTTCTTTGTAAAATCATTAGCTAACATAGGTTTGAATAGTTCGTAACTATCAACATCATCTATGTTTTCAAAATATTCTTTATCTGCTTTTTGGTCCCAACTAGATTGTGCTTCTGAGATAGCTTGGGTCTTAGCAGTTGTTCCGTTTGCTTTACCAACATTTTTAGCAATAGATAAATTCCATTCGCTAGTGACTTTCTGGCCATCAATTAATCCGGCAATAGTTCTAGTACCAGCAACATCATCAGAATCAAAACCGTATTCTACAGTCCAAATTCTTAATTTGCCTTTTGTATCTCTCTTATATAGACTTGCTAAACTTGTGATATTTTGCATACATTTTCTCCTGATTATGTATATATAATAACACTAAATGCTATTTTGTCAAGTTTTTTGCTTTTAATTTCTTGGATTTTTTAGCCGCGACCTGCTTTTCTTCCTTACGATAAGCAGTGAGCATAGTTTCTTGTAAGTCAAATGCTTCCACTTCCCATGCACGTTCTAAATATGGAGTATCTGAACACTCAAATAATGGGTGTTCTTTTCGTACATCTTGCTTAATATGAACAAATTCGTGGAAAACACTAGTTAGAATATCGTCTTCTTTAAGACCTCGTCTAATTCGCATGATATATTCACGATATTCGTCACCGCTAACTACATCAGCATCACATTTGATATTCTTTTTGAGTTCGATATCTACTTCTATATGCTTGTGTCGAGGTAGAAGATAATCCTTGGCAAACCATAAGGCCTTTATTACCAATTCTTTCTCTGACTTTTTCCCGCCTTTTATAGAATAGTACATATTTCTCTCTCATCAATATTTATCGGATATTCTTAGGATTAAGTGCGTAGATTATTGTGATTTTTCTTCGCAGTATGTATATACTATAACACGATTCGTGAATCTGTCAAGTTTATGTAGTGTATTCGAAATTCTGAGTATTGTCGTTGATACCAATTTGCTTTGCACCATTACTGATATGAAAGTGTGTAGCCATTGGTGTGAGAGGAGATAATGTAACCACTCTATTGATTCCTCTATCTTTAGCATAAGAAATCATTTTGTTAACTATCTCTTTACCAGCACCTCTTTTTCTTGACCATACTGTATATGCAATAGCAACTTTTTCATCTTTTTTTAAATATGCAAGTTCACTCATCATATCTAATTCTCTTACACTTGTTGGAACGTCATTCGTATATGCAATACAAATAATTGCTTCAATATTATTCTCGTATTGTAATCCGTAAATTTTACGCCCATTTGTAATTCGCCAGCCCAAAGTTAACTCAGGCCTAACTGGATCTTCGGATACATCTATATCATCTAACTCTACTAATTCTGTTCCTTTGACCCATCTAAAATAATCATTGATTTTATCTTTTACAATTTTCACAATCTATCTCATTAATCAAACAGACTACCAAAGGCATCTGCTTGGTTAGGGTTAATACGCAACTGCTTTGGATAACCAGTTCTTTCTTTTTTGATTATCTGCGTCCATTTGGCTTTGTCACTTGGTAAATTATACTTCTTTGCAATATAATCATCACGCATCTTTTCATCGTCTTTGCGTGTTTCTGTATCGCTCCAAGTTGATCCAGCAGTCATTTCTTTTAACATAATGTTACGTAACATATATGTTCCTTTATTTGCCATCACACATGACATAATAAATTCATCGTCTTCACCACCTAGTATAGGTTTCGTACCCCATGGATGAACATTGAAGTATTCGTCCATCATTAATCTTTCTTTATTGTTTCTAAGAAAGAAAAGTGTACCTTTCATATGAGTAAGTTTTCTATCGAATACAAACTCTGTATTCCAGTCTACATCTTTGTAATCGTTATCTACTCCATTAAACTTGTCATAAAACGCCCCATCACCCGGTCTTTGGTCGTTGTGCGGTGCGAATAACGTAATGTCTTTAAACTTTCCCGGACTTTTACGAAAGATATCACAAATGTTGATATGAGTGTGAGGGAAATTAGGGTGAAGATTAAGAATTGCATCGCTATCTGCAAAAATAGCCCACTCATCTCCGGTGTCATAGAAGTGATTGAATAATATATTTCTTGCACTTGCAGGAGGAGTAGGAACATCAAGCCTGTCAATATAATGAACCCTATCGTTATCCCAATACTCAACTTCATCAAAGTCCATAGCGAGTATTCTAATTTCAATTTCTTTATCATAATTTAACCACCAATCTATTTGTTTATTATGATTATCACTTCTTTTCTGCCTTGTCTCTGTATTAGCACGATGTCCGTGATACGCAATTATGTAAATCGCTTTCATTATTTTATACCTATTAACATAAATCTATTATACCTATCGCAATCCTTAGTTCCTAAGAATAGTACTTTAGACATAGTATACTTTTTCTCTAACTCTGTCAAGTCCTTAACTGTGTTTATGTGTTCGTCTATTTCATGAAAATCGTTTGTTTGTATTGCTACTGTAGTACCTGGCTTAATTTTATTAAACCATTCTTCTGTCATATGCTCTGCACTTGTATTAATAACTAAATCATGCTTATCATAATCATAACTATTTGCATCTGCTACTAAACCTGTGTATGTATCATTATACTTGTTCAATGCTTTACTAAATTTTATTGCTTGTTCATCAACATCTATATTAGTTACTTTATGCATTACGTTTTTCTTAACTGACCAAAAACTTGATATACCTAACCAACCACCTACAAATACTGCATCTTTAAATCTAGTGTCTAGTTTTATTAAATTTTCTATTAACCATATTTTACTTTCTACTTGATAATTAGAATGAGCATCAATGTAGTTACAATCTGGTGCTTCTTTTACTGCACCCATCAACATACCAAAATAAGGATCTTGTTCACTTCCAAAGTATTCAAACATGAAATGTACACATCTTTCTGGATTGAATCTGTTCTTCGATCCACTATAAAGATATTGTAAAAACATTTGTAAATTTTCTGACTTATATTTCTTATCCCATATAAGTTTTTCAACTGCATTATAAATATTTTGTTGATGGTCTTTATTAGAATCCATAACTGCAAGTCGCATCAAATCTATATCATCTGCATCTGGATGATTTACCCATTCAGCATATCGTTGAATACCATTTAGCATATATCTACCATCAGGGTATGTTGTATCGAATTCAACTATAGGCTGTGGTTTCCAATTCTTTCTTTGTTTGAACCAAGTGTTCAACCATTTCCAATTATTAATTCTGTGTAACTTATCACCTTTACCTACATTTACAGTACCGTAGTTTTCTCCCATGATAGAACCTGATAAGATTTCTGCACGAAAACCTACATCTTCTAATGGGTTCTTCCACTCTGATAATTTCTGTCTTCTATCTTGTGTAGCAATACCACTTGCAAGTTTAGTGCTTTCTCTAAATGCACCTTTCCAAGCATTAAAGGCAGTTGTATTGAAACGTGTTTCATTGGATATTTCTTCTATTGGTAAATATGGAAAGCCTCGTCTTGCAACTTCCGATGTTACATCTACACCTGGAAACTGTTCATACCCCCATGCTTTATCAAAGAATGCCTCTCTAGCAAATAACTTCACGCCACCGTACCCATATGTTTTTCCTGTAGCAGGGTTAATTGCTCTCCAAACATGTGTACATTGTGCAGAACATGTTTCTGGATATACTTCATCAGTTGTACTAGGTATATAAGAAAAATCAAAATCATCGGTAATCCAAGCATCACCGTCTACTACAAAAAAGTGTTCTGTTTTTGATTGTCTTGCACATTCTTTATGTGCATTATAGATGCCATCAATGTCTGCTACATTGACCACACGTTGAGGGTACCCTGACTTCTCTTTTAGTCTGTCAAAGTTATCTTGTGAAAAATCATTCTTATATGTTAGATAAAAAATATCCAATAAAGGTTGCATGTCTAAGCTACATCGTCTGGCTTTGTCTCACTTGTTCCTAACATACCTTCTGGATCACCCATCCAAATCTCAGTTTCTACACCATCGATTTCTACTTTATGTGCTTCTGTCCATCTTGCATGTTCCATAAGAACCCATTGACCTGCTTGTACAGATTCTTGTCTAGGTCCTACTGCATAGATTTGAGCCCAACGTGGTCTGATGCCACGTTCACCTGCGGACATTTGTGAATCATCTGGAACGATGATTCCACCCTTTGTTGTCTTTTCCCCTTTATCCAAATTCTTTAATAGAATTCGGTCTCCCAACGGTCTTAGTTGTGCCATTTTAATCCTCTATCAATTTACAAGTTTCGTTGTCTGCTTCTAGTTCAGTTCCTTTTTTATGGATCCAAACATATGAGTAAACTACTGTACCGTCATTATTTGTCATACACTTTTTACCCAATTTTACTTCTGGTGGAGTAACGTTTCCGCTACATCCTGTTAATATTGCCAATGCAAAAATCGCCAACATTGTTCTCATAATTTTAGCCCCCTTAAGCTATTTCTTTTTTTTAGTTTTTTTAGTTTCAGACTTTCTTACAAAGTCTCCGTTTTCGTCTTCAACCCAATCATCGTCTTCTGCTTCCTGAGTTACAGGTTCAGTTTCTTTAACTTCTTCTTTGGGTTCTTCTTTTGTAGGAGTTGGTTCTACCCAATCATCCTCTGTTTGTTTGACAGGCTCTTTCTTTACAGCCTCTTCCTTGCCTGATGCATCAACATCATTATCAACTTTTATAGAAGACTTAACTACTGCACGTGGATTGTTTACGTTATAGTGTTCACGTGCTATTGCATCAGCACTTTTTACAACTCTGCCTCCACGACCTAATTGGTCTCCTCTGGCATTTGTCTGAGTATTTCCTACAGAAATATTCTTTTCAGATTTTGCCATCAGTTTAGCAAGGTCTATACTTACGCCACGCATACTTTTATATTGTTTCATCGTATATCCTCGTTTGTATCTTCGTTAATTTCAAAAACTTTTCTTAGTAAAGTTTTAATTTGCAGTTCAACAAAATTTGTCCTATCGTTTGATTTAACGAAAGGATTAGTATGTTGATATGAATTATGTATAATGTTCGTTGTACTTTTTACTAGACGTTCCTCATCAGACGTTAAACAACGTTTACTGTTTGGAAATTTAACTATAGTATCATTTGTCATTTTAAAAACTCATTTATATCCAATTCATACTTAATGCTATCAACTTTGTGTATACCCAATAAGTATAACACATAACTTGAAACACTACTGCCTCTGCCAACACCCCATATAATATTATGTTTACGTAGAGTATCAACAATATAGACACACACTTTAAGTACGTCTATTATACCGTATTTATCATATAAATATAACTCATTGCATGTTCTGTTCATTTCGGGCAAATCATCAGGACATTTATCTAATACATACTTCCAAATGTCTAAGTTTTTATATTCATCTGGTATAAACCATTCTTTCTGATTTTCATCATCAAATTCAGTTATTTCCTTAGATAATTTCTGTATGGGTTCAATCAAGTCTTTTTCAACATTATTTAATGATAATGCTTTATTGTACTTTTCAATATCATCATGCCACTCCATTTCAGTGACTTTAGATATGTCTTCGCCATTATAAAGCATTTCGTATAAATCTTGTCGATTATATACGATTCTTCCATACTGGTCTTTAAGACCGTCAATCTTTGATGATTTTAGGTTTCCAGCCATTAATGTCTACAACTTCTCCGCCTTCTGGTTTCAATGTTAATTCACCCATTGTCAATTTATCAATATTATCTAATATAGTATCAAATTCTGGAGGAGATGTCAAGTCCGTATTTTCATTTACTGAATAATCTTGTGTTTCTACGGTATTTCGACCCCACCATGGTGAATCATAGTAGTACTTTTCTTGCCCAATCCATTCTTTTAATGTTGGTAATGCTGGATAATGTGTATCCGAATATGTATAAGACATCTTGGGATTGGTGTAATTACTTCCAATAGTTACTGAAACAACCTCAATAAAATCTGCACAAATGGCATTTAGTTTTGCATGTATTGTCATTGCAATAATATCACTTGTAGGAACAAAAGGAAATACAACTACTTTATTCTTTAAATGCATCATATCAATAGTAGCCGCTTTGTGTGTAAATATCGACTGGTGTAGTACATCTTCTACAAAATATTTCATTTTTAGAAAAGCCGCGTTTCCTTTAGCCAAATCTGCTGAATTCCAAGCGAAATCTATTTTTATATCAAATGTATCACTTAGAATAAAAGGGTCTGCTTGTAGCATAGTTACACTGAATTTTGCTTCATATGTTGTGTAACTGTTTATGTAATCGTCTGTCAATTTATACCTCTGTTTTATTTGCTATCATATTTTGGTCAGTAATCTTTCCGTCCATAACAAAATACGTTCCTTGTTTATGGTCTGCTTCATTGATTGTATAGAAATCATACATAAAAAACATCTTAGGAAACAACTGACTTAGTTTTAAAATATACTTAATTAAATCTAGTTTAGCACTAAATGTTTCAAAATGCAATATGTCATGCCCAATGTCAAATTTCATAGTTTTAATATTAAACAATGGGTGCCACTGATTAGACCACTCTGTATCCATATAATCTATAAACTTAGTAATAGTAACATCATCGCAGTCACATGTCAAGCTATGATATACGTTTATTATCCTTTGTGGTTTTTTCGGACGTATTATCGTCTCCGTCTGTTGGTTCATCGTCTTCTCCTATGACCATAGAATTTGGGGTTTTCTGATTTATCAAATCAAACTTCATTTTCTCAAAACGTTCTGAATATTCTAGTTTCAACTCATCCAAATGATGTTGTAACTGTTCCATAACGTGTTCCTGTCCCAAGCGATAAGCGATTTCCATTTTAGATTGCAAATCAGTTATCTTCTTATCTAGGTCCTCTTCGGTAAGACTTTTATAATCTGTATACATAATATTTACTTTCTATACTTATATTTATTCAAAATAATTCTGCATTCCACCGTCTCTGACTGTATCAACTGTCAAACAATGTAACCCTGCATCCCAAAAATTTCTGTGTCTAAAACGACAATAGACAGGTTCTATTCCATGTTGCTTCAATTTGTCATGCACTTCCTTTTGATAATTTAAAGATAAAATAACATCAGGTGAAACACTTAGCATGTTAACTTCAAATACTGTTTCTTCTACATAACCAACCCATTTACTTAACCATGCATCTACAAATCTTGCAAATGCTTTATTATCTTTTTGTTTAGGATGCCACCATCTACCTTGTGATAAGTGTTTTTCGTTTTGCCAGTCACCCCAATCTGATTGCATTTGATTAGGATGTTCTATTCTTAATATATCCCAGCCTGGAAATGTTTCTTTAAAATGCTCTGGTTTAAGCCATGGAGCACATACTACTAGACCAGGTTTAGGGGTGCAGAATGTAGCATCATTATGTCCTCCAATAGCGACATGAGGAGTTTTATAATTTGGATATAATTCACTTATTACTTCTGGTAAATTTATAACATCTTTTTTATCTATAATTAATGTATCACCAATACGTGTTATAGTTGGTGCCCAAAACATTTGAGTAGATGCTTTATATCTTGCTACTTGATTACCTCTTACACTTTCCATTTTTTTACGTTCATGTGCATTCCAACTAAGCCAATCTACTGGAAGTCCATTGTCTTCCATGTATGATTTAGAAGGAATAAATCTACCAAATGTATACTCATCGCCTTTTAATCTCATATCTAAAACTTCTGGATTTATTAAAGATTGTCCATTTACCTGTAGACCTTTAGATTGATGAAATCCATTAGTGTATAAAACTTTATCTCCCATCGAAATAAAGAAATCTCTAGGAGATAAACAAGGTTTTGGAATACCATGACCTTGAAACTTGTCTGTATTTGATTTTTCTACCCAATCCATTACTGATGTATGTTTAGATATTTGAGGTAACCCGTCTGATAAGTCTGCTAACATAGTTGCATTAGCAGGTGTTCTAACAACATCAACTCCCATGTCTTCCATAGTCTTTTGTATGTTATCTAAATCTTCGTGTGTTTCGTAAAGAAGTTGTTGTATCAAGTCTCTTGTTCTAGTATCTGGCAAGTCTTCAAAGAACTCAGGTTCAAACACATTGCCAAGAATAACTTGTTTCAATGGGTCCCAACCGTTATAAGAATTAATCTTGTTTATTCGGTAATTCATCTGGGAAATCTCTATATAAAAAATGTTGTATTGTTGTTACGTCTACCATATGATTAAATCCAACATGTTCTCCCTCAATGTTTTCTTCATTACGTAACACTCCTGTCATTGCATCGTCTAGTTGTTGCATGTTTTTGAATTCCATATCGATACGAAATTCAGGTAAGTCCATAGAACGAAATCCTAATTTCATTCTTGTAAGTCTATAACTTTCCATATGTCCTAACTCTACCATTTTATCTAAAAACAATTTCATCTTTTTAGCAAAATGATAAGAATTTACTTCCTCACTATGGTCTGCGTAGATTGTATATATGTCCATTAAATGGGTCCTAGTATCTCAAATCCTTTTATCTGTTTCTTATAACTATGTGCTTCGCCTAAATACAAATATTTGTAACCTTTACTTTTATATATTGCACATTCATTTCTTAAACTTTTTATACCTAAATGTAATTTAGGAGTTTTGTAATCCCAAGCAAACTGCAATGCTTCAACACTTTCATGGTCTTGTATCATAATACAACTGAATGCAACAAGTTTATCTTCTTCATCATAATATCCAATAATATCATTTTGCAAATAATCATTATCGAACATTGGCATTACACTTTTAAAACCTTTATGTCTACAATATGTTTTATAGATTTCATTAAGTTCAGGTATGTTTGGTTCTTTCAAAAATCTACAATTTGGTATAACAGAATAATTAGTTTGTGCTAGGTCTATTCGGGCATAAGTTGTCATATTGTAACTCCTAAGTTACATCTATTTATTCCTTATCAAATCTCCATTTCACAACATCATCGTAATTTTCATCAGGCCATTTATCATAATACCCTTGTTTCTTTAGTATTTTACTTGCTTGATTTAATTTTGATAGTCTCTGAACTAAGACTAATATAGCTTTACCGTAGTTCATTTTTTCGCCACTAAGTATTTCAGGGTCATTAGGATGATCCTCAAGTGCTACTATATCTTTACTCATAGCAACATCATTGAAATCTTTTACAATTTTTGAAAGTTCTTCTGGCGTGTAATCTTCCGTAGGACAGTAGAGAACTACAACTTCATATTTGTCGTCCCAGTTCTCAGCGAGAGAATCAAGCAGAGGTGATATAGTATGCTTTCCTCCTGATACATAGTTGATTCTCTCTTTGAGCATTGCCTGTTTCGCAAAAGGACATGGCACATGCCCAATAGGTTCGTTGTGTACTGACACAAAATCCTCAATCCACTTCTTAATATCTTCAATCAAATCTCGCCTTTTTTGCGTTTAACCGCGGTATAGTAACCTGCACTGAAACTTACTGCTATTACAGAAATCATTGCGATTCCATGCCATAATAAAAAGTCCATTATAAATCTCCTTCTTTTCTATTTTCTGAATAGTAAACATCAAACTCTCCGCCTGGATATCTTGCTTTTAGTTTTTCAACATTCTCTGCCATTACGTCATTAGGATCCAAACCCAATGCACGGCAAGAATTAACCCAATACCACATAATATCACCAAGTTCTCGTTTACAATGAAAGATAGTTTCATTATCAAGTGGTTTACCTTGAAATACACATTTCTTAACAATCTCACTGAACTCGCCTCCCTCTGATGCAATGCCGATTGCACCTGTCATAAGCAACGCCATATTGACGCCTGTTTCTTCATCAAGTTTTTTAAGAGTCGCAGTTAGTTCGTCTGTATTGCCTGACTGCTTTGATGTAACCTCTTGTACAAACTCTTTGTATTTATTTAAGTCTACCTGTTTACTCATTGTTGTTCCCTGTTCTTTATAAGTTGTTCTATATTTATTTCTTCGTATTTTTCCATTGGCTGAACAATCCATGGGTTGTCTTCCAAATATTCTACGAAATAGTCTGGTGTATATGATGAACTTCCTTTTAACCACATTGTCGCAGTTTTAATATCTTCAATGAAAAAACCTTCTGTGAATTGTAACCATTCTACACACTTCTCAAATGTTGTTCCAGAATCTGCTAAATCATCTACTAATAAAATTTTGCTACCTATGTTAGGAGTTGTTTTAGCAAGAGAATTTCCAAAGATAATTTGTCCTCTTTGATCCTTTACTTCATCACCATGATATGATTCTACTGACATTATTGCTAATGGTACATCAAATAATCTAGCAAAAATATCTCCTACTCTTAATCCACCTTTTGCAATACAAACTACTTGATTGAATTTGTATCCATCTTCGTGAACCATTATAGCTAATTTTTCGATTTCTTCTTCATATCTATCCCAAGATATGTGTAATTTATCGCTCATTTGTTATTCCTTCTTCTAGTACTAGTAGTATTATTATATACTATCGAGGTTCAGAAGTCAATAACAAAGTGTCTCCGCCGATAGCAGAAGTGTTGATGCTTATGTGTTTCTCCCACACATAAGGAGTTAGATAATTAGGACCACCTGCTTTAGGTCCAGTACCACTTAAACCGTATCCACCGAATGGTTGAGTCTCTACAACTGCACCTATTTGGTCTCTGTTTATATAAATGTTACCTATCTTCATTTTCTTAGCTATGTTATCATAGAACTTAGTTACACGTGAATGTATACTTAATGTTAGTCCAAATTTACTTTCATTTATAAAAGATACTATTTCATCTAATTCATCTTTTTCATAAACATAAACATGCAACAATGGGCCAAATATTTCTTCATCAAAATACTTTTTGTAGTCTGTTACAAGATAAGCACTTGGTGGGATAATTAATTTTGGTAACTCTTTTCCATTACGAGATTTCGTTGCAATTAATGTTTCGTTTTCTTCAAGTACTGCAATTCTTTCTTGTATCTTTGCATATGCCACACCATCAATAACACGTGATACGTCTGTATTTAAATCATCTGCATTACCAAGTGATATTACTTTAATTTTATGTTTTAACATATTAATAATTTCTTCACTATTTTCTTTTTGAAGAAATAAAAATCTAGTTGCTGAACATCTTTGTCCTGCACTATCGAATGCACCATATGATACATCTTCGACTAACTGTTCAGGTAAACAAGTAGAATCTGCAATCATAGAATTTATACCACCTGTTTCTGCAATGAAAGGTATAATAGGCCCATCACGTTCAGCAATAAGCCTCTGTATAGTCTTAGCACTCTTATGAGAGCCTGTGAACGTTATACCTGATATACGTTCATCTTTGATTGCTTTAGAAGCCTCTTCAATATCAGGGTCACACATACGTAGTGCATCTATTGGTACACCAACGTGATGCATTGCACCCAATACAACTTTTGCAATTTCTAGGGTCTGTGGTGCGGGTTTTGCCAATACGGTATTTCCTGTAATCAATGCGGCTACGATTGGTCCTAAGAAAATTGCATAAGGAAAATTCCAAGGTGCTATTACCATCCAAGTTCCTCTAGGATTAAAAACTGTAGAATTATATTCACCGGTATAACCTATTTTGATATTTTCTCCATACATTAATTCAGCTTGTTCTACGTAGTAACGAATAAAATCAACTGACTCTCTAATTTCTGCAACTGCATTTGGATATGTTTTAAAAGAATATTTTACTAATCTGTTTGCCGCAGGAATCATTTCTTCTTCTAAACTATCTGCACATGCTAGTAGAATTTTCTTTCTATGTTCAAATGTTGTATTTGCCCATTGATTTTGATAGTTGTATAAATGTTCTATACTATCTTCCACTGAAAGTAATTCTTCATCATGGTGAGGGTGAACCGCAGAGTCTAACATATAATCAACCATAGCTGGATCAGTTAAATCATATCCTTTACTATTCTTTCTTCCAGGATATAAATCTTTCCATGACTTAAGTGATTTCTTTTTCTTTTTAACTTCTTTAAAAGGATCTACAACTTCATTTGTATGAACAAAACTAGTGTTAGCACCATTCTCTAATAAACGTCTTATTAGATATGCTAATAAATCTTTATACTCACCGACTGGTGCATATACTCTGACTTTCGTATCTCCTACTATCTGACTGAATAAACTATCACCCATTCCGTAAAGTTTCTGAAATTCATATTCTTGCTTACTACATTTACCAACACATTGTATTGCTGAAACTGTATATGGATTATGTGTAGCATATGCAGTTTTCAATCTTTCACTATGCATCAGTTTTTTAGTACATGCTAGATAAGATATGTCTGTATTCTCTTTTCTTGTAAATACTGGATAATCTAGTCCTTCTTGTTGTGAATACTTTATCTCAGTGTCCCAATATGCGCCTTTAACAAGCCGTATAACGAGTTTGGCGCTACTATGCTCTGCTATTGTCTCTAACGTATCAATAACCCAAAAAGCACGTTTCTGATAAGCCTGTAGAGCAAATCCTATAGTAAAATCTTTAAATTTGTATGTTTTAAGCATTTCTTCAAGTATCATAATGCTTATATCGAGCCTACGTGCCTCTTCTGCATCAATAAACATTGTAGTGTTGTTTTCTTCGCATACTCTAGCTATAGCGGCTAATTTAGGTACTAGTGTGTGTAAAACGTCTTTGTGGTTCTTTAATTCGTATCTAGGGTGTATTGCACTAAGTTTTATAGATATGGATTCTTTTGACTTAATAGCCGCATCTAAATATCTTTCATAGTATAAATTTGCATCTTCCCAATTTGTTGCGGCCTCTCCTAGCATATCAAATGAATATGCATAACCTTTTTTCTTATTTTTTATTGCAGTTTCTATGTTGCTACCCATAACAAATAAAGTACCCATTTGTTTTACCATAGTCTTTGTCATTTCTCTTACTGCTGGCCAGCCTATTCTTCCTACTATACCTTCATATGCTGAAAGCATTTGTGCCTGAGTTAATGCAATACTGGCCGCTTTAGAATAAAAACTATTATTAGATAATTTATACCATTCTGCATTTGATAATTTATCTTTGATAAGTTTGTCTTGTGTTTCTTTGTCTGGTGTACGTAAAAGAGATTCACAAAGAGTCATAAGTGCCATGCCCTCAGGAGCACTCATATCATATGACTTCATTATATGAGTCAAATAATGTTCATCGGTAAGTTTAGATTGAATGGTTTCTGCCTCAGCCATTACTGACCGAAGGACTTCACTAGATGCCTTAGATGCAATTAGAAGTTTTGGAACAATTTCTAATTCATCGGATCTATAATAATCATTATGTGGATAACACTTCATACTTTCCCTGCTTTACTTATGTATGTATTTATCTATCGCACTGATTAATGTTTCAGTGGGTTGCACTCAAAGTGCAACCCTATATTCTGAATAGAAGACCTCTCTGTTACTGTTGCAATGCAAATATAACGGTTCGAACCTTTTGCACCTCATAAAGAGAAGGGACTTCGCAATAATTCATTTTAATCGCTATTATGCGATATCAGTTGGGTTGCGATAGTAAACTGTAAAACAGAAAACTACTTGTATTTCCCATGCAAATATTTATTATTTTCGTAGAAATCACTTTGAAAACAAGCAAAAAAAGACCCGATAGTATTGCTACTACCGGGTCAGTTGGCGAAGAGGACTAGAGAACGGTGCAGGGAGCACCGTACTAAAGTGCAGGCAAAAAGCCTGCATAAGTATTTACTACAATTTGTGGATTAATTTACTTACAATATATTGTATATTATAGTTTTTGAGGCTCAAGCATATCAGGTTCTAAATCCATTGAACTATGAACATTCCAGACTTCTCTTTCATGTATCAACGCATAATGTTTCGCTTCTGATTCTGTCATTAATTTCATTTCGTTATTGCCATCAGGATGGTCAATAAGATATAAAAAATGTGCTTTCTTTTTACTCATCTTCTTCGCCTAATACTTCCTTGACACAATCAAGTGCTTCCTCATCGAAACCACTTACATGCCATTTATATATTCCATCAGGAATGTTATCTTCATCCCACTCATCTATTTTGTGTATAGTTGCCGCAATGTAATCAACTTCTTCGCTATACCCCTCAGTATCATGAGGTACTTTGAATTGTAAGACCCATTCAGCATCAGACATATCACTACCTATAGTAGGATCGCCAAATGTGTCAACTAATCTTTGGTATGTTGTAGATACATACCCTTGAAGTTCAACACCTTCAACATCTATCATATCGTCATTTTCGAACTCGTACATAATACTCCTTGTAATTATATATTAATATAGCACCTTTTTGTATAATGTCAAGTTTTAATTAGGCAAACCTTTACGTCACTATATTTGTCTTTGTCGATTTCAATATTATGTTCACCATATTCTTCTGTTAACCATTCTTCATTGAAATCTTCCCATTCACCATTTCTTTTAACGAATTCATTTAATAGTTTATTTTCTGCTTCAATATAATGCATCATATGATTATCATCTACATACCATGTATATTTTGGATAGTATATATTCCAACCACCTGCTTCATGCCACCAATCAAAGCATTCTTGGTTTCCTCTTTTGACTATTAGTATCTGTGAATTTTCTATATTTTGATTTAACCAATCTAAACCGTAAGCAAATTGGTGACACTTAATCATCTTTGGTTTTGCTGAAATGGGTTCTATAAATCCCACATCACATGCTTTCTTAAATCCTATGATATCATTATTGTAATTTCTTTCAAGACTATGAAAGTTTTGCCCTAATTCCATATGTGGACCCCAATAGGCTCCTCTATGACCTGAGAATTCTCCATGCTTGTAAACTCTCCAGTCTGTTTCATCTGAATTGTTATAATTGAAGTTCTCTGAAATGATTTGTGCAACACCAGACCATCTTGATCCTGGTGCACCTGTTAAGAAAGTATAATCATGCATTTTCAAAATGTTTCTGTAATTCATGGAAACCACCGATGTATTCATCGTCTAACCATATTTGAGGTGCGGTTCTTGGAACTACATTAATCTTACTACATTCTTCAAATAGCTTTACACGGGCATCGTTGTCTAATTGTATATTATATTCTGTAATGTCGATACCCTTCATTTTTAATAAATTCTTTGCTTGTACGCAATACCCACATGCGTTTTTACTGTATACTGTTGCTTTCATAAGTCCTTTTATCCTTTCTAATGTATGTACTTATCATTTCTCTACAAATGCTTTCTCTAATACATACTCGCCTTGGACTCTATTACTTCCTTCTTCGAAACCTAATCCTTCTAAGTATTCTTTCAATTCAACATTCATTGGCATTGAGCCACATATCATAACTCTATCGTGTTCTTTATCTAATTTAGGTAATCCTAATTTATCTTGTACTTTGTTTTCATACATAGCAGTTGTTACTCTGCCTGTGTTTTCGAATTCTTCACGTGTCACTGTAGGATAAAATTTAAACTTACCTTGAGTTATTTCTCCCCATATCTCATGTTCATTCAACCCTTCCAAAAATTCTTTATATGCAAGTTCTTTTACTGTTCTAGTTCCCCATACCAAGATTACATTATCAAAGTCTTCGTATGTTTCTATTCCCCTTACTAAACTCATAAATGGTGCAACACCAGTACCAGTAGCAAGTAGATATAAATTTCTGCCAGGTTTTAGATTTGGCATAACTAATGTACCAACTGATTTATCATTAACAAGTATTTCGTCACCTGGTTTTATATGTTGTAATCTACTTGTTAATGGTCCATTTGGTACCTTAATTGAGAACCATTCCATGTATTCTTCATAGTTTGGTGATGCAACTGAATATGCTCTCATAATTGGTTTATTCTTTTGTAACTTCTCTGACCAATTATCTAATCCAATCATTAAAAATTCTCCATCACGGAATCTAGTTCCAGGAGCACGTGTAGTTTTAAAATGCATCAACTTGTCTGTGTAATGTTTTACTTCTAAAACTTTTTCTTTTATAATACCCATTCGTCTACCTCCTTCATAAAGCTACCAATTACATCATCACATATTTTTAGTTTATTACTCTTTAATAGTGATGGTATATTGTTTAACTCTGAATATCTTTTATGAAACTCTAAATAAGTCTCATTAACCTTTATTCCTTCTATGTGTGTTGCTAACTTTTTTGCCAAGTCTAATGCACTTGAGCAATGCAATTCACTAAATGTTATTATATTATAACCATAATGTTTAGACATTTCTTTTGCAGTTGTATAATTTCTCATCAACTCAATCATATTTCTTAAGTTATTATATGAATCATTTATTACTTGTCTATTTTCTACTCCATTATTTTTAATGTAGTCCAAGTGTCTTATCATAATTTGCTCACTTGGTTTACTAGGTAATATAGTTATAACCCTATTAAATGTTTTGCCTACAACACTTTTATAAAATTCATTTATATCTTCTAACCTTGACCCTACACTAAAACTCCAATGTCCGCCTAAAACTGTATGTTCAAAATTCCTTTTCTTAATAGCTTCTTTCACTTTACGTGGTTGATTTTTTACCTGTGCCCTTGATAATCTAACAAGTGCTTCTTTCTTTGTTATATTATTTACATCAGCATAAAGCATTGCTATTTCATGTACACGAATATTTCTAACTTGATTTTGATAAGACGTACCGAAATCAATTATATCGTGACCAGCTAAAACTGTACTAGGTTTTACAGACCCATCGTCCATTAATGAACATAGTAGATATTCACCATAAGGTTCATGTGTTACAGTTATCTTAAGACCGTCTACAGGTTCGTTACAATAATTGAAGATTGGGATATCCATATTATCTAAATTTTTCCAATCTACTTTAATCTCTGGATTCAATAAAAACCACAATGCTATTTTTAAAAAGTCACCACCTGACCCTGCTTCATAGTTTACAAATATATTCATCTTACTTACCTGGTGTTATACATACTGGTATATGAGGAGCAACAACACATCCTATAATTTTAATTACTTGTAATGTTGTTCTGTCCTTCTTTTCTTTTTCTGTCTTAGGTGTGGCACAAGCACTGACTAATAATATCATCACAACTAAGAGTATTTTCATTAATGATTTCGCCCGCCATCAAATACACATACAAAATACAAATCACCCGAACCGTTATTATGTACACGATGAAAAACACCATCTTCAATCAGTACACAATCACCTTCAATGACATGTAATTCTTTATCATCAAGTTCCATAGTACCATGACCTTTTAAAAACATATAAACTTCTTCTTGTCCTTCATGTTTATGTCCACTGGTAGATTTACCTGAATGTAATGTAGTTGAACTAACTATTAAATTTTTTAGTAAAGTATTATCTTTTACTACGTATCTATCGTCTTCCTTTACTATCTGCCCATCAATTTCCCATAAATTCATTTGCATTTTGTTACCCTCATACGTAAATCACTTGAACTAAACCTATGGTCACGTTCATTAAAATGTATTTCTATCTCACGTTTTTTACAGATATCACGACCTGTAAAATCTTTGTCTCTATATTCTACACCTAAAATCCTTACATCAATATCCATACCTGAAAGAATATCTTCTAAGTCTTGTTCAGTACCATATGGAATAATCTCATCTACGTATTTACATGCACGTAATTGTAAATATCTTTCAACAACTGTCTGTACGGGTTTATTCTTTGTTGGTCTATCTATTGAAGGGTCTGTTTGCAATCCTACAATAAGATAATCGCATTGTGCTTTTGCCTCTTCAAGCATTAATGTATGACCTGCGTGTAACAAGTCAAAACTACTACATGTAAATCCTATTCTCATAATACGTGTACCTTTTGTCTTATAGTTTCAATTAAATTTCCTAATCCATTTCTACGTTGTTGTGATAATAATTGTTGAATGTTTAAACTTTGAAAATCTTCATGCTTGATTTCTTTTGCCTCTTCAACTGGTATATCTGAAAAACAATCTGCAACAATACTAGTGATACCTTTTGTAATCATTGCATCACTATCATAATACACTTTTACTTTATCTTCTACTACGCCTACATCAATCCAAATCTTTGACATACACCCACCTACAAGTCTATCATCAGTTCTTAATTCATATGGTAGTGTAGTAGATTTTTTTGCAAGTTCTATTAGATAGACCAATCTCTCATTGCCATCATCAAAAAGATTTAAATTGTCTGCCCATTCATTTATTTTCATGCAAACTTTTTCCAAAGTTTGTGCAACACATAAAACCAAACACCATTAATAGCTGGTTCAATAAGTGCTACTGCGCCTGCTTCCCATAAAGATGCATTTGTCATTATTGAAACAACTGACATCGCAATAATGACATGACCGCAAGTATAAATCAATGCAAGTGTTAATGAATCGCTTTTTAATGCTAATTCTTTTAATGTTTTGAATATTCCTTCATTAAACTCCATAGTGTACCTTTCTATATTATATTTCTCACAATAACAATACTAGAAATACCTAACCATAAAGTATTAAAGATTACTAACGTAGGTAATCCTTTTTCTCTACTAGCCCATATTAAAAGACTGCTTGTAAAAAGTGTTAAAAAATGAAATTGCCAAACTTCAATACCGTATAATAATGCAGGCAAAATAACTAATGCTTTTGCATACCAGGCTGACGCCTCTACGATATTATAGTTAACCCAATACTTTTTTGTGCCATACATTTTGACACATTCAATAATTTTTCTAAACCCTACTAATCTGTATACGATTGTTGTAACTGTTAAAAATAATGCTAAGGTTAATAATATTTGAAATAGCATTTAATACCTCATTAAGAAATCTGCACAATCCTTTTCGTTTCTAAATCGTATTGTTGCTATTCTTGTATAATTATCAATGTGACAAGATATGTCTTGTTGTGAATAACTTCCTGACAAGTCTGTTCTAAACAACTTAATTACATCGTTGCTATTATCTAACTCCTCAGCATCACTTTCTGGTAATATCTGTGCTACGACAGTATATGGAAGCCCTACCCCTATATCTGTATTAGATTTAGCAATGTTTACTCTGTATCTACCCATCACATTTTTGTTGTTGTTGATTCATATGTTCTATTAAACTGACTATTTGTTCTAACAAATGTAGCACATTTTGATAAATGTTTCAACCTTTTTGCACCTGCATAAGTGCAAGTTGAACGAATGCCACCTAAAATAGTCTGTATTGTGTTTTCTACATTTCCTCTATATGGAACTAACACTTCACGACCTTCACTAGCACGATAATCTTTAAGACCACCAAAATGTTTTGTGTTAGCCGCATCTGAACTCATTCCATAAAACTGAATAAAATTCTGTTCTTCGAAATAAGGAACAAATGTTCCTTCAGATGTTTTGTATGCTCCACCTGTTGCAATATGTTTAGTAACAATTTTGCCTCCACCCTCATCATGTCCTGCTAACATTCCACCTAACATAACATAATCTGCTCCGCCGGCAAATGCTTTTGCTACATCACCAGGACAAGTACAACCGCCATCAGCAATAATATGTCCATTAAGACCATGAGCGGCATCGGCACACTCCATAACTGCCGATAATTGAGGATAACCCACACCAGTTTGTATCCTTGTAGTACAAACACTGCCAGGACCAATACCCACTTTAACGATATCTGCTCCATTTAAGATTAACTCCTGTGTCTGGTCAGCAGTAACTACATTACCTGCAATAATTACTACATGAGGATAATTCATTCTAAACTCTCTTACAAAGTCTATAAATCTTTCTGAATATCCATTTGCTACATCAATGCAAACATATTTAATATTTGATGTTTGTTGATATACTACTTTAAATTTTTGTTCATCATTTTCAGTAATGCCCATAGAATATGCTACAAAATCTTTTCTTTTACTATCTATGTCACCATCATAAAAACTGACAAGTTCATCTACTGAATATGTTTTGACTAGGCATGTCATAATTTTCTGTTCAGCTAATTTATCAGCCATTTCAAATGTACCAACACCATCCATATTACTTGCAATAATAGGAACACCACGAAAATCTTTATCTTGTTTTTCAACTACAGGATATCCGTCTGGCAATACATCTTTTGCTACATAAGATTTATAATTTGGAAAATTAAAGCCACGTTCTAAGTCAACTGCTTTACGTGATCCTAATGTACTACGTTTAGGTCTGATTAGAACATCATCGTAGTTTAATTTTATTTCATTTTCAATATGCATTTCCCTGCCTTAATAGAGTAATCAAAGGACTTAAAGTCCCTTGATAACTTCTTTAATCTCATCGACGGCTGTACCATCTACGTACTCAGTTCGAAATATTGCATATTTCTTAGTTGAGTAATTATATACACCGACCTCAGTGTACTCGCCGTTGTCGTTTTTACTAAAACAACTATACAGCCCATTACGACCTTTCATCGGTTTCAGAAGACTAACTGCTTCTTCCATCGATGCCGACATTTTACGAGGCTTACGACCTCGTTGTGTTTTATTTGCCACTTCATATATCCTCTTCTGTAGTTGACAAAATTGTATTGTAGTTTAATCACATTTCGGTGATATTAATATTAGTATACATCAGAATTCATTAGATTGCAACAACTATTTTAGTTCCAACGATAAAAAATGTGAAGACCAATTCGACCAACTAAGTCCATATTATGTTGACTAGCCCATTTTGGTTTTACATATGTTGCGTGATAATGTGTTGCACCTTCAGTGATACCTCGTAGCCCATCATTGTGCATAATATCCCATGCAATCATTTGTGCTTTAATCCAGTTCTCTGAACCTAAAGGTATATCATCAGATTTACCATCACAGTACCAACTAAACTGACATCGGTGACGAATTGGAACATACTTACGTTCACTATCATCTAAGTCAGGAAACTGTTTTGTTTTCCAGCTTTCTTTCATTTTAGCTTGATATACTACTTCACAAATAGTGTTAGGATAATAAGAATGTTTTACACGATTAAGAACAACATCTGCAACTGCCGCCATACCTGCTTTGTTATCAACACTTGATTCAAAGAAAATATTTTGTGCAAGACAAAATTCTTGTTCAAATTTGTAAGGATCAATTAGAAAGTATTCCATATCAATACGTGATGATGGATTTACTTGAACAGGAATATATATTTCTTGGCTACTATCGTGTATTTGATCCTCGCCTGATGTGATTGTAGTACCAGTGGCATAGGCGGCAAAAGCAACCAATATAGCCATAGTAGTTATGTTCATTAAAGTAACAAAACCGTTACCCATTATCTTTAGAAATCTTAACATTTACTGCCTCTTTCTTTTGATTATGTATATACTATAACATGATTCGCTATTTTGTCAAGTTTTTATGGTACAAAAATGTCAAGTATTTCGTACTCTATATCACCTGCAGGACGCATAAGTGCTACAATATCGCCTTTTGATGAGCCAATTAACTCTGCTCCTAAAGGAGATTTAAAGGAAATGATACCATTAGATGGATCTGAGTCGAATTCACCTAAAAGTTTATATTTTAATATTTTGCCATTATCGCAGTTTTCAATCTTTACAGTAGTACCAAAACATGCCTTTTTGTACTTACCTTTTTTAAGAGCATCCATTACAGTTACATTTTCTAACATTTCTTGTAACTTGTGAACTTCCATATCAATTCGTTGCATATCTTCCAAAGCAACCAAAAGTTCCTCATTTTCTTCTAAGCCACCTTGCATTCTTGCGGCTTGAATACGTTCTGTAATTTCAGGTCTTTTATCTTGTGTTTCTAAAATCTTCCTGTATAAATCGTCTCTGCCTTTAGCACTAATTAAGTCCATATTTTTTATATTCTCACTTTTATTATTTTGACTTGCATATTTATCAGTTTGCTCTACCTTAAATCCCATAATAGTATTATTCATCATTTTTATCCTCTTCTATTTTTCTCATATCTTTAGTCATTACATCTAGCATAGTTTGTAGATGATTTTCTCTACCGTATTGTTTATCAATCATTGCTCTAAACAACATCGATATTGCTACCATTTCATTTCCAAGATTCGTTTCATATGGGTCCATACCATAATCATTTAGTAGTTCAATGTTTTGTTGAATGTATTCTATTGTAATTTCTTCAACTTCATCTTCTACTGATGTAGGTGGTTCCCATAAATCTTTTTTATACTTACTTAATTGAATTACATTGTCTGTCATGGCTTTACCTCTATAGTTACATATGCTATTACAAGTGATTGTTCATCGCTCACACTTAGATGAACAATTTTATTGTCCATTAATGAATCATGTTTAATTTCATCACTATATCTAACTTGAGGATGACCTAATCCTAAACCTCCTGCAGGAGAAAAATATGTTATATTCTTCCAAAGAAAGTTTCCCTTAAAGCCTGTACCTATCGCTTTGACAAAGGCCTCTTTTACTGCCCAACACTTTGCAAGATATTGTGCTTTGTTTGAAGATGCAAGATAAGTATCTTGTTCTGCTTTGCTTAGAATTCTCGTAGCAAACTTATCACCGTGCCTATCGATAGCATCTTTCATTCTTCTTACTTCAACGATATCTACGCCAATACCATGAATCTTTGTGTTGAGTGAATGTCTCATTATCTACTCGCTTTTTTCTTTGCTTTAAAAGATAAACGTCTTTTGTTTTGTTTTGCGGCAGATTTCATATTTCTAATTCTGCCTTTTGCTGATAGTTTTTTACTCATATTGCCTCCATTGCTAATAATTTTTCGAAAGTCCAATCTGCTTTTACATAATGATTAAAGCCACCAACGCCTTCCCATTTTTCAAAAAACATGTCTCTTCCATATTCTTCTAGTTGTTGTTGACGGTCTGCCTTTTGCATATGCTCAGGTGTCATACCGTGTTTCTCTGTCATATCAATAATTTGAATATCTGGTGAAAACTTTAGTGTAATAACCATTGCTTGTTCGTCTGTCATTACAACACAATCATTTTGTCCATTAATTGTTACACTCCAAACTTTATTCATCGTTCAACTCATGAAAACTAGGACAACCATCGTCTGTGCAATTATCTTCTATACTACTACAACTAGATAATGCAAAAACCATCATTACAAGAACAATGATTGTAAGTATTATTTGATGTCTATTCATTTATACTCCCTGGCATTGTAAACAATGCATTAATATTTTCCATAGCAGGTATTGGTTTTCTTGCAAACACTACCCATTTATGTGAGAACATTGTTTTTGCATTTGTACAAAATTCTCTAAAACTTGTACCTGTTGTATATACATCATCAACTACTAACCAAGGGTGGTCGCCTTCTGTTACGTATTGTTCCAGAGCATATTGCAATGCTAGTCCACCTCTTGGAATGCCTAAAACTTTACTAAAAGGTTCTTTTTGATAATCCATTATCATAGTTGCTAATGCTGACCATTGTTCTGGTGATATAGCATCACATTCTATTTTCCATTTTAATGGAAGACCAGCATGACTTGTAAAGTCACCAACTGAAAATAATTTTGCTTCTGTTTTATGTGGCATTAATTTCTCCTCATCTGTGCAATCTCTGTAGCTTGTTTCTGACCTGTCTTATCATCTTCGTCTGCAAATACAGGAACAAGATTTGATTTGTGCATCATTGCAATACCTACAAGTTTACGTTCACCTGTGTATTGCATCGAAGGTTTCTTTGTTGCAGTACCAATACTAGAAGCAGAAGATAGACTCGGAACATGTTCTGTCTCTCGTATGTTAGCACCTGAATAGTGCCATGGTGTTTGTACTGCACGTGGTTCTGATTTCGGCTTGTAGTAGCCCTGTCGATAATCAATATACTCGTCCATAGTCATTTGAAGATTGTGACTTCCTACACGTTTCATATTCTTATTATATGCACGTAAATCAATCTCATACTGTTTCATTTTACCAGCCGTAATCTTACTACGTTTTTTCTTCTTATAATTATTGGTGGTCATATACGGACCCACTAAATGCATTGTCATACAAATAACTCCTAATTTCTAAGAAGTATAATAACATTAACTGGAGGTTTTGTCAAGTTTTTTATAAATAACGATATAGGCACTTCATATGAGGAGAGGTATATGATTGATCCAGTATCCGCCATTGGTATGGCAACAGCCGCATATCGTGGCATTAAGTCAGCAGTAGAAACAGGCAAAAGTTTACATGATATGGCGGGAACACTACAAACGTGGGCAACGTCAATGAGTGATTTAGATTTTGCACATCGACAAGCAGAAAATCCTCCTATGTTTAAAAAACTATTTGGAGCGAGTAAAGTAGAACAAAATGCCCTAGAAGTTTGGGGTCACCAGCAAAAAGCAAAAGAAATGCGTGAAGAATTACGTTCCCATATTAGTTTATATTATGGACCTTCGGCATGGAAAGAAATTGTTGGAATAGAAGCACGGATGCGTAGTGAACGTAAAGCGGCAGTCTACGCCGCAGAAGAAAGAAAACAAAGAATCTTAGAATGGATTATAGGTTTATCTTTTGCGATAGGACTATCAGTAATTATTGGTTTTATTATTTGGCTTGTAGGTAAAGGTCAAGGAAGATGGTAGTTACTGAGTAACTCCTAAATTTCTTAAAGACTTCTGTACACATATACTTTGTATTCTACAATCTTCTAATGCATTGTGAGCCGAAAAGGATATATCTTTTCTAGGATCTCTAGGCATAAGACTAAACAAAGTTCTACTATCTCTGATATTATAGAATGCCCAATTCCAATGTAATCCTAACTGTCTATATAAATTTTCTAAAATAACAATATCAAATACTGGACCTTGACACCAAATCTTATCTACACCAACAAGATACTTATTTAATTTAGTTAGAATTTCTTTAACTGGATGTCTGTTATCATCCGACAATGCTTCTTCGACAATCTCAGGTGCTTGTCTTGACCACCATTGTAAAGTGCCTTCTTCTATATGTCTTCCTATAGCAGTTTGTTCATCTACGTTTGCTCTATAATAAAATTCATTATAAGGAGGGTCAGTTGTAAAAGGATCAAATTTAATTGCACCTATTGTTAGTAATACTGCATCTGGTTTCGTACTTAATGTTTCTAAGTCGATTGTTGCATGTGTTGGCATAGTTACTCTTTTCTCAATTTCTTGTTTACTTCTATTACAGTTTTTAATATTTCACTTTTTGAGTAATCATAGAATGCCTCAGTATCTTTAGGAAAACAATGTCCTCCATAACCAAGTCCACCATCATCGTTAGGTGCCTTCATATGACTAGGTCCTATATTCTCAAATAAGCCTAATATATCTATCATCTTATCATGATTGTAGGAATTGTCAAGATTATTTTTCATTTCATGGAAAAATGCTACTTTTGTTGCTAACCAAGAGTTATGAACATATTTTATCATACTCGCCGTTGCTCTATCTACATCGAAAAAGAAAACATTTAGATATGAAAACACACCTCTCCAGAAGTGACAACCTTGTGGAGCACCACCAAGTATAAAATGTTTCTGTCTATCCCAATCTTCTTTAGCCGTATTTGCTCTTAAAAACTCAGGATTGTATGTTACATTGTCTGGATATGTTGCTAACATATCAGGTGGTACTGTACATTTTAATAATACTTTTGTATCTCTTAATTCTTCCAATACAGTTCTGATAATACTATCATCACATCTACCATTTACTGTTGGAGTAGGAACACATACAACTGCTCCTTTTGCCTTTGGATAATCGTGTATTTTGTTATCGTTTAACTTTGGATCAATTCTTACAACTTCTGTTCCATTTTCTTCAAGTGATTTTGCTACCGTTTCCCCTACAAATCCGCACCCAACTACTAATATCATGTTCTTTCATTCTCCTGTTTTAATCGCCATATACAATAAACATTTAGCCAAAGATTGTATAAACCCCAGGCACAAAACACGGCTAATGATTGTTGCCACCATACAGGAGATATAAGTGCGATTTTGATTTGAACTAATATAAAGTCTGCCATCAATAAACATGCTACATAGTCATACCAACGTATCACTTATTATCCTCTTTTTCTTTAGTTATAATTTTTTCTTTTATTTCTTTTATTTCTTTTACGTAATTATTGTAAGCCGCCAATGCACCTTTATCACCAGTCTGTGAATACATTCTACTGAATATATCAGCATTATTTGTAAGATTTTGTATAATCTTAAAATACTTTTTTCTTATTGGTGACATCCATTCTTGTGACATTACTTTAATACCTCTACTTCTGCCTCTGTTTCTATTACGACTCTAGCACCACAAGATAGTATAGGTTTGTCGTTACCTCCATACCTAATAACTGAGCCACCATGTATTTTAACTTCGTGACAATATGTATTCTTTTTACCTTCTTTTATCGTTATAACTGGCTCATCAGTGCCATGCTTTTTGTTTGCTCTTATCTTATGTTGGTTAACGTGTATGTATTTTTTTGCCATCGCTTATTCCTGTACCTCCATATTTCTTGCTACCACAACTGCTACAATATGTAATAGTAACTTTAAAGACAAAACCATTCTTTTCAACCATAGTTTCGTCCCTTACTATATTTAGATTCTTGCAACAGTGTTGCGCCCTGTCCGTCATATTTTGCCATTGAGCCTCAGATTCAGTACAAAATTTTCAACCGTCAGTTTAAGTATGGAAGCAGACATGATTATCTCAGCATCTTTTCCTTCTATCTTATCTAACATTTCAATAACACTAAGACCAATCATTTCATAAACTGTATCTTCTGATACGTTTAAGTTTGACCAATCTATTGGATCTGTTATGTTTGATTCTCTTGCTAATTCTACTAGTTGTTGTAACGTAGGTCTCATTTAGTATCTAACTTTCTAAGTCTAAAACTTAATGCTTTCTTCTCGCCTTTACTTGTAATAATTACTGGCTGACCATGGTCATCAAGTTTAATGTCTTTAATTTCAGACCGAACGTTTTTAAATCGACCTAAATCGATTTTATCACCAACTTTTAATTCTATTGTATACGATTTCATCTATTTTAATTTGGCACTCAATACCTTTATCTTGTCCCTAATCCCTTCTAAATATTTGTGTTGTACTTTTTCAATTTCTGATATGTGTAACGTTTGTTTTAGTTTCTCTATCTCTTTGATGATTGTTTCTTTATTCATCTTGTACTCTCCTCAAACGGAATACTTGCTAGATTTTTACATTTAGCCTCTACCATGATATCGAAATCTCTACGGAATGTGCCTGCCCATTCGTTGACATCTGTGTTCCACATGTAGTCACTATGGGCCCTGAGTTTTTGTTTGTTAAGGCCCTGCTCACACAAACTTTTGTAGTCAGGCCGTCTGTCTGTCGGGTGGTCGGGCAAGAGTTCTTCTCTTGACACTGAGTAGTGTAGAGTGGGCCGCACCCCACGCCAACTATCAATAACCCGCTTAACACGGTCATCTTCCGCAGAAATGTATTCACCGTTAGTGTGACACCAGTGATGATGTATGTCGAGTACTAGAGGAACATCTTTCTCTAGTTCTAGGCAAGAATCGAGACCCCACGTGTTTTCCTCGTTTTCGATTGTGATTGTGTTTCTCGCCTCTTGCGAGAGTCTTCTGAGTATTGCTTTGATGCCGTCTGGACCTTTTCTACCCGATATGTGGACGTTACATTTGAAGTCTTGAAACGACTTGCCGTAGCCCAACCACCTGATGATATCTGCATGGTATTCGAATTCCTTTATGCTATTTTCTACAACATCGGGTCTATCCGATGCAAGAACAGTGAATTGACCTGGGTGCATAGATAAACGTATATTATTTGCCCGTGCCTTCTCACCAATTGTATTTAGCCTATCTGCTATCAAATTAGTGATGTAATTAGTTTTTGTTAGATGTTGAAAATTAACTTCTGTATATGCAGGTAACATGTCGCTACCTAATCGCATCATACGTTGTTGCATAGGTAACGTGCTTACATAGTCAATAAGATTTTCTGTAGCATTCAAGTTATGTTCTACAAGTTCGTAAACTTTTTCTTGTGCTTGTGATTTATTTTCACGTAACCATTTAATAGTTGTACCACGAAAGTTCAGAGGCTGTTGAATCTCCTTCAACTCCTTAGGCTTGAGACTTTGATTTTCGTGCATGAATTTACATGCGAACCCAACTTTACCTGTCAATGTATACCTCATCGTTTGCGAGTGGACGCAAATCTTTAATCAATGCGCCTTCCATAAAAGTTATATCTACTTCACTATCTAATTCTATCAGAAATAGGTGCCAGTTGTCAATACTATAATTATAATTTTCTTTAAACCATATCCAGCCTTTTGGATTATAATTTGCTTTGTTTGTCGCTTTATCGTAATGGCTTTTATTACGTGCAGAAAAGAATCCTTTACCTACATAAATCATTTCATCTTCATCAAAGATAATATAGACACCTCTTTTTCTCTTGTGTCCTTTAAAGCCCTCTTCCCATGATGGAAATACTTGTACACTAACGGGAGATATATCTTCCGCATCTAGTCTACTGTGTAATGATTTTTCTATTGTGAGTAAAGTCTTAGTCATTTGCTTTAATTCGTTCATCTTTGTATATGAAAAGTAGCATAGATTCTACGTGTTTATACTTTTCAGGTACAACTACTGTTTTCTCTACATATGGAGTATAAGCAGTATTATGTGAGGACATACCCCAACCACCCCATGTAGTCTCAATTCGTTTCAATCCTTTAAGTACTTTACCTTTAATAGTCCAGTTCCCCTTACCACATTCAGCATTAAGCAGTCTAACAATACCATAGAATTGCTCACGTGTGCTAAACTTGAATTTAAATTCGTGTGTTGTCATAATCTGCTTACTTCCTTTACAATAATGATAAATACATTATATTACAATATAAACTAAAAGTCAAGGTTTTATTAAAGGAATTAGATATGTCAGACGTAAAAAAATGGAAGAATATCGTTGAAAATGCTATGAAAGTAGTAGAACACGATATGGAAGATGCAAATCACACAGACCATGAAGTTAGCATGGCAAAGTCACAATTACTATCATCTGTTAAAAGTTCAGTAAGAATAGCAAAACATCTTAAAGATTTATCAGAACAAGACGGTCTTGAAGGTTGGGTTGCATCTAAATTAACTATGGCAGAAGATTATCTACAAAATGTCGCAGATTACATGGACGGCCAACAAGTAGACGAAGGTTACAAAGTTCTACCATCGATTGATAGAGACAAATATCAATCACGTGATGGACTAGAAGGTCCTTTCTCTACACTAAGTGGTAAAGTAGTTTACTATGATCCAAAAGAAGGCAAGTACTATGACCCTGACACTGATATGTACATGTCTTATGAAGAATTCCAAAAACTTGACAATGACTATACTGGCATGAAGACAGAAGAAAAAGGTGGCAGTGTTGCTAGAGGCAGAGCCGAAAGTGTAAAAAATATTGACAATATCCTAAAGAACATGGGTGCTGATGCTCCAGGCGATATCATTGCTGATATCATGCATTGGATTGATGCACACCCAGGTGAAGACTTAGCAAGTTTAATAAAACAAGGCGAAGGATATTATAAAGATGAATTAGATGAAAGTGCAAAGATTGACGAAGGTTATGAAGGTGCAATCATTAACGCATTACAACAAGAAGGTATAAATGGGTTCTTTAACAAAGGTACATTATACATTGAAGATGCCGCTGATATGAATACAGTAGAAGAAATTGTAAATCAAACAGTTGAAATCGCACCAGAGATTAAACCAGAAGAAGATTATTATCAAATGGAAAGTATTGATAAGTCAGAAGCATTAACAGAAGAACAATTTGATGAAGCGGCTGGTGAAAAAGATGCTTGTTATCATAAAGTAAAAAGCAGATACAAAGTTTGGCCTAGTGCATATGCATCTGGTGCCTTAGTTAAGTGTCGTAAAGTAGGTGCTAAAAATTGGGGTAATTCAAAGTAATGAAAATTGCAGAGATAGATAGTAAACTTTTCGAAAAGTGCTGGAAGGGCTATAAGAAGCACGGCACTAAAATGATGTTTGGTAAACGTGTACCTGATTGTCGTAAAGTAGAATCAGTATTAGATGAAGATTTACGTGCTTGGTTTGGTAAAGGTAAAAAAGGCGGAGCAGGCGGTGGCGGCTGGGATCGTTATAACACTAAAGGTGAACGTGTAGGCAAATGTGGAGATAGTGGCAAAGGCGAAGGTAAGCCAAAATGTTTATCAAAATCTAAAGCCGCAAGTCTTAGAAGTAGTGGTGGCAAGAAAGCTATTGCTAATGCAGTTAAACGTAAAAAGACAAATGACCCGAACAAAAATCGTAAAGGTAAAGCAAAGAACGTAAGTAATCGTCCAAAGAAATAATATGAATAAGAATAAAAAAATTATTAAGATGCAAGTTACGGAAGCAGATAAAAGATTAAACACTCCGGCATGGCAAAGATATATGCAAGGTGATACTAGATATGAATATAAATATCTGAGAGGATTGAAAAATGATTAAGAATTTAAAAGACTTAATAATTGTTGTATTAGTTGCAGGTGTCTTAGCACTATTAGGTGTTATTATTGTAGGTGACTATTATGTAGCATTACAAGAAAACAGACCAGTAGACGAAAGTGTAATTACTCTTATGAAGATGGCTCTTACAGGGTTAATAGGTATTATCGCTGGATACATAGGAAGTAAATAATGGCACAACTGATAATAGAGTCTCCTAGTACTAGAACTACTCAGACTTGTTGTCAAAACTGTGGGCATACTTCTCACTGCGGTGGACCAAAGTATGCAACATTTAAAGATTATGCTATCGATGGTGGCGAATACAGAGAAGTAAAGATATGTGAGCATTGTAGATGTTCAGAATGTAATAACAAAGGAAAAAAGAAATGAGTCAATTATCAAACGAAATGAAAAGATTGCGTGATTCGATTGTTGATGCTATTCGTGATGAAGAAACTATCAACAGTGAAACTGTTACGAATGAAGTAGTACTAGAAGATGACCAAGATTTTCATGAAGAATACGGATATCTAGCTTTCTCAGAAGATGAAGCAGATATGTTTGAAGCTGAATATCAAGGACGTAAAGTTAAACTTAACAAGCCAATGCGTGGTGATGTTAAGAAGTTTAAGGTTTATGTAAAGAATGATAAAGGCAATGTTATCAAAGTTAGCTTTGGTGATCCAAATATGAAAATTAAAAAATCTAATCCTGCTAGAAGAAAATCTTTCAGGGCTAGACATAACTGTGATAACCCAGGTCCAAAGACTAAAGCAAGATATTGGTCTTGTAGGAAGTGGTAATCACTAGAAAGGATTTATGGCGAGGTACGCACCTAACACTACTGCACATGAAAAGGGACCTAAGAAAAGAACATCTATAGGACATTCAAACAGAACTAGACCTAAGAATAAGAATAAAAGAAGACAGTACAAAAAGTACAACGGTCAAGGCAAATAAAAAAAGGGATCTTTATGATCCCTTTATTCTTTTATAATCCCAAACTCCACATCCATATTGGTATTACAACAACGTGTAATAATATACAAATACCTATCATGAGGTAAACTGTGATAAGTTGTGGGTTCATTAACCCAATAGTTTCGCTAAAGTTTTTGGTCCTGCAATACCGTCAGCAACTAGTCCTTGACTTGTTTGCCATTCTTTCAACTTCGCTTCTGTTCCAGGGCCGAAATCTCCATCTGCACTAATACCAAGGGCTTTTTGCATTTTTGCAACAGTACTTCCTTTGCTACCTTTACGAACAGTCTCTAGTACTTCTTTTGGATCATAATGACCACCTAGTACTTCTATCGCATGTGCATAATGTTTCTTACGGTCTTCTAGTCCTATAGTTCCACCATTGATACGTTTTGTCATTCCAACAATATCTTGTGCATCACAATAACGATTAATATTGTTAGTCTCCCAGAACCAACATGCACTTGCTAATGCACCAATAGGTGTGCGAACAAAATCAGTACATTCTTCCGCAGTTCTTCTTTCTGACTCTCCAAACTTTGTATAGTTGTGACGACCTGTTAGTTGTAGGATTCCCCCACCTCTAAATCTCCAACCGTCACCAGAGTCAGTATCTCCGTTATCCATACGATTTGCATAGATTACGTTTGCGATTTTTTCTGGTTGTCTATGATATTCTTGTGCATTTCTTCCTGCACGTTTAAAATATTTCGGGAAAATCTTATCTAGTGCATCTGCACTGTAATTTAGATTTTCAGATAGAACAGTAAATCCAGCGGACTCATGAGCCGTCTGAGCAATAAAACCTGCTACTCTATCAACGGTATCAATATCCCACCTAGGCAAAACTCTAGTCATTGCATCGTGCCATTCGTTAGCATCTATGCGTGGTAGTAATTCTGCTACATGTTCTACAGTGAAATTAAACTTAAAAGCCATTCTTTAGTCCTCCAATTTAACTTGGCCTGCTTCTATTAGCCATTTTCTGTTTTCCAGGTGTTGTTCTTGTATGGCGTCTTTTGATTGACCTTCATAAGGGACTGCATGATGATTGTCTAACATAACTGTAGTAAATGTTACATAATCATCTTTATCTTTATCCCAGATTTTAAAGTCTCCTAAAATTCTGCCAAACTTACCTGTCTTATCTTTTTGTGTCATGATAATTTGACTAGACCCAACTGGCATTAAAAATCTTACAAACTCTTTAGCCGCAAGTCCGAATTTCTTTTCAGTTAAATCTCTGGTTCTAGACTCAGGAGTATCAATACCCATAATCCTAACTCTTTCTCTGTGCATCCATACACCAAAGCCTAAGTCAATATCAACGTCTACTGTGTCTCCGTCTACTATTCTTAGTATTTTACATCGGTACTCATACATAATCCTCTCCAATTACTTTTTATTGGCATCTTTCAAACAACCAGGAAAGTTCTTTTCTGTCCCGTCTGTTATTTTCTTTGCAAGTTTATATGGAAGAAATCCAAAAAACTGTGGAAAGAAAGCATGAATAATGCCTGTTATTACCATTAGCAAACCAATACCGTTAAAATACATCGCCTTGTAAAAATGAGTAAACCAATTTGCTTCTGCTTTATCTAAATGGTCAATGTCGATTAATTTATCTTCCATCTATTTTTTACCCTTACCTTTCTTCTTATCATCTTTCACCCATTCACCTAACATGCCACTGTCTTCAATATGTTCTAGTCTTTTATTCCATAAGACCTCTTCGCCATTATCGACTATTTTATCAATATTGTCGATGTAACCTGTCATGTAATGGTCGGGCAGTTCTTTGCCAACTTCCCAAAATGAAAAATCTTCTCTTGCCGCGAACAACCAGAAACTATTCACACCAAAGTTTAAACTATCTGGTTCTTCTAAATGACAATATTTACCATTGTCTAGCAATTTAATTAATGTACCACTATGAGCATATCTATGTCTATGCGTTCCAGCTGGTGGGACTAATGCAACTATATCTGTTTCATTAACAATACGTGTAAGTTTAATCTTACCTCTCATTGCTCTAGTACCGTGTGAATCTGTTACTTTAGGTTGACCGTATGTAATACACTCAGAAACTTTAAATCCTGCATAATCTAAATACCAACTTACGATTACTGCTTCTGCACCACCTAAACTATGACCAGTTACAGTTATATCCCAAGTCTTATCTAATCTACCCATGATATCATCTGCTATCATTTCGGCAGTTCTATGAAAGCCTGTGTGTAATTCTATACCTAGTCTGAAACTCTTATCTTTGAAAAAGTTAATATCTTGCATTGCATTATGAGAATTCTTCGTGCCTCTTATTGATATATAATATGCTTGTCTGTGATTATCAGTTATAATGCAGTACTTGATTTCGTTAATCTCGTTTATGTATATTTTCTTATCAAGATTCTTGTACTTTTTCTGAATACTTTTGTTATCTTTGTAAATATAACCGGCTAATTCAGCATACCATTTAATCTTTTTCCAATCTATATCTTTTTTGTTCTTAACAGTTTCTTTAAATTTGCCTTCTAAATTGTACTTTTTTACTAATGCCTTTCTAACTCTTTTGGCTAATCTGGCAAGGATCCAACCCTGAATAACCCATTTTATAAAATATCTTACTAAAAAAATCATCATAGTTGTGTCCTCCTTAAATAGATAACTACGACTATTTATCAGTATTCTTATTATTCTGTTGGATACGTATTCGTAGGGGCAAACATCCAGCTAGGTTTCTTTGGATAATCCCACATAATCTTAGCAAGTTCAGGGAATACTTCTTTAAAATTCTCACCTCTGACTTCATCTAGGTCATTCGTATACTCCCAGAATTTCCATACTCTATGAGACCAATCTTCTTGGTTGATGAATTCTACCCATCTATCGACAAACTTAGTTACTGCAATTTTGATATCTTCTGGTTTACGCCTCTTTGTGTAGTAATCAATACTATCACACCATTCATGCATTTTATCACGCCATTCGTAATATCTCTGAGTAACATATTTTTTAGCACTCAATGGCATAGTCTTAACACACAAAAAATCAGGACCATGCAATGGATGGGCACAAAAGTTCTCATCATGCCATTGCCATAAAAATTCATAATCATTTTTACCTGCTTTTACTTTCCATTCAATGAAATCAAGTATATGAAGTACGTTATATGTATTGATTGTGATAGAATCATTTAACTTAACGTTATCATTTTTCTTTGCAAATTCTTCTACTCTGTTTATATTTCTAAGAATATGCGACCACTTTACAGGGTGTCTCATGTATTCTAACTCTGGACCCATGCCATCAATACTAAAACCAATCATTAGAGATTTAAAATGAGACCAATATCCCATAACTTTTTCAGGAATGTTTGTTAAGTTAGTATCATACTGTAATGTAATATGACTCGCATCACCACTTTCTACGCATTCTTCTAAAAACTTAAAGTGTCTATGAATCATCATTGGTTCGCCCCCAATCAAATATAGATGGTCAATCTCTCCTTTAATAGCAGACATTTGTTCCCAAAATTCATCTGACTCTGCCCACGCAAATGGATTAGGTGAAATATTATATTGTTTACCTTTTACGTGTTCAATATCAATCTTAAAAGGTTTCTTACCGCCTCTTACTTTAATCTCAGCTTTATTACCTAATCTCATCATTTTCATGTAATCAGGTATCCAAGCAGAACTAACTAGTGGATTACAAATTCTACATTTAAGATTACATAAATTACCTAACTGAATATCATAATAGAAAGGTTTGTGGTCTACTGGTATTTCGCCAGTATCTAAATTAGTTATTTTCTCTGCATCTTTGTATGTAAAGTTTTTCCATCTGTCTCCGTATAACTGTCTCATACTACGCATACCAGATGCTTCTTCATTTTTACATCGTGTGCAATTAGTATGCCATTTACCTTGTAGCATATCTAATCTTAATTCTTTACTTGTATCAGAATTCATTGCACCATTCACACCACTATCTGTTACTGTGTGAACAACACCGTTAGTTAAAAGTCTCCCTCCTACTTCTCCGTGGTTCATCACGCAACACCCTTTGAATGTTCCGTCTGTTATAATATGAACATCATGCCATGGAGCAATGCAGAAAGTTTTATCATTCATTAAAAATTAAATCCGTCCTCTTCTATTTCTTTTTGATGTTTTTCAATAAATTCTTCTTTGTATTTAGGGTGTTCCATATAGTACGATGGGCCTTTGCCATTTCTAACTGCAAATCTTACACTTCCGGGAAAACCTTCTATATCGCCTTCTTTTCTTGGCATAAAATGAACATGAGGCCACATAACTGATTGACCAGCTGGCTTTCTCATATTCATTCCAAAATGATAACCATCGATTTTACCTTCTTCAATTAGCTTTTCACCATACTGGACAGTTGCTTGTAGGGCTATTGTAATGAATTTTGTGTTATTTTCTTTAGGAACAAAAAGCAAATGACCTTCACATACGGGCCATTTGTCTTCAAATGCTTTATAGTATTCTGTTTCTTCTATTACTTTTTGTTTATTTTTTTCAAAAGGAGTATCTTCAAATTTCTCAATCATGCCCATGCGTCCAATACCGGTAATAGTCTATTTACAACTATTGCCGACTTTGCTGAACTTTCGTCAACAAATTCATTAAAATCGAAATGCGAATCATTTCCTGATAAATCACTTAATACACGTATAACAACAAATGGTTTATGCCAATTACAACACACTTGAGCGATTGCTCCTCCTTCCATTTCTATTGCATCTGCTTTAAATTGTTTATGAAACATTTCTCTTGTTTTAGAACAAGCAAGGTATGTATCACCTGTTAAAATTCTACCAAACTTTATATCATCGTCTACATTTCTTTTGATTGCTTCACGCATGTCTAATGACATTTTATATGATACATCTTCGTTCTCATCTACCATGCCTGGGAAACTACCCGGTATAGCACTAATTACTTGACCATTTACTATTGCACCATAATCATGCTGAATAAGTTGTTCTGCAACTAATACATCACCAATGTTATATTTTGGATTTAACCCTCCTGCTACACCTGAGAATATGATACTATCACATCCGAAATGTCCTAAAAGCAATGAAGTTGTCATACTTGCATTAACTTTACCAATACCGCATTCTGCGGCAATAACTTTTACATCATTCATTGTACCGAATTGAAAAATCTTATTGATAATCGTTTCAGTTCTTGGTTCACTATCCCACCTTAACTTTGAATATTCTTCTGGGATTGCGGAGATTACACCTACTGTCATTTTATTTTCCTTAACTAATCCAATAAATCCATATTAGCATTGGTATTATGATTGCAAACTGTGGTAAGAAATTTAATATAATTGCTTTTTCATTCCATTTATAGCCCACATATATCCAACCACTTGCTCCTATCATTTGTATGATACTATTCCATGGTGTAATACCTGCAACATGTAAAACCATGGCAACTAATATTAAGATTGCACTTGCGTATTTAATATATACTATGTTCATTATAACAAATTCAAATTATAAAGTCAATTTATAATTTGCCTTCCTTTCGCATTTCTGCTCGTATTTTTGTAGCACTAATACTATGTATCTCTTTTCCTAAGTCATGTTCTGTGAACGTATAACCTACGCCTCTTCCATAGCTAATATCTACTATATTAGGCACTCTCATTATGATATACTCATGCCCATATGTATATCCTACTTTTTCTAATTCTTTCTTAATGTTTTCTTCTACATCTGTAGCAATAAAAGGATTATCATCTTGTACTACTGTACGCCCTCCACTTGCATCTTCTTGTTGTGGCACAGTTCTAATCTGAATACAAACTTGCCCTGTTTCTGCTAATGCACGTTTAAATAATTCAGTATGTCCATCATGCCAGGGTTGCCATCTACCTAGCATTTGTGTTGTGGGTTTAAATGTATTAAATATCGTCATTATCTAATCTCCATGCACTGTATCCTACAGGTGTTGTTGATGTTTTCTTCATATATCTTTCTACGATAGGTACTAACTGTACATGAGTATCATCAAACCATTTTGCGACATGATAATCTCTTTCATAGGCACTAGGCTTTTCAAACATTTTGTTTGTATCTTCGTATCTACCTTCTTCAATAGTATCCATCCACACTGTAAAGTCTGCACCAAATTCTTTTCTTGCTTTTTGTGTGGGGCAAACAAAGTCAGCAACCGCAATTTTGCCAGCCATAACTACACCATCACTAATGAATTTCATTCTTTGTGCTTGTCTCATACGTCCTTCAGGACTAAAGTCCCATTTACTCATATCATGTCCTTCATATTTTTCTCGTACTTTATCTGCGTTGACATGAAACCCTCCAAGAAGTTTTGCTAATGGTTCAGCAAGAGTACTCTTGCCACTTCCTGGTAAACCAAATATTAAAATTTTCATATTGCCCCTTTCCGACTACTTGCTAATTTTATTACTTCGTCTAGTTCTGACTCTGTTTGTGATATGTATTTTTCATTTGCATCTTTACGTAATACATCTAATAATTTAATATCGTCTAATGTTATTTCTATTGGATACAATCCTAATTCTTTTTCTAACCACTGTAGATAATTTAACTTATATAAGTATAACATTTCTTGGCTTGCAAAGATAGTCCTAAAATTAAAAATTATACTATCTATTTGTGTCATAAATTCAGGAGTAGTATGTTTTCCTCTTACACGTTCTTGTTGCAATTTCATAATGTTTCTATCTCTACCAAGTATAAGAAATTGAATATCAGCAAATTTCTTCGCTATATTTATAAACTCATTATATTGTGGTATAGTTTCTACTCCATCATCAAAATAAGGACAACTGATACTTGTGATGAAATAATTGCTTTGTCTCCAATCAAAATCTTTTAGTTTTGATGGGTCTTTCCAGCATTCTGCAAAGGGTTCTAAATCATGTCCTTCCCAATATTTTTCTTGTAGATTCGGCCATACAAATATATTTTTATTTTGTCCTAATACTTTACTGAATAAATGATTACCACTTCCTTGTGGACCTGTCATTATTGTTAATATTGGTTTCAACGTTTACCCCATTTTACTAGGTTCCATATACGTTCATGTATATAGAATGCAACTGTGTTGGCTGTTAATTGAATTACTGCAATAGAACCACTGATAGTTAAATCACGTAGTATTGCATAACTGATTAAAAATGTACAAAGAGTTCCTGTTAATCTCCAAGATACAGTTTTAACAAGGCTTCTTACTCTAGTGTCCATACTGTATCACGTGATCCGTTAGCAATGATTTCTCTAGTCTTTTCAGATTTTAATCCTGTAATCTGAATACTTGGTCTAGGAAAATTACTTGCGTTTGCAGTGGCATGTGGTGCGTTAGCCCAATCAAAAATATGAGCCTCACCAGCTTTCCATCTTTCGTAGATACAATTTCCATACATATAAAACTGTCCTGGTTTCCAATCATCTAAGAAAAATGTAATACGACATACTTGTTCTGGATCATCGATACATCTATCCCATAGTTTATCAATATGTAAATTAAACATTTGACCTGTTAACTGTACATGGGCCCGGTATTTTAATTCGTCTTTTCCGCCTATTACTCCAAAGTGTTCTTTCATTTTAACAAGCATTGGATAATCTTCTAACTCATCTTTCATATTTGTAAGCATAAGTTTTTTAGGGTCCCCACCACCTTGTGCAATATCATGTTCTTCTTGTTTCAACATTGGGGACTCGTCTTCTCTATCTCCGTAGAATTTACGAGTTTCCCAATTAATTGCTTTTGTTGATTGCTCAACTAATTTATCTCTATCTTCTTTCCACAAATCTGGATTATCAAATCGGCCTAAAACCTTAAACCATTCACCTTCTTTATCAACTTTGTTATCGTCAAAATGATATTCGCTATGTGCTACTGTCCAATCCCAATTCGATTCGAATTCAGACGGGTCTTTTAAGGTCTTAGACCAATTTGTTTTGTGTATCATGTATAATCGAGTCCTTTATCTTTTCTTACAAGACTATTTATGAATATTCCTAAAGCTATAAGAATACACACAAGAAAGATAGGGTGATTATAAATGTTGAATAAGTCAAACCATCTAAAATCTGACATTGAAGTTAACCCTGGTTTCCATTGTTTGTAACCATACAACTGTAATGTTCCCCAAAAATACTCATCAATTTTAAATGCTACAACATATGCAACAAGAATAGCTGGTCTACTAATATTGTATATTTTACATACAACACCAATAGCACTTAATATAGCCAGTAAGGCTAGGTCTTCCCAACCACCTGTGTATTGCATATTAGCATAAACAATTACTGCTAAAATAAATGTTGCGTAAATCCAGAAAGGAACTTCTAGTACTTTAAGAATCCATTTGTATAAGAATATACTTAATAGTGCTACACCAATAGTTCCAAAGATATATCCAAATGCTAAACTATTTGTAAATTGAATATCATCTAGTAAACTAGGTGTACCGATTTCCATACCAAAATACATACAGATTGCCATAACCATAGCCGCAAATGGCGCCGCTGGAATACCAAACAAACAAGCAGGTATCATACTAGATACTTTCTGTGCGTTGTTGGCTCCTTCACAGCCTAATAACCCTACTGGATTCCCTGATCCAAAAGGTACTTCTTGGTCTTTATCTTTATGTGCGGCTTTTGTGGCACCGTATGCTAAGAAGTCACCTACTGCGCCTCCTACACCTGGTAACAAACCAGTAACAAAACCAATTAGACCACCACGCATCATATCTTTCCAATTCTTTCGAACATCACCAAAACCTTCTTTTAGCCCTTCCCAATAACTTCCTTCCATTGGAGGTGCCGCTGATTTTAGTTTTCTTCTAAATCCATCTAATAATTCTGGAACACCAAACAGACCTGATAATAGAACAACCATGCCTATTCCGTTTTGTAAATATTCCCAACCAAATGTTAATCTAGGATTACTTACAACATCTTCTCCTACCATACCCACACATAATCCAAATATGATTGCACAGATACTTAAGAAAACATTCTTACTTGCAACGAAACCTACACATGCAAGTGCCATCAACATGAAGCCCAGAAATTCTGGACGACCAAATAATACAATTACTTTCCCATAATAAGGAAGTAAGAAAAAGGTTAGAGCCGCAAATACTACACCATTAAATGTTGAATCTGCGATAGCAATTCCCATTGCCCTGGCCGCTTGGCCTTTCTTCGCCATAGGATAACCATCAATAACACATGCCGCAGTTGTACTTGCGCCTGGAATACCAGTAAGAATACTTGTGTAACTATCTGCACTGGCACAACTTGCCACGATAGCCGTTAAAAAGACCAACCCCAAATAGGGGTCGGCCATAAAGTATGCTCCCATGCTAAAGACAGTTATCAGGGCGGTAGTTACACCTGCGATAGGTATAATACCAACTAGCATTCCATAACAGGTGCCAATTAATGCCCAGATAACATAATCCATAGCTATATCCTTAGTTTAAAAGTTCAGGCTTATAGATTGATGGGAAGCCATATGCTTCTTGGTTCCAACGAACCGCATCTTTAAGTGCTTTCTCTGTAATTAAAGATTTCAAAGCCGCCAATAAAGCTGGTCCATCTTGAATCCAAGGGTAAACACCAGTCTTAGCATAAATCTCTGCACTTGCAACTGGATCATTAATCATTTCAGTTACAGCCGCTTTAACTTTTGCCGCATTTGGGTTACCTTTGTTCATCCAAAGTGATTTTTGAATAGCATCACGCCAGTTACGAGTTAGTTTATATGCTTGATATAAATCACCTGATGGTCTTTCGCCCCATAGTGACTCGTATACATCCTCAAACTGTGTGTTAGGGAAGTTTGGATCTGCCATTTGTACATTGTTTTCTAAGTCTAGGATGCCGTGTGTGAACCATAGTTCATTACCTTCAATACCTTCATAGAAACGTTTCCATGCCGCTGGTGATTCACGTGCTACATCGAATTCGCCGTTTTTAAAACCAAGACGTTTTTCACCGCCTGATACGCCGTTAACCCAAGTTACACGTTCTCTCCAACATGCTAGATAATCATCAACTGAATTATTACCTGTTGGTCCACAGATTAACATTGCAACTGCCGCCGCATCTGGTTCGAAACCTGATCCGCCTGCGATTGTCCAATGGTCTTCTTTTTCACTTGCGCCTTCATGCTTACCAAGAACGATATCATTGTTCATTGAACCAATTAGTTCATAATCGAAATAATTGTAATCAACTTTATCTAGTAAGTATGATACACCGTTACCACCGTGTGCAACCATGATTGTTTTGTCATCAAAACGTAGGCTTTTGTGGAATTTATTGAATCCAGGAATATCTCTTGCACCTGGGATATGTCGAACTACGACTGGTTCACCGATGAACTTTTCTAAGTTCTTAGCAATGATTTCTCCCCATACAGAAGTACCTTTACCAGGCTCCTGAGGAACAATCAATGTATAATCAGCTAATGCCGATGTTGCTAGACCTAAAGTCAATGCAACTGTCATTACTAATTTTCTAAACATATATTTCTCCTTTATGTAGTTTAGTTATAAAGAATAGTATATGGAATTGCATATTACACCCATATCCTATTTCTTGTTTTTGATTTAAGTGAGATAAGACATGTTGCAACTCTGCAATACATGTATTAGTAATACGGCTCCGTATTACTTTTATTTATCATTTATATTCGTATATAATTATATATGCTTATTTTTTACGTAAAACAAAATAAAATCTATCGCCTTCGTCTTGGCGTAATGTTAATACGTTACAATTAAGATGTTCTGCGGCATTTGAAATGAAGATTGGATCCCAATCATAAAAGTTAATCCATTTAGCCGCTGGTTTATCATGTTGAATACCAGGATTAACTCTGAAATATAAGAGCCCGCCTGACTTGACCATGTTTACTACATTTTCAAGTTCATTAAGTATCTTATCACTGCTACCGAAATTAATACTACCTAAACATATGGCAACATCAAATTCAACGTCTGGTTTATAATCTAATGTATGTACACTAATATCCGCTCTATCATTATACGGATCAATACCAACTAGATTACTAATCTTTCCTTTGAACTCGTTATAACCACAACCAATATCGACTACATTATCAGGGTTCATTGCATTCACTTCATCTATGATTGAAAGACCGCTATATTTGTATTTCTTTGTTTCAGGTTGCCAAACTCTACTAAAATAGTTTGACAACACTTCTCTATCAATTTGCTCTGCTAGTGCATGAACCTCTGTATTATCAATTTGCTTTAGTTCAATATCAAATACACCATTTACAACTTGGCAAAGTGTGTGTTTATTTGATTGCAAACTTGGATTGTGTTTTAGAATTCTATCTAATTCGTGTAAGATTTTTAAATTCATTTATGTCCTCATATTAGTCTTTTGGGTTTGCTTCCCAACTCAATGTATACGTTATAGGAAAATGTCCTTGTTGTATATCTATATCTGTATTATGCACTATTATATCCGAAATGTCAATAGGAAAGTTACATAATAATTTATCTAAATTCATCATTTGTCCATTGCTTGAGGATTTGAATGTCTTATGTCCATCCAAATAACTCTTAAATCCATTTGCTTCTATTAAGTCATTTATCGCATTGTCTTCTGGACTAAAATGAAAATCACCTGCAATAATAGTAGGCTCATCTTTGAATGTTTCTAAAAGAAATTTTATATCTTTTTCGTTATCTGCCTTTGATATTGGAAATTCTCCAATTGATTCGGGATAACAAGGTAATGCTGAAACTAATAATTTATTATTATACATACCTTTTAGGGCACTACATCCTTGCCATTCATTACCAACTGCTTGTACTAGTTGACTACTTGGTAAGTTTATAGTTTCTATACCTCCAACTGAACTTAAACCATTTGCTCTACCTATAGCAAGTGATAAATTTTTATTCGTTACACTTTCACCTAAGAATGCTTTGCCAGTTATGTTGCATAGTTCTTTTTGTTTATCTTTTGGAAATCTTTGTAGTAATAAAAAGTCGCTTTGTCCAGCTAACTGTTCAAGGATAGGCCATCCGAGGCGGAGGTTATCCGTGTTATATTGTAAAAATTTATAGGAAATCATGGGGAGTTCTCCGGTTAATCTGCTTGTTCTAATGTTACCGTTAATGGGTAACCATGCGCCCTACTTGTTCCGTGAGTCTCTTCCACCTTCTGTTCTGCTATTTCTAAATTGAACATGCCGACAATAGCTTTTTCATCTATGTGAATTTTATTTGCTAGGTCAGCCGCCGTTTGGTCTTCGTGTTTATACAGTTCGATTAACACCTTTACTACAAAATCTATAGGAGTTGAATCATCATTATGCATAACAATATAATATCTCTTAGGAGGTTCTATTGAAGTCCTAGTAGATGCATCAACTACTGTTTCACTATCGTTTTGTACGTGCATTTATTTTCCTCACTGTCTATAGTATTTATCTGTATTATAGCATTTATAAAGGAATTTATCAAGTGATTTTTATATAAAAAAGCGAGGAACGAATCCCTCGCTTTTATTTTGATTAGAAATATTTTATGATATTTCGATATTACGAGGCTTCTTACCTTCTGGAACGATACGTTCTAAAGATATTTTCAGTAACCCGTCTTTCAACTCTGCACCTTTCACTTCAACATCATCTGCAATAGTGAATGCTTTAGAGAACATTCTTTTAGAGATACCTCTGTGAAGAACACCGTCTTTATCATCATCTGATTTTTCTTTCTTAACAGATTTAACCGTCAAAATGTTATCAGCATAGTCAACTGTAATATCATCTTTTGAGAATCCAGCTAATGCTAGTTCTACATCATAAGTGAAATCTCCAGTCTTTACGATATTGTAAGGTGGGAAGTTTACTTGAGTTTGAAATGTTGCAACATCGCCATCGAACATACGTTCAAAGTGGTCAAACATGTTGTCAAAGCCTACAGTTACAGGTCGTAACTGGTTAAAAATAGATAGTCCGTTTGTCATTGTTTACTCCTTTATTAAGCAAGTTAATTTAAATGTAGATCCTATCTAAAGCAATCTACACAGTTATTTATGCATAATTTTATGCATATATTATAATATAGTGATTTTTTTCCAAATGTCAAGTGCCTTTATCAAGTTTTTCTGAAAAAAGTACAATTCCCTTAGATGGGCCTGCATCACGAGGTAAACCACCATATTTCTCAATATAGTCTTCAAGTACTGCTTTGTACCATAATTGACTATTATGATTAGCTTTTTTGTTGTATTTTGAGATACCTACACTAGTTCCGTCCTGCGTAAGCAATGCTCTGGTGCTTTCTTGTTGCAGTTCTCTTAGTGATAATTTGTCTAAATCTATATCCAATTCACAATCCTTATTTTAATTTTGATAAATAACAGTATAATCAAACAGACTTTAGGAGGCCACCTATTATGATTAAAGAAACAAAAGTATTTTATCCACATATTGTGAAACAATATGACGATAATGCTCAACTGATTTCTGAGAATAGCTACAGTTCATATTACAACCTTATGAGAACAATTCTTTCTGATAACGGTATTGATTTGAATGATGCTACAAAATACAAAGAAGAATTGACTGCTGATAAGTTTGAAGGCATGATTACAGTTGTTTATCCAAACAACGAAACTATGAATGCTATTGAAACTGCTATCGGTACTCAAATGCAAGGATTTGCTGATAGTCAACCTATCTTTGAAGAATTCTCTGATAATCATTTGTTCTAATAGAGACATAATTATTAAGATTAAAAGGGGGACTTAGGTTCCCCTTTTTTATTCTAGTTCCTGCATTTTCATTTTTCTGTACCAACGTTTTTTTCCGGCGTCCCTAGCCTTACGTTTAACTTCACTTGGTTTAACATAAGCCTTTCTGTCTCGTACTTCCTGTATGATACCTGCTTCTTGCACTTTCTTTTTGAACTTTCTTAATGCTCTTTCAAACTGCCCGTTTCTTACTTCTACTGTTAGACCTGATTTACCTGTTTGTGAAAAATCATTTCTATTATTTTTGTTTCTATAACTATTATTGTAACTAGTCATTTTTTATTATTACACCTATTATTCTATTCCCGTTAGTTTTTAGAGGAAGGTCATACTTAAAACTACTCAAGTATTCAGAGATTTGGGAATTGAAATATGCTAAAACTTCTGTAGCTTTTGCATTTTCCCTGCCCCTCATTTGTATTGTCACTTTTACTTTATTGCCTTTGTCAATAAACTTTTGAACTTGGTTAAGTTTCATCTTTAGGTCATTCTCGCCTATAGCTGGTCTGAACTTAACTTCTTTAACTTCAACTGAATTTTGTCTGGCTAGTTTTGCCTTCTCTTTCTCACGTTTTTTGATTTCGTAGTTGTACTTATTTATACTAATGATTTTTGCTACAGGAGGATTGGCGTTAGGAACTATAAGAACTAAATCTAATCCGTCAGCATCCGCTTTTTGTTGTGCTTGATTTTTTTGCATGATACCAAGTTGCTCACCTTGGTCTGTTACCACACGTAACTCGTCTGCACGGATACGTTGGTTAGCGATAATAAAAGGCTTTCGCCCTCTTTCATCTTTAAAGTTTCTTTTCATTAATGTTTATATTTTCCTCTGTTTCATCCTTAAATACCAAAATTGGATCAGCATTTTTATTAATAAAGTCACCAGTTATTTCAACAGACGTTAAGCCAGCATTCTTTGATAGCTTAGGTAATTTGAATTGTAATTTTAACAATGACTTTTCTAAAACACTTCTTAGACCTCTTGCTCCAGTCTTATTCTTTTTTGCTATTTTAGATATCTCTGTTATTGCATCCTCAGTAAAATTTAAATCTACACCATCTAATTTAAAAATCTTCTTAAATTGTGCAGTTAAATTATTCTTAGGTTCTGTTAATATACGACTTAACTCACGTTCAGTTAAATCGTCTATGCCTACAAGTATTGGAAAACGACCCATAAATTCTGGAATGATACCATATTTAATTACGTCTTCTGGCAACACTTCTTGTGATACTGTCATATCATCACTGCTATCTTGTGCCATAACTCTTGCACCAAAACCAATTGAACCATTTGAATTCAATCTTCGTTTGATTACTTTATCAAGTCCTACAAATGCACCACCTACAATGAATAAAATGTTATCAGTATTAACTTCAAGCATATCAGCACCTGGATGTTTTCTCCCACCACCTGGCGGAACACGAACAACAGTGCCTTCAACAATTTTTAATAAGGCTTGTTGAACACCTTCACCACTAACATCTTTAGTGATTGAAATACTTTCACCCTTTTTAGCTTTCTTATCTATCTCATCTATGTAGATAATACCCTGTTCTGCTTTCTTAATTTCAAAGTCTGCATTCATAAGTAAACGTTGTATTACGTTTTCAACATCTTCACCTACATAACCACTTTCTGTTAATGTAGTTGCATCGACTTGTGCGAAAGGAACATCTAAGAATTTTGCGATTGTTTTTGCTAAGAGTGTTTTACCTGTACCAGAAGGACCGAGCATCATAACATTAGATTTCTCTAACTCTACATCATCATCTTCTGATTGATTAATTCTTTTATAATGATTGTAAACAGCCACACTCAGGACTTCTTTAGCTTCTCCCTGACCAATTACATGAGCATTCAAAAACTCATTAATTTCGTCAGGTGTCGGAATGTCACTGTTTACAGTTTTAGATTTTTTAGTTACATTCTTGCGTTCATATACGATAGAGTGACATAGGTCAATACATTCATTACAGATAAATGTCGAAGGACCTGCAATTAATGTACTAATTTCATTCTTATGTTTCCCACAAAATGAACAATGATAATCTTTTTTGTCAGCCAATGTTTATACTTTCTCTGTTATTTTCCATTGTTTAAATCATCTAGCCAGCCAGAACGTTTCTCTGCTTTAGTATTTATTTCTCTTTCTACTTTCGATTTAATTTCTTTCAATGATTTCTCATCGATGTTCTTTAAATCAATTTCAGCTGGATCTAAATATACGCCACCTGGCTTTTTAGTTTCTGATTTAACTACTTCCACGTTTTCAGTTTCTTTTTCATCTTTAATTTCATCTTTAATTTCTTCAACAGTTTCTTCTTCTGTATCCAAATCAATATCTTTATTATCGCTCATTGAGGTCGTTTTGTCAAGCGTTTTTTCTTCATTTCTGTGAAAAAGTCCATCAAACATTTCTTGTTGTCTGTTTTCATGGTTATTTCTATTAGCAAAACTGTAGTTTGCCGCAACCAATAATATAACAGCCAATGGGTCGAAAACAAATATAAACACGATGATTAACCAACGTACAGCCGAATCAATAATAGTGGGATTGGTTTCTCCATATATTAGTTCTGCTATATATTTTATTGGTCCTACTTCTGCTTCAAGTTGTCTAACTTCGCTTTCAATTTCAAACTTCTCATCTAAAAGAACTTCGATTCTTTGCTCTGTATCTGACACCTTTATAACTAAAGTATCGATTTCATCTGTATTGTCTATTTCTCCTACTTGTGATAAGACGTTTCGTAGACGATTAATATTATCTTGTGCATTTTGTATTTCTCTGTCTGCCATTGCACGTAGTCTTTTGATTTCTTCACGTGCCTGGTCGATAATATCTGTGTTTACTGAATTACGAATATCTTCTACAATAGCAATTAGTTTCTGTTTTTCAGCATTTGATTTCTCAATAAAATCAGTAACCTTGCCAGCAGTACGATATCCATATCTTCCATCTACTTTTGTACCAATCATAGCCTGAATTTTCTTAACATTATTTTCATCTTCGATGTTATCAGCATAAGTTTGTAACTTTTGTAACTGGTCATCTATACGATTAATTTGTTCTGTATAAGATTTTACTTGTTCATCAGAACCTTTTTGTTCTTCTCTAATGATTTCCATTTGCTCATCAATAGCAGGTTGAATACGAGCATACGCATTATCCATACGTTGTTGCTCTGCATCAATCTGAGCATTGATATCAGATGAATCATCACTAGTTTCATTTTCAAGTTTAGCTATTTTAATTTCAGTACGTTCTATTAATGCATTAAACCTGATAATATCGTTGTCAATACGTTCAACCTTTGCCACGTTAGCCGTTCCCTGAGCGGCTTGTTCAAGGTGTGCTTTCGATAAGAAACCGAAAATACCCATGCTTGTGATGAACATCAAAACGACAACTGCTATTGTCAAATAAAATTTTAATAGAAATGGAGCCCTCTTCCAATTACGGTACACCCATGAGGCGGCAACTAATTTACCGACTTCAAGTGAACCTGCCATTAATGCTACTGGTATTGCTGAGGCGGCAAAAATCGCCATAAGTCCGACGATTGAAAACCACGCGGCTATAAAAGCAATCGCAATAGCCGTAGCAAAGGTAATAATTGGAAATAACATAATATTCTCCTTCTTAGTAGACCTCATCTGTATTTATCTAATTAAGAAGGAGAATTTAACTTCTATGTTATGTTTAGTTTAGTGAAACTTGCTTTTTTAAGAATACGATTGTTCCAACTGCATATTGAGAACTAGTTTGAAACGTATATGTTTCGCCCTCAGTAGTTTTCATAGTTGTAGTATAACCTACAATCTTGTCTGCAACTGTTTCGATAAAGATAGTATTACATTGATTTACTTGTTTGTAACCAACAATAGTTTTACTACTATTCTTTTTGTTAACTGAATCTGCACCGATGATAGCGCCTAATACTGTCGCCGCATCGTTACCTTTACCTTTACCAAATTGATTACCGATTGCACCACCAATAATAGCACCTACTATTACGTCACCCGTAGTAGCATTGTTTTGTGTACTATAGATAGGTACGTCTACAACTGTACATTGTTGCTCAGGTACTCTTTGTACTACCTGTTGTGTGATTGCAGTAGAAGATACAACTTCTGCCTGTACTCTTACAGTTTTATTAATATGATGTGCATTAGCCATTGCTACACTTGAGAATAGCATAACTGCACCAGTTATCATTACAATTAGTTTTTTCATTTCATATACCTTTCTCATTGTTAATATACTTACAGTATACACGGTTTTGGTGGTTTTGTCAAGTTTAAAAGGCGTAAAAAACGCCATATTTTACTTGCTTTTTAGATGTTTTTTTAGAATATAATCTTTAATGCCTTAGAAGATGGCTTATCTGTGATAACAAGTCTTCCTGCACTATCACCTTTTGATGGTGATTTTCCATATATTTTAGGGATTCCATTACTATATTTTGCGTCCTCATCAAACGTCTGGTCTATACGTCTAGCACGTAGTCTGAAATATAAGTCTTTCTTTTCTGCATAGTACTTTGATGTATATAAAGATCCATTGACTTTTACTGTATTATCTTTTTGTTCATGCGATACGTCCATTGGACCAATATACATATAATCTATAGGACCTCCCATAGCCTTTGTTCCAACTACAAGTAACATTTTGTCCTTATCGTTCAATTTACCTACTGTATCTGGAATCTTATCTCCAGATTTGTAACCATTATTTAATAAATTCTTATAGGCCGCAGTAAAAAAGTTTTCACCGATATCTGGTATAATTGCTTGAATACCACGTAACCCACCGCCAGCTAATGATGGTGCTGATGGGCCTTTCATTGAAAGATTTAAATCACCTTTACTTGTTTTAAGTACAATATCTGTATATGGCTCTGAACCTGAATCTTGTCTACCAGTGTATTTTACTGCACCGGTTACTCCATCAATAGTAGTTTCGCCTGCTATTAATTTAATAGGCTTACCACCATTCTGTTCTATCGCTTCTGCTATTGTTTTCACAAAACCATTCTCTTGTCTTTCCGCACTTTCTCCTGCCTCATTGACATCGAATGCTTCATTGAGTGTTTGGTTAAATGTGATGTTTATAATATCTGAATAACGCATATATGTATTTATCATTTATGTCACAGGTACAAATGGAAAACCCATTCCGAAGAATGGGCTCCAATAAATTTGTTTTGTGGAATGTCAGAATGTGTTACGCAGTGTCCGACACACTTATACTTTTGTTTATAATCCTATGCGTACTTAGTTATTAGTTTTGTTCTATAAAGTTATTTATCTTTTTAGTGTAAACCGTTGGGAACAATTATATAGTGAATAGATAAGACTACACCAACACTTGCACCTAAACCAATCATCATCTTTATGAAGTCTTTAGTTACAAGAGGGAAAACAGTTTTAAACTTTTCTTTACCTGTAATAGTTGCCATAGCAAGTTCACGACCACAAAGTAATCCTACGAATACCCAAGTTGTTGACATTGGTATATCATTCAGTTCTTTGAAGAACCAAAGAATTAGAAAATATACACAATCAATTATTGTAGCACTTCTTACATAACGTGTGTTATGTTTTTCAATTACGATGTTTTGTATTTTACCACCACCAGTATAAAATATATAACCTAAGCCAAATACAAATACTGCACTTACCATTACCATTAAATCAAATGGGATTTGTCTTGGTAAGAATACGGCAATGTTTGCCATATCATGTGATAACCAAGTAAACCATAAAAAGCCAGTTGTTACCCACTGACCTACTCGCCAATACATTTTATGATTTTCAGCGACTGGTTTTGCTTCATCAAGTATTTTAGTAACACCAATCCAGATTACATATGCCGCCACAGCCGCAACTGCATAACCCATCATTGATTTGACTAGCATCTTCTCTAATACAAACGTACTAGCAAATGCACTTAGCACTAAGAAACTTGTACTTACTGGTACACCTATTCTTGTTAATATCAATAGTAAGCCTGGTGCGGCGGCATGATACCATTGTATTTCTTGAAATGGAATTTTGTTTAATCGTCCGTAACTAATATCTCCGCCATTAGTTGTCCAACCATACCACAAAGTATAAAGCAGTACCGCACTTGCGGCTCCCCACATTATCTTCCAATTAAATTTTTCGTTATTTGATGCAATCCAAGTACCAAGAGTTTGTACTGAATCGTTTGCGATTACTGAATATGCGGCAAATAGAAATCCTATTGCCATCCATAGGGTGAGTGCATCCATTTTTTATCTCCTTCTGCTTACCGTCTTTACCACGGTGCTCACATAATTAGACCAGGCTCGATTGGTGCCTGGTTGTAACCTCATTGTTACTTTCATATTTATAAATGTAACACAAAATAGATATGAAATCAATACAATTTTTAATTGAATTGTTGATAACTTTTTAAATAAAAAAGATAAATAAAAACAACATCAAAAACGAATACCAAATTTTTTTTTGGCTATATTTTTTTTTGGATAACAAAAAGGAAAAGAAAATGACACAATTAATATCTCCGGATAAATTTACAAGAACAGTTGGCCTTTTAAGGTCATTTTTTTTGGATAAAGGATTTTTAGAAGTCCATACCCAAAACAGATTATCTATATTGGCGGCATGTGAAGACCCGTTCAATGTAGCAACATACAATTACGCAGGCCAAGTCTGGCCGCTTCCCCAAACAGGCCAAATGTGGTTAGAACACGAATTACTCTCAAAGCCCGATACAAAGGGCTTTTTTTGTGTCTCCACGTCCTATAGACAAGAGCCAAATGCAATTCCAGGTAGACACGATATTATCTTCCCAATGTTTGAATTTGAAATGCCAGGTGACATTGATGATTTGAAAAAGATGGAATACGAACTATGTGAATACTTAGAGTTCCCTAAACCAGAAGAAAGAACATATGCTGATTGGCAAAAACATTACAACTTAGAACCAACAGTAGAAATGGAAGCAGAACATGAAACTAAAATGTTTGAAGAATTCGGTTCAACAATGATTACAGATTTTCCTGAAATGACATCTCCGTTCTGGAATATGAGCAGAAATGAAGGCGGTGCAACTAGTAAGAAGATAGATGTTATCTTAGGTGGAATGGAAACTATTGGATCCGCAGAACGTTCATGTGATGTAGAAATGATGAGAGATACTTTTCACACAATAACAAATGGTGAATACTCAGAATTATTGTACAAACTATTTTCTAAAGAAAGAGTAGAAGCAGAACTAGAAAAATTCTTAGAATTTGATTTCTTCCCAAGAGTTGGTGGAGGAATTGGAATGACTAGGATGATTTCTGCACTAGATAAGAAATAATCTTATATAAATAGTTTTATGAGGAAAATAATAAATGTTTTTTATAGCCGCACCATTTGGAAACTATCTCAACTTTAAAGATACAGTTAGTGTTACAGGTACCTGGACAGTAGAACCAAGACCAGGAAGACTAAAACAAATAATCAAAACATTAAGATATACTAAACAGGGTTGGAGAAACAAATTAGGTTTACGCAATCCTGGATTACGTGCTGGAATGATGAAGACATCATATGATAATTTGTTATCACTTGCGGCCATAGAAAAATCAGATTGGGAAACAATAAGAACAACTATTAGTCGTGTTAGAAATATAGAATTAAATATAAGTTGTCCTAACTTAGATTCACATGAAGACACTACGACATTTGAAGGTTTCGATAAGTTTCCAGAACATATGCAGAATAAATGGTGTATAGTTAAAATACCTCCAACTGCAAAACATAAATTAATAGATAAAATAGTAGATAAAGGATATAAACAAATTCATGCAAGTAACACATTACACAGTGAAAAGGGTGGGCTTTCTGGAAAGATTCTTCAACCCTATACCTTGGGGACTATTGCTTATATAAAAGATAAGTATCCTCACGTAGAAGTCATAGCAGGTGGTGGAGTATATTCTAAAGAAGATGCTCAGACTTATATAGATGCAGGAGCAGACCACATAAGTTTAGGTACTGTATGCTTTACACCTTGGAAAATAAAATCTATAATTGGAGAGAAATAAAAAAGAGACAGTTAGCAATATGAAATGAAAGTGAGTAAAATATGGTTTGCTAACCGTCTCTTAATTTTGATTGCTTGGTATTGCAATCAGAAATATAAGCAAAGTAGGAGGGACTTGGTTACACCCCCAACCCCTCGACACAGATACCATTCTGAATCCAGGGAACCTAGTTCCGTTCGGTAGAACGATGTGACTCTTAGCCTCTCAGCTTTAAGCCTGGGTACCACCCCTAACTAGTCAAGTTCGACCGTCTGGTAACAGCCTCTTCCTTGCACTACAATAAAACAACCGCTAAATTGTTTTATGCTTATGTTTATTAATATAGCATAATGATTCGGGAAAGTCAACCCTTTTTTTAACTTTTTTTCAAATAAATTAAATCAACCCAATCTGTACGACCATTCATTGGATTTTTGCTGACATGAGCAACATCATATAATTCAAAACCCAAGGGAATCAACGTTTTTTCTATATCATAGAAACTACACTGCTTTTCGTACAAATCATATAGTGATAGTTCGGTAAGAACGATTCGTGTATTTTTTAATGTTTCAATACCATGTTCTAGTATTTCAGGCTCAGCACCTTGAACGTCCATCTTAATTATGTCTATATTTTCTATGTTATGTTGCTTTGTAAACGTATCTAATGTCATAACAGGTATCTGTGTGGGTTCAGATTCTAAGAAGTTCTTATGTGCCTTTTCGGGTTTATTGATAGCAATACTATCTTTGCTATTCTCATTTAGCTTATAGAAACCACTAAGCATAGGTTGATGTTTATTGACATTAAACTCTTGCCAACCATTTACTGAGCCTAGAGCATGATTATACACATATACATCTGACATTATGCCCTTCGTTAAGTATAGTTCCTGATATGCTTCTGGTAAAGGCTCTATAGAATGTATTACTGCATTCTCCCATATAATCTTTAACTTTTCTACAGTTTGACCAATGTTAGCACCAATATCTAAAATTACAGGCGTATCCGTACCTACCAAGTTTTGTAAAACTTTATTTTTGTCAAATCTAGCTAGATAGTCTTTAGTTCTTTGATTACTATTTTTATATCTCATACAATTACAGACCTATCTCTCCATGATTCATCACAATAGTTAACAATGATGCTTATTCTATTTTGTGTCAAAGCACTTAGTCCATGAAGTTCAGTTCCTGTATTTGCAAAGAACCAACCTGTATTTTTTCTTGCAGGAGTATCTTTCTTCATAAAACTTGTACTTGTATCTGTGTCTGTTAAGTAAATCTGTAAAGTAAATAACTTTGCTTTATCGTCAAAGTGATTGTGCAACCAACTTCCTTTTGCATCTTTGCATAATTCTATTCTTGTACCTAAGTTAGTAAAGTCTTTTTCACAAACGTCACTAAACTTTTTTTTCATATATTTACTATCAAACAATAAACATACTTCTTCAAATGAATTCCATTCTTTGCCTTTATATTGATTCATCCAATTTCTTTTACCTGTTTTATCTGTTCTCTTGCCTTCCATTGGAACAAATGGTAAATCTTTTGATTGTCTTAATACATCATCTGCCACATTAGTTTCAAATACTTCTTCAACTACCCAAACAGGATAACCATAATCTTTTTTAGTCATTATCATAATACTAACTCCCAAAGTCCATTATTGTTTTTAAGTACTTTCCTACCATTTACTGTTACTAAATTATTTTGTTTTATATATATTTTTGGAGGATTATATAATCTAGGATCTCCCAATTCTTTTGGAATTGGATCTTTGCCATTAACTTCTCTATACTTAACTCCATTTTTCTTGCCAGACATTTTATGTATCTGTTTAGGTTTTTTAGTTTGTCCTGTGTGACTAAACATATATCTTCTTTCACTAATATCAAAGTTTGTTTCGTCTGGTGTAAAGATATTTATGTCTTTAAAATCTTGCACAAATTTTCCATTAGTGTAATCATATATTATACAATTAATATTCATTGTGTATAACTTTCCAAACAATAATCTAGTATAACCTGGGTGTGGTGTAAGTTTACCGTTTCCAAAATAATGAAGATTAAGTGGATCCATAATTGTATATCCTTTTCTGAAGGTTTCAAGTATGTAATCAAATGCATTTATTTTTGTACTTTTAATTGGACCAACTTGATTACTTAAAACTTTATCTGATTTTCTAAACAACATTTCGATTTCTTGACTAAATCTATGCGATGAATATTCATCATAATCGTCACCCCATTTCAATAAGTCTTTTACTACTGAACTTATAGAACCTTTATATATAAAAGTCTTAGTTTTAGAAATCGCATCTGCTTGATTAGTTAAAGCAACAAAATGTTCCCAATCATTTATTTTACAATCATTGGTTTGATAATCTTCAACATTTATATAGTTATTACCCCAATGAACAATTATAGGTTCCTTCATAAAACTAATTCCCATAAATTATTACTACATCTTAATACTACTTTTCCATTTACTAATATTTCATTATTCTTTTTTTCGTAAAACTCAGGAGGAACTTTATTACCTGGTGATTGTAATTTAGTTCTTACAGTATCATCGTATAACTCTCTGTACTTATCTTTAATATGAGTACGTGGCGATATTATGTCACCTTTATTAAGAGAAGGAGATTTAGATCCTGAGTAACAGAAATATAACGTTCTACCTGTTACATCAAACTCTTTGGCATCATTTATATGTTTTAGTTTTTCAGGTTGTGGAAAAAGATTATATAATTCTCCATTTGAGTAATCTGTTATAATTACATCGACTTCTTCTTTATATACTCCTGCTAGATATATCCTAGTAGTTCCAGGATGCATAAAAAATCTACCAACCGAACTTTTATAAAGTTTCTTAATTTTTTGTAATTCTACTTTTTGTCTTTCAGCGGGTATACCTGGCATATACCAATCTGGGTACCAACAACAACTTATAGGGTCATTAATCTTTCCACCATTTCTTAATTCTTCTAACATATAATGCATAGCACTCATTCTTGTTAACAAATGGTCTGCTAAAGAACAATCAGCAGGTGCATAATATTCTTGTAGCCATTCTGCATTACTCCAAACTTTATTGCCTTTAGCAAATAGTTCGTCAATATTTTGTCTGAAAGAATTGTCAAGTGATTTATAAAAAGTTTTAACTCCTCGTATATTTTCCCAAATATCTAATAAAGTTGCTTTATAAATCCAAGTAGTTTGTTTTGATATTGTATCGGCTTTTGTTGTTATTTCTTTATACTGATTAAATGAAGATAAAGTAACTGATTCCCAGCCTCTTTCATTCCAGATAGTATCATCAATCGTATTCATCTAACAACTTTGTCTTATCTTCTGAATATCCCATTGCTGGATTTAGTGAATCAGCATCAGGTAAGGGATCTTGCTTTTCTGTAATTACTGGCCATTGTTCTGACCACTTTTTATTTATATCGTAGAGTCGCATTGTAAATTTTTCATGCGTATCAGGAATTATTGCTTCTGCAGGACATTCGGGTTCACAAACACCGCAATCTATACATTCATCTGGGTTAATAACTAAAGTATCTTTGCCCTCATAAAAGCAATCAACGGGACAAACTTCCACACAATCAGTATACTTACATTTTATACAATCTTGCGTTACTACGTATGCCATTTACAAAAAACCCACTCCCAAATAAAAATGTGACTTTTCTGTTGCCAGGCAAGTCACCAACCCCTACGTGCCTAAATTAGGCCGCCATTGCCATTTCTGGCTGATAATTGTCGTTTGCAATTATAGTGTTTGACCAATAACGAAGTCACTCGGTTAACTCCACTCGCCTATTAACCACCAGTCGATCCTAGTTCAGGCCCATCATAAACACACTAATGCAAACTGATAATGTGTTTATGGTGGACCTGCTGGGTACTGCCCCCAGGTCCTGTATAGTGTTGAACTTGCTTCAACGTTAACATCTATATTTATACACTATAGAGGTGTTTTTGTCAACAAATTAAAACGTAATTTGTAGACCTATTGTTGACTCAGTTCTGTCCCAATCTGTACTAAAGTCATTCTTTAGATACACTTTTGCTTGGTCAGAAAGCGAGTGGCTAACATTTAACATCGTTTTATTCAAGTCAATAAAATCTTCACCTGATTTATCAATGTTCCACAGTCCACCCGCAGAAACATCAAGTCCTAAAACTTCCATAGTCCCCATTAGTTCGCCTGTATTAGCATTTGCTTCTGTTTGTCTCTCTAATGTTAGAGACCAAGAAATATCATTTGATACACTTGTGTCTTCTGCAAACGCCGTTGCAGAAAAAAAGACTGCGACTAGCAGTCCGATAATTGATGTTTTCATAACATCCTCCTTAGTTAAGTCCATACTAATCCTGTTCTTAGATTAATACTAATTGCATTATATCATAGGTTGTATTGTGAGTCAATAGCTATCCTATCAAGATGAAATGTATATTTCCATCGCCTGAAATCCAGGTAACGAATGCACTCAATAATATCATACATAAAATGTATACTATAAATTGTACAAACTTTCCTTTCTTCCGTTGCCACCTCTTGAACCGGTTGTCCGAATTAGCGGCCTTTGTAAGTAGTTTTTCTTCCACACTAAATGGTGGAACTTGAAAAAATACTACCAAACTAAAAAACATCATCCACCAGTACTCGTTCCAGTTTGTAATGACCATAAAGGCCAACATGCCTAGTAAGTACCAGCCAATCTGCTTTCTTAAATGTTCTCTAAAATATATGATGAGACTTGAAGTAACGATTACGCTTACTGCAAGGTAGAATAAAAATAAATCCATTACTTCGCCTTTTTTCTTTTTTATTTATCTTCTTGTGTTTCTCTTTCTGCTAGGTATCGCTTTTCCATTTCTTCTTTAATATCGACAACTTTTTCCTGAGTGATTATATTGATAATCGTTTCTGTTAGATTTTTTTCTCTACGTAGCCAATATAGTTTTTCTTCAATCTTTCTGAGTTCCTTTTCATAAAAGTGAATTTCATCTTCTTTTCTTTTGCTCTGGTCTAAAAACTCAGACAAAAGTATTAATCTAGGGGGTATTTTCTGTTCCAATTATTTCCTCGTATGCTTCTTCAAATCCTTCTTCTCTCTCATAATGCGGCGCTCCGTCGCATCCGGATCTCCAATTTCTTACAAAATAACTATCATGCATTTTGATAATGTCTTCGTCTGGCCACGTATGACACCCAAGATGGCCCTTTACGAGCCAAAACATACGGTATGCTTCTTTTCGGAATTCAGGTGTCATACAGAAAATTCACAATCTTACTCTGATTTCCAGATTGTCCAAACGCCCCATGCAATAGCAAGGCCTGCCGCTATTTTTGCCAGAGGTGCCATGAATAAAATCATAAGACCTAGTGCTATACAAACTGCACCATCCCATGATGTTCTTTCTTTGGTTCTATCTTTTATCCATTTCATCATATTAATCTCCTTTGTTTTGCGGGTATATCATAATACCCTATTGTATTTAGTTGATTTTTAACTGATTTTGTGTATTTCTTGCGACAATTTGTCACCTAAAATCACATGTGCTTGTTTATTATAATGAGCATTATCGAAAGGTGAATATGCTTCTCCTCTGTTACCGTACTGTGTTTTGTGTGCAAAGAGGTGTCTTTTGTTTCTTTTACAATATGCTTGTAAGTAATCTTCTATTTTTATTATATTTTTTAGGTCTTTAGACCAGTCTTCTGATAGGGCCCACTCTTTAATTTTGTTAATGCTTATATAATTTTCAAATGTAGGTTCATCTTCTATTGTTTCCATCCATTGTATAAAGTCTGATATAATATCTAAATCATGCCAATGCGTAGTACCTTCAGTTAATTTAAATATTTTTCTTAATTTAGTAATTCTAATATCCATTGGGTCATAAGCATGAAATACTAAGTTCGGTAAATTTCTATAACTCAATATTGAACTTAGTTGTTTTCTAAATATCCAGTTCTTAAATGTCATATTAAGGTCAGTATTAATATATGTATAGAAACCTTCTATTACGTTAGGATGTAAACCTTGTGTGTGATTTACATTGAATACTTCTAATCCATAAGCATCTGGTTGTCTACTAATTTTATTCTTAGTAAAGAACATTTCTCTTTGTGGATCAGCTAAACTGAATAATACAAAAACATTTTCACCTTTATTTTTATCCAACCAAGTATTCATATTGAGTAAAGCAAGTTCATTACTTCCTGCAGGTGTACCCAAGTTAACAACTTTTTTAAATTTTACTATTTCTTTAACTCTTTGACTATAAGAAAGTAAGTTACATTCTTTACGCCATCTATCTCTAGCTTCATTATTCTCAGGAGTTGACTTACTTTTATCGAAATGCGGAACTGCGCCTTGTCCAAAAGTAAAACTACACCCTACGGTTAGTAATGTATAGTTGGAATAGTCCATTAATCTTTACTTCTCTTTTTAATTCTTTTTAGTTTCTCTTTACGTATTGCTAATGCTCTACTTAATTGACTTGTCTTTGCTCTCTTATCAAATGTTATACCCATTAAGTGGTCGTGTTCATGTTGTATCGCTTGTGCCCATACACCATTAAACAAACGAGTTTGTGTTTCGCCCTTTAGATTAGTAAATGTACAATGTACTTGATTGTATCTTTCTATGTTCAATGCTAGATGAGGAAAACTTAAGCAACCTTCTTGAAACTTTTCTAACTTAGCATCTGTAGTAGGAACCCAAGTTGGATTTATACAAACAACAAATCCTGCATCTTTGTGTCCTATTACAAATATCTGTTCCATAACACCTAACTGCGGTGCCGCAAGTCCTATACCATCATGTTCTTGCATTGTTACAATCATATCATATACTAATTTTTCTGTAGCTTCATCTATTTCATGTTTAGCACATACTTGTTTTAGTCTCTCGTCTTTTTCATCTATCAACTGTAATACAGTCATACAATCTCCTCGCTTAGTTCTTCCCAATTATCAACGTAATAGTTTACATTACTCATATGATAATCGTGAAATGCTTTTATTTCTTTTTCTTTATTATTATCAAAATACTCTTCCCTACCCACAAACTTAAATAACTTACGTATTTCTGTAGGACTAGCATCATAAAACAACTTTCTATAACTTACTACAACATCTGCATATTCTAATTCTTCGTAGTTTGGTCCCATCACTTTAACAGAATTTGTTTGTTCTCTAATAGTTTCAGTCATATGTTTCATATTTAGTATATCTGTAACAAAGCCCGTAGTATTATCATCTACGTGTACTACACATATATTTACTAGTTTAGATAACTCTTTCGTAACATTCTTATCCATAAACAAAGGCAAGTAATGCTCTATAGAAGTCAAAGGTTGATTTTCTATCTTATGCACTTCCCAAGCCAACATATTCCATTTGCTTATAAACTCTTTAGTTCTTTTATAATCATCAGTAAGCAATATTGACATATTACTTTTATGTTTATTTTCCCTAGTCCATTTTTCAAAATTAGCCATATACATTTCAATTTTTTCAAACCAAAAATGTGGTTGTCTCCAAAAAAGATTATATCTCCACTGACGTTTTATTCTGTTAGTTAATGTTATATAACCTGCTTGAGGTTTATCTAAGAATTTTTCTCCATCCCATCTACTCATTAGATTTATGACATTTATAATACTTGATAATAACTTAGGTTTCTTTACTTTTCTGCTAAGTTCTAACGCAGTTGGAAATTTAGATTTTAATATTCCATCTATAAGAATCTGATATCGTTCATTTTCTTTGAAGTCAAATACTTCTCCTGACATATGTTTGACTTCATTTTTTACTGTATTTCTTATTCCACCATACTCTCTGTTTGCACGGTACTCATTATTTAAATCTGATTCTTTCGCATCATCGGTTTGTCCATCAATTAGCCTAGATGCAATAAAATTACTACCAGCTCCAGCACCTACTATTAATAACCTTAAGTTATCTACTTTTTGCATCTTCTAATAACCCTAAGTTTATTTCATGGTAAGACTTGAATTTACTGATTATATAATTTGGTTTAGAATCAAATAACTCTACATTATCAAAAAAATCATATAATTCTCTTATCGATTCTTTTTTAGGTTCGATGAACAAATCTCTATAATCTATACTCCTATCTGAAAACTTTTTATTAGCAATACTAAGTTTATTCATTTCGTCAATGATTACTACTTCTGGTCTCTTTCTGTAATGTATTGCATTAACTAATTCTATGTCTTCATCTTTGTCTATGCTAATTGCCATTGTATCGAATTTAATTGCATCAGGCATTTTTAAATACTTAAACTGAGTTAATGGGTGAAAGTGAGTAATAACATATGGTTCAAGTCCTACATCTATAGCAATCGCATATCGTAAATTTATACATTTAGCAATCCACTTATCCATTTCATCTTCGTATCCTAAAAATGATGTTATGTACATTGTAACATCATAAATTCCTATAAGATCCCAATGATACTTGAGAAAATCTACTCTATCACTGTGGTTAGGTTCATCTTTGTATTTTTCTACAAAGTCTTCAAACCATGGTTTTTTGCCTGCTAAGAAAGCCTGACATTTTCCCCATTGCTTAGGATATTCATGTCTCAACTTATCCTGTAACCACATACCCAAAGAATTGCCATACTTGTATGTAGTATTATTTGGAAACCCACAATGCCAACAATGCTTTTTTCCTTCAAGATGCATCCGCTTTACAGTTAATCTTTGTAAGTTCTCAGTAAATACGAATTTTGATTTCTCTCTCCATATATCATATTCATTTGATACGTTGTGTTTCTGTCCTACTATACCAAGGTCTGTGGGTTCTCCATATAATGCCATGTATGAAATAAAATTACTTGCCGCACCTGGCAAAGCATATAACTCTTTAAATTTTTGAGGCATCGTGTTCTGCTTTCCAGTTTGTTCCAAATTCTTTATCATGTTTTTCAAGGTTAGCGACATGTTCTACAGAGGCGTGTTTATCTTTCCAGCCTTTAAAAAAAGATTTTTCATATCCAGGTACATTTGAGAAATCAAAATTTCTAACCATAGTTTTATTTGTCTTATGATATTCTTGAAAATCTTGTATAATCGTTTCTGTATTCTTATCAAAATATTCTTCTTTCCCAAAAAATCCAAATAGCCTTTCTAATTCTGCCTTGTTTTGTTCCATAAATATCTTTCTATATGATATTACTTCGTCTACTACAGTTGTTGATGTATCTTTTATATAGAAACGTTCTTCTGCTACTGTATCAGCATTATTTCTTTCATGTTGAGTAGGAATGGAATGTTTTGCATAAAGCAAGTCTGATATATATTCTTCACTATCCTTAAATGATATACGTAATGTTTTAATTTCATTTTTTACTTGAGACATACCAAGAGTATCATTTGGTGAATAATGTATTATAGATGTTAATTCTTTTTTAGCTACGTTATGTGATGACCAAGGATAATCGCAAAGTTGATTTATAACATAATCTAACTCTTTGTTTTTACCAAAAAATAATACATAAAATATTGAGAAATCCATTATAGGTAGCCAATACCAATCTCTTTCAAGTACATGTAAACCCTGAGGTGATGCACCAAATTTTTCAGCAGTTTCAAGAAACCATTCTTTTTTTACCCTGCTTCTGAACGGTTTCAACAAATTTACTACTTTTGGATTCTTAGCTTCAAATTCTTTTATAGCACCTTCAACAGTTGGGTTTCTTAATTGTGTATAATCCCAAAGAGTAGAGTGTTGACCTAGTACTTGAAACTCATTTACTTGTTCCTGATACTTTAAAATCTTAGAACGGTCACCTTCCCATAAAACATATAATGATATGAAATTTTTACCTGCTCCGGGTGGTATGTATGCTTGTCTGTGCATAATTTAAACTCCAAAATAAAACTTTAATAGACCCATGAAAATTAGGGTTACAAGCACTCCATTAAGCATTATTAATGCTCTGTCATGCCACAACATACCTACCCAAAACCAACCTAGTGTCCCAAACAAACCAAACCATAAATCAACTTGCGGTATAGTTCCAGTTGCTCTGGCACAAGTCGCAATCAATATCATTATAGAAGCAACCCATTTTACATACCAAGATAAATCATATTTAGGTGTAACCTTTTTGAATACTCTACTAGAGTTAAGTTGTTTAATTTTTTCGTCTAATTTTTCTCTAATAGGTTCAATCTGTTTGTTCATTAAATATCTCCTTATATGTTTTTCTTATTCCTTCTACTTGATTGATTTTAGGTTCCCACCCTAATAACTTCTTTGCTTTGCTTATATCTGCTAATGTTTCTTGTGCATAACCTCTTGGATTTTCTTCATGTACTACAGTAACATCTTTAAACTCTCTTATAATATCTACTACTTTATTAACTGAAATATTAGTTCCTGTTCCTACATTAAATATCTCATTTCTTACTTTTGACTCAATACTAGAAATACATGCTTTTGCTACATCAGAAACATGTATATAATCTCTTTTATATTCTCCGTCGCCGTGTATTGTCAATGGGTTATTCTCTTTTGCAAGTCTTCCAAACTTTCCTATCATCAGTCCACCAGTATTAGAGTTTGGTTGATTTTCTGAATATACTGTAAAGAAACGCAATATGTTATATGTCAATCCAAACATATTCTTATATTGTTTACACAAATGTTCACCAAATATTTTTGTCATTGCATAATAATTTAGTGGATCAGGCTTATGATAAGGTTTATGTGGAGTCTGATTATTACCGTAAATAGAACTACTACTAGCAAATACAAACTTTCTTACACCAACTGCACTTGCGGCTGTTAGTATATTTTTAGTACCAGTAACATTATTATCAAAGTACTCATCTGGATTAATAAAACTTTCTGGTATGCGAGGCTTTGCTCCTAGATGAATAACAAATTCTTGACCAGCACATGCCATTACGCAACGTGCGGCACTCTGCAAATCTCCTTGAATATATTTTACTCTACTATCTAATTCAGGCTTTTCTTTTTTATCTAATATTGTTACATCGTATCCTTTATCCAGTAATTGCTTAACTAATTCTGTGCCTATATAACCTGCACCACCTGTTACTAATACTTTAGCCTTGAATTTCATTCATATCCTCTTTCGTCATTTTATAAACTTTACGAGTATCAGCATTTAAACAAGTAAAACTGAATATACCCTCAAAACATTTATACCAATCTAAGCCTTTATTTTGTCTATAATTCATAGTAATAAGTACATTTATCTTTGCAGGAGTAACTTCAACTATCTCTGCATATGATTCTATAAAACCATAAGCAAATGCAGGTGCAATAAATTTTACATTTGCACCATTTGTTACAACTGATAACTCTGGTCTCATACTAGTAAACGTTTCATTAATCATTGTATAAGCAGAAACGTCTGCCATATCAAACAATCTGCCACCACTAACTGTCCCGCCAGCATTGACATCTGAGGCTGTTAAGTGTATTTTCCAAACTAATTTCTTCAATGTTATCCGTTTCCAAATCTGAACATTTCACCTAAATGCATAATATCATAGCAGATAAGTCTGTCATGCCCATTGTTTTGAATACTATGCCATGTATTCCAATTGTTAAGAAAAAATATTCCTGTGTTTCTTCTTGTAGGACCACTATACCAATGCTCTGGTGTATCCCTATCTACATGAAAATTTGTACCAGATCCTTCTGGGTTATCTTGTAGATTTACAATCATTACTCCTATTACCATACGATTATCAATATGAGGTCCCATTTGAAATCCTGTTCTATCGTGTATTATTTGTACAGAACCTTCTCCAGTTCCCCAATCAAACGTTTCAAACTTATTAGGCCACATAGGCATTATTTCATCACATTCTTCGTATGCTCGTCCCTTTATATAATCTTGTAAGATTGCTTTACGTTGAATCCAACATTCCTTAAAATTAAAATGATTTTGATTACTCCAATTCAACATCATTGGTTCACGTTTCTTATTAATCGGTAACGCACTTTTACTTTCGTCACCTCTTAATGCATTAACGTCTAAATCAGGTAGTTCAAGTTTAGTCAACTCCCATACGGGATATTCTGGGTCTACACATCTTATTTCCATTTTTACTATCTCTTTCTATCTCAAATCAGGAACATTCGGATCTCTATATTGCTCAGGCATTGCAAGTTCACCAGGTTCATATAAGAACTTATCTCTATTTTCTGATAGAAACTTTCTAGCACCTTCGTCCATTAGATTTAATCTATTTTCATTAATAAGAATAGTTTGAAAGTTTAACCATTCATTCCATGCTTTTTCTGAAACAGTATCAAGCACTCTCTTACCTGCTTCTCCAGGGAAGGGTGCCTTTTCTAATCCGGGTAGTTCTTCATTATATTTTGCACAAAAAACTTTAGGCATCATGTCTCCTTTGTAATATTACATAACTATAATAACATATTTACTATAGAAAATCAATAGCTATTTGCATATGTTGTTTAGTTATGTCAACTATGAACTAGCGTTGCATTTTCGACATAGCGGGAATGTCGAAAAAACACTGTATTTCCTTTGTTTTTTCTGTTATATTTATATAAATAAAAGTGATACAAAAAGTCCTTTTTTGTATTGGCGACTGGGAAAGACCTGTGACACTGAGAAAAGACTCAGGGTATTGCTGTCCTCAAGCATAACAAAAATTTATTTAATACGGAGAACGTAAAATGACGTTGAATTTTTTCAGCGGCCTTATCAATGTCTTTTCGGCTAAACCTGGGCGTAGAGAAAGAGAATTTGAAACATGGGCCAAAACAGAGTACAAGAACGATTGGGAATATGCCTATCAAACAATGATCCAAACAGGTATTGGACCAAAGACTACATATATCAATGGAAAGATGTTTCCAACGAAAGGTAAAAATTAATGATTAAGTTGATAAAGAAAGTATGGAATGCAATAAGACCTAGAACACAGGCACAACAAGAGTATGATTATCTTGCTAACTCACATGATTTGCAAGACTTAGAACGTAGACAAAGAGTTTTAATGAATAAGAATTTAAAAGGGTGGGTGTAATGTTTAAGAGATTAGTAGTATGGTTTGAACATATTGGTCGTATGAGAGCGGCAAGCGAATTGGCAAGACAAGGTTATCATCAACAAGCAAAACGCTTGATGTGTGACCAGGAGGTTGCCTAAGTTCATTAGAACAGTTATTGTTTCTCTATTAGTATCAACGATATTCTTATCTGATGATTCTGGTAGAGGAATATTAGATAAAAAATCTAAACGAAACAAACAAGAGGAAAAAAGCTATGTGGCCTTATACAGATGAAGAACTAGATTTTATTAACGGTGAGTAAATTTTAAAGGGGGCTTAGGTCCCCTTTATTCTATATCATCTTCTATTGAAGCATCGTGTTGGAATATCTTACCAACATTTCCAGAAAAAGTAAAATGACCTACGTGGTCTAAATTGATTAGTGGGTCTAACCAAACTTCCCCACCTAATGCTTGCCATCTACGACAAAATGCATAATCTTCTGACAAATATCTTTTAGTATCTTGTTCATGCATACAATCAAAAAATAGATAAGTCCACTTAGCGAATTCTTCATCTAAGTTTAAATCATTTTCAAAATACAACTCTGGGTATGAAGCAATCATCTTTTCAATTACTTCTCGTTTAATTAACATAAATCCAGTAGCCGCATCACGTAATTTCACTAAACCATCTTTGTTTTTTATTCTACGTGTGTTATCTTCTAGTATTTCCCAATCAAAGTTTAATGCATAGTTGGCACCTGCTCGTTGCAGTTGTTCTAATGTATCTGCACGACCTCCTAAAACTTTACGTTCTATTCCTCTCCAATCTAAATCTTTCTTTGGATATGCACCTACAATGATATCTTTATCATGTTGTAACATATGTAATATATCTAATGCATCAAAATTAACATCTGCATCGATAAACATCATATGTGTTGCTTTTGGATTAGCCATAAAGTAAGCCACCATATGGCATCTTGCTCTTGAAATGAGAGATTCGTTTGCACTTGTTGTAACTGAATAGGGTATTTGATATTTTGTAAACATCATATGTGCCCGACTCCAACTACGAAAGAAAGGTTCTGTTACTTGTCCACCGTAACAAGGTGTGCAATAATGAACATGAGTTTTTTGTATAAAATCCATGTCAATATCTTTACGATAGTTTTGAAATTTTTCTATTACACTATTGTCCATTCTTCACCTTTATAGTTTATTATATGTTACTATATTTAGTGGGGAATGTCAAGTGCTAACTTGAACGTTTTGCTTTTTGGTCTTCGATCCACTTCTTAGCTTCTCGCTTAGTTGGTGGTTGAACAAGAAACTTATCAATTTGCTTATTGACTTTTGTAAAGTTTTCTGCTCTTTCTGGATCTTCTAGTCCACCAGAATTATCAACAACAAAGAAACGACCTGCACTAAACATTTGTTGAAATTTCATAATGTTATCTTGTACTTGTTTCCACATCTTTGTTACTAGTTCTGTTGGAATACTTCTTGTACGTTGAGTATTACGGTCTTGTGCTACTTCTTCACTTGTATTAACAAATAGCATCATGTTATCGTAGCCGATTTGTGCTAATTTTTCTTTAATCTTACCAATCTTCATTACATCTTTACCAGTACCATCAATAACTAAACCTAAACGTCCGTCGATATAAGTATCTTTACGCAACTTAGTTAGTATCTTTGCTCTATCTCTTTGTTCTCTACCTTGTGGTGAAACAATAGTGTCTGGTTCTAGTGGTAAATCATTTTTCTTCATTAGGTGTTCAAATATTTCATCTGAATTGACCATCTTTAAGCCTGTTCCTGAAAGAAACTTTTTAGCAACAAAAGACTTACCGGAGCCAGGGCCGCCAGCCATGAATACTGCTTTAAATATATGAGGGTCATTTATCCCTTCTTCAACTGATTTTATAATTTCTTCTACACGCATATATCTATTTATCAAGTTTGTACAATTCAAACCATTCATCTCTAATACTTTTATGTTGGTTTAAATCTATTATTGGTTTTCTGACAGAAGGAGGATTATAAAGAAACCCTACTATTCTTTCAGCATACTTTTCCATATTATCAGTATTCACATTAGAAGGGCTAACTGCTAATACTTTAAGTTTGTCTGATGTATATGCAGACCACATAGTTTGTTGTACATGCCTGATAGAAACATAATCTTTATGTTTTAGAAAATATTGTTCAGGGCATACACCCATTGTTATTGAACTTGTAATATATACAACTGTTATATCTTTATTTGATTCGTGAAAAGCCTTAAGTAACTCTGAAATAAAATATATAACTTGTAAAGGATCTACCCATTTTAGTGCCTTTGTTTTACCCCAAGTAAAACCTAAATTTACATTTATGATTACTTTATCTGGAAGATTTTCATTTAAACTAATCTGTGTCCTTAAATCTTCATCATATGATATATTTCTTCTACCAAATGTTTGAACATCTGATGTTTTCTCTCGTATTGCTCTTAATAAAGTCTTAGAAAAATCAGATGTTTCACCAAATAACCAAACTCTGTTCATATGGTTTTAAATCCTTTATCTAACGTTTTGGTCTATAGAATTCCACTGTACAACTGAATCAGAATATGCTCTTTGTACACGATTGATTAATCTTTGTGTATGAGGTGCAACTTTAGAATTTAAAAGTTCAATTTTTTCTTTTTCTTTAGTATCAATTCTAAACTTGTTTCCTTCTGATTCATATACTAGCTGATTGTTTGCACTTTTTAATTCGGCAGATACCGCAGTTTCGTTTTCTGCTAACACTTCTGATAATATGATTGCTTGTTTCTTTAATTCTTCTGTAGAAAAAGTTTTAGTATTAATTGCTTGTTGTATAAACATCTTAAGATGTTTGATATCTCTTTTTAATCCTAATAATGTATTTGAAAAAGTTCCTTGCCATTGTCTCCAAGCATCACTTGAAATAGTTGTTGTCGTTTTAGCTGGAGTTGAAGTTGATGAGGATCCTAAAGAACCTGTGTTAGATGCAGTAGATACTACTGCTCCACCAACTGCATTCTTTATAGTATCGAATGTATCACCAAAGATACCTGTAACTTCATTAAATAAATTATGCAAGTATGCATCTAATGGTTGATGTTGTTTAGCAGTATCAGTAAATGGAGATTGTGGTACACCAGGTGCTTGTGAAGCCTCTCTCTTTGCTTGATCCATAGTTTTTATAACTGTACCTGCATCGGCTCTACCATCAATAGTAGTTGGTACAGTAGAAAGTGTATCCATAGGTTGAGTTAATTTATTAACTGCACCTTTCATTTCACTACTTCCTGTATTAAGAATAACTGCCATTTGACATGGGTCTAATGCCGCGGCCGCCATTGCTAAAGCTAATGCCTTACTTGCTAATTCTGTTGCTAAATTTAAAAGTTTTTCTGCCTCTTTTGCTATTTGATTTACTACGTCTGCTATTGCATTTGTTACTTTACCTATTAAACTTCCTATTTGTCCTAATGCATTGCTGAGTAAAGATGTTGCACCATTTATAATATTACCTACTGCATTAATAACATCACCTATAATTCCTCCTGCACCACTAATTGCATTTGTAATTTGGTCTATAATTCCGCCTAATCCAGATTGTTGTAAAAATCCACTTATCTTTTCAAAAGCACTATCGATAAAATCCATTGTACCATCGAATGCACCACTTAGAACTCCTAGTATTTCATTAAAAAATGAACAACTATCTCTTTGTTCACCAAACTGTGAATTCATTCCTGCTAATGCACTTGCATCTGATAATGTTTTTGGTAAATCAGCCATCTGACCTGATGTATGATTTTTTAAAGAACTGAATAACGCAAGACCTAATGCACCTATTCCTAGTACTTTAATAAAACTACCCATATCTACACCAGTCATTTCTAATATGCCGGCAAAAATAGCAGTTTGTTCAATAGCAGAAAACGAACCGAATGCACCTGCTAATGCAGTTATATTTGTTAATGTTGGATTTAATCCAATACTTGTAAAATTGTTTATTATACCTGTACTGTTATCTGCTCTTGCTATATAAGGATTAGAAAAATTGTTTCCAGCTAACTCACTGGCAATAGTTGATAATGCAGATTGTCTATTAAACTGTTCTTGCTTTGCTAATAAGGCCGCTTGTTGTCCTGGTGTTAACGATGTAGAAGATGTTGCACTATAATATTGTGCAGGTGTAGTGTTTATATTAGAGAATGTAAATTGACCTCCGCCTCTATTTACAAATTCCTGATATAGTCTTTCGATTTCTGCTTCACTGGCCATCCTCAACTCCTAACCATTTACGATAACATTGCCTGAGCCTGATGCTACCTTAATACCGCAACTAAACGCATCACCAATTCTGCCTAATGGTTTACCATTGACAATTACATTTGGTGATCCTGCAGATAGTGGAGTAACGTGAGGTACACATAAAATATAACCGTGTGGTGTATCTTTGTCCGTAACTCTAAATGCATTCAGTCCATTGATAATAACATTATCAGAACCCATATCACATTTACCTGGACTACAGGGTGAGTGTGCAGTTGTGCTATCTGTTGTTCTTGCGGCTCCCGGCATTACGTAATTAATCCTTTATCTGGCGTTACTAATCCACTTGTTGCAGATTGATAAGCCTTTGTTGTTTCTTTGTTTGTTTGTAAAACTGAAACTATCTTATCAGAATATAGAACTACTTCATTTTCACTATCACCTGTTACAGTAAATGGCTGAAATGAAATTTGCTTTCCATATACCAGTGTTAATGGTTTTTTTAGAATAAAATATTCTCCACTTTCACTAACAAACTTCCCTAATAATTCTTGTCCACCTACCATTACTAGTGTGACAATATCATCTTTATCGTATCTTTTTTGTTTTAACATTTGCTTTCTCGTATTTATCTAGTTAATTATGTATGTATTTATTTCCGATCCTTAAGTGTCGAAATAATCTTCATTCTATCAAATTTTTCCATAATATGCAAGTCTTTTTTGTGTTCTTCATACTTACATACTTTCCCATCTGACCTGTTTAACACATATCCATCTACATATGCAACCAAATACATATCACCATAGAACATGTCATGTATTAACCATAACTCAACATCTTTACTCGGATATGCAAAATCTAAAGTAAAGTAACATGCCAGACCATTACCACTGAGTGTATACCAACCTTCATTGATATATTCCCAAATATCTGGCCAAGTATACATATCATCATAATTGAATCCATGGACTGCTGGATTCAATTTATTGAACCAATCCATAGTATCTTGTAGTTGCTTTTGTGTGAAGTTTTCTTGTAGTTTTAGTCTAATCTGTCGCCACTCATAAAGCAAAGTAGCTTTATCTTGCATATTACATTGTCCATCTTTTAACCGTAAAACTTATATTTGTCTCAAAGTCGTAATCTTGTGTAAATTTAAATATGACATCATCACCAACTATAGTAGCAGTGAAAGTTATGTTTGAAAATTCATCAGCTTCCGCAATATTGTCACCATCGTCTTGCCAAATTTCTGTGTTATCATCACTTAATTTTACTTGATTGATACCTTGAGGCACACCATTAATTGCTTTTATCTGTCCAACTCTTACATATGTATTAGTTGCATCTGCTTGTTTTAGCGAGTAATCAATAAAAAATGATGTACAATCGTTTTTAGGGTATTTTAAAAATGTACCTTGATTTGTAATTGCAGAACCTTGGTTTGTTTCTGCCGCTACTTGACTAGTAGCAGTGAAAGTATCACCTACTGCATATGTTACGCCAGTTGTTCCTGCTACTGTATTCCAATTTGCTTGGGCATCAGTATTTGTACCAACAACTAATATCTTATATTCTAAACCAGTCTCTAACTTATCAGGACCGTGTTGTCTTTGCTTTAATTCTTTGTTGAATAAACTTGAACGTAGACCTGTTGAGGCATCTAAAGCCTCTAAATGTTGGTCTGCAAACATTTGATTAAATGAGTTTTCTGTTACTACTTCTACATTACGTCTTGCACCTGCATATCTGTTTACACGAAAATCAGAACCACCTGTGATATGTGGAGCAACTGTAACCAATGATGATAAATCTGTTACTACATCGGCAGTGTCAACTGTTTCATATATAAATGCACCGTTATCAGAAAAATTAACTTTTAGTGTGTCAACTCTTGCGTTTTCATCTACGTCAACGTTTTCATTATATTCAATAGTAACTGTACCAATTGCTGGAGCAGTAGTAAATTTTATTTCTTCTACGACACCATTATAGTTTGCATGATTTTGGTCATAGATTTCATAATCTGCTGGAGTTGCCAATACATTTCCGCCACTGTCTTTAACTACAACACTTGATGGTGCTGGGTCTGGATAAGTTAACAAATTAAATTGTGTTTCTGTTCCATCACCTGTTAGTGTACTTGTTGAACCAATTTGTTCTTGTTGAACTTTACCATCTGCAATAGGTGTAGCAAAAGTAATAGTATACTTTTTATTAGTACTATCGTATACATATGTATAATCTGCATTTGCTCTAGTTAACTGATATTCTGCATCTACCCCATTATTAACATCTATAGTTTCAGGAATATAATAATCATCTGGTAATAAAGCTGGATCACTTATCTCTACTGAACTAACAGGAGTGATTAGTGGATCACTTGCATCGTTGATATCTGCCGTAAGAGTTTTTGTTACATCAGCTACTCCTCTGAATCCGCCTGGTGTATAAAATTGACCAACTTCATCAAATCGTCCTGATTCACTTATTTTTACTGTAACCTCAGTAGTAGTGGCTGTAACAGTTGTAGAAAGAATTTCACCTGTTTCATAAATTACATATTGAGCAGGATCTGTTAATTCTTTATTATATTTTTGATTTAAAGTATGACCGGGTGTAAATGTTGTTGATATCGTATCAAATGTAATTGTCTGTACAAAGAAATTCATTGCATCAAGTAATGCATCAACATCTGTTACTTGACGAATAACTAGGTCTTCATCAACTTTTAATCCAGGTTCTGGATTATCTGCACTGTCTAACCAAGATTGAATAACTGATTGTGCGTTTGCAAATGGATCAAAACGTACTTCGTTTATTGCTTTATCTATACCAATGTATAATTGATTAGTATCAGTAGCAAAACCCATTTCGCCAGTTTCAAGGGTATCGTTGCCAATTTCATTTCTGAATCCGCGTCTTAATAAGATTTTAACATTTGTTGTAGCCATCTAAAAACTCCTAGTTACTACATGTATTTATCAAAATACTCTTGAACCTTGTTCGCCCATTGCAGTGAATACTTATTAAATTCAGGTTCTTCTACGACAAATTCTTGATAATTGCCTTTATTGTCTGCTTCTTCGTCCCAACCAATCATCATAATTACAATAGTTTTAATATCTGTTCCATGTATTTCATTGTGTGCGGCCGAATATGCGGCACCTTGTAAAAAGTAATCATCAATCCATTCACGTTTCTTTGGTTTACGAGAAGTCTTAAAGTCGATGATTGCAGGTTTACCTTTCCATACACCAACACAATCTGTGGTGCCTGCATATAATCCGGGATAATACAGAGGAACTTCTGTACCCCAAACTTCATCTACATTTGAGAGTCCTTTTTCAATAACAATGTTTGATAATTCTTTTGCCATTTGATGAATAAGATTAGATCCATTTGGTCTATCTTCTTCAAGTATAAATTTTTCGATATGTAAGTGAACTTGTGTGCCTATGCCTGTAGCAAGTTTCATAATGCGATTTGCTTCATCATCGCCTACTCTTTTACGCCATTCATGTAATGCTGTTTTGTCTTTAAGTGCATCTAGTACTGTAGTTACACTTGGCAATGGTTTGCCTCCGGGTGTCTGATAATGGCGGGAACCATCAATATTGACACGCTCAAGCGATTGATATTTAAATTTTTCATTTAGCATACTTATAGTATACTATAAAAACTTAAACAATGCAAGAGAAACTTATAGATTTTCGTTGATTTGTTTAATTAAATCTGCTTTAGTTTTTCTACGGTCTAGTGCTAAACCTAGATTTTCATCAGCCCACATATCAATTTCTTTTTTAGTCATTGAATTGAAATCTGGTCTTTGTCCAAGTGATACAGATTTAGAAGCCATTACTTCTTCTTTTTCTGCTCTTGCTTCAACAATAATCTCAGGTGTTTCGATAACTTCTTTCTCAGCTATTTCACGTTCTTCTCTAACTGAAACTGCTTTTTTCGTAGCTACTCTTTGCATGAATTCACGGTGTCTTTTAGCACTGGCGATTTCTTTACGAATTTCTTTTTGAGAATCGGTCATTTTTTCCATACCGTCTTTAGCGTTATTTTCGATATCCTGAGCGACCTTATTTGCCATTTCTTTTTTAGAAATAATTTTATGTTCGCCTTTTACAATTAAGCCCATTATTTTATCCTCTTATTCGCTGTTTTGATAGCAAGTTTTTTAACTTTCTCACTATCCTTTTCACCATCAGTTTTGCCGGATGGGGCTCCAGCTAAATCAATAGTGTCAACTGTTACTTTGCTAACATACTTACTGTTAGCTAACATATCTACTAAACTTTCGGGAGTAACACTGTACCCCATTTGAGTCAATTCGTCAACCATCATATCAGTACCAACAGTACCAATATCATTTGCTTTTAATCTCACTAGATACGCATTTACATCGTTACGCATCTGTGCATTATAATTAGCATCTTCGCTTAACAGACTCGAAATTTTCATTCTTAGTCTCTTTTCGCACGGCCAAGAGGTTCATCAACTTCACCTGATGCTGACTCATCGCCACCTGCAATATCGGCTGTGATATCATCTTCCATATCTGCCTGCATATCGCCACCAAGTTCTGTATCAGTTGGTGCCATATCGCTTGCCGGTGCTTCACCTGAAAGAACTAGAGCCGCACTGTTTACTGAATCTTTTGCTGAACGAGCCGAGTCTAGTAAACTAGCAATCGCTGAATCAACAGAAGATTTAAATGTCTCTGCTTGGTCTGGTCCATGTGTGTAAGCCATTTCATCAGATAGTGGTCCTATCTGGTCGTTTTGAATTTTGCCTAATTTTTCGATAACGTCTTGTAGTTCATCTACGATACCACGTGCCGCCATTGTAATTTCAGCCTCAGCCGCATCACCTTCTAGTAGTTTGTTCAACTGGTCTAAAAGACTTTCTTCTAAATTTTCATTAGAAACCTCGGCAGATTTTTTATCTGTGTTTTCCATTTTTGGTTCCTTTGTTTTAGTGTTTTCTTCGGCCTTCTTGGCGTGAACTGCTTTACGTTGAGCATCACTGACATACTTGTGTTTTCCACCTTCGTCTAGTGTTTGCTCTTTGTGTGCTTTTAACAATGATTTTACTGTTTCTAGCATCATCATAGTCTCTACATACTCACGATTTTGATAGTCTGAACGCATTTCACGTTTCTTAGCTTCCAGCTTATCTTTAGCCTCGCTTAATGATTCTAAGTCACCTTCAACTGAATAATTGAAGTTAGACTTTAGATAGTCATTTAATTTTGACGATACTATTATAGTATCTGTTTTAAAAAAGTTTGTACTTCTCATGGTAATTGCCCCATTACATAATATGTGTTTATATTATGTATTTATCTTTTTAAATTAAATTAGTGGTTTTTGATTAGACACAGCCTCATATATCTCATTTACTTGCTTTTTTGCGTTCCAGGCTTCTGCTTTTGCTCTGCTAAATCTAGCTTCTGCAATGTCCATCTTGCCTAAATCACCACGCTTTTTTGCTTGTTTATAAGTATTTTTATGCTGTAAAGCATCGAAATAGAATTTTTCGAATACTGCATTTGTTGAAATAACCTTAGTTATCTCTTGTGAATTAATCTTTTTACCTTCATTTAAATGATGTACAATCACATATGCTGTCTCATATGCTCTTAAATCTTCAAATAGAGTATCATTTGTTCTACTGTCTACAATATTAAATGATGTTTCAGGAGTTTTTTCTACAGAATATAAACCTACCTGTACTCCTTTTTCGGTTTTTTTCGACTCATTAATTGTTGTTGCAACTTTCTGTGCAACATTAGATGTAGCACTCTGGAAATTTCTCATAATATTTTCCATTGCTTTGATGTCCGCAGTTTTTACACCAGGACTTACATCCACTATCTCGTTCCCACCCTGAGATTGTTGTGCTTCTGTCTGTGCTTTTAATCCATTCTTATCGCCATTTAATGCTTTAAGAAGATTTGCCATTGCACCTACATCCGCTCTACTTGGTCCAGTCATTTTGTCCTCCGTTATACAGTCCTATACCCTCTGAGTGAAGGTACAAGAACACCTTTGTGTGATAGTCTTTCTGCAACTACCTGTTCTCTTTCAGATAATTGAGATTCATGTACGTATTGATTTTCTGAAAAGTACTTAAGAAATAAATCACTTTCTTCCTCAGTAATCATTACATAAATTCCGCCTAAAACTTCTTGCAATCTCATAAAACTATTTCCCTTGATTTAGTTTATTTAATAAATTTCTAAACTGTGTTGCAGTTTTTGGATCTGCCGCTAATTGGTCAACTGATGCCGCTTGTTGGGCCATTGCTTTACGTTGAATTGGTGTAAGTGTTTTACCTTGTCCTGCTTTGTCTAATGCATCTGCCGCCTGTTGTGCAGTAGCACCACCTAAATTCTTTTTACCTAATCTCTGCATTGCTTGTGCTTTTTTAGTTTTATTTTGTGGAGACGTATCTTGTCCTTGTTGTTGAGCCGCCGCTGATTGTTGTGCTTGAGCACCTCTCATTTCGCCCGGAGACATTGTTCCACCTTGATTATATTCATTCACTGGATAATACTTATCTAATATTTTCCAGTACTCATCATAGTCGTAAACTCTATCATCAACTTCTACATCCATTGGATATGCATCAAAATGTTTTTTGTGGTCGTCAACATAATCTTTAATATCTGCCGCGATTTGTTTTTCGTCTTCGTTTACTTCTTCTGTTTCTTCTGTTTCTTCATTCATAAATTTAACTGGTACTGAAATAGTTGCACCTGACTCAGGATCTAAAATAACCATACGTTCTTCACCTGGTGTGTCATTTTTAAAATCTTTATGAATTTTTTTGAATTCTTCTGGAGATATTAGGGATACTTTTCCATCATAATAATACTTTGATTCACCCATACCAAGACCTAAAATGTCTCTAGCAGTTTCCATTTGTGTATCTCTAACTGCTTTAATAAGTTCAATGTATTGTCTGAAATCTAAAGTCTTTAATCTTTCACGTACAACTTCTTCTTTCTCACCAACTAAATCTGCAATGTCGGCAATCTTATCATTTATACTTTCTGTTCTCATAGACTCTTTGATTTTATTTTTTAAATCCATAATATCCTCTCTTTACCTTTTGTTCAACGTTTTTAAACGTCTACTTGCCGGGTTCATTCTTCTTGTCATAGCTGATTTTCTTTTTAGTCTTGATCCCAGCTTTGCTTTAGTTCTTGCAAGAGTAAATCTCTTTTTAATATCAACTGGCTTAAAACAAGCAGTTGGGTTTGAAACAGTTTTACCCTTTAGTCTGCCAGATGAACATCTGTACTTACGTACAATCTGTCTGCCCTTTCTGGCATAAACTAGCTTGGCTTCTTCTACTGGCTGGAGTACTTCAAATACCTGCATTATAAACCTACCGATGTACCAAAAACAGTTGTCAATAAGGCTAATAACATAGTGGCAAATAATGTAGAACTTGCCCAGATAATAATTTTTTTAAGTTCTGAAAGACCTTCCTTAGTTTCAGAGGCATTCTTTTCGACTACACTTTCTAGTCTAGCAATGCTTGTATCAAGGTTTTTAAATCGTTCATGAGCAACAGCCACATGAGTTTCTAAACTCTCTGTCTCTAACTGTGCTAATTTGCTATCAATTCCTGCCATAATAATAACTCCAAACTAGGGAACTATAATCCCATTGTTTGTATTTATCATTTTAATTCAAAAATTTTTTATGCGAATTTAATGTAATCTTCTTTATTTGGCTTAGGTTCTCTTTCCCACATATTACCAACATGTGCAAAAGTATTATACCATTGATTTGTATGTAAATTAAGTGTTCTTTTTAGAGAAGAACCATGTCCTAGTCCTAGAGATACATAAACATCCTTTGCATCATCTACTCCTAGTTTATCTAGTATTACATTTGCATGTTCATATTCCCAATTAAAGCACTGACAATAGCCTGTATCTATACCTTTTGCTTTAGCAGATAATATTATGTTAGCTGATGCTATACCAGTTTCCATAGCACTTGGTACAAATCTATTATAAAGTTGTGTCGAATAATCTAAATCAGGATATCCTGGTTGGTCTCCTGCTCTATTCCAATGTATTCCGTCTCTGCGTTTTAATATAATTAACCAAGGTGCTAAGACTTGAGTATTGTATTCTACCGGTGTCTTATATGGTTCTCTGATACAAAGTTCATTGAAATGATTTCTAAACTCTGTATCTGACCAATCGAATATTTGAATTTCGTATCTTACTAGATTTTGTTTGGAAGCTGAACGTTTATGGACTTCATCCATAATAGATTCAACTGTATCTTTTGAAACTTCTTTTTCTAAATCCCAAGTAGTGGTTTGTACTCTGGATTCTATTAACTGATTCCAATCCAAAGTGAACTCCTAGAATTAAAGTATATCTGACATTACGTATTCGATATTCGAACCTTCTACTAACGTAACACCATCGATAGTTACGTTTTCAAATAGTTCTTTAAGAACAGAAGTTGTATCTCCGTTTCTTTCAAATACTCTACCATGCTCTACTGCAAACTTAAATAAAAATCCTGCGCCTGTTAACGACGGTGCTAGACCATTAAGTGTAACTGCGATTGGATTATTCATTATGATTGGCTGTGCAACCAATGAAATTAGGTTAACAACATCATCAAGGTTTTGTTGTGTCTGGTCTGCTACACTACCTGTTGCAGTTATATCTAAACCACTAACATATAATGTATAAAAATTTATATTACCGCCTAAAGTTTCGCCTGCACTAGCGGCACCATGTATCTTTGCCATATTGTTTTCTCCAATATTTAATTATATATGTATTTATCAAAGTGGTTGGTAAGTTAGAGGTAAAAAAAGACCCTCGTTAAAGGGTCTTTTTAAATACACGCAAAGTGTGGGTTGGACTGTTAAGTCCAGGGGGGTAAAAATTAGTATGCGAAGTCGGCTACTGAGAAATCAGCACCTAGAGCCGCGTCTAAACCAGCGGCATCCCATGCGCCGTTGTTTTCTACTGCGATTCTTACATCGTTACCATCGATAGCACCAACTAGTACTACTGTAGCACGTGTTCCTGCACCTTCGATTACTGCTTTCATGTCAGACGCCGCCATACCAGTCTTTGTCACTGTGAAGTGATTTAAGTTACCAGTAAGGAATTGACCTGCTGAATATGTTTCATGTACTTTTGCCATTTTAGTTCTCCTAAATAGATATTTCCTCGAGCATTATAAAATTGTATTGCTCTATGCTTTTATTTATCTTTTTTTGCAAAAAAGTGGGCGTTTACTTGCCACGAGACTGGAATTTTCCGCCTAAATTACGTCCAGTTTGATAAGAAGTCTTACCTAACTCTTTTCCTAGCTTACCTGCACCGTAAATTGCACCAATTGCCACACCTGCTTTAGTGATTGGGCTGTCCCAAATCTTCTTTTTAGTGTCTTTTTTGTCATTAACTATGTAGTTTCCACGCTTTTGGAACTTAGCTAACGCTGGCATCAACTCACTACGCATTGCTTTTCTACGTAAATATTGCATCATTCTAGTAGTAACTAGGGCTCTTTGATTCTGACTTAAATTATCCCAGTCACCTATTAATCTTCTCATTGATTTAAGCATTCCATCTTGTATGTTTAAATCTCTTTGAAATCTTAGTAGCATTCTTTGTTCAAATCCTGATTCAGACTTGTTTGCCGCTATATGACTTAGATATCTTATAGCTTCTTGTCTTTTTAAATTAATACGACTTAATGCAATCTTATCTCTTGGATCATCATCGTTGACTTCTTTGCCAATCAATCTATTAATCATTACATACAAGTCTGTACCACTTGTTCTGAAATAATCAAAGTTACGATATGCTACTGTTCTACTTGCATAATCAGACGCCAATGGAGCAAACTCATAGTCTTTATTAAACATATTTAAAATCATCATGTAAGCAAATGATAACTCAGCCGCATCATCTACATTTGTTTTATTTTGATTTTGTTTTGTTCTAAACAATCTACTTTCTGTAAATGTGTTAACTAACTGTAATTTGCCTTTATATTGTTCCATCATTTTGTCCTCGATTGCAATACTTGATTGCATCTATCACTTGCATAGGATGTAAACCATCTTGGTGCAAACGCATGTATCATACACGCATATGCGGCCTTTTCTAGTTGCCACGAAACCCACATTGCATGTTTAAAATGTTGCCAACGTGTTTCGCCTACTTCCTCTAGGTGCAATTTGCATTTCTTACTTAACATCTAACTAATCCCTTGGTGCAAAGTTTGCCGCACTAAATTCTAATCTGTCAACAATCTTCATTGCTTTACCTACATGGTCAACAATAACAAATCCTTCTGGGTCTGTTACTTTAAATGAACCATCTGGTTGTTCAATGAAACTGTCTATTGCTTTTATGTTCTTCATCTTTTGTTGAAACATCATTTTAACTGCTTCAACTTTTAGATAAGCACGATACATATCTGCAATCTGTTTCTCATATGTATTTATGATATTTGCTATATCATCTTTTGCTTGTAATCTAGCCTGACCTGCTTTTCCTTCAGGTCCTGTAGCTAAATTGCTAATTTCTTTATCTAATTTTGCTTGTAAACCTTCTAAAAATCCTTTAACAAAGACATCTGCATCTTGTTCTAATGCTTGTCCTGTACGTATTGGTTTATTTGCATGTGCCTTAATAGCATCAACTAATTCTATCTGACCAATCTTTTGATTGATTGCTTTAAAAGTCTTTGCATCAACTTTCAGTGTTGCTAATTCTTTAATTGCTAGTCTTATTCTTGCAACATTTTCTTTCTTTAAGTTTACTTGTCCTGATACATCTTTAATACGTGCATCTGTAAACCAAACATTTGGAGTAGATTTAAGATTACTTGCATCATAACCAAATGATGCTTTCATATCTGCTAAACTATCTCCTGAATAACTTGTATGAAACACAATACCAATCTCAGCCGCCATCATTTCTTTCGCTATCTGACTGTCTGTTGGTACAACATACGTAATTGTATTTGGTTTGAATGCTATATGGGCTTTGCCCTCTATGTTTGTTTGTTTTAAATCACCCTTAGTAAACAATAAGTCACCTTGTAAGACACCATCAATACCTAAGTCTTTCAAATGTTCTAATGAAGCATTAAGTTTATTACGTAGACCTTCTTTGCTCACTGGTTCGCCGTTCTTTACAGTATCACCGTGATTTTGTTCAATATCTTGTGAAGATTTATTAAGTTTTGGTGTTTTAGCAAACACGCCTTTTGTGCCTACAAAGAATTGTCCGTCTGCTGGATCTGTTCCACAAAATACTGCTGGTGATCCGTCCCACTTAGTAGTGATTGCATCACCGCCACCTTGTCCATCAAGTGTATTTAATAATTTAGTGAACGTATCTACAACACGTTTTATACCTTCTGATCCATTTATGAATACTAATTCTTCTGCATGGTCTAGGTGTGTATTCTTATCTTCTTCTTTTAATTCAGCATCTAATAGACCTTTTAATTTTTTATGAAAACCTACTTGTTTAAAACGAGGTTTACGTGGTCCTCTAAATCTACGCTCTCTGCCTTTGCCTAATATATCTCTTACTTTCATTGTTTATCCCCAAAAGGTCTCTCGCCAGTTAAATGAGGCTTAGCAAACCATAACTTAAACCATTCATCTGTGCCTGGCTGTATATTATGCTTCTTTTGGAGTTTAGATTTCTCTGTACCAGTATAAGATATGTTCTCTTGTTGAGTTTCTTCTGGTAGATATGGTTTATATATACCTGATAGTACTTTTAATCTATTTAACTGTTGCTCTAAAGTCATTATGTTTTAGCCTTGACACTTTTTATACCACGTTTAAACTTTCTCGGATCTTGAGACCTAATACTATTAACTAATCTCTTAGTTAAGTCATTTGCAGTCTCATCATCAAACTCACGATTGATAAATTCTATAAGATTTATCGCTCCCGTTATGATATGTTCGCCTTTTTGCTCTACTAAACGTTTATTATCTCTATCATATGAGATAGAATTTAGTTCTTCAAATAGACTTTTACGAGGTTTATCCATGATATTTCTCCGTTCTAACTGTATTTATCAGTTTTCATCAAAAGGAGTGCGTGTCTTGGTCTTTAACATTGCTCTCAGGTTCATTGCAACATCAGTCTTTTCTTCTTCGTTAGTTTCTGGTGCTTTTACTACGGTTTTTTGACGTAATGTATCGACTACATTCATCGTATTTGATGTATTTTGAGCATCAGCTAACCCTTCTGTATCATCTGAAATCTTAAGACTATCTCTGTCAAATACTAGATTAATTTTGCTACCTACACCACTACTTGAACGTGTTTTCAATAACTGTAATTGATATTGACCACGTTCTCTCATTGCTTGACTTGTAAAGATACCAATAACATTATCCGCAGTTTGAATTTTAGAGATACCACCTGCGATATGTGAATGGTCAAATTCGATTTCTTCAACTGCACTTCTATTTAACTGTGATGCAGTTACCAAAACAGTTTCAGTTTCCATTGCAAAGTTACGAATTTCTTCTGTTACATATTTGTCTTTAATAAACAAATCACTTGCTGACACTTTCTTTGTTGCTGGCATTAACAAATCTAAGTAATCTACACACATACAATCTACACGTTTGCCAGTTTGTATCTGTAGTTCTTTAATGTAAGAACGCAAGTCATTAATTGAAGAACCAGAAGGAAGATACTTAACACGTAACATGCCAGACTTCTTACCTTTAGTTTTAACTTGTAATTCTACATCATCTAATTCTTTAAAAATTCTTTTTGTACTTCTATCAGTAAGCATTGCATCCATACGCATACTTGATAGTTCTTCTGAAAGTTCAAGTGTAAAGTATACACAATTCATTCCTGCTTCTGCCCAATTCAAACTCATATTTTGCATGAACAAAGATTTACCTGCACCTGATCCACCACAGAAAATAGAAATCTCACCACGATTGATACCACCATAAAGTTTATCATCTAATGATTTCCAACCAGTTGTGATTTGTCCGTTATTGTCTTTTAGTTTTTCAAGTCTTGCTCTAGGATCTGCAAAGTAATCTGTACCTAATGAACGTGCAAGTCCAGTTTGTACTGCTTCTTTAATTCTAAGTTCTACTTCTCCATACTTACCTGTTTCAAGCAAGTCTGCACTATCAATGATTGCTTTTTCGATTGCTTTGTGTCTACAAAAAGTTTCAAACTCATCGATAAACCAATCTACGTGTTGATTGATGTTATCTAATTTTTCTATCTCTTGTCCTGTTTGTGCTTTGATAATTTCAGTAGTTGGAATCGTAGCATATTCTTCACTATGATTAACTAATACTTCGACTACTTTTCTGATATTTCTATCAAAATACTTAGGTTCGACTATCGCTCTGACTCTTGAATAAAGTTCAGGATCAGTTATCATAAACTGAACAAACAATTTCTGCAAATCTAAACTATAATCTTTTACTTCTTCTGCCATACTTCTATTCTACTCAATCCAACGTTGAATGTCAACTTCTTTATTCGTGTTCGCCGCCCGGGTCTCCTTCTGGTAACTCTACTTTATGTGCGTTACCATCTTTATCTCTGTAGATAGTATAGTTTCTGCCACGTCCATATGACGTATACCCATTAGCAAAATTCATTAATTTTATAGGGTTACGTTTTGCAGTTTCAAATGTCGCTACTGTTACGGCAATGGCTCCTAGTAATACTACATGTGCCATCATGCTAATTATACCTATCCATAAACTGCCTACAATAAACGAAAAAGTTATACACCACATCCATGCTAATATTTGCATAATCATATGTCGTGTACTAAAATCTGGAATGTTACTTAGAGGATTTCTTTTATCATCCATTACACTATTCCAACAATCATATACCCATTCTTTCATAGAAAATACTCCTTCTAATGTTACTCTTATTGGATAATATGCATCTGCATTATCCTTGGCTTCTATCGCATCATATAAGTTTTTAAAAGTTTCTGTATATGTACGATTTTTAAAATATGCGGTAACTTTATACATTTTTGTTTTCTCTTATTTCTTTTTTCTCTAAACTTAATTTTTCTTTTGCACTCATTAAGTATGCCGCGCCTGCCAATACTGCAATAGCACCTGCTTCTGCAACAAGCATCCAAGGATCTGCTTCTTTACTATGTAGAACAATTAATCTACAAAGTGCCGTCATAGCAATGATAATAGGTAGAGTAACAGGTATTCTATTACTAATATAGAATGCTCCTACCATTCCTACAATCTCTGCATAGATAAAAAGTAAAAACAAGTCGCCTAGTTCTACTTGCATGTTCTTTAACATGTGAAAAATATCTGAACCAGCCGCAAACATAGTTAGTAATCCAATTACTGCTAATAATAATTTTTCACTATAAAGTGTTGTCCAATGCAACCTACTATTAATCTTAGTAATATCTAATTTAATTTTCATGAATGTATCTTAACCTTAAATAAACTACTTACACTTTCTTCATTATTAACTCGTCTGATTGCTTCTCCTAATAATCCACAAACACTTACTGAACGTGTCTTTTTCCACGAAAGTTTATGATTGATACTATCAGTAATAACAAGTTCATCTAATTTACTTTTTTCAACTCTTTCACATGCTTTGTTACTTAGCACTCCATGAGTGATATATGCTCTAACACTTAATGCACCTGCATTTAAAATTGCCTCAGCCGCATTACAAAGAGTACCACCACTATCAACAATATCATCTACAAGAATTGCATGTTTGCCTTTTACTTCACCAATCAAATTCATAACTTCTGCCTTGCCTGCTTCTGGTCTTCGTTTGTCAACGATTGCATAATTGGCATGATACATATCAGCAAACTTTCTTGCTCTTACTGTACCACCAGCATCTGGTGAAACAAATACAATTGGTTCTTCTGTTACTTTAATAGTTCTTTGAATATCTTTTGCAAAGACTAACCTACTCGTTAAATCATCAACAGGAATATCAAAGAATCCTTGAATTTGACCAGCATGTAAGTCCATTGTTAAAATTCTATCAGCACCTGCTTTTGTAAGCAGATTCGCAACTAACTTTGCAGTTATAGGAGTACGTGATGCACTCTTTCTATCTTGTCTTGCATAACCAAAATAAGGAATTACCGCAGTGATACGACTAGCACTACTACGTTTTGCCGCATCAATCATAATCAATAATTCCATTAAGTTATCATTTACAGGAGTGCTTGTGCTTTGAATAATGAAAACGTCTTCACCTCTGATATTTTCATGAAACTCTACTGAGCATTCACCATCTGCAAATGTTTTTATTTCTGCTGGAACAATATCTGTAAAACAATGTTCAGCTACCTTCTCAGCCAGTTCAACATTACTGTTGCCTGCGATAATCTTCATAGAACCCACCTTTGTTACAAAATTATTACTGTTAGAATAACAGATTTAGTTGAAAGAGTCAATAGAAAACTGTTAATAAGTTGTAATTAATTCGTCTGCGATACCATGCTTAACTGCTTCTTCTGGAGTAAGCCAATGGTCTGTCTTGGGTGCTAATAGATGTTTACGAATGTAAGTTTTTGTTTTACCTGTACACTTGATATAATGTTCTAATAACTTTTCGTTAGTCCAATCCATATGTTTTTTACTATCTAACATATCATGATATTGACCTTTTTGACCACCTGAGAATTCATGTGACATTACTGCGGTATTTTGTGTGACATAACGATGACCTTTTACACCACTCATCATCAACATAACTCCACAACTTGCAATAGAACCCATTCCATATGTATATACTGGAATACGTGATTGTTTGATTGTATCAATTAGATGCATACAACTGTCTACCAAACCACCTGGTGAATTAATATATAAGTGAATAATATCTGGTGCTTTATCTTTTGGCATCAGATTGTATTCTAAAATCATTCTTACAAGAGGCATACAGTTGTCTTGGTTGAACTCTTTGTCCATGAACAATACACCATTCTCTCTTAAGAACTCACCTGCCTGCTTTGGTGGTACTGGCGGAGTTGGCATCGGAGGGGGTGGGGGTGGTGCCGGTTGTTCTTTGGGTTGTGGTATAATTGTACTCTTTACTTTTTTCATAGTTTATCCTATTCTCATTTTCACACTTATTTTAGTGTTGTTACTTATACGTGCATCTATAATACTTTGTAAGGTATATAGTTTACCATATCGTTGAATTGCATCTGCGGCATCTTTAATGTCGTCCTCCCACATAGGGAAAGATACACTCCAACCATTTTCTTGGGCTTGTTTGATTAACTTCTCTCCAGCTTTGTCTCTGTCGGGACAAACAATAACCTCTCCTTTAAACTGATTTATATAATCAATTTGGTCTTGTGAAGCCTCGTTACTTGTAATCGCAATACAATCCAATGCAAGAGCATCGATTATACCTTCACATACGATTAAGTATTTATTATTAGATTTTACCTTGTCTACGTTATGTAAAAATTTTCTCGGTGCTTTCGTCATGTATTTAGACGAGGACTTTCCAGTTATATCTCTAGCAGTATATCCTACTATTCTATCTCCTTGATAAAATGGAAATATAATTCTATTTTTAAAAAACTTATCTGGAGACCAATAACAATCCTCTATATTATCATATACTCCTCTATCAATCAAATATTTAACTGCATAGATGGCTCCTTCTGGAGGACTATCTTTTGCTAGTAAAACTTCCAAATCTTCCGAACCTTCAGGTAGTTCGACATCAGGAAAACTTGGAACACGTGTCACTTGTGTTTTAGATGTAAATAGGTATGGACCTTCAGACAACTCTTTCTGACGGATTGCTTCTAACTGTAAACGCTTAATCTCGCTTTCAGAAATATTCATATTTCGCATGAGTTTTAAAAATTTCTTGTTAAGTATTCTTCCGTGACGATGGCTTGCAGTGAACCCACAGTTAAAACAGTGGTATGATATGGAATCACCGTCGCTACGAACACCCCCACGCATTCTAGTATCCAAACGAGGCTCGCCTTCCTCGATACAACATGGGCAGTTGAAACTAGTCCAGCCACCACTAGATTGTCTGTTCTTTCCAGGGATATGTGTGAATATTACTTGTTGAAGGTCCATACTAGTATAATAGCAAACTAGGACCAGAAAGTCAAGTGCTATATTAGTTTCTTAGTAGAACTTTTTTAATAGAACCGTTAGTCGCAGTGTATCTAACTCTTATCCAATTTACGTTTGCTTCAAGCACAAATGCTTGTACACCAGTCTCATTATTAACTGTGATATCTGGATTTGAGAATAGTTTTGGATTGATATTGAACCAATCTGAGTGTTGTGAACTTGGTTGTTCACTTAAATCGCCTTGTAAATTAACAGTTCCAGAGAAATTGTCAAAGTATAAAGCTACAGTATGAATTGATTTTGACTTAGATGTTGATGAAGATCCATCGAAAGCAGTTGACATAAAGTAAGAGCCATCGTTAAAAAATGTTGAACTTTCCTGTGAATCTACAAACTCTGGATATACATCGTCTATGACTTCGATTACGCCTTTAGCATTATCGTATGTGTCAGTGTATATGATTTGTTCTACACCATTTTCTACAGTATACATAGCAAATTGATAAAAGCCCTGAGGTAGCATTATCGTATCTGTTGTAAATATAGTTAATTGTGCCATACCTTTGGTTGCGTTGGTGACGGTAAGGTATTTGAATAGTACGTTCTCTCTCGTTTCTCTATCGTACATTTTCCATATAATAGTTTTGTTAGTCAAGTCGATAGGTTTTCTATCGGTATCTCGTAAATTAAATCTAAGAGTATTATCAATACCCTTATGAAGTTTGTGTTGTCCGTCATACATTGGCATATTCCTCAGGTAAGTTGTCATGTTACTTGTGTTGTCACCATCTGCACAAGTAATCTCAATAGTTTTTTCATATTGATACATGTTTAAATTCATATATGTATTTATCTCCCAGAGACCATTTTCTAGGTTAGCTAAATATAACGATGGACAAAGAAAAACAACAATGGATGCAAGAGAATTATCCGTTCTTCTCATATGTTAGATACGGAAATAAAAAAGAATTTACTGAGCATCTAGGTATAATTATAAATTCAGACCAAGTAATCACTTCGATGTACAACTTTGAGGCAATACCAACACCTGAATTAAGAAAGAAGTTCGTAGAATTAGGAGAACAATGGTGGTGGGAGTCTAATAGGCTTATGCCGATTAATTTATTTTTAGGCTCACAGATTGGCAAGTATAAGAATTGGATATTGAATATGAATTCAAAAGATGTTGAGGTAACATGGGGACCAGAGACTAGTCTATCAAATATTATACAGAAACGTATTAAGAGGCGTTCTGTTCAACTTGTTCGCAAAATAGATTAAGCTGAACCACAATACTTACTGCATATGCAATAGCATGTGCTTTTTTAAAATAGTAAGTACCATCTTCTGGCTTTTGCCAAACTAATTCAGAAATCTTAGACTTACTTTCATTAAGCAAGTGCCTTTTTGCAGGTCTAATGACCGCTAGAACTTCTGCCAGTTCCATTACACTTTGGGGTTTCATTACTTTCAAAACATCTATATGATTATGTACGTGTGCAAGATTTTTTACAATATCTTCGTGTTGTAATAAATCCCATAAAGGTTCTTTATCAATCAATGCATCAAGGTGTTTTTCATCACGGACACCTTCATATAAACTGTTATTAAGAAAATCTAGTTTAAAGTATCCACGTTCTTCTGCTTCTTTATATTCGATAGCAGATAAACCAGATATTGGATCATATGGAATAGGCTGTAGATATACACCACTATTATGCTTTGTCCAGTTATCGCCTTTTTTGATACTGGCTGTTATGTGTCGAAAATGTGTAAGGACTGTGTCACGGTCAATTACATCAATATCAATATCTGTTTCTACTTTATTCATAATTTTAGTATACACTATTTCCAGACCATTGTAAAGTATGCGGCATCAGTTTCACTTTTAAAATACAGTTTCCCTTGATAAGCAACATAATAATCTTCACAATGACTATTACACCAATCTACTAATTGAACTACATATCCAGCACCTGATACCAATAACTTTTCGTAATTAATATCATCATGGGATAAGCAAGTCCATTTTAAAAACTCATAGTTTTCAAAGTCACTATGAAATTGTCTTAAATCTTTTGCTTTGCCTTGCAATGCTCTAAGCCTATCTAAACGACTTTTGACATTGGCATGTCGCATTAGTTCAGGCGTATTAATTAGTTCACCATTTTTAGCCATAGGCTTTTCTCCAATATGTTGTGTAATTATATATTATTTTAGACTAATAGTCAATAGCTAATTATTTGTCATGTATATGACAGTTGGTACCACCATATTTAATACAGACTGTTTTGAAATCTTTGTCTTGTGTCTTTTCTAAATGATGTGCTAATTCGTGTATAATAATACCTACGTGAATTATTTGATTATCATCATAATGAATATGACCTTCTCCACTAGTATAGTAATAGTACGCAGGTGTCCATTCATTTTCCATTTCCACAATTTTAGTGTTTGGACAATCATCTATTCCCATAATAACGCACAAAGCTAACTGAACGGCTTTGATAGTTTCAAATAACATATTTTCTCCCTCATAAAAAATACTTACTTATAATCGTGATGGTCAGCATGGTTCCACCCCCACCATGCAAGGGGTTTTAGCAACTGTACATTTCTATGCACTCCGCCAATATGAGACAATGTATTTGTCAAACTGGCACTGTGAAAACTATACAGAACTCCTGGAGATAACGCAAAGAATAGCAATCTTAAATCTATAAGAGCAATCACTAATACGATTGCAATATGCAAATAATACCAATGTTTGTGAACCCATTTTTGAAATTTACTTCTGGCAAAATCAGCAAGAAGTCTAGGATTGATATTTTGTGGTTCCCAATCTAAAAAGTATACACGTTTCCATCCTATATGATGTGGCGAGTGTGGATCTTTTTCTGTGTCTGTAAATCTATGATGTTGTCTGTGTGAAGCACTGAATGATATTGGTGATCCTAATCCAGACGTTAATGACAGTAAAGTATAAAAATAACTTTTAAGATTGTCCTCGTATTTGCCATGAGCAAAATAATAATGAATAATATTATGTCCTACTACCCAAGCCCAAAACATTCCAAACAAAAATACTACGATAGCCCATGGCCATTGAAACCCATACATCGCAATGCCTACTGCTAACGATACATGATGTAATAATATAAATATTTGGCTTTTGTTCATATCAGTTTTTCTCTTACTTCTTCAAATGGCATATTTAAAATTCTTAATTTAAAAAGCATTCTATCTGTAGATGTTTGTTCTGGTACCATATGTTTCTTACTAACATTTATTAATGCATCTTTATAATAAAATGTACCATCTTCTTCAAATACTATCGGAGTTTCTTCTCCTCTGAGTATAAAGTTTATAGCACAAGATGTACCAACATCAACATGCATCTTAACATTAGTGCCTACTTTTTGCGTAAAAAAGTTAGCCTCAATATCATTAGTGTCTAATCTCTCTTTAAATATAGAAAGTATTCTAGTAGTCTCTGGCATCTTAGTTAACATATCAGCATCAGCATTCATACTTGATTGCCAAGTATCTTGTCGCATCCACCAATCTTTATCTTCCTTGTTAAGATAATCAGAAAACTTTCTACCTTTTGCATCATAGCTACCTAACTGAACACGTTTTAATGTAACACGATTGATTGGTACAAACTGACAATGATTGCTTTCTTCTATTAGCTTATCTTTGTCAATATCAAAATCTATATTATGTATAGAATTATTCACTAAAGTACTCCATCATTCGCTTACATGCATTATTATACGATACATCTTTTATTCTAAATTTAAGTAACATTCTTTTCATATCTTGTTGTTTAGGTACACCGTGAAAGACGTTACAGATGTTAAGTAATGCGTTATCGTAGTTGTATTTATGTATAGATCCATCGTCTTCTCTGAACATAATTGGTGTATCTCCACCATCTATAATTAAGTTTATTGCACATTGAAACCCCATATCAATATGCATTGGAAAGTCTGAGTTTTGCTCTTGTAATACAAAGAACGGTGTTATGTCTTTACTATCTAATATCTTAGCAAAATCATTAGTTAATCTTTTCATTTCTGGACAATCATCTTGATATTGATATTCATTGAATGCTCTTATTTTCAAAGTATCCATATTATCCCATTGCTCTTTATCTTTTAAATCATGATATGTAGGGAAAATATCTTCACCAGTTTCTCTGCCTGCATTAACTTTTTCTAATAAATCGGTATTAACATTATGCAAAGAAGTATCATTACTTTCTTGCATCAACTTGTGTTCTTTTCTGAGTTGGTCCTTGTCAATTCGATAATCGAATTTGTATAAATGCTTTAACATTGGCGCATTTCCCGGGACGATAAATAGATGTACATAAACATATTTATTAAGGTACAAAACTATATGCTTCATAAACTCTTTAATTATGAGATTACAGAACCAGAAGAAAATACGTTTGTAGATATATGTGCAGATATCACGCATAAATGCAACATGACTTGTAAGAACTGTTATATACCTAGCAGAGAACCACCTGATATGGACTTAGATAGATTTAAGGATTTCATGGATAGGCTTGGTGGTCGAGCATTTGTACGTATTATCGGTGCAGAACCTACAATGTCTCCTAACTGTGCAAATTTTATTCGTGCAGTATATGAGCATGGACGTACCAATGGTAGAAAGCATAGTTGTACTTTAGTAACAAATGGATTAAGATTATCACGTCCAAAATATTTAAATACTTTAATTGAAGCAGGATTACGTAGTGTAACTTTAAGTTTGAATGGAGTAGATAACGATGATTGGTATGAACAAATCGATGAACTACGTTGTGCAACTAAAAAACTAAAAGCACTTCGTAATATCGTAGATAGAAAAATGAATTTGAATACTGGTACTATTATTATTCCAGAGATTAATTATGAAGCACCAGCAAGATTAAAAGAACTTATAGAGAAAGAAAAGATAAACAACGTAATGATGAGAATTAAAAACGTTGGACAATTAGGTAGATATCAGAAAGACAAAGACGGTAACATTAAATTAGAAGGGCTAGTAAAACTATGTGCAGACCAATTTAATGTCTCTGAGGACTATATTTGGAGCTTTCACGGTGTACCTTACTACAATAAGTTTAGCGAAAAGAACACTATTTTATTCCCACTGAAGGAAGGAAATAAACTTCTAAATAGAGGAAGATGGGTAAAAATTACTAATTGGGATACTGACAATGAAGGTGGTATTCCAGACCCAGGTAGCAAAAGAAGAGGACGTATTACACAAGACTTCAAACTTGCACCATTTTACGAACACACAAAAGAGAATGAAGGCGGCTATTAAAATGAGCAGAACACTAAAGGCACTAAAAGAAATTACACTTGACAGGGCAGAGGTTGAACTAACTGATGAGTTTATCGAATCAGGTCAACCATTTAAAGACATTGGCGTTGATTCGTTAGATAGTATTGAAATTCTAGTTACACTAGAAGACGAGTTAGATATCGAATTAGACAACCAAAGACTAGACGAAATTAAAAACGTTAAAGATTTAGTGGAGTATCTAGCGGAGTATGATTAATGAAAATTAAACTACTCGATTTAGATATAGACCTAAACGATGAACTTGATTTATACTTTTTACACGAAAAACTAGTATATGAAAAATATATAGAGTTACGTAATATAAAAAGTAGCGATATCTACACTAAGATTTATAAAAAAGATGTAGTAGATACTTACACCCAAAAAGCAAGAACAGGTAGTTGGGATATTCATTCCGACATGGTATATCAATATGATACTGATAAGTTTGAAAATGTCAGTGAAGATTATACTATGTGTTGGAAGAAAACTGACAAAGATTTTGATAAACTAATAATTCACTTTACAAGTTATGCAGGACATGAAGGTAGATTGACAAGTCCACTAACAAACGTAAGTGAGAAAATTGTAAACTTAGATACTGACTTGTTGATTGTAAATGAAGACCCATTACGATATCCTGAGTCTTTATATCCTAGTGCAATGGTATTAGGTGTAAGTAAAAAGAACGATACACAAGAAAAGATGTGTAATCAGATAAGAGAATATGTTAAGAAAAAATACAAGCACGTAATAATATACGCAGACTCTAAACATGCCGGTAGTGCATTAAGTGTCGCATATCATCTAAGTGATATAGTAACAAACGTATTAACTACAGCCGGTCAAGCAACATATTCTTGGGAACATTCTCCTTGGATTAAATCTTATTTCAAATGGTTTAATAGACCATCACACCTTGAAGAACAAAAGCTAGATATGATTAATGTTGCAATTATGCATATGGTAAAATGTTGGGGATTTAAAAAGTTAAATATTGATAATAAGATATTAGACCCATACAGATACTTAGATGCATATCCTAATATCAAAGTAGACTATCTATATGGTAAGTATGATACTGAGTATGTTGGATTTGCTGATTATGTTAAGCAGTTTAAGTTTGATAATTTAAATGTACAAGAAATAGACTATAAGATTTCAGATTTTCAAACACACAATATAAGACCTTACGTAGATAGAAAATTACTTTCTAACTACATTAACGATTTAACATAGTCTTTCATTTCTTTAATTATTTCTGGATTACTATATTCTGTCTTTTTTAAAAGACGTTGAGTATGCCAATTTAGTAACTCCATCTTTTCCATGTTATACATATCTTGGTAATAAAGAAAACGTTCTCTATCAACATCGCCAAACTGTACTATATCTTTTGGTGAAATATCATCTACATCATGTAGCATGAAACGTTTTTCATCGGGTATTATTTTTAGAGCAAGTGCTTGTTTGTCTGCATGTAGTTTAAATAATTCTAAAAAATTTTCCATATTATTTTCTGTATGCATCTTACTTGTATAATACTCATTACATGCAACTTTGAATATAGATTCAAACTCTAAAGGCACTGCCAAAAACAGTGTGTTTGTTTTAGTAAAATCATTTACAAGTGTTCTATAATGTTCTTTGCTATTTGGTTGTCTGTTCTGTACAAGTCTTGGGTGTGTATTGAATAAGACTTTAGTTGGTTTCATTTCGTCAAAGTGAGGGCGAAAATCTTCTATCATACGTGAAAGCATAAACTCATTATACTTTTCTACAAACTCATATCCACCACCTCTTAAACTTAGCGAATATCTATTTCTTTTTACTAAAGCATAATCAACAGACCAATATCTCCATTGGTCTTTTAACTCATAATCATCATAAAACCCTTTTACTGAATATGATATAAGACCTGATATATAGTCTCCATATGTTCCAGCAAAGTATTCTAGCAAGTAAGTTTTTTGTGGTAATACGTCTATTTTTCCCACGGAAATGTTACCCAATTTTCGTCTTCTGAATATAATTCTTCATAGTAGTAATCAGTATCAACAATAGAATTTGGATCCATAATAAGTGAAGCAAACTTAACATTATTGTGCCAAACACTTTCCCAAGTTAATGTATCATTGGGTAAGCAACCTTCTTTCCAATCATTCATAAGCCATGCAAGAGCATCACCGCCACGATTAATATCATCAATAACTAATATATTTTTTTGTTTATCTTTGTAACCAAAGGCATCTTCTGCCATCCAACAATTACTTTCTGTATTTTCTTCAAGTCCTTCTGTACCAAGTTGTATTGAAAGTGTATGCATTGGAATATTAGTCATATGAGATAACATAACTGCTGGTATTAATCCACCTCTAGTTATACCAACAATATAATCCGGTCTCCATTCACTTTGATACATTTGCATTGCTATATGTTGAATAGCTTTATCTACTTTAATCCAATCATAATCAATGGTTTTCATCATCGTCCTCCGGTCCAGGAGAATTTAGAAATGCATCTGCAATTTTATATTGTTCATATATATCTGCAAGTACTTTATATTTTTCTAAAGTTTTTTCATCAGGCTTTTCTAAAACTTTTAATCTTTTTGAAATGCTATCTACTTGTTCAATTACTTCGCTCATTTTTCTTTCTTCGCCATTGACTGTCACATGTAAATCTGGTTCTACATCTTCAAACTGATATCCACTTCCACCTAATGTCAAAGTAGAAGGCGATGTTGTATATGTGTAATCACCTGCCACAGACAATGTGTCATGCATAGTAGTTGTTATAGTAGTTGAGTTAGAAACATCTAAATCTAAACTATCACCCATATCTAATGTTAAGTGGTTGTCTTCTTCTTTTTTCCAAGTTTGTATTTCGTTATATTCTTCTAATAATTCTTTTTCAGTTTCTCCAAACTTTCTTCTAGTCACAGTTTTTCCTCCATCTGGGCTTTCATAGATATATTTTTCTTTACTTGTCATTTTTGTCCTCTTTAACTTTTTTAAGAGACCAACTTTTGTCAGGATTTTCAATCCATTCCAACTCATCATCGTCACTCCAACCTAGACTTCTAATAACGTCTTGTGGTAGAACAAAATAACATTCCTTTGTATCAGGATCTTCCTGTATTTCTACTATCCTTGAAGTCGCTTTTGTTACCTTTTTAGTTGCCATATTATCTCCGTAAAAATCTTTTAGCCGCATCGATAGGATTTCTTAATCCTTCGTATGTGTTGTCAATGAACTCTATATGTTTACTTAGCTTTGCATTTAGTTCATCTAAACTTTTTTGTAATTTATCTACCTTTTTTTCTACTTGTTCAATTCTTTTTGTAATGTCTTCACTCATTTTAAATACCTGCTTTCTCTAGAATCTCTTTTACAAAAATAACATCGTCTTTTCTGACCTCAAACTTTCTTGTCCAGAAAGTAGGCTCAAGATATTCATTAATCAAATTTAACTCATGGTCATTGAAACTATTTAAAAGTTCAGTACCAGACATAGAATTAAAAATAATCCAAGGGCTAATGCGTCCGGATTTGATCCAGTGTATAGCACGTGGCTTACTAATCTCCCTAAAGAATACATTAAACGGTCTATCATTTTCCATTCCCCATTGTTGCATCAATAAGATGCCTCTTTCAACTGCACGTTCGGCTGTCTCTTTTTTATTTAGTTCTCTGATATAAGTTTCATAAACAGTATCAGAACACCATTTATCCAGCTTTACGCCGCTTGTTATAACAAAATCTATAAACTTTTCTGGGTCTATAGCATTTACTTCTATAATATATTTACCAAACTTTGTAAATGCAGTATAATAATTGCTTTTAGAAAAGTCTTCGTATGTTCTTTGTTTTGTGCCTCTTTGAGATATTTCATAAAAACGATTATATGCAAGAAATCCTAATCTTACATATTTTGAATCTTTGTTTGTAAATCTTCTTTTCTGTTCGCACATATGGGCAATAAGAGTCTTTTCTCTCTTAAAACTTTTTCCACAAAATTTACATTCAAACATAGACTTCTCTTTCTGGCGGACCCGAGAGGATTCGAACCTCTGACCTCCTGTTTCGTAGACAGGCGTTCTATCCAGCTGAACTACGGGTCCGTTTATCTCAACCACTAAACATCTTTAACGCCTACGTATTTTCCATTTTCTACACCTACATAGGTAGATGAAGAAAACATATTAACACCTGTCTTAACTTCATTTAAAAGTTCTTCTACTCTATCCTCTAATACGCCGATAGTAGTATGTATGTGACCAGTGTCATGTGGTTGAATTCTTAATTTTTGTACCTCGATTTCACTTACGAGTATTTTAATTGTTGTTACTAGTTCGTCATTTGTCATTTCTTTTTCCTTTTTTTCGTTTTACCAAAAATTTCATCAAACTCTTTATCAGTCATTCCAGTATCTCTTGCCATTTGTTTTATATCATCATCAGAATTCAACTGTCTAAACAATTCAATTTCATCACCTTTCATGTGAGGATATGTTTGTGATATAAACTGAGATATTGTATCTGTCTTGATACGTGAGTTTGGCGGTTTTATATACTCATGGAATTGATTTTTTCCTGTAGATGTTAAGCAAAATAACTTCCACATCAAGTCTTCATGCTTATATAAATCTTTATAATACTTGTTTACAAATTCGTTTGTATTCAACAGAACTTCATCTTTATCTTTACCTTTGGCACTACTTGCATATCTGAGAAATAACCAACTTGAAAATTGTTTCTTTTTCTCATCATCAAGATTCGAATACCAATTAAAATCACGGCGATCCATTGCACCGAGAATTTCTTTTAATGGTATTTTTTCTGCCATTGTTTACTCCTTAAAAAAAGTCATAACTGTTTAATACGTCTGGTATTCTATTCAAGTCTTTTACAAAATATGCACACTTTGGTTTTGGTCCATGCTCTAATGGTATAACTAATATATGACCATATTTGAGTTTTGGAAAAAACCATTTTACATCTGCAAATACATTGTTTACTTTTATGTCTTCCCATCCCATTGTAAAGCCTGCGAGAGGATTTGTCAAGATAGTTTGAAAAGGTCTTTCATTAATACTTGTTAATGGAATAAATTCTAGTTGTCCCATATCTGGATCCCCAATAAGAATATTCCAATCGATTGGCATTTCTATTGTCCAAGGACCTATACTTAAGTTAATACTAGGTGCGTTAAATGTTTCAATGAATACTAACGGTATAAAAAAGAAATCTGGTTCATTCTTATCCGTTACATCCATTACACAATATCTTATGTCTTCAATCTCGTTTTCTGGAAGAGAATTCATTTCATAACATATGTTTTCTGGTGTTAAAATTTTCATTAGTAATTTACCTTATCTATTGTAAAAGGATACTGAGCATCCTTATAATATTTTTTACGTTCTGTTAAATGGCGTCTACTAAATTTACATCTGCTAGTTACATCCCAAACATTAACAAAATCTTTATCTTTTGCAATACGTACACCTCGTCCTATTGATTGTATTACTCTTACAAAACTTTTGCCTGGCTCAAGCAAAACCAGATTAAATATTCTTGGAATATTAATTCCCACTGCGGCGACACCGTAAGTCGCAATAGTTATTGAGTTAGTTGCTTGATTTATTTCATCGTATGCATCTTTTCTATCAACTACTTTCATTGATCCCTGAACGAATTCAGAACCGTCTAATAGTTCCTGTAACATATTTCCGTTACTAATTCTACCAGTTAGAACCAATGTGTTACCTGATTTAGCTATATCTCTAATCATATTTGACACATACTGCATACGTTTTTTATCTTCTAATAAAAACTTTAGTTCACTCTGATAATCCCCATATTCTGCCGTTTCTGCCGTCTGTACAATATTGACATGACATTTAGCAAGTACTCCTTGGTCTTGTAATTCTTTAGCCGCAAGTTTATGAATAACTTCTCCTAAAGAACTTCTTAATGAAGCTGATTCCCAATCACTCTTTGGTATCGTTCCCGTTAGTCCCCAACGAATTGGCATATTAGCAAAAACACCTGTAAGTAAATCTTTCAATACATCTGCCTTTGCCTGATGAACCTCATCAACCATAACACAGATTACGTCTTCAATAAAATCTTGTATATTAGCCTCTCCGGCTTTACTTCTTTTTAATAATGAATTCAAACTTTGCCAAGTACAGATTGTATGTGTTTTACCGATATCTTTTTTATCACCAAAATATACACCTACATCTAATCCACAGTTTTCATAATCTTCAAATGTCTGCCTAACTAAATCTTTATTTGGCACAATAACTATACTACGTCCATATTGTTCTACTAGACTAGATAAAGTAGCAGTTATTATCGTCTTTCCTGCGCCTGTGGCGACCTCTTGTAAGCATTGAGGGTGTTCTATGAACTTATTGACTATATCTACCTGATAGTCTCTTAAACGTATGTTTTGGCCCTCTTGTATGTGTCCAGCTGGCCATACTGCATCACCCCAATAATCTTCCTTAACTTGAGTAAACTCTAGGTTGTGTAACTGGCGGTCATCATCAATCTTTACTTCATATCCTTCTTCCATAATTACAGGCAAGATATCATCAAGTAAATTTAAAAATGTACGACCACCAACATCACAGAATCTAACTGTACCATCCCAACGACCAAGTTTATAAGCTGGCATATGATAAGCATGTGGTAAAAAGAATTTGAGTTTATTAGAACACTTTCTACGTGTACCAGGATCCAAACCTTCCAACTTAATGTTTACTTCGTCCTTAATTTTGATGATACATTCTTTCATTTATTAATCCATATAATCTGAATACATATAGTTTAGATATGCATGACCGTCTTCCGTTAATCTGTCAGGAGTCCAAGCAGGGTTAAACGTTACTTCTACTTGACAATCTATTACATCCTCTACTGTTAACGCCGCTCCTTTTACATCATTTACTATCATGTCCGCGGCAGGACAAAAAGCACTGGTTAGAGACATTAATATATTACAATACTTTTTAGTATCAGGCATTTCTCCAACGTTTACTTCGTAAATTAATCCAAGATTATAAACATCACAATCCATTTCAGGGTCGTGAACGCCTTTAAGATTCTCTATAATCTTTTGTTTTGTTTCTTCTATATTCATGATGTTTAAATTATAGCATGTTTCGAAAGAAAATGCAATAGTAGATATAAAAAAAGACGGTATTAGGCGAGTGAGAGAAACCTAATACCGTCCCGGTTTTAACTAAGATGGCTCTTAGTTAACTGTTAAGCCGCTGACCTCTTCATACAAGTTGACTCGGCTAAACTCTTCCATCTATCTCCTGACTTAGACATATTTCTAAGGTCTGCAATTTTCTGAGCCATTCTCAAAGAAACTTCTCTCAGTTTCTTTTGATTCTCAACCATGAAATCGATAATCTCAACTTCTTGATCCTTAGTAAGACCTTTAGTATCAAATAAACCACCGTCTCTAGCAATCTGTTTGATTCTCAAAATCTTATCTCTTGCAGTGTCCATAGTCAAATCAAGATAGTGACACCTTGAAAGAATTGCTTCCAAGTGGTCTTTGATTTTGTTACCTTTAACTTTATCAAATTTCAAGTTAGTGATAAAGATAACTGAACCTTTGAATTCGAAAGTATCAGGAACACCTTCCCTTCTTAAGAAATGCGAGTCAGAGTTCCAAGAAATCTTCCTCTTCTTACCACTATCAAGAGCGGCCTTAAGAATGTTTAGTGCATCCTCATTAAAAAGAATACTATCACAATCGTCTAGTACTACGATACTCTTTGGATCAGAGTATTTGTAAAGTGTAGAGTAAAGACCAATCGCAGACATTGTACCTTTTACAAAAGTATGTCTAAGAGGCTTATCAGCCATCATATCAAAGATTGAATCTTTCTCAAGTACTTGCTCAACACCATATGTTTTACCAACACCTGGAGGGCCTGAAACTACCATACCTCTAACAACACCATCGATTGTTGCCTCGGTCATTTCATCAAGAATTGCAAACCTTTCTGCAATCCTATTCATTGCATCATCATCAGACTCGTTGATTGATTCAACAGTACCTTCAGAAACTTTTACATTTTCTGGGTTAACTTTAACTCTAATTTTAGAACTTTTAAACTTAGTGTCCTCAGCATTAACAGTAATAAACCAACTACCGTCTTTAGCTTGTTTAAGTTCCTGCACTACGGGAAACGCACCTTCTACAGATTGATTTCTGTATGTGCCTTTTTCAATTTGTGCTACTATGTTCTCACTCATATGTTCACTCCTTTGTGTGTTAATTTTCATTATGTATATACTATAACACGATTCGCTATATTGTCAAGTTTTGGACAACATTATTATTTGTTGATTTTTGTGCGGTTTTTCTACCTGCGGTTTGTCCATCACCAGATTTCCAAGTTTTATAGTTATGACAACAAGCACATAAAGTCTGAAAATTAGACCCATCTAATGGTTCATTATATGGATGGCCGTCTATATGGTCAACTTGTAACATTGGTTGTGGGAAGCCATAATCTACTAACCACTTTGTTCCCTTAGGAAGGGGCGGGTCGTAATGTATATAAGTTGTACAATTAAACCCAATAGGACTTCTATCTGATAACATTCCTTTACCATTTATATTATCACATGCAGGTTTTCTCCACGTTAAATGAAATGGGACTCCTCCGTGTTTTTCGCAGTATTGAGAAAACTTTAAATTACCATGATGGTCTGTTCCTAATAGTGTTACTTTTTTCCTACAGTTTTTTATACAACAAGTAGGATATTGACTTTTAGATAAATTAGCTGATAAATTTTGAAAATTCTTTCTACGTATCGTATGACACTTACCACAATATTTACGCCAGACTGGCTTAGCCGCTGATGCAGTATTGTGTGCCAAATTATCACAACCCTCTGTTAAACAAAACGGGCGTGGAACCGAATACGTATCTCCTTTACATGCAGGCATCATAATCTCCGTTCTATTTCTTCCAATTGTTTAAGATGCTTGTTGTGATTATCACGTATCACTACGTAATCTTTCCAACTTGCATAATTATGACTATCAGGTCCATGCATATTGTTACGCATACTTGCACTGGAACTTGCTAGTCCCTCACCGAAAGGCCACCATTCTAAAATCTCTTTAGTGTCTTCCTTGTATACCAAATATACCGGAATATTTTTAGAGACAGCCTCTTCTAAAGTTTGGTTCTTCAAATTCATTTCTTCTTTTCCACTTCTTGTTCGATAACATATGTTACTTTATCGATTTTACCACTAGCAAAATATGATAGAGCATCTTTCCAGTCGGAACAATATGCTACAACTTCACCAGTCTCTTTCACCTTTACTATGTACATTGAAATTATGCCGCCTTTTGAATATAAGGTTTGTCCCATTTACCAACATTGATGCTTACATAAAATGCAGTATCAAAGTAGTCAATCATGGCATCTGAGTTATCGTAGTATGCTCTACCGCCTTCAGCTTTAGCAGGAGCAGTATGACAAATTTCTTTTATATCGTCAAACAACGATGCAAACTTGCCATAAAAATGTGTGTGATAATGATTGATTTGAGAGTATCCATCAAACTTATGAACCCGACCTGAATACTTATCAGTGTGATCCATGTCTCCATCATTATAGAAGTCCATTACACCTTCCATAATTGCAACACGAATACCTGTATAATGGTCACGTGTTACTGAGAATTTAATATTCTTACCGAACTTTTCTTTTAATGCTTTTCTTACTTCTTTAACTTCGTTAGTTGATATATAAGCCATAATGTTTAGTCCCTCTCTTTTGATTATGTATATATAATAACACGAATCACTATAATGTCAAGTTTTTCGCCATTTTTAGTCTTTATTTTTCGGTATTTTCGCCCATCTATCGATTTTTGTGCCTTTTCTGTTAGTATATTCTACTCTTAAATGAGTAAGGCCATCGGGCGCCTTAATTGATTTGAATAGTTTTTTAAGTCCTAAACCTTCTTTTTCTTCTGTAAATTCTTTATCATCAGTGAATTTCACTTTGATTTTTCTCGTCATAAATCATCTTTGGTTGATTGTTTTGCCCTGGCCAGATGCATTCACACTCATCAAGTGATTGACCACAAATGTGACAATCGGGCCAATCTGGTGCTTCTTCATCAGGCCAGGGCATTATGTTATGTTTTACCCAAACACTTTTTCGTCTGCTAGGGCTCTGTAACCAGCGGCTACAACCCTTCTTAGTGGAGCGCCGAGTCTGTACACAGTTTTACCGTGTTTGCTTTTGTTAGCATATACGGCGTAACCTTTCATTCTCAAAGCACTGATAGTTGCTCTCGGATTAGCAACACCATATCTATTTTTGATAGTTGCTTCCGTCAATGCCTCTCCGTCTTTTAGTGCATTGATTATTCTGTCTTGTTTTGATGTTTTCATCGTTTCTCCTTTTTCTAATTTAGAAAAAGATTTTTTTGTACTTGTACCGTTTAACCAATTAAACATAAGTACCTCCTTTTCTTAGGATATAGAATATCATAAGTTGCATAGTATGTCAAGGAAAAAATATATATTAAAAAGCCGCAGAAATATTGGACTTTTTAAGCAGTGGCGTCAGGTAAAGTTACGTTTCTTCTTTTATTTAACGCAAAAAAGACATGATTTTCTTTTTCATCACCAGAAGATAGTTCATATGAGTCGTATTGTACTACTTCAAAACCTGCACGAATCATAAACAATCTATAATTATCCGGATGCAATGTAGCATAATATTTGTGTTGATTCGCTGAATGTGGTACTTCTATGTAAGCCCAACCATTGATTTTCATCATTCTATTGAGTTCTAACATAGTATAAAAAGGCATGTGAGAAAACTGTAATGATTGTCGCATCCATACAATATGAAAATAGTTGTTCATTACTTGATTAAAGTTATAATCCATAAGATGCACTTTTAAGTCTTTTGCTTTACATTTATCCCATTCTTCTTTTTCAATAGTAATTCCCTGAACGTTGGTATATCCCAACTCGGAAAATTTTTCCATAGCATAGCCTTCGTTACAGCCAATATCAAGTATATTGATATCTTTCTTATCTGGATATGAAGCCTGTACAAATGGTGGTAATTGTCTATCTATTAGTTTTCTATCTAGTTCAGTTTCTGGTAATCTTGCTACTTCATTAGACATAGCAAATTTGAAATTATTAAGTCTAATCCATTCTTCTGTGAATTCAGTCATTTAGTCCTCTTTGTTAATAAACATTTCCACTACAGGGTGATTGTTTATAAATCTCATTGTCACTTCATAACTCTGACAGTTATCGTTTTCAACATTATGATTGCCGATATCCATCATTATCTTTTGTAGTTTTAAGATAACGTTTTGTTCTACAACCTTTGGTATTAAGCAATAATGAGCATCAGTTTTCGGTGTTATCGCTACATGGTCTTCTACATCGTATACAATATCACCTATTGCATTTGTGTCAATCATAGAGTCATTCCGCCAAATGTCTCTTTATCAACGTCTTGTTTTACACCACCAATAACATAAGATGAAATCTCTGTCTCTTGAGGTGCAACTTGTACATCAGCACCAGCAATCCATTTTTGTGTCCACGGTAATGGGTTAGCTTGTGATGTTTTGTATGGGCATTTTAGTCCAACTGCGGTCATACGTTTACAACAAATCCACTCAATATAATCTTCAAGTAGTTTTGCGTTTAGACCAATCATCGAACCATCTTTAAATAGATACTCAGCCCATTGTTTTTCTTGTTCTACTGCATCTACAAACATCTTAATACATTCTTCTTCTGTTTCTTTTGCAATCTTTATGTAATCTGGATCGTCTTTTGGTAGAAGTTTTAGTAGAGTTTGTGTACTTGCTAAGTGTAAGTTTTCGTCACGTGCAATAAGTTTAATAATCTTTGCATTGCCTTCCATTCTTTTTAGTTCAGCAAACGCCCAACTACAAGCAAATGAAACATAGAAACGAACACCTTCTAAAATGTTTACACTCATAAGAGTTTTGTATAGAGATTTTTTAATTTCGTATTTACTGATTGCTACTTTTTTACCATTTACTGTATGAGTGCCTTCACCTAGTAAATTATAGTAACCTGTCATTTCAATTAATTCATCATAGTTTTTAGAAATATCATCTGCACAATCCATAATCTCATTGATGTCCATCATTTCATCAAAGATTTTTGATGGGTCAGAATACACATTTCTAATAATATGTGTGTAAGAACGTGAGTGAATTGTTTCTGAAAATGTCCAAGTTTGAATCCATGCTTCTAGTTCTGGAATAGATACAATCGGACAGAATGCCTCGACTGGTGCACGACCTTGTACAGAATCTAAAAGAATTTGTCTCTTTAGATTACTTGTAAAAATATGTTGTTCGTGGGCTGTTAAATTTTTAAAGTCATTCGCATCCTTAAGAACGTCCACTTCTTCTGGTCTCCAAAAGAAACCTAACTGTTTGTCTGTTAACTTATCAAACTGTTTATACTTTAGCATATCATAACGTTGAATTGCTACCCCACCCGATGGGTCTAAAAATGCTAAGGCTTTCGTATGGTCTGCCCTATTGTCGGAATTGAATACTGACATTTTATTTCTCTCTTTCTTATCTTTCTTATTCTGTTTCTTTGTCATTTGATTCTAACATAATCAATTAAATCTTCGTTTATTAATTCTCTTTGATAAGATGCAGTTACACAATTATCTATTGTATTTACCCTTTTTGTAATAAAATCTAAAGCCGATGGTTCGTCTATATTTGACATTTTGTCTGTTATTTCTAAAATAAAGTGATTGTTTACTTCATCACATATTCTATTTAAAACGTACTCAAATAATCCATTACTACTTAAGGTTGTAGATGTATCTTTACCACTAATCCAACTAGATATATGAATAAGCATTGCATTTTTATTCATACGTTCAATTAGTTTATCTAAAAATTCATCATAGTCTTTGTGTTCCCTATCTCCTTTAATTTTAAGGTCAACGTATCTAAAGTCTTCCTTACTATCCATAAACATATTACATATGTTCTGGTCGTGTTTATGTTGTCTACATGTTTTAGACCACACAAAATTAGGTATTGCAGGATTATAATCTGGTCTGACACAGACCCATCCCACTTTTTCCTCGTCACTCTTAAAAAATGAATAATATTCTGCGATAGTTCCCTTAGCTAATACAGAGTTTATATCTCTCATTAGATAGCACAACTATCACAATATTCTTCATATTCTAAATCACTATCAAATTCATCCCTTGATTTTAATTCTTCTGGAATGTCTTTGCTCACATCGATTTCACCTTGTCCATCGAATGTGTTAAAATAGTAAAGTTGCTTTCCACCATATTTGTAAAACATAATAAGATGTTGCAACATAATACTCATAGGAATCTTTTCATCTTCAAAGAATATTGGATTATAGCTTGTATTGACAGATATACCTTGGTCGATATATTTCTGTAATACTGCCATAATTTTTAGATATCCTTCAGGAGATTCTTGTTCCCATAGTAACTCATATTTATTCTTTAACTTGTGAATACCGGGTACAACTTGCTTTAAAACGCCATGTTTTGATTGCTTGATACTGACCATACTTCTTGGTGGTTCAATACCATTAGTTGAATTCGATATTTGTGCAGATGTCTCTGCTGGCATAAGAGCCATTAATGTAGAATTACGAATACCATGTTCTTTTAAATCTTTTCTTAGTGAAGTCCAATCTTGGGTATATTTTCTTTTAACTAATTCATCAACCTCAGGTTTATATGTATCTATTGGTAAAAGTCCGTTACCATACTTTGTCTCGTTAGATAATGGACATGCACCTTTTTCTTGTGCTAAGATATTTGATGATTTAATAAGATAATATGACCAAGCCTCTGCCCATTCATCTATTAGTTTTAAATCTGGATTTGAATAGTTTGTATCATTCTTAGCTAACCAATATGCAAAGTTAATAATACCAACACCAAGAGGTCTTCTATTGTTAGTTGAAATTTCAGCCGCAAGTACAGGATATCTCTGATAATCTAATAGAGCATCTAATCCACGTACTGCTAATTCACAAGGCTTAGCAAATTCTTCTGGTGTTCTAATAGTACCCCAATTAATAGCACTAAGAGTACAAAGAGCAATCTCACCTTCTTCATCATGCATATGTTTCAAAGGTTTAGTAGGTAAATTAATTTCACAACATAAGTTAGATTGTTTGATTGGTGCTTTCTCTGTTACAAATGAACTATGGTCATTTGCATGGTCAACGTTCATCAAATAGATACGACCTGTATTCTTTCTTTCATTCATAAATGAAGAAAATAACTCAGTTGCAGGAATAGATTTTTTACGTAATCTTGTATTACGTTCTGCTTTTTCGTATAGTTCTCTAAACTTATCTTGGTCATTGAAGAATGCTTCGTATAAACCAGGAACATCACTAGGTGAAAATAATGAAACGTTTCCACCTGTCATTAGACGTTCATACATTAGTTTATTAAATTGCACACCATAATCCATATGACGTACTCTGTTATCGTCTGTGCCTTTGTTATTTTTTAAAACAAGTAAGTCTTCTACTTCGTAATGCCAAATAGGATAATACAAAGTAGCCGCTCCACCACGTACACCACCTTGTGAACATGATTTTACACTTGCTTGAAATAGTTTATAAAAAGGAATAACACCTGTATGACTTGCATCACCATTACGTATCGGTGAATTGATAGCACGTATGCTACCTGCACCAATACCAATTCCTGCTTTTTGAGAAACATACTTAACTACTGAACTTGAGGTAGCATTTATAGAATCAAGTGAGTCGTCTGTCTCAATCAAAACACAGGATGAAAACTGTCTTTGTGGTGTTCTTACGCCAGCCATGACAGGTGTAGGTAGAGATATATCAAAACTACTAATAGCATCATAGTACTCTTTGACATATTTCAATCTTGTTTCCTTAGGATAATTACCAAATAATGAAGCGGCAATTAAAACATATGCAACTTGTGGCGTTTCAAAATGCTTACCAGTTACACGATTTTGTACTAAATATTTTCCACGAAATTGTTCCATACCAACATATGCAATATTAAAATCTCTATCATGTTTGATAAAACTATTAATTTCATCCCATTCTTTTTTTGAGTAATCCCTAAGTAATGCCGGATCATAAAAACCATTTTTAGTATTAAGTTTGATAATATCTCTAATATGCCATGGGTCGAAACTGTTATATACCATTTTTCTCAAATGATAATTCACTAGATTGCCTGCAACCCATTGATAATTTGGTGTTTCTTCTGAAATTAAGTCTGCGGCCGCTTTAATTAAAGTCTCTTGTACTTCTTCACTTTTTATGCCATCATAAAATTGAATATGTGATTTTAATTCTACTTCACTTGCACTAACCGCCGCAATGTCTTCACATGCAAACATCACAACTTTGTGCATTTTTTCCAGGTCTAGCGGCTCTGGAGTGCCGTCTCTTTTAATTACTTGTATTTCGCTCATATCTGTCTCTCTTGCTGGTAATGTATTTACACATTCCCACTGTTCATTAATGTCTGTTGTTTATTTCTGCATCTTCCATTCCTGCTACTCGTAATTTGATAATATTAGTTAGTTGAAAGTGTTTAATTTCAAAACCTTTAGTTATCCCCAAATATTGATTGCGTGTATATGCAACTTGATTGATTAATTCGCTTATTGCTACAACCTCAGTTTCACCATCTGCATACTTTTCTGCATCACGTGAACTAAGTGCTTTATTGTAGTTTTCTAAGTATTTTCTTAGATACTCACTACGTTTCTTTCTAAGTTGTATATTTAAGTGTTCTAGGATAGCCTCTAGTTCTTGTAACTGTGCAAAACGCAATTCTACATATGACGGCAAATGTGTAGCATTCTTTTCTACATTACCATATATTTTAACTTCTTTTCTTGCTTCTGCGACTTCATTGGTAAAATAGTCAACGGCTTCTGGAATTTTACTCCAATCCTTAACTACCTTATTATACCAATTTTCCATTACCAATCTTCCTCTTCGTCTTCCCATTCATCAAAATACCTGTCTACCGCCGTCTCAAGTATTTTGTCACCATCTGCAAATTCATCTATCTCATGTTGTTCGATACCACTATCATCACATACTTTAATAAATGTTTCTGCCGCTTCTAATTTGTCTTTCGCCGGAATAAAGCCTTTAACTTTGTCCCATAACTCAAATACTGTTTCTAATTCAACTGCCGCCATTAGACCTAAGCCTCAAAGATGGCTGAATTAGCACCATGTTCCGCACATTCGGCTTTCACACAGTAACAACGATTGTCTGACATATCTCTGACAAGTTTATCAGCGAAACGCCATGCGTGTTCTGAGAATTTTTCGACCCCCACACCATCTAGTTGTACAATACTTGCGAGACCTTGTTTCTCTAACAATAGTAAATCATTCTTCTTAGGATCATTTACATCAATTACAACTTTGTGGTCAAACGTATCTTCAAGCCATGCTTTCAGAGGTTTAAGTCCACCGAAATCAACTACCCAATTACGTTCATCTAATTCATCACAACCAAATGTGAATTTAAAAGATAAACTATATCCGTGTAGCAATTTACAATGTGAGTGTGCGTTAGGCTGTCTAAACACTGCACTTAGTCCAATGTTATGCCCATAGCACTTGGTCGAAAAATATTTAGCCATTATGCTTCCTCATTTACTTCTAAGTTATTATCTTCTGGAACTTCAAGTTCATGTGATTCATCATCAAAATTCCTATCATTCCATTCATTCATTACTACTTCAAGTTTTTCATTTGTCCAATTCTTTCTGAATTCTGACATAATCTCACCTGACTTAGTTGTGTAAGCCAACTTATTGCCTGACTTAACTAAGATTCCTTTTGCTTCAAAGAAATCTACTAAACCACTATAAGGACTCATTCCTGTTTCATAAGGAATTTCTACCTGTACACCTTCAAATGGTTTTGCATATCTTGTTTTCATCACTTTACATGCCGCTCTAATGCCATGTACTTGTGATGTTTTGTTACCATCTGCATCTACTTTTAGTTTTAGTTTCTTCATTGCTACAACAATACTTGAAGCATAAATGAAACCTTGACCACCTGAAATCTTATCATCAGGGTCAAACATATCTTGTGATGCATATGTATGATTTGTTGCTACTAGACCAACATTATAATCACCAAACATATTAACTGAGTTACGTACTAATGATGCAAGTGCTTTAGGTTTACGACCCATGTCACCTTTCATATCACCTTTTTGAAACTGGTCAACATCTGTTGGTGTTAACATCATTCCTAAACTATCAATAACAAATAACACTTTAGGACGTTCTTCTTCGTCTTTATCGGCATATTCTGCCTTATAATCTTTCATAAAGTCATTAATAATTTTAGCAACATCGTCAATCATTGCTACGTTTAGTTTTAATAATTTATCTTCACTTGTGTCTACTTGCAATGCATGTAGCCATTTCTCATCTAGTGCATTTTCACTATCGATAAGAACTACAAAGATACCTTGGTCTTGTGCGTTTTTAACAACATTACCTGCGGCGATATATGATTTACCTGCACCACTTTCACCTGCTAGTACTGTTACTTTTCCTAATGGAATACCTTTATAAAAGTCTCCACTGATTAACTTGTTTAGACAGTAGTTACCTGTTGAAATCCAAGTATCAGGATCACGAAAACCAGCACTTACGCCTGGTACCGCTTTTGTAATACTTTTTCTGAATTTACTTACGTCAAATGCTCTTGCCATATTCTTCTCCGTTTGATATTATGAGGGAGACCTAAGCCTCCCTCGTTTGTTAACAATTAGTCAGCCTTACGACTTCTAATCATTTTCAGGATATCAGCGGCGTCAGTTCCCTGACCACCACTTGCTGGTGCACTCGCCTCTGCCATTGCTGGTTGAGGAGTTGCTACTGCCTTTGGAGCAGGAGCCGGTGTTTCAGCTGGAGTTGAATTTTGTGCTACCGGAGCCTTTGCTTCTTCAACTGCTGGTGCAGTTGTTTGTGCATTAGCTGGCTTAGAATTACCAACATCCAATCCATATGGTTTATAGAAAGAACCCCATTTTTCTGGGTCATAAAGATGCCCATCAACTGATGCTTCAAACATTTCCATAATGATACGTTGCTCTTCCTCATTAGGACGCTTTGGCATGAAATCATTTAAGTCATAAAGACCATGAGTTTCAATCGCCTGACGTTCTTCCTCATTTAGAGAACGTTCTTTACGTGCCCAATTTGAAGTTGAGTAGTCTGCATACTGACCTTTTTGAGTTTTAGTAAGACGGAAGTCTGTACCTGCATCATAGTCAGTTGGAAGATTTTCCATATCTGGATCCATAAGAGCCGATTTCAATAGTTTGAAAATCTGTGGCCCAATTACGAATCTACGAATTGGATTCTCTGGAGTTTCTTCATTCATCGGATCCGTTACTACAAATCCTTGAAAGATGTATGAACGTTTCTTCCAATACTTACGTCCAATGTCTTCCATTGCTGGATCTTTGAACCAAGGACGAATTTCTGCGTGTACTGGACAAGTATCACCCCACATTTCGATACATGGAACTTGAACTGTTACTGGTTTTGACACGTCACCCCCTTTGACACCTGGAAAAGGCATCTTGATGATTTGTCGCTCACGCCAGAAAAAAGTATTTGAGTTATCTGAGTCTGGAAGAAAACGAATTACTGATGTTGAATCAGTGTCCATGTTCCAGAAAGGATAGATGGCGTCTGTGCCTCTATTTGCGTTGGCATTGTCTGCCGATTTTGAATCTTGTGCAAGAAGTTTTGCACGGATTTCTGCTAGTGTAGCCATATTGTATTCTCCTATATTAGCCTGTATTAGTTTTTGTTTGTATTAGCCTAAATGTAAACAGTTTACTTTTAAACATGCTTACAATTATACTTATCTTTGGAGTCAAAGTCAAGCGTTAAATACGTATTTTTTGTAATTTTTTCCACAAAAAAAAGGGACCCACTAAGGATCCCTGATTTTATTGGTTTTTTGGTACGTTATGCTGGTATTTCGAACTTAGCGAATGCTTCTGAAAGCATTGAATCGAATTGTTCATTCACAGGTTTACCCACAGTTTCTACTGCTTCGTTACTCTGTGCCGCTAATTTTCTTAAGTATCCAGTCATTTGAATCTTTTCTTTTGTAAGACCTTGACCTGAACGAATCGCATTTGCCATATCCATTAAGAACATTGACAATTCAGCCGCTCTATCGTGACCTTTATTTTTACGTTTGTTATCATCTGTAGTATCAACATCGACTCTATCTGCTAAATCATCGATTGATAAAGCTAACATAAGTTTCTTCTGTTCCTCAGCTTCTTGTGGACTACGAGGTTCAGCATATTGTTTTTTGATTTTATCAAAGTTGTATTCAGCATTAGGGTCTTTAGGAAAAGTAATTTTATTTTTCTTTTGACCTGTTTTCTTGTCTTTTGCTACAATGATTTCTCTAACACGTGAGATTTGGTCTGCACGATTATCTTCCATTTCTTCTTCGTTTACACGATGTATAAGCGGAAGAACATCCCTTAAAGATTCTTCAAAAGTTGTTTTTGTAAATTTAGAAACATATTTGTTTACTGTATCTTCTGTGATTTCAGCATTTTCTTTTGCTTCTGTTGTTGCTAATTTTTCAACAAAGTTTGTATATCCTTTTGCACCTTGTACACGTTTGATAGATTCTTTGATTGATTCCATTCTACGTTTTACATTTAGTACAACTGAACGATTGTTTTCGTTGATTAGTGATTGCTTGTTAACAACATTCATAAACTCTTTTAGTTTTGCTAAGTTTGTTGAAAGTTCCACAATCGCTTCGCCCACCATGTCGCTAGGTACACCACCATGTGATACATGTCTCGCCATTGCTCTTGCGCCGTTCAAATGTTTATATGGATATTTGAAACGTTCACCTTCAGCATTTTCAACAAAGATTGCTGAAATATTACGAGAACGTGATCCACGTGATTCCTCGTTTACTGGAGCACGGTGTTTGACGATTAGTCTTACATTTTCTAGTGTTTGGCGACTGGTACGTGATGAGCCTTCTAAAGGCGATAAGCCTTCTTTCATTACGTCACTCATAGTCTGCTCCTTATCATTTTCTAATTTATAAGCATAGTTTTTAGGTTCAATATGTTTACCAAATGAACGCATGTCAAAATCTAACATGTACTCACGTGATAACTGTCTTAAACTATTCATTAATTTTTCTGCTTTTGGTTTATCAATATCAACGCCTTCACCAAAATGAAGTTTAACTTCATTAGTTCCCTCATCAATAGACACCATCATGTTTGGTTCGTCAATGTAAAAAAATCTTGCTTCCTCTGGATTAGCAACACTTTTACCATTATCAGAATTAAACATTTTCAAAGGAATACCATTCCCTTGAATAATTCTCATTATTTTTTCTGCGATAGTTGAATAATTTACAGCCATATTATTGATTCCTTATAGATGTATTTATCAAAATAGTACAGGAAGAGGGTCATTAAAATCGTCTTCACTATCAAGTGATTCTCCTAATGTCTCCATAAATTCTTCATCGAATCGTGATATTACTTGAATTTGTCTGATACAAAGCAATGTAGCACTTACTAAATCGTCTGTTTCGCCTGATTTTGCTTCGAAACTTTTACCTTTTGCAATAAATGTCTTAAATTCTCTAATTAAATTCTTACTGAGTGGTACCATTTTATCACTCTCAATCCAAGATTTTAATTTCATACATGCAGTTATCTTTGTTTTATAAGATGTAGTAAATCCTTTTCTTATCGCTTTTTGAATACCTTTTTTCTTTGGTTCATGTAAGAATTCACCTGGAAATTTATCTTCGTCCATTTCATCAATAACAATAAGAGCGGCTTCTCCAAGTGAGTTATTCTCTACAGACCAATATATCTCTGGTCTTCGATTTCCTAATTCATTCATTTCATCATTTAAGATAGTTAGGATATCATGCATTGTTTTTACTTGACCTCTTACATCTGTACGATTACTTTGCCATTCTGCTACTTGTACTAATTCTGGCAAAGACCAAACTTCGATTGCTGAATAATCTCCTCCAGTACCCATAGCAGGATCAAGACCAACAACGTAAGTAGAATTTTTATTAATTTTTTCATACCATCTTACTTGCCCAGTTTTCATAAGAGGCTCTTTGCCTTCTAAATGAGAAAGTTTGATACTATCTACAAGTGTTTCATCAAACGCAATAAATTGACATTCATGTTCACGCAAAAATCTTTCTTCACCAACACGTGTTCTTTCTTCTTTAGACCAGATTTCATCCCTATCAGGATGTTCGTCCCAAATAGCTTTAAATGGTTTAAAGCCATTGATACCTGTCTCTTTTTCATTACCGTGTTCATCTATATTTTTATTAGCACCACTCCATATGAGAGCAAATTGGTCATCATCTAAGTTTGGTGTTGAAGTAATAATTGCTTTACCACCTGTTGCTAGAGTAGGAGATATTGAAGTCCAAAACTCTTTTGCAATATTAGGTCTAACGAATGCAAACTCATCACAGTATAGTAAAGAAATTGAAAGACCACGACCTGTGTTTTCTGTAGTTGCTTGTGCTATGATACGTGAACCATTATCGAATTCTAAACTACCTTTATTATAACTTGTAACACCTGCTCTAATGTGGTCAGGGCATAATTCATACGCATGTCTAATTCTATGCATAATTTCTTGAGCACCTGAATACTTGTGAGCCGCAATTAGAATAGTTTGGTCTGGCATAAACATAGCATACCATAATAGATAACCTGCCGCAGTAGTAGATTTACCCATCTGTCTACCTAGCATAGAAATAGAAAATCTATAGTTATGATAAGAATTCAGTAATCCTTTTTGAAATTTATAAGCATCATATGTCATACTACCTTTAGTAGGGTGTTGTATTTTAAAATAATTGTTTAAAAAATAAAAAGGATCATTTGCACACTTACTAAATTCTAATAGTTGTGCATTACTGAACTTTGTTTTTTGATATGCTTTTTTAGTTAAATCTGCCATTTACTTTTTTATTCCGACTTTTCCGTCTTCTTTAATTTCTGCATCTGCTAGTCTTGTAACTCTATCACGCCAACCTACTTCTCCGATTGCACCTGTGAGTGTAACTCTTATATTATCACCAGCATCTGGATCAACACGTGTAATACCGTGTACTGAATTCTTTTGTATTAATACTAATCTATTTGGTTTAGGACTTACAAATGTACCCACACCTTTATCTATTAATGATTGAAACTTTTCTTTTTGTTGAAACATTTCCATTGGACTTCGTAATTCTTTATAACTATCATAATGTTTTGTTCCTTCCATTAATTCTATCCACTGAGAGTATTCTGGTACACTTCCCATAGGAACAATTAATAATGTAGAGTCCCAATTTATTTGCCAATCTTTATGAACATAATACGTATATGTTGTAAAACCTAAATCACTATGCCATGGGTTTTTTGAGTTTACAGGATATGCATGACAACGCATTGCATAATCTTCAAACTTTCCACCTTCAACATAGTCACCGATATGCTCATACTCATTTAAAAACTTATTAAAATGTTCAAACCAAACATCACAATTATCACCATAAGGATATTTACCTTGCCAACGCTTTTGATTTTTATAATTTGCACCATCTGTATAATGCCAAAACTTATCGTCTCCTTGAGTTTGTTCCCACTCATCGACTTGTACTTGATTTAAAATTTTATCTTGTGCTTCTTCTGGTAAGAAGTCATCAATTACTAAACACTCAGGTGTTCTCATTACAACATTATACATAGCTTTCTCTTTCTCCATTTCTGCTTAAGTCAAGTGTTACGCAATGTAATCCACTGTCCCAGAAATATTTATGTCTAAAATCAAACGGTATCATTTCTACACCATATTTCTTTAACTCAGTTTCAATTCTTTTATCATGACCATTTGTAATTACTGTGTTTTCGTCAATACTTACTACATTTAAATCAAATACTGTTTCGTCTACATATCCAATCCAATGTGATAGCCAATTTTCTACTTTATCTTTATAGAAGTGTTGTATTCTCATTTCATGAAACCACTCAGGTAAATCCCATGGTGTTAAAATAATCTTATCCCAATGTTTTAATTCTTCGGGAATATATTCTTCTTTCCATGTCATTAGTAATCCTGGTTTAATAATTGCTAACATACCATCGACATGTCCACACTCAGGTACTTCTATCCATTTAGTTTCACAACCTATATTTCTTTTTACCCAATCTAATCCTGTTCTTGTGCCTCTTGCTCCAAAGTCTCTGCCTTCAGAATCATTATAAGGTCTTGAATGAATTAATGTATCTCCGCATTTTATAATATTTGCGGCATGATACATTATCTGAGGTTCCATTGTCTCATAATGTTGATACTGAGATTGTAATAAAGGTCTAGGCATTGCAATATAGTTTCTTCCTTCTTTATGTTTTTCTAACATTATATCTAAGAAGTAATCACTTTCAGTATATCTATTACAGTCACCACCTATAGTATTGATAATAGTATCTCCATAAACTATATGATGGTCACGAGGACATATAGCAGGATATGGAAAATCTGATTTCCATTGTCTTGTACTTTCAGATTTCAAAGGTAGAGGATTTGGTCTGTGAACTTTAACACCTGCTGATTTAAATATATCTGATAATTTTTGAAAATCTTGCTCTGTTTCTTCTAGTATCTTTGACATACTATCAACAAATTGTGTATCATCGAATTGTTCTAAAGACTTTGTATCATAAGTGGAACCAACAATAATCTCTGTTAGTTTATCCCATTCTGTCCATATCATGTATTATCCTAATTAACTTCTAATATAATACTATTTATGCATAAAAAAAGGGAGCCTAAACTCCCTTTTAATTTTAGATAAGTTGAAAATTATTAATATACTTGTGTTGTGCCGTTATATTCGAACTGGTCAGAGTAACCATTTGTACTTCTTCTATGATGAGAAAACTCATATTTATAGCCATCAGTATCATATAAAGTAAGCCATGTAGTATTTTCATAATTATTAATTACTTGTCCTTCAAACAATTGGTCAAGTACTGTTGCTCTTGCACCGAATTGAGAACCGTCATAATCAATGTTCCATCTTGTATAACTTGTCTGAGAATCTTTTGTAAATCCTGATATACGATATCCAGTTGGTGCATGAATAGTCGTGTATGCAGTATCATTTAATCCCCAAATATGATATGCACTGTTAGTTGTCAAATTAAACACATTAGACGGTATTGTATCACTTAATTCTATTATTCTACCTGATGGGGCATGTGCAAATTTAACGATTGTTACGTCTGTAGTCATACCATTTGCAGTCCAATCAGGGTGGTCACTAGACATGTCAACATGGTCATTTACGTAAGAATTTATACTAGTATTATAACTAGCACCTGTAATACGTAGATAATGAGTACGTGCTTGTGCTGGTGTTGACGTTGATGTGTCGTTAATTGTAATGTATGCAGTCTCGGCTACCGTTGTGGCTGGGAAAGCTAGACCGTTTAAATCTGTGTTATGAACCTTGCCTTTAATTCTTTCTATACCGGTACCATCATCCATGTCATCTGCATTAATTGTTATTTGAAAAGTAGCAGTATTATTATTAACTGTTATTATTTGTGTTCCAATTGGATAGCCAGGAGCGGAACCGTCTTGTGTTCCATCGGTGACACCGCCACCAGAGATATCAGTGTTGAAGTCAAAACTACTACCTGTAGTATGTTGCCCAGTAATTGAGGTCAAGAATTGAGTACCATCTGCTACAAGTGTTGTAGTAAATGTAAATGTTATTGTTGTGCCTTCGTTTACACTTGTTCCTGCATTATGTGTTAATGCATAAGTAGGTGTTGAAGGAGTGACAACGTTTGTGTTTTCTGGATTTGTTTTCCATGCGGCTGTTACAGCCGTATCTGTTATTAGTCCATGGTCTTGTGTGTCAACCACTGCTAAATCGTTTACTGTAGATAAGTTAACATAACCACGTGTACCTGATGTTGCTCCTAAAGAACCTCTGTGTAGAGCACCTCTTGTTGGCAAGTCATCTGCCGAATCTGTTATTACTCCGAAGTCTTCTAGTTCCGCTAACCAGATAGAACGTCTTACTCTTACTTTTGGGCCAGCACCTGAGTTCTGCCAAGTTATACCACGATATTTTGCCATCTATATATCTCCTTATGAATCTTTAACTGCTCCAGATACAAATACAAATTTGCCTTTTGGTCCTGGAGTATTTGTACTATTTGCTCTACCACCTAAATAATAGTTTGTTCCAGTTACTGCACCATAGTTTACACCTATTTCACTGCCATCCCAATCATTTACGGGTGTCACATAAGTTGATGTATACCCATTATCGCTTCTAGGTAAACTTGTGCTACCTGAACCATTTGGATAACCACCGTAAGCCTCAATATATGCAGGCGGGGCTGAACCCGACATTGAACCTTGTTGAATAATATTTGTTGTACCATCAGTTGAATAGTACGTCTGAAAACTAGTTGAAGCAGTAATTGTTGAAGTCGTTGTTCCATTACTACTTGATGTTCCTGCTCCTGATGAAGTTATAGCAAGAATACTATTTGTTGCAACACCGTCTATAGTTGTACCTGTTGAAACGCTTGGATCATAAATCATTATCTGACCTGCACCACCAGTACCGCCTGTATAACTATTTGCGTAAGACAGAGAACCTCCATTATTTGGATCACCCCAAACACCTCTTTGGGCATTTTGTCCTGGTCTTACAAATAATGCACCATTTGCCGGAACTTCAATATCCCAGGCGTGTATTACTTGTTGACCTGACTCTTGGTTTGTTGCATTGTTTCTGCTAATACCCATTGCTTGATATGAGTAAACTCTATAAGTTGTAGATGAAGATGTTGAAGGATTATTGATTCTACGCCAACCAATAATAGGTGTATCACCTGAACCACCAGTTGCCGATGTAACTACTTCATATCCACTATCACCTGGTTCTTGATTACCTGATGAAGTGGTAGTTTGCATAGTCTTAGCAAGTCTGTAAACGCCCATAGTATTACTTCTGTTTACTGGATTTGCACTGTCTCCGAAATTCCAACTTGTAAAGTTAGAAGAAGATTGAATTGCAAAATCTGCCTGTGTTGCTGGGACAACCACGTTTGTATTTTCTGAATTTGTTTTCCAGATAGCGGCTGATATAGCTGTATCTGTTATTAGTCCTTGGTCTTGTGTATCGACCACTGCTAAATCATTTACTGTTGAAAGGTTTACATAACCACGTGTACCTGATGTAGAACCATTAGAACCTCTGTGTAGAGCACCTCTTGTTGGTAAGTCATCTGCGGAGTCTGTAATTGCTCCGAAGTCTCCTAATTCTGCCAGCCAGATAGAACGTCTTACTCTTACTTTTGGTCCTGCTCCGGCATTTTGCCAGGTTAAACCACGATATTTTGCCATCTTAGTCTCCCTTAGAATAACTCTTTTTAATCTCTGTTAATCATATTTATCAAAAAAGCAGTCTAAATAAAGACTGCTTTTAAATTTTAATGAATTTTTTATTCTTGGTGGTCTTCGTGGCCATCCATGTCGCCACCGTCATGCCACAAATCTTGCTCTGTTAACATTTCGCCATTTGCTCCTGCCCATGGTGAATGCATTGAGTTATCCCAATCAGTTGAATGAGTGTCATAGTCTACATTTTCTGCAGGTACATAAGCCCATGTCATTTCTGCTTGGTTTTCCTGATGTGATTGATGTTCCATTAGTTCGTGCATTAGGTCACGTGCATTTTTTCTTTTATCAAGTTCGATGCCACATGCTCTACCTTCTGCTTCCATCATGTCTTTGACATGTTTTTCCATTTCAGAAGCCTGACGTTGCAGGTCTTCCATCATCTGGATCATAGTTTCTGAATGATACATTAGTGTGTCTCCTCTTCACACTTGATAGAATTATCAAGTTGTAACTGTATTTAGAGGATTCTTTAAATTATTGATTATTTGTTAGAATTATGAGCCGCCGCCATAGAGCCGACTGCTTTAGCACCATGCTTGATAGCTTTTCCTGCCAACTTTGCCGCACCGCCGACAGCCTTACCAACAGCTATTGCCGCCAATGGAAGTACTTCATCTACTTTTTCGTTGCCTGCAAGTTTTCTTAGTCTAGCTAATTCTGTGCTTTCTTCTTTTACTTTATGATGAGACTTGCCACATTCTTCACATGGGTCTTTTCCACAATCACAATCACATTTTGCTTCATTGATTGATTCGTCAGCTTTTTCTTTTTTATCTTTAGCCGCTTTTTTCATTGTTTCTTTTTTATTGCCGTCTTTATCGATATCTGCAAAATCTGGTTTTGCTTTTTCTTCTACTTTGTCATCTTTGTCATCTTTGTCATCTTTTTTACCTTTTTTCTTATCTAGGTATGCTTGAAGACCTGGATTAACTTTACCTTCGTCAACTGTTTCAAATTCATTCATTAAAGATTCAAAAATTTCATTTTCATCTAGTGAATATTCTAACGGGTTATCGCCTCTTGAAGGTTGTAACTTTTTAGGTTGTTTTGAAATGCTTTCTGGAGATTTCTTTGAGTAATCGTCTAAATCTAACTTGTCATTAGCCGGTGTAGCCTGATATTCGTTTTCTTCAACACTTTCCATACCACATTGTGGTTCTGATTGCATACCTGCAAGTTGCATCATACGTAGAACTTCTTCTGGATGTTCTGTGCTTGTGTTCGATGTAGTAACTGACTTTCCGTTATCATCAGTAACAGTTAAATTATAATGTTTGCTCATTTTTTATCTCCTGAGATAACAGATGGACTAGATTTTTCTTCTGTATCCATTTGTTCTGGTGCTTGGTCTCGTACTTCTTTCGGACTTAGTTCATTTTCTACTGTGTCAGTTTCTTTTGGTGTTAATGACTTTAGAAAATCACTTATGAAAGTACGACCATAGTTTGCACCATCGTCTGATTTTGATTCTTCTTCGGAAGTAAGTTTTGCTTCTTTGTTTTCTTCTGCTTCTTCCTCTGTTGGTTCCCATCCTTCTGGATGTACTGCAACGTGTGTTAAATGCATACCTAACAAATCAGAAAGTTGTTGACGTAAGATATCGGCTGATACAGGATAACCTGTAACAACATCAATCTTCGATACTTCTGAATTTTCTACCTCTTTAAAGAACATTGGGTTTTTTGATACTGGTGTAGTAGATGTTTTTGACATCGTTCTAAGGTCATATTTGCCTAAAAACTTTTCAATTCTATCTTCTGCATTAGTATCTAATTCACAGCAAAAACGCATTGTGAATTTATGTTCTTTTTCTGATTCTGTTAAAAACTCTTTAAATTGTTTCATGTTGCTCTCCAACGTACTACTCTTATTTATCATTTTTGTTATTTTTTTCTGGTTTTTTACCAGTTACTTCATCTGCAACCTTTTGTGCATTAGCAATTCGCTTCAATAATTCGTTTCTATCAAGGTTTAGAGAGCCTTCTGACTCTAATTCGTTGTCATCTTTGCTAGTATCCCTATCTTTTTGATGGTCTAGCTTCGCTTTTTGCAACTGTAGATTAATCATTTTGAGTTTTCTGTCTACTTTACTGTCTTTGGCTTCTTTAGCTGTCTTTAATAGCTGATTTGCTGTCTCTAATATCTTTGCACCTGCATGTACTTCTACATTCATACCTAATTGCAGTAAATCTTCAAATGTTTGCATGGCTTTTCCATGAATATCGTCCATTTCTCTGTCATGTTCATTTAAATCTGATACCATAGGAAGTGATGCATCGATTTTCTCTGCATTTTTCATTTCAGTATTGATGATTTTGGTAATTTCGTTAGATTCTTCTATAGAAGGTGTGTCACGTTCAACTTCATTCTCATATGTCTTGTCTTCTTCCGCGCCTGTAATGTTAAACGTTTCTTCTAATTTTTTAGTCATCTGTTATTCCTATTATATCAGTAGTTAATAGTATTTATCATTGCTAAAAATTATTTCTTTTTTCTTTTGACAGGTTTAGGCTTTTTTGTGTTTTGATATATGTCACCTTCGTTTAATACACGAAAACGCATGCCTCTTTTCTTAGCCCAAGAGGTTGCCGCATCCCATTTAGCAAAATTCTGTACAACAGCCGCTTTGTCTGTTCTTCTTCTTGCTAATTCTGGGTTAGATTGTGTTGAAGGTTTGATTTCAACCAACTCTGCATTCTTATTGCCCTTTTTATCCATATAAACAATGATAAAGTCAGGAACGTATCCAGTAACTTTGCCATTTAAAGGGTTTTGATATGTTATCTTACAAGGTTCACTTGCCCAAGCTACAACACTTGGATTATCATCACAGAAATTCATGAAAGTGTGTTCCCAACTACTTCTAAAAGTAGGCTCACCCCTCCCAGAGTACTTCTGTGGGTTTTTTATTGTATATTTTCCTTGATGATATTTCTGTCTCATTTAATAATTGCTCTTTGGACCATAGCGTTAGGTTTAGATGGTTTTATTGTACCAGTCTGATAACCAAATCTCAAAGAACTATTAATTACAAATGCGCCTAAATCATTTAAGTCAAAGTTAGGTTTAATTTCATCGACTAGTTGGTATGGATTTAGTCCGTAACTTCTTGCTACGTTTGTTATTTCTCTAGCAAACGTATCTGCTTTGGCTTCTGTGAAGCCTTTCTTTCGGAATTTTGCCTTTAATACATCTATGTCGAATGCCATCTTATAAACCCCTCGTTAAATTCTTTAACACATTAATAGAAGATTGTGCGTTGTTAAGTGAAGTAGCATTTGCCGATGTTCCATTTGAAGGGACAGTAACAGTCTGATTTGCTTGTCCACCACTTCTTGTATTTGAATTATTAATACCGTCTCTAACTAAATCTCCTAAGATACCGAACTTACTTTGTTTCGTTTTACTTAAATTCTGTATAGAACCGATACCCGAATTTCCTAAAAGGCCTTGAGCCGCTGAATCTCTTATGTTACCCCAATTAATACTTCTTCCATTGAAGAAAGCATTTACTAATTCGTTTTTAATCGCTCCTCCTAAGTTACTTCCACCGTATCTTCCTGTACCGCCGTCATATGTGTTACCTAAGTTGGCAAAATCTGCTATTTGAGGATATTTTGTTTCTGGAACAAAAGGATCAGTAAATCTTTCATTTGTTGGAAGAGCCTCTACAAACTGATGTCTTGATTTTGCTTCTTCAAATTCTGCTTGTGCAATTTCATTCTGTGCATCTAACACATTTGAAAATTGAGCAGGGTCAATGTCTTGGCCATTGAATTCATTCATAGGTAAACCAGAAAATTTTACTGCATTATTAAGTTTTGTTAACTCATCAAGTTTTTGTTGATTGATAAGTGCTTGTGTTTCCGCAGTTTGGTTAGCAAGTGAAGACCTATCAGTATTCTTTGACCAGAAAGGAAGTTCTTGTTCTTCGTTTACTGCACTAAGAACATCACTTGGATCTTTCTTAAATTGTGCTAATAGGTCATTAAGTCTATTATTCCATTCATTCGTCCCTGCTTCTGTGTCACGAACACTTGATTGACTAACTAAAGACTCCAGTATATACGGTTGACCATCTGTCATCCATTTAGGGAATGCTATCTCATCTGTAACTGTTTCGAATGTGACATTTTCTGGTTGCAGATTAAAGTCAATCATCTTTAATTGTGCATCGGCATAATCACTCGGTGAGAAATTAATAGATGTAACTAAAGGGTTAACTAGTGTAATTTTTTGAATTTTTCCTGTGCCTACTTGGTCATGTACAGTACCAGTAAAGTCAGTTGGACTTGGTGCACCGTCTAAGTTACCAAAGAAGTGAAATATTACAACTTTTTCAAAATTTTGATGAAATGATTTTCCAGATGTTGGGAACCTTCTACCTTGATTTATATCAGCAATACTTTTTTCTATATTTGCTGTATCGGTTGGTATATCACTGTTATTAAAAAATCTTTTATAGATATCTTTCATGAAGTTAAAAGTATCACCATTAATAGTATCATACATACTAATCGATACTTCACCAAAATCTACACGTGTAGGAATATATGTTCGTTTACCATATCTATCGATTGGTACAGTGGAAGTGGCAATAGATACCCCACCTACTGCTTTAACGAATCTGTTATTTGGAAGTGATTGGCCTAAGGCGCCTGATTCAACTGTGTGGAATTCCACATACCACATATCTCCAAATTTTGGAGCTGTAGTAATGGGTCCGACGCCGTCGAACCCAAATCTTTTTCTGGCATTACTGCTATCCTGAACTACAATATTGCCTTGCTTATTGTTGCCGCCTTGTTTCTGTGTAGCCATAATAGCCTACCTCAGATTAACCAAGAATACTTGAATTATTAACGAATGTTGTGTCAGGCATAATTTCAGTATCAGTGAATACTGCGTTATCGTACTGTAGTGTTAGTGCGATTGTCACAGGATCTGAAACTGAGTAATCTGACTGAGAATAATCTGCATTCTGAACAAAACAACCTTCTAGTTGCCATTGTTCGTTTGGATTGCCTGAGTTACCGTCAAGTATTTCAATTAATGTAGAAAACTTGTAGTTAGTACCTGCCGCCGGACCAGCTTGATTTCTGTGGTTCAACTGTGATTGTACTTGTCTACCTACTAGTTTAGTTAAATTGTTTGCAATATCATCACGTAGAGTAATTGTGATAGGTTCCCAAGTGTGTTTACCCATCATATACATACGAGAGTTATATGAATCTACAGGAATTGATTCGTGTGTAATCTTTGGACGAGTTACGTTCATAACTTGTCTTGTGAATTCGGTAGTGTTTGTAGCCACTCCACCGAAACCTGCTACTTGAACACGGAAACGATAGTTTAATTTAGGCTGTAGAATACCTGAGCCAGTTACGCCATCGCCGCTGTCTGTAGGTACACCAAAAGTATTTAATGTTCTTGCCATGTTTTTGTCTCCTAAAAAGTTTCGAAACTTTACTTTATATAAGAGTATTTATCTTTTATGAATATAATTAAAGTTGTAGTTAATAAAAACCCGACATTACTGCCGGGTTTCTAAGATTTTTATTGGTTTTTCTCAGCTTACGCTAGAGATTCGCCTGTATTTCTGATACGTAGTGGGATGTAGATAAACTCTACTGCTTTCACTGGTTGAATTGCAACGTCTACCCATAACTCGTTTCTATCGATACGAGCCGGAGTATTGTTTGATTCGTCACAAACAACTAAGAAGTCGAATAGACCTCTGTTAGTTACTAGTTCACCACAGAAACGTTCTACTGCATCACGCATGTTATCACGTGTGATTTTGTCATTCTGTTCGAATAAGAAACCACGAGATAATTGATCCAAATTGAAACGCATATAGTTTACAAGTCTCGCAACATTAATACGGTCAAGTGCTGATGCAAATGCCTGTGCTGTTTTTTGACCATAAACTACTAGACCTTGATTTGGAAGGTCTGCGATTGGATTAACACGTGAAGTGTAAAGTGCATCACGTTGTCCGTTACTTAAACGAACTTGTGCAAATTCACTTTCATCTGTTACGTAACCTACTTTACTTGCATTCGTTACAACACCACGTGTCAAGCCCGCTGGAGCGAACCATGGGAATGATACTTGGTCTGAGAATGCGATAGTACGTAGTGCGATTGCTGATGATGGAATAACAACATCATTACCTGATAAGTCTGTTGAAAGACCATGTGGGTAATAAACGCCTGCATATGATTCTGCTGGAACGTTATCAGTTGCCCAATTTTTCATAGATGTAGAATCTGATTTCAAGTCCATTGGTGTATCACCAATAACGAAAGCAACTTCTTTCTTATCTTTGTTTAGAGCAATCATTTCGTCCATTAGTTCTGGATAACCAGGAGCCGCAATCAAGTTAAAGTAAACTGATTCTGAACGAATACCATCATTACCTGCGATTGACGCCTGCATAGCTTCCACAACCATATTACGTTGTGCTTCTTTACCGAATTTGCCTGAGCCATCTAAGTTAGAACCTGATGCCCATTCCCACTTACCGTTAACATATTTTTTAACATTGTAAGTAGAGTAATCCATGTTCACTAATAACATACCGTCTGGATGCAATTCAGCATTTGCTGTTTTGGCATGTGCAGTACGTGAATTAATGTTTCCGTTTGCATCGTATGGTGCTTCCTCTGAGAAATGAGAGAAAACGATACCATTGCTAGATGATTGGTCAGCATTATCTAGTTTAACCCATTTGCCACCGTCCCAACGATAGACATGTGGATAAGGCATAGCATCACTATCTACCCAAATGTCGCCAGTGAATAGATTAGTTGTACCATCTTTACGTTTTGTTGGCATACCTGAACGTAATTGTAATTCATTGCCCATTAAACCGTCTGTGTCCTCAGACCAAGCATGTTGTTGCCATTGCTGAACACCACTTACGTAAGCATTTCTAAGTACTTCAATTTTTAAATCTGCATCAAACCATAGAGTACCTTCTGCTACTGCACCTTTTGGTGTAGATGAAGATGCTTCATATGATAAGTCTGCCCAAACACTATCAATGTTTGTTGATTGAGCAAGTCCCATTGCATTGAAACCAGAAGAAAATACGATGTTTAGTTCTAATCCGTCTGATTTAGTCCATCTGACTTTATCAGCACCGATTTTTTCAACTGAAACGTTAGCCGCATTTAAATTTGTGTTCATTTGCATTTGTACTACAAGAGCATCTAATGTTACCGCAGTAACATTGAACTGTGTACCTTCAACTGTGAAGTCCGCAGTGATACTTGTAGTATCAGGGATTTGACCTGTTGTGATTGTTGTAGCTACTTTACCAGTATGTCTACGTAACTCAACGAAACCTAATGCTGAGTTATAACGTGCATAGATATCACCTTCATCAATTAATGATGTTCCTGCGATATCATCTGTAGAATATAGTGGTGCTTGAACTGATGTCCATAAGCCTGTAGTAGAATTATAAACAGCCGCTGATAAATCTAAACCACCGCCTTGTTTTGTAAGTCTAACATAAATTTCGCCACCCGCTAAAGCATTGTTATCTGATTTAGTTGTTGGTGCAAAAGCAGACCACTGAAAATCTGATGAACCAGTGTCACCAGTGATGACCCAGTTAACACCTACTTTTTCCCAGTAAGTAATTTTTGTTGTTGATGTTACAACGGCGATGTCTCCTGCAGAACCGAATGTGTTTTTCGGTGATGCAAAACCATCAGCATTGATAGCCTCAACATTACCTGTTCCTGGTGCATCTGTTAACACTTTAGGTGTAACTGCTTTCCAGTCTGTACCATCATGTTTAAAGATACCAAAATCAGATGTTGACGTATCGTGCCAATATGTTCCGTTTGTAATTGCGCCAGCTGGTTCGTTTGAAGTCGCTTCTAATTGTGACATGTCCACGTTAGCACGTACAACATAGGCGTTGTTTGAAACTCCTAAGTATTGATACGCGGCTAGTAGGCCATATTCACTTGTCTCTGCTCCTTGCACAACCGATCCGCCAACTTCATAGAACACAGGTTCGCCGAAAGTTTCAACTAATTCTCGTTGTGAAGAAACAAGATATGCAACACCGGCGTTAGCCTCAAGTGTTCCAGATGCGATTGCTGAACCAGATGCGTCTGTTTTGTTTGTTGCCGTAGCAACGACTAGTAGTGGAAGTGTACCTTGTGTAGCGGCCGCATATTGCGACTCATCACTAACAACAACTGACACGCCCGGTGATACTAATGTAGGCATTCTGTTTCTCCTTAATTATATAAATTGCATTGTAGCAAAATTCTTTTATTGCTACTACTATTTATCGAAAAACACAAAAAAGTGGCTGTTTTTGAATTAACTACGTAGACAATACATCTGTAACTTGGCTATATAGATGCTCCAAGTCTTTAGAATTGTCGAATTCTATGTCAAAGTCCCATCCAGCCCAACTATACTCGCTTTTATGTACGTCTGGATATCGTTTCATGGGATCAAGCATATTCTCTGATTTAGTCTTATTTGATGTACAAGCATTCTGCCACCATTCAGGCTTTTCTTTTCGCCATACTACAGTAGTCTTGCCACCTAATCGTTTAATAACATCTAATTCATTGTAAAATCTGCAATCAGAAATGACTACATTTTTGTCTGTTAATTCGACTTGTCTTTCACAAGCCGCTACCCAGATATCTGGGTGAAAATGTGTTCTGAACACATCTGTACCTACATGTTGTAAGGCCCATCTTGGTGTGAAGTTAGGAATACCTAATCTTTTTGCCCACCATTCATCTACTTGTTCTCTGAATACTCTACTCTCTGATGTATTACCTTCTAAAAGAATTCTGTCCCATCCAAATATATTTGCACATGCATCTTTTAGAACTCCTGCAAAACTTATTCGTTGAAAGCCGTTTTCAATTAAGTGACCTGCGACCGTGTCTTTTCCATGACCTATTAGCCCACAGATACCTATAATTTTTTTCATATAATCCTCAAAAGAATGTTATACAGTATTATCGTTACAGATAAACCGGCTATAACACTACACCAAAATCCTATCTTTGTAACTAGTAACCCAAATATAACAAAAAATACGAGACTTGTCAAGACAAAATACGTAGTTTCGAAACTAAATTTTGCAAAAGTATCTGCATCAATGCCTGAATACCACATAAAAATCATTGCAAGAAAGGCAGTAAAAGGTATACCCAATAAAAATGCCGCCATTGTAGCACTTCTTTGAGCCACCATACTAACTGATGCTATTACTATTCCTGATATTAATGCTTTTAAAAAGAATTCCATATTTCTCTTGTTCCTAATTTTTCTATCAATGTATTTACCTTAATATCATTTTCTTTTTCTTTGTCTATAATTTGGTCAAGGGTATATGAATACTTTGTTGGTTGATTTATAAATTCTAATAAAAATTGTAATTCTTCTTGTCCCTCAAATGCATGTTTGAGTACATTAGATAGTTTAATCTTTAAACTACTTTCTAAGTTCTTTAATGACATATGCTCTGGATAGTCTAATATATCAAAATAAGGCATCTTCCCAAAGTGACCGTATGAAAACTCTACTATATCCTTTAATAGGTGTATGTTAAAGACGTTTATCACAGTATGCATACCTAACGTCATATTATCTGATTTATGCTCTGTAAAGTGATTTATGGCGCTTTGAATAGTATCCCATTTGTGTGGGGGTCTTAGTATCTCATTTGCTTCGCCTATAGCATCGATACTAAATGTAACTTCTACTTCTTTTAGTTTAGACCATGCATCAAATATTTCTTGTTTTGGTATTATTGTACCGTTAGTATTGTAGAACAATTTTACATTACTTGGATCATCTGATTTGCTTATAATTTGTTTTAAAAAGTTTGCATGTTTTTTATCTATTAACGGTTCTCCACCAACAAACTTAACGAAATCTAATTTAGATAAATCAGTGTCGTAATATTCTAAGTCAAATGAATCAACTGAAACATCAACTGACATTCCAGGATTTTTTATAAGTTTCCATTTACTACTAAATGTATCATTACACATTCTACATGATAAATTACAATGTGTGGATAAAGCAGTTTCAATATATCTTATCTTTGGTTGTTGCCCTATAAATTTATCGTATTGTTTATACTGTTGTCTGAATGATTCAATACCATTATCTTCTGCATTCCAACACTTGTCACACATTGAAAGTTTTTTACCTTTCAACATTTCACTTCTTATATCGTCAAAGAATTTAGAATTGAATGCGTTATTCAATCCATCAGATAATTTTGGGGCTTCGTTTAAATTTGGGATATTATTTTCTTCTACGAAACAACAAGGCAGAACGGTACCGTCTACTTTAAGTCTAGCATGAGACCATAATAATGAACAAGCAGTGTTAGATGAATTATCCAATTACAAACCCAAGTGGAGCAGAACCATCAACATAAGTTTGTAGTTCACTTTCCAACTTGTCAATTAAAACATCTGCTTCGTTTTTCATTTCTGCACCATTCAATGTTACTCCGCCTTGAGCACCAGGTAATGATGAGAATTTACTTCTTGCTTCACCTAACATCTTTTTACAATATGCTAAAGTATAATCTCTCATCCATGATTTAAGATACGGATCTTCAAGTAATTGTTCTTCTGGTCTTTCTAAGTGAACATGAATTAGAACCATTTCATCGGCTCTCATTCTTCGTAGTAGTTTTAATTTTTTTGTACTTGGATTCCAAATGAATTGGATATCTGTAGCGGCTACTCTGTTTAATGCTTCACGATATTGTGCAAATGCATCAAAAGTTGCGATACCACCAATGTGATTGTTTAAGAAAAAGTATGAGTTAGCATATGCTAATTCAAATGGATCCATATCAACGCCTCCAGAGATACCATGTCCAAATGAACGATGCCAAACTTGTTTGACTTCTGTAATCTCTGCTGGTAGAGTGTATTCGTCTACATCTTTTTTTAGTTCTATTGAATAGAAATCTTCTTCTACTGCGTTTTCAGACCTTTGTCTTATCTTTGATAAAGCAACATCTACTGCTAAATCATAGTGGTCTGGATCAAGTTCAATATCGACCATACCATCACCTAGTAATAGTCTTACTTCCTTGATTACATTATTTCTAATTTTTGTATTTTTAGCCATTGATATTACTCCAACTATATACAGTATTTATCATTTAGTGGAGATATAAAAAAAGCCCACTCAAGAATGGGCTCTTTTTGTTGAAATTTTTAGTTATTATGCTATAGTGTAACCACGGTCTGTAGGGATATTAACTAATATCTCATTTTGACTAGCGGTTGCATATGTGTGATTGAACCCATCATCATCTTTGACTGGTTCGCCTGCACCCGAAACTCCTGATTCAGCAATTTCGTAAGGTACATCTGTTTTAACTTCATATGTATATGTTACACCATGTGTATCATTTAACCACTGTCTAAATGGAGCAGTGTACGCCGAATAGTTCGCCCAATGTCTTGCATTGATAAATGTGATACCATATGCACATTTATTAGCATCTGATGAATGCCAACCATATGGTTTTGCAGTTTCGTATATGAAATCTTTTAATGCTCTCGCATATTTAGTGTTAGTTTCCTCAATATAAGCATCTAAAAGATTTTGGATCATCTTTGTGCCAGGAACTTCTGCGCCACCCTGAGCCGTAATTACGGCATCGGGAATGTTAACTTCCGCAAAATAATGTCTTTTTTTGTCTGCCATTCTATCTCTCCCGGGATATAAATTAATAGTTAATTTAGTATACTCGTCAGTATCTACATCTATTTATCAAAATACCTTAAGGAGCAGTGTATGTTCATTAATTCTACCATTCATTTTAGTAGGTACACTTTTTACTGATTCAAACTGTTTATTGAGAGACCTTTTTGTAATATCTTTGAACATCTTTAATTGCTCTTGAGGCTTACGTAGTGTCTTCTGTACACTAGTTTCTTCGTTGTAACGTATCATTGTAGTGCCTTTTACTGTTAGACCACTTCCTTCACGTTTTTGGTTCATTGGATCCACATTACTTGTATGATATATACCGACTTTTCGTGACTTTGTATTATATATAAGCAATATGTTACTTCCAACAATCTCAACTGGATTTATACTAACTGTACCTGTTTCTGTATGTTCTCTCATAAACTTCATTTTAGATACTAATTTCTCTGCACTAACTACTTTACGTTTACGTGGTTTTCGGTCAAATTTTGCATTAGCAATAATCATATCACATGCTTGTACAATGCTTTTGTACATTTCATGCATTGCTTTGATTTCAGACTTATCTAAATGATTGTACCCTTCTATCAACTGATTATGATAATCTAACTCTTTCTCGTCCATACCTTTTGTTGAAGGTGGGTTAACAAGTTCATCATATTCAGCAAAGTTACCAGTATATAACTCTCTAATAACTTTGGCATGATTTGCCTTTGCTTCTTTTCTACGTAAAAGATTCAGAGGTTTAAAGTCTTTTAACGACTTTACATCCATATCAAAATCATCGATAAACTTTTCAATATCGTCTGTCATAGTCAATGCTTTTAGACGTAGAAGTTCTTGTATACTAGGTCTATAAACATTCTTCTTTTTAGCTTCTTCTTTTTCTACTTCTAATTTCTTTTCTTTGATTACTTTGCCAGCCTCTATTGTTTCTGTTATACGTTTCTTAATAAAGTCAGTAATAGGAGTTATATGTCCGCTAGTACCAGCAAGAGTTTGCCAATAATCATCTTCTACTTGAACAAAGTCTGGCATACCATCTAGTAACAATTTGCAACATATCGCACAAGTAATGCTTATCATATGTTCTGGTGGGAGTTTAGCTAATTTAATATCTTCATTTGTATAATCATTCTTAGCCATCCAAGTGAACACAAATGCATATAAATCTTTGGCTTGATAGTTTTCATAATAAAAAGAACGAGCGCCTTCTTTTTTACGATGGAATTCTTGTCCTGATAATTTTTCCCATCCTTCCCATTTAGGTGATTCAAGTTTTGCTCCGCGTTTGGATGGGGCTCTCTTTAGTGATTTTCTTTTTTTCGCCAATGCCATTTAAATCTCGCTCCGTAATGTTTCGAATCAATTTATTATAGTTTCTATTTAACTACAAATAGCTATTTTTGTCAAGTTTTAAGGTTATCTGTGTTATTATCTAACAAAAGAGCATCTTCAAGTACATGTTCACGTAATGCATTTATAAGTAAGGCACTCCTATATAAATTAGATTTGTTAGGCATTGTGCTATGTAATGTTCGACCGTCATACATTAATACATCACCTGCTTTTGCTAAAAATTGATGACCTTCATTGACTAATCTATCATTATAGTGTTGTTGATTATCTTCGATATCTTTATAATATAAATTTTCTAAGTGCGAACCTGGAAGATATGCAGTGCCGCCATTCTCTAAAGTAAAAGCATTAAGAGGTATAATTATTTGTACACCTAGTGTCTCATCTACCTTAGCATATTTTTCGAATCGATAAGGGGTATCTATATGTGCATAGATTTTACTTGATTGAGGTGCAGTAGTAATACAATCAACTGCATGAATTCCCCATTGAATAGACCCAAATAATACATCAATATATTTTTTCAGTCCTAAAACTACTGGTAACCACATTTCTTTAGGTGGTGCTGTTGTCCACCAAACATCATATGTTCGTTTTCCATCATGTTTATCGTAGTAAATCCCATCTGACCCGTTGCCTCTATGAGCATTATTAGGGTTCATTGCCCACATTCTGAATTGTTCTATCGCTATTCCTGGTAAATAATCACGTACAATAGTATATCCATTACTATTTGGAAGTTGTTCCATTCACTTCTCCTTCAAGATACCTTCATTATATGATAAATACAGTTAGAAGTCAAGGAAAAAAATATGCCAAGATTAAGTTTATGGAACCCTCGTAAGGGAAATGATTACAAATTCATCGATAAGATGGTGAAGGCGCACTTCGAACATGGAGGCACTTCGCTACTTGTTCACAAATATTTAGGTTCACAAGATACAACTGATCCTAACTATGATCCTACCAAACCAGCAATACAAGATTTGTTGTTCATGGAGAATCGTGACAGAAAGTATGATGATAACATATATGACTTACGTGGTGTGTATACAGTTTCAGACCAAGATATGGACCTATCTCAGTTTGGAATGTTTTTGGGCAATGACCAAATTATATTCACAATGTCTATAAACGATATGGTAGAAAAAATGGGAAGAAAATTAATGACAGGAGATGTCATTGAACTTCCTCATATGAGAGAAGATTTGTTACTTGACGAGGACGCTCCAGCAGTCAATCAATATTGGGTAGTGCAAGATGCATCAAAGGCCGCAGAAGGCTTTGACCCAGGTTGGTGGCCGCACATATGGCGTGTTCGTTGTAAGCAATTACAAGATACACAAGAGTACTCAGATATTCTTGGAACAGGCGAAGAAGCAGACGATTTAAAAAATCTACTGTCTACTTACAATAAAGAACTTCAAATCAATGATGCAATCGTTGAAGAAGCACAAGAAAATGTTCCTGGAAAATACTGGGATTATAGAACTAACAACTTGCAATATGCACCCGAAGGACAACATCCTAAAGATGTAGACATGGCAACTGTTGCAAGTGGTACAAGATTTCCTAGCAACCCAGCAGAAAATTCTTACTTCTTAAGAACTGATTATAATCCTAACAGATTATTTCAATATCAAGGAATTAAGTGGTATAAAATTGAAGATAGTGATGGTGGTTGGGAAGTTGGTAACCACTTACACCATAAATTCATTAACAATGATGGCGTTGTCAAACTTGAAGATGGTACCACTATTGCAGGAAAGGTTAACTTGTCTAAGGCAGTTAAACCAAAGGTAGATTAAAATGGCGATAAAGCAACATCACTTTTACGATGAACAGATAAGAAGATATATTCTACAATTTATCAGAATATTCAGTGGGTTCAGCGTAAAAACAGGGAAGAAAATGAATGATGGTACAACTGATTATTATATTCGTGTACCAGCAAGATACGGTGATATATCAAGAATGGCCGCTACTATTATGAAAGGCAATTCTGAAAATATCGTAAATTCTGCACCATTTATCGGTTGTTGGATACAAAGTCTTCAACCCGATAGAGCAAGAGTTCAAGAGCCATTCTTTAATGATGCAGTAGCAGTAACGGAAAGAAAGTTTGACCAAGCAACAAACAAATACGTAAATGAAGATGGAAACAGATTTAATGTAAAAAGACTTATGCCTGTTCCTTATCTTTTGAATATGCAAGTAGATGTTTGGACTTCCAATACAGACCAAAAGTTACAGTTAATGGAACAAATTTTAGTTTTATTTAATCCAGCATTAGAAATACAACACAATGATAATCCAGTAGATTGGACAACTATCACTACTGTTGAATTATCTGATATTCAGTGGAGTAGCAGAGGAATACCTGCAGGAATTGAAGACCAAATAGACATTGCTACAATGTTCTTTCAAATTCCTATTTGGATTAATCCTCCAGCACAAGTAACAAGACAAAACGTAATAAGAAATATTATACACAACTTATACACATATACAGATTTAGATACATTAGATTATGATCCTGATGCATTTGAATTCTTTAGTGATTTAAAACAACAAGCAACAGTAGTTGTAACACCAGAGAATTATGCATTACAAGTTACAGAAACAAACGGTAAGTACTTCTGTCAACCATTAAAAAATGGAAACTATGAAGATGGTGTTACATGGGAAGATGTATTGACTAATTATGGATCCCTTGACGATGGAATATCAAGACTCAGACTTAAGTTTCACGGTGAATTAGATAACCTTGAGGCTGACGTTATAGGTTCACTGAGTTCAACAGCCAATCCTGAAATATTAGAATTTACAGTAGACAAAGATACATTACCTACTAATACTATCACGGCAGTAGATAGAGTCATAGATGCCACAACTGCGAAACCTGGTTTTAATAATATACCAAGCCCAGCAATTGGACAAAGATATCTATCATTGACAGACGTTTCTGCTAGTGGACCGTGGGGAATAGATGCATCTAAGAATGATATCATTGAATATAATGGTAGTTCATGGGTTAAATCATTTGATGCAAGTGCGTATACTTTAAGAGCATATGTTTCTAATACTTTTACTGGACAACAATTTAAATTTGAAGACGGTGAATGGAATGATACATTCCAAGGAATTTATGATGCAGGCTATTGGCGACTAGAATTATTACAGTAGGAAAGTCGTATCAATGTTAAAAGCCGCAGGCGCATGTATAATCGCTAAAGACACAAAAAGAATTATCCTTCAACAAAGAGACAAGTTAGGTTCGCATCCACGAAATTGGGGATTTTGGGGAGGCAAAGTTGAGGATAATGAAAATATTTCACAAGCGTTGCTAAGAGAAGTGTGTGAAGAACTAGGACTTGATATTAAGAAAGATGTACGAAAGATATATCCACTAGACCAATATCATTCCAGAAATAAAGATTTTAGTTATTACTCTTTTGTAATAGTTATAAAGAAAGAATTTATACCTACACTAAATCATGAAAGTGGAGGGTATGCTTGGATAGAGCATGAATATTTTCCAAAGCCACTTCACCCAGGAACTCGTAGAACATTGTTTAAAAAGAATAAGTTAAAAGTTATTAGGGATATTATATCGTCACTATAACTTCTTAATGAAACTATTAAATACTGTATGGGAGAAATGAGTGGAAACAGGCATAATAGATTTCAAGAAGCAAAAGTTCATTAGGGACTGTATTGAGTACCTAAAGACCGGGAATGCCGAGGCTGAATTACGAGCCATCGTTAACAGTGCCACACCTGAATATATAGAATACATTAAGAAAGATATTGATAAAGATACAATTATAATAATAGATACTGTAATCAAAAAGATAAGATTATCATCACAAAAGAAAATTACAGGTAGTAGACAAAAGATTAATATAATTGCATTAGCAACATTAGAAAAGTTATCAACAGACGATATAAGATTTGAAATTAAAGAAGTTACAGAAAGATATAGAGAAACTATAAATCCAGTAAAAGCATTGTACTATGATTTACAAGAAATTATGTTTCTTTATGATGGCAAGCCAAAAAACAAACATCATAAGTTTTTAATAGATAAGTTTTCTGACAAAAAATCATTTGATGATATTATTGTTGCAGTTGATAAAGATATACTGGATTTAAAAGAATGTAGAGAAAGAATTATTAAAATCAGAGAAGAACTTGGTTTTGCAAATAAAAGTGAATACTATAAACAAGTGATAGATTTACATAATGAAATGCTACAATGGAAAAGATTATTTGAAAAGTTTCCTGAATGGGTTGAAGAAAATACTAATACTCAGGGTGGGGGACTATATCAAACACTTAAGAATTTCTTCTGCGGAGAAGACGAATAAAAAGGGCGCCATAAGCGCCCTTGATTATCTTTTATAATTGAATTGTTACACTGCTTCGACTGGTGCTTGACCACCGAACATGTACCATGCAACAATTATTACAACTGCTACTGCAATCCATACTTTCTTGTTCTTCATTAGTTTTTTCATAACTTTCTCCTCCTTAAAAAAAAGAAGGCCGACTGTAATGCCGACCTTCTCTATATTGTAAAATTATTAAGTTACTTACTTACCTACTTTAACTTCGACCATACCTTCGCCTTCTTCGATTTTATCTTTGATTGCGATACCGATATATGCCGTCATTTTAGGATCGTGGTCTTCTTTCCATGCTGTAGCATGTCCCTTGTTATCAGCCGCTACCATGATGTCGCCTTTTTTGACTGCACCCATAGTTTTAACTGGAACACGACCTTGTAATGCGATAGCTGGGTGAGTTATATCACTACCCGCTTCGCCGTTCATTAGATAAGCTGGTTTCATTGAAACAACACCTGCTAGTCTGTCACAACCGTGACCTTCTGCCGCTGTTACTTCTGCTTCTCCACCAAACATCATTACTGTGCCTTCATCGTATTCTGCATCTGCTTCATAACGTTCTGCAAGGTCGGCATATTTTGCCGTTGTTGCTTCACCGTTGAAACGTGTTGCTGTCATGTCACCACCGTTAGCAGTGATATCACCTGATACTGTAAAGTCACCAGTATATGAACCGTCCATTGCGATTGTTCTATCTGCACTTAAGTCACCACCGCCTGAAAGACCGTTACCCGCAGTAATAGTTCTTGCGTGTGCGGCTTTTGTAGCGATTGAGTCAGTTACCGTTGTAGCAAAGTTGGCATCATCGCCTAAGGCCGCCGCTAGTTCGTTTAGAGTATCTAATGAACCAGGTGCCGCCGCCACTACTGCATCTGCGGCTGTTTGAGCGGCCGTATCTGCGTAAGATTGTGTTGCGATTGTTGATGTATCAACATTAATTTGATTATTTGCATCATCGTATGATAGGCCTGTGTTAGCCATACCACCGATTAAGTCTTGAACAACTTCTTGTGCAGTTGCACCAAGAGTTAGACCTGCTTGTACATCTAGTGTACCTGCAACGTCAACATCGCCATCTGCTTTTAAAGTTCCATCAACTTCAATTTGATTTTTAAATTTTACTTTACCACCAAATTGTTTACCAGTAGCTGAACCACCGTCACCTCTATCTTGTGATGCAAGAATAGATACGTTACGTTCTAGGTCTGCTATACGTCTTAAGTTTGATTTTGTACCAGTGAAAATAATATCGTCAGTAGTTGTATCTATTGTACCTGTAATTTGTGATAAGTTTCCACTTGTGTCGTACTTGAATGTAGTTCCACGACCAATTTTTGTATTCGTAGAACCATTGTGTCTAAATTTTCTTCCCATGATTGTCTCCTTAAATCGAAAGGTCTTTAGATGACCTCATGTTCATAATTGAACCGTAGGGGATTTTACTCCCCTACGTTGTTAAGTTTTATTGCTCGTCCATGTAGACTACTTCTACTTCATCGTCTTCTGTAAGAACGTCTGATGCAAAAGTTAATCCTGTTGAAGTAATAGATACCTCATTTGCTCTCACCATAATTCTGTTGATATAAACAACAGCATACGGTGAATCATTAATTTCTGATGCAAAATCAACACCACCAGTGTCAATCTTACCAGAAGTTAAGTTAGCCCATGTGATTGCATGTGATGAACCAGTGTTATCTGTTTCGTCTTGTGCAGTTGCCTCATAAGCATGTGTGTGTTTTTTAGAAGTGTTTCCTAACTGTGCATAACGACCATCTAAAGATACTGTTACATCTGATTGAGTACCAACTGATAAAGTTAGTGTACCGCCTGAGAATGAAGCACCATCTACATAGTCATTGACTTCTGTTTGTGTGTTAGTTACAGTTAATGTACCCGCCGCATCATCATATGATACGTTGATACCTGTTCCTGCAGAAACATTAGCCATTACCGCATCTTGGGCTCTTTCGTCTGTGAAATACAAGTTAGATGAACCCTCAGTAATTTCGTCTGAGTTATCAACGCCTTGAACTGCACTTGTTACGAATGCCTCAGTTGCGTATGAGTTAGTTGTTAGATAAGTTCCTACACGTGCATCTGTGTAATACAAGTTAGATGAGCCTTCTGATAAACTATCTGTATTCTTAGTAGATAGTCTTGAGTCCCAACGTGCATCTGTGTAATACAAGTTAGATGAGCCTTCTGATACATCGTCTGTATCTTTAGTGCCTAATCTTGTATCAAAACGTGCATCTGTGTAGTAAAGGTTTGTTGAACCTTCTGCAAGGTCATCAGTATCACTTGAAGCTAGACCTTGAGTCGAAATTACACCAGTTGTAGGATTATATGTTAAGTCACCTGAAACTGAAATTGCCGCTCTTGCTCTTGCATCTGTGAAGTATAATTTATTTGTACCTTCTGCTAGGGCATCTGTGTCGTGATTTGAAATATCACTTGTAGTGCCTGTTACGTTACCAGTTACATTACCAGTTACGTTACCAGTTAAATTACCGATAAAGTCACCTGATGAATATAGGTCTTCTGCACCAATTGACCAACGGTCATTAGTTTCGTCCCATAGTAACTGAACGTTTAAGTCATCGCCACGTTCTATTTCGATACCACCTGATGCTGTAGCTGAGCCAGTTGCATCTGAGTTCAATAATAGAATGTTGTCTGCTAAGTTGATTTGTGAAGTGTTAATTGTAGTAGTTGTTCCATTAACTGTTAAGTCACCACCAATAGTTACATCACTTGTAAACGCACCAGTTGTACCTGAAACAGCATTGGCGCCTGAACCGATACCTGTACTAACTGCATTGTCTACGTATGTTTTGTTGGCCGCATCAGAGCCAGTTGTTGGAGCGCCAACTTCTTTGATGATATTTGAGTTCATGTCAATGTGGTCACCGACCTGAATATCACCAGATGAAGTTTTAAGTTCGCCTGTGAACTGAATTCCGTTGCTTGATTCGATTTGCATCGTACCAGTACCTGTAGTCACTAATTTTAGGTTTTCATCAGTATCAGTTTTGATAGTAATGGTACCACTGTCATCTTCAAGAATTTTCTTGTTGTTAACATAAAGTGAGCCAGGGCCTAAGTATAAGTCACGCCATCTTTTTGTTGTTGAGCCTAAGTCAAAAGTATCATCTGTGCCAGGTAAGATGTGACCGGTGTATTCTGAATCACCTGTTACATTTACGCCTGCCGAGAATGTAGCTGTATTTGTTACCGCTAGAGTACCCCCAACAGTTACGTTACTTGAGAACGAACCTGTTGTCGAAGACGAAGATCCGCCTTCTCTCATAAGTGGGTAGCCGCCGGTTGTTGAACCATCGTGGACTACAAGTGTTTTCTTGTCAGTATCGACAGTAACCTCACCTACTAGGCCAGTAAATGATGAGTGTTGTGTCGTTGTCCCACGACGGAACTGTATTGCATATGCCGCCATATTGTTTCTCCCGTCTATAAAAAATCGATTTATTATAAACTACACTGAATTGGGTTAAGTGTAATCTATCTTTATTTATCTGGATTGGAGTATTTGTGACTATTAGTATATAATACTTAAAGTATTACAACTTCAATAATTTTTGAACCTTCAGAAGCATCATTTGTCAAGGATTTGGCAAAAACTGCTCGTCCCATATCAGCACCAGCGACACTTTTTGCATGTCCTTTGACGCTAGATGTTACCATCAAGTCGCCTTTAGCTACTGGTCCCACCACTTTACATGGAACTCTACCACGTAATGCAATGTAAGGATGAGTGTCATCTGCACCTGCATCTGAATTCATTTTATAAGCTGGATTAGTACTTACAACACCTGCTACTCTATAATCAGTATGTACATCTGTTTTAGTAACTTCTTTATCACCACCGAATATAAGAACAGTTCCTGGTTCGTAAATATCATCTGCTTCATATCTTTCTGCTAAGTCGGCATATGTTGCCTCAACTGTTTCACCATAAACATATTCCCATCTTTTTGTTGGAGTACCCAAGCTGAAAGATGCATCATTTAATGGTGTGATACTTCCTGCTACTGTGTTGTTACCATTATTAATCATATAATTAGTTGGTAAATCACCAGAAGTTAAGTAACCACTATCATTTGGTAAGTCACTTACGTTTACAGGAATAGTTGGTTGGTCTAGTAAATCATTAAAGCTACCTGATGTAGCCACAGTTGCTAAATTATTGGCTATTGCCATAGCATTAATTTGATTTTGTATTGATGTACTATAATTGGCATCGTTATTTACTGCCGCCGCTAATTTTTTTAATGTGTTTAATTGTAACGGAGCAACGTCAACAACCGAATTAATTTGTTGGTCAGTGTAAGCCTTTGCCGCATTTAAATTAGTTACATCATCTGCTTGCCAATCTGCGGTGAAGCCTTGATAACTCTGTGTAACATACCCTGCATCATTAAACAAAGAACTAACATTAGTTGGTAAACTAGAACCTGTTGAGCCTCCTGTGCTTCCTGAAATAACATTTGTATCTGTTAAAAGACCAAAGTCTGTAGGAGCATCATAACTAATAACACCAGTTGTATTATCATAACCTATTTCATTACCTGTTACACTGATTGCCTGTCTAGCATCTGAATCTTGATAATAATTTCCTGAAAAAGATATTATACCAGTTGCTGGATCATAAGTCAATTCACTACCAGCATTCATACTGATAGCCGCTCTTGCTCTTGCATCTGTGTAATATTGATTTGTTGTACCTTCAGTTAAATCATCTGTAGTATTAGATGTAGTAGACCAAGTAAGTGAAGTAAAAGTTGCTTGTGCTGGTGCAGTTGCACCAATAACAGTACCGTCAATATTACCTGAGTTGATATCTACTGTACCGTTGCCTGTTACATCAATTATTGTATCACCTAGTTCTGAGGCAATATCACCTACTAAAGAACCTGTAAGAACTATATCAGTTGCTTCAATGGCGGCTGTTTTTAAATCATCACTAAATGTTGAGAATTTAGAATTTGTTTCGTCCCATCCAAATTTCTTATTATCAGAAGAACCTCTATTAATTTCAATACCAACAGGTTCTGTTGGTGCAGTTGATGATGTCAAATCACCATTTAATAACATAAATGGATCAGCGATACTTACTGTTTCTGAATTAACTGTGGTAGTTGTACCTGATACTAGTAAATTACCTTCAATTTCTAGTGTACCTTGATTAGGTTTTATTACTGCATTTGCAACAGAATCTAATATTAGCTTTTCGCCTTTTAGAAATAATCTGTCACCAAATTTAATTTGTTCTGCCATGTGAATTCTCTCTCAAAACGGTTATGTCTCTTATCTTAATTGTATTTATCAGATTTCTTGGTTTTTTAGCCATAAAAAAAGCCGGGAATAAATCCCGGCTTTCTTCGTAATCTGTGTATAACGAATTATACGAAAGATAGATTTGAGACTGCGATTTTAGATACGTAGTCTGCCGCATTACCTAGAGATGATGCAGTATTTGTTAGTTCAACGTAACCGTAACGAGTCATGAATGACACTACTGGTTCGAATGAACTTGGATCTACCACAACGCCTGAAGACATTAGCGGTACGTACGGACAATAGAATGCCGCCGCATCGATTTCGCCTTGACCTTTGTAACCAAGTAATACGTCATCGTTTGATGCATATGTGTTAACATATACTCTCATTGTACTGTTTAGAGTACCTACGAATTTAGTATTTGTTGGTGCTTCAAAAGTACCTTCAGTTGTACGTGCAAATGCTGATGTAGTTGCAGATTGTAGAACTGTTAGTGCTGATGGTGAGATAACTGCCCAGTTTGCCGCGCCTCTACGAGTACGTTGAGCAACTAGGTTAGCTTGTTGGTTAATTAATGTCGCAAGAACGGCATGTCTGTCACCAATAAATGTTGGTGTACCTGTGAAAGATGCTGACATGTCATATGTAGCGCCAGTTGTTGCTAGGCTTGATAGTGAACCTAAGATTTCTTGGTCGATTTCAGCAGTGATTTCCATTGCTAATGCCGCCATGATTTCAGCTTCGATATCTAAACCGTGCATTGAGTTAGCGTCCTGAGCCGCTTCAAATGTCCAACGTGCAGATAGCTTTCTTGTTTTAGCTTCTACAGTTTGTTTTAACACTTGAATTGACATTTTTGAACCTGCTTCACCTTCTAGTGATGCTGTAGAAGCCGGAGCCCCTGCCGCGTCACCTGAATATGCGTTAGCAATTTCAAATGGACTTAGTGCTTCATCACCTGCCGCCACGCCAGCTTTTGCTTCTGCGTAACGTACACGTAATGTGTGAATTTGGCCAACTGGGCCAGTCATTGGCTGTACGCCGATGATTTCGTTTGCGATAACTGTTGGCATTACACGACGGATAACTGGTAGAATCACTTTGTTTAGTGTTGCGATGTTACCAGCCTGTGTTGCACCAGCAGTTGCACTTTCATTAAGTGCTACTTTAGTGTTTTCTAAAACTGCGGACATTGTGTCACGTTTTGTGCCTTCTAGACCTTCTAAAAGAGCATCACGTGTACCGTCCCAGTTATTTCCTTCAAAAAGATTTTCCATCTTTTATTCTCCTGATATTATCCTGGTTAATTTAATCCAGCTAATTTTTTAAGCTGAATAATTTCGGCATCGCTTCCTGACGACTGTGATTCCACGTGTGTTGCTACCTCACGGTCACCAGTAATTTCAGTCACTTTGCCTTCTGTTAATGTTTGTGTTTCTTCTTTCGTTGAAACGTTCTTTTCATCTAAAACAGCCGGTAGATATTTCTTGAATGCTGTTTGTAGATTTGAAGTTTTTACTGATTCCAATAAATCAGACATTACTGTTGCTTTTTCTTTGCCTAACGGTGCTAGTAAACCTGATAGAACTTCTTTTCTGTTCATCTTGTCTTCTAGTATACGTTGAGCCTTCTTAGCGCCTTCAATGTCTGCATCTTTATCAGCTATCACTTTTTCAAGTTCTGCAACCTTATTAGCAGATTCGTCAAGTTTCTTGTTCACTTTAGCTACTTCTGTGCCTTCATTTAATTGTGAAGCCATGAATTCACCTGAAAATGCTTCAAAGACCTTACGTCCAAACTCGTTTTCTTTAGCTTGTACGATATCTTCTTTTAAGTTTTTCATTTCTGAACGTAAAGAATTCTTGATTGTATTTTCAACAAGTTCCGCTGAACGTTTAATAAACGAATCTTTGGTCTTGTTAAGAATATTCTTACCTTCTGCTACTAAACGTACTTTAGTGTTAACTAATTCACGTTTATCGTTGTGGAACTCAGCTAGTTCACGGCTAAGTTGTTTAACAACGAATTTCTTAGTTTCCTGTAGATTTTCGTTAACTTTTGCCCTATCTGCTCTGAGTTCTTTAACTTCGGTCGCCAAACGAGATGCAATGAATTTTTCAAGGAGTTTAGCATGTTCAGAAATTGCTTTCTTATATGCTACTCGTTCTGCGATAAGAGCCTCACGGTCTGTTTTAAACTCTTCCATTTCAGTTTTAATTGTTGTGTTTAGCATGTTGTCCATTGCTTCAACAATTACTGATTTGTCGTGTTCAAACTTCTGTGCGAACTCCTCACGCAACTCGGCTGTAATCTCCTCTCTTGCTTCATTCAATTTTGCTTCTAAAGCCTCTTTAATCTGAGCGCCTGCCTCTTCGGAAAGTGCTCCGGACTCTAAAAGATTAGCAAGGATTTCGTTTGCCATTGTTGCTTCTCCTGTTATAGTTTAAGTTCATTAATGAACTTAACGATTTGTTCTGACAAGTATTTTTGAGCGACCTTGTCTGTTTGTACATTTTGTGCTAGTTGCCAAGTTTGGAAACCACCACGCATGTTCATTAAACCTTCGTAGATTGCCTTCGGATAGGCATCCGGAGCACTTGGTTGTGCTACGATGTCCACTGTGACAATCTCAAAATTGCTAACATTCCCATTATTGCCAACTTCACCAGAACCACGAGATGAGACACCTAGCGTGGCACCTGATTCGATTAATGTTCTGATAATGTTACCCATGGGTGTAGGAACAATTTTAAGTTTACCATATCCGTTCGGTCCATCCATCCACATACTTTCAATAATATGCGAAACACGGTCAACGTTTACGGTTAATTCTGGCGGATGGTCACATTCACCTAAAACCGGGAATCCTTCACTGATTTTAGCTTGAACTGATTCAACAGCCCTAGTAATTTCAGATACAGGGTATACCCTTTGGTTAGCATTCTTTACGTTACCTTGAACGAAAATGCCTTCCATGAACATGTTTTTTCCACCGTCATCACCTTCAACGATACGTGACTTCACATTCGCTTGTTTGTGAGATAATCTTTCAATAAGAACGGTCATTGGTTTTCTCCAAAGTTTTATTAGCTACTAACTGACTTGGTGTTAGCGCCGCCATCACCTTCAGAAGCCTTCTCTGACTTCATAGCAGGTGCTTTACTGTTTCCAGATACGTTTACGTTACCTGTTGACATATCTTTTGGTGCATCACCTTTGCCGCCTGATGTGTTACCATCGTTTTGGCCTACTGGTTTTGCATTTGAGTCGTCACCAGGACGTTTTGCATTAGCATTAACTGGTGATGCCGCTTTATCGCCGTCATCGCCTGCTGAGGCAGTTGCTGGAGTTACATATTCTTCTAACTTCTCATCTGCTTCTTCATCTGTAGATTTTTCTTCTACTTTGTCTGCTTCTGCTTCGTCTTCTGATTCTTCTAAATCAAGTTCTAGTTCATCTGAACCTTCTGTTGCGTCTTCTTCTGCAACTTCAATTTCAGTGTTTTCTTCCATGTCGTCCTCAGCTTTTTCTTCTTCATCAGCTTCGTCTTCCATGTCATCGCCTTCACCTGACATTATTTTTTCGAATTCCGCTTCAAGATCCGCTAGATTTGACTCTAGGTCGTCTACACGTGCTTCCATATCATCTGCCGGAGCCTCTGCTTCTGCATCACCCATTTCTAGGTCTGCAACTGCTTCGTCTTCGTCTGATTCGTCTGCATCATAGAATTCTTCATTTTCAATTTCAGCAGTATCATCTTCGATAGCTTCGCCATCTTCGATTGATGCTACTTCTTGTACTTCTTCTTTGTCCTCAACTTGGTCAGTTTCGGCCTCAGATTCGTCAATATCCTCAAGGTCTTCTTCTACAACTTCATCACTATCGTTAAGAAGTTCTTCGTGGATCCTACGAGCCTCTGCTACGATAAAATCGTGTAGCATGTTTTCTGCGGCGTCTTTTTCCTCATTGATTAGAAGTTCTAGTACTTGTTCTAATGTACTTCTGTCTGACATAATTTGTCTCCTTATCTTCTATAATCGCCAAAAAAAACTAAAGTCGTTTGATGTGGCAAGGTTGTAGAAACACTTCTATTTGTTTCACATGTATTTATAGAGGTTTTTGGGGTTTATTACGGAAATAGTAAAAAACGGCTATTTTTTAGCCGGTTTTACTGATATAAGTTATTTAACAAAGGTCATATCTAACTTATATACATATATAACTGCTTTTTCAAACAATTATTTGACACTTAAGTATTATAATTCAGGCTCAGAAGATGCCTCAGAACTACCACCATATTGTGTTTTTAGTCTGTCTTTTTCTTCTGAATTCTGTACTTTTCTGTACTCTCGCATCTTACGTAAGTCGTTAAGGTGAGTAAGTGTTAGACGATTTTTTCTTGTATCATCTAATTCTATACTATTGTGTTCATCCCTATCGGGAGAATAGTTTTCAGTAATATCACTATACTTCATTTAAAAACTCCGTTTACTATATCTATTTATACGTTTATAGGCGTTTCTTCGCCTTCTTCGGAATTTTCCGCGCCACTTATTGGTGAACCTTCTTCATCTGTTTCTGCATCTGTTTCATCAAACTCTGGTTCGCCGCCTTCAAACTCACCACCAGGAACACTTGCTCCTACTGATTTAAGTCCGTCTGCATCTTGTGGGTCACCAGTGCCTTTTTCTTCATGCCACATTTTTTCGTTCATCATAATTTCTTCTTCTGATAAACCTAAGAAACGTTTCATTGCAAAACGTTTACTTACATAATCTGCGCCTTCGATTGCAGTAAATACGTTCATCATAACTTGGTCTACTTCTGCTTGACGATACTTACCAAAGTTTTGTGGAGGATTAAATTTCAAGTCGAATAAAGAACTTTCAATCAACACACCTCTGTGTTTCATAAACATCTTAAACTCTCTGTCTAAGTCTTCACATACTAATGCTTGTAAACGTTCACAGAACTTAGTAAATCTAAATTCTTGAATGAATGCAGTGCCTACACGACCATCATTGTAGCCGTTACCGTCACTGTCTAAGCTACCTAGATAGCTTGGTGGGACTCTAAGTCCACGCATCATCTTATCATTGAAGTATTTTAAATCATCAATCTGTCCTAAGTTTTCACCACCTGGTAGTGTCTCAACTTTAGAACCACGACCTTCAGCCGTCTGAGCAAAGAAGTAATCTTCCATAATAGATAGTGGATTGTATGCACTATCAACGATGTTTTGTCCACCGCCTGTTTTACTTGGAATACGTCTTTGATGAATTTCACTTTTAATACGTTCTAAGTGGGCTCTTGCTTTGTGTGTTGGCATGTTACCAACATCGATATAGAATACTCTACGTTCTGGTGCTCTTTGAACACGATAAATCAGAATAGCATCTTCTAATAATTCTTTTTGTTTGTAAACTTTGAACACTGGTTCAAGAATTGAGTTACCAAAAGGCCAGAAGCCATCGATACCTTCATTCAATGAAACGTGTACAACGTGTTTAGCATCTACAGGAGTTGAAGTTTGGTCTGAAACAAAACGTGTTCCGCCTGCCGCTCCGCCACCAAAGCCTTGTGTTGTATTAGCATTGATGTTAGGTGCACCTGTTAACCCTGTTTGTGTTTGTAATAGTTTAGTTGTATCGGCTGTAATATTAAGACTTTGCAGATTGATATCTAAATCTTTAATATAATATGCTTCAATCTTTTTTCCTTTACCTTCGTTCACAATAACTTTTTCGATTTTAGCTGGATCTACCCAAAAAAGTTTATATGTTTCAGGATCACGAATGAACATTTGGTCTCCGTATTTTACTGCATTTCTGAAAATACGAAACATTCTTTTAGAAAGTTTATTTACTGCACACCACTGTCTTAATGACTTTTGAATAACGTCATTTTCAGTTTCAGTTTGGTCTTCATTATATTCGACATGAAATGGAAGTTTAGATTGTTCGTTTTTTAGTGTAGAAAATTCTGCAATAGTATCTAACGCAGTGTTTACTTCACTATCTAAATCCATTTGGTCATATTGACCATATCGTTGAACACGATTAGGTTGTCCCTGATAAACCTCAGGTAACCAACTACTATATCGTTTTGTGTCTGCATCTCCGGCATAACCAGTACCTGTCGATGCAGGCATTTTCTCTGGCATTCCGTCGTATGTTTTAAAATATTTTTTCCAGCTCATTTTTTAATCCTTAGAGTTAATTCTATCATAATTTGATATCGTTGTCAATACTCTTTCCTTATATGTTATTTAACGCATTTATTAGCTTTTGTAATTCTACCAGTATAGCGTTTTGTTCTGCTTGGTTTTCTGCCGTATTACGGTCATCTACAGATTTTGGCTTAAACCAAGAAGCCATATTCGTATCCATGTTAGTTAAAGCCTCATATATTGCTTCAAGATTTTTCTTTCCATCCTCAGTTTGAGCCGCATCAGTTTTCGAAAGTACCTCTAGTACTTTTGCGAATTCTACCATCTGCGCCTCTCTGTCTGCTATGCTATCACCATTATCAAACATTCCCATCAACTCAACCATTTTTTCTGTACTTTTAGCAATTTTTTCGTCCCGGTTTGATCCAGTTGCCTCTAAGCCTTTCATAATTTGGTCGAATATATTTTGATTATTATTATCTGTGATTACACCTGAATCCTCGTCCCTGAGTTTTCCTTTACCTTCGGTTAAATTCTTTGTTGCTTCTGAGGATGTAATTTCGTTTTCAAGATTTTTTTGGTCTTGATTTTCATCCCTTATCCCAAGATTTTCTGTAGACCATGCACTTATATCTGCGGCCATACCTGCCAATGATGTAAAGAAATCTGTTTTTATTACCTCAAATGTTCCAGATAAATCTGTAATAACAGTTGCTACTGGTCCTAATTCATTTCCTAATCTTCTAAATTCTTTAATTGATTCTGCGTTGGCGGCGTTCATTTCTCCTAATATATCCGTAAAACCTTTAACTTGTGTATTGAATATATCTTCTAATCCAATAATAGCCTGTCTTCTATTTTCTATTCCTTGTAAAACAGCCTTATCTTCTTGTGATGGTGCTACCGGTCCTGCATCTGCATCTTCCACTGTTGCTCTAAGACGAGACAAGTCTGCAACCATTGACTGTAAAAATTGGTCTGTTTGTAAAACTGCACGATTGCCTTCTGTACTTGCACTTGCAATGATAGACTCAATGTCAGGAGATAAATCAGCAATAGCAGTTTGAAATGCTTCTGGTCCTTGTTCGCCTGCCAATGCAAGTCGTTCTACTATTGGAAGTAATTCTTTACCAATACCGGTACCACTTAATTGTTGGAATGTTTGTTCACGTACAAATGCGCCTTGGCTTCCTGATGCCATTCTTTCGATAACTGCTTGACCTAATGTACCTTCTAACATTCCTGCTGAGCCAATAGTTTCTCTAATAGCATCCGCTCTATTAGGATCCATAGTAACTAATCTTGATGTTACATCGTCACGTTGTAGAGTTTGTGAAATCATCTTAGCCGCATCTTCCATGTTTATCTTTAAAACGTTTGCAGTTGAAGAAACACCTGACATAAAATCGTCCATGCCGTCACGTAATTGTTGCTGACTCATTCTATCAAGCATGCCCATGTTTCTTAATGAGTCTAGGTATTCTCCTGCCATTGATGTTACTTCACCAAATTCAAGACCAAATCTTCCCATTAAATCAAGACCACCTGCTTCCTGAGATTTTGTTAGTGAGTTAGCAAACTTTAATGAAGCCTCTACCCCTACCATACCAACAGACCTTGAAAATCTTTTTGTAAATTCTGCCGCTTCACCCAAAGTAAAGTTATTTTCATTAATCATTCCAGACATTTCTGAAAGACTAGCAGTCACAGAATCAAAACCTGCCATTAAACCTGACTGTCTAATTTCTTGGGCCATATTAAATCTGTCTTCTGTTTGTTGGCCCATAAAACTATTAATCATGCCTGTACTTGCTAAAATACCGATTGCAGATTTTCCTACTGCGGCACTAACATCTTCAAAGTTTTTCTTAAGTTTTTCTTTATCAAATTCCATACCTGCCATTTCTTCTGTGATATTTGGATTTTGACCAGTTGTTTTCTTTATAAATTGTTCTCTATCTCTTTCGGCTGAACTTCTGGCAATTTCATTTGATATTTCGCTTTGTTTTATAAGTTGTTCAAAGTATCCTGCTATTTTAGTATTTTGTCCAGCTAACCTTGTTCTATCATTCTTTTCTTCTTGGTTAGCTTTTTGTTCTTTAGCACCTTGTTGTCTAACTTCTCCCAATGTATCATGTAAAACTTTATATGCTTTTTGGGCATCCCCACCTTCACTATTTTTCATTTGGTCTAATGCTTTATTAGTTGCGCCTTGGTCTGCGGCTAAACCAGCCAGTATTTGGCGTATTTGGGACATCGTAGTTTCGGTTGCCCAACCAGGGATCGAAGGATCAATACCTTCAATATACACATTTCCTTCAGCCATTACAAAATACCTCTTGACAAGTTAAACTTCGTAGTTTATAATACATCTAAATATACGTATATAACCACTTAAAGTTTATTATAAGTGTATTTATCAATCCAAGGAATTAATGATGACCGATAACCCGCTAACTAAGTACTTTAGAAAGCCAGCTATATATGTTAGTTTACCAACTAAAGGTAAATTTAACCCAGAAATAGACCAAACTATTATTGAAGAAGTGGGCGTTATGCCTATGACTGCTATCGATGAGATTACAATGCGTAATCCAGATGCACTTCTTAATGGTGAGGCAATGATTTCTTTAATAGAAAGTTGTGTTCCTAGTATCAAAGATGCAAGAAAATTATGCAACATTGATGCAGAAGCACTTTATATGGCTATTCAATACGCAACAAACGGTAGTAATCTCACATATACTCATACATGTAAAGAGTGTGAGAATAAGAATGATTTCAATATTGATATCGATTTTGTACTAAACAAGTTCCCTGAAATTAATAAGGTTGAGCCTGTAGTATATGAAAATTTAACAATCCATATGAGACCACCAACACTAGAAAGTGTTACACGGGTTGCTCTTATCCAGCTTGAAGAACAGCGAATCGTTAATAATGTCAAAAATGATATTACTAATGATAAGGATGAGTTGGAACTTGCGAAAAAGTTTTACAAAAGTTTCAAACGTGTAGCTGAATACAATGTTGATTTGATTTCAGAGACTATCGATAAGATAGAAACACCAGAAGGTGAGGTCACTGACAAGAAACAAATTATTGAATTTCTTGCTAATGTTCCTACATCAGTAGTTACAAATATGGATAAAAGAGTTAAAGACATAGCTAAAAAGCCAGAAGCGTTAAACAATTTTGAATTTAAATGTCCAGAATGCGACCATGTACAAAAAGTTAATATAGAGATTAATCCTGCAAATTTTTCCTAGGCTGGCTAGCAACCGCCAGCGGTGAAGAAATTGCAGAAAAACAAAAAAAGTTTGAAAAAGAACTTGACAAGGTACATAAGAATCTGTTACAATTATCTTGGTACATGAGGGGTGGGGTTTCTATCTCAGAACTTCATGAAATGCCAGTGAATCATATCAAACATCTGAATGAGATTATTGACCAGAATTTTGAAATGAGTAAAAAGGCAGGAATGCCAATACTATAACTAATAAAACTAATACAATCTAATATATATCTCGGCGAATAGGAAAAGGGAATGACTAATATCTCAGCATACATAGTGGAATCGTTTGTCGGGTTGCCGACACGGGATTGAGACTGCAAACGTAGTGTTTGCCGTCGGACTAGTCAGGATGAATTCTGACATTCTTCTCGTAAACCACAAAGAGTATTCATAATCATAAAACAGCCATGGTTCCTAAAGAACATGGTTGACTAGTATAATATTACCGATGATAGGTTTTTATAACACTATCTGCTTTTTATAGTTTCTATCTATGTGGATTATAAAGGGTGCCGTTGAATCGAAAGATGCAATACTAAGTTAAGGAGGGATCGTCAACCGACTCCGTCGTAACTAGCGACTAACTTAGACATAGAGGCGATGAGCAAGGGACAGATAAGACAAGATTTTCTGTACAGCCATTTTTTAATTGTCCTGGCAACAGGGCAATTATGGCTTCTTCACGGGACAGAGACTCATAATATAATATCATTTGACTTATACCAATTAATGTTATATAATAAAGAAATAGAAATACCGATTAATATGAATGAGTGCTAACGAATGAATATTAATTGGGATTAGGTCTTTAGACCTTTTATAATGAAAAGAGATTAAACATATGCCAAGTAAAAGCAAATCTAAGGGTTCTGGATATGAAAGAGAACAAGCAAAATTTCTAAGTGAAAAATATAATGGTAGTTTTGTACGTGTCCCTAATTCTGGAGCATTTATAGGTGGAAGTAATTTCCATAGAGCAACTAACTTAAGCGAAGGACAAGTACGAGGTTTTAAAGGAGATATTATACCTCCTGATAACTGGAAGTACTTTAACTGTGAGTGTAAGTTTTATAAAGAATTCCCTTGGCACCATTTATTGTATGATAAAAAAATTCCTCTTTTGGAGGACTGGATTGTACAAACTATGGAGATTGCAGAAGATAGTGATGTTAACATTATCTTTATGAAATTTAATCGTATAGGAACTTATGTTGCGTTTCAAGACCGTATGAATGGACTCGGATGGCGTTCACCGATTAGTGTAACTTACAAGTCTGAGAAGAATGGTTGTTGGATACTAACAAGTGCAGAAGAATTTTGGAAGTACAATTCAGACGTATTTGAACGTCACTGCATTGAAGGTATTAAATAAACCAAGCAATAAGTAAACCCATAATTAGGCCTTTAACATAGGCTATCCACATCATAGTATATGAATCTACATTAAATTTATTTTGCCAATATTCTGTTTGTTTTTTATGCCACTTAAACATTTTATTTCTCCGGAGATAATATATCTATCTCTTGTACAACACAACTAACTTTGTACCCAATATATTGTTTAGGTAACTGACCATTAGAAATACCGTATTCGATAAATTCTACAGCCGCAGATTTTTTGCGTTGGCATTCTTCTATTGAAGTCATTTGTCTTGGCTCCCAACCTTGAGGCACAATCTGCTCTCCGGAGGCAAGGATAAAGACAATAATCATAATCACTTTCATACAAATATTTATGGAAAAATGTCTCTAACTTAACAACGTTGTTAAGTTAACCGCTAACATAAACCCCTTTAGTGGGTCTATAGAAATTCTTTTGATGATGTATTTTACCTTGCAAGTCTCTTATGACTTTTATTTCTGATTGTATTGCTAAACGACTGGTTTCTTTTTCAACTAAGCCTTCACGTTTGATTAGTCTTCCTAATCTATATGAAAGGGAATGTTCAATCCAATGTATATCATCTACATCGAATTCCCATCCTTGTACTTTAGGTTTCGCCATCCTTTGAAACTTTCTTTTCTATCTTGTCCCAATGAGAGTTTTCTGAATCAATACCGATATATTCTTCGCCTGTTTCCATATCGATAAGTTTGTATTTGTTAGGACATTTTGTGTAAACTTTTAACGTAGTTGCACGTTCTAATTCAATTACTTCTTCTCCACTAAGTAATTTACGTTTTTTCATTAGTTGTGTTCTTTTTCTTTCCACGTCTGAATTTATAATTCAGTTGGCCTTCTTCTGTGATTGCGCCTTCAGGCATGATGGAAATCTTTCCACCTTTGTTTAAAAATTCTTGTACTTGTTTATTTAGTTTTTCTTTTTCTTCTTCTTTAATTTTATTTTTATCAACGGGCTTATGCATTTTCGGACTCTTTCTAAATAAAAAAACCCGACACAGAAGTGCCGGGTTTGTGTTGCTCTCTGTGTGAGAATAAAAAAAGATGCTCAGTTAGATGAGAGAGGTTGAGAGGAGACACTTTGCATCTTTTATTATGACTCTATAATAACATTATCAGAAAGCCTTGTCAACACCTTTTTACATATTATTTTTCTTTTCTTGGATTTCTTTACGTCTTTCTTTTGTAAGTTTTCCAATTTCACCTAAAGCCTTTCTTGCTCTAGCGGCCGCGGCTTTAACGCCCTTGTCTTCCCATGCGGCATGTTCACTTAAATAGTTTTCGTATTGTTGTACGATTTGTTCATGTATACTCATGTTATACTCCTTTTAAATTAAATAATCATCGTGTTCATTTTCCCACGAACTAATTATGTTTCTGAAACCCATTGACAAGAAATCATAACTTGGACTATCGGCTAGTAATTCCCATTCAGCAATAACTTCTTCGATTTGTTCCTTAGATAATGTATCAGTATCTTCTACTTGAAAATGTTCTTTGATTATGCCATGAGCCCATTCAGTGCATTCACCTTCAAGCCATTCTAACATTTTATGTGGCTTATGAACCATTTTAAAATCAGACATTTGGTACTCCTTCTTGTGGTTTAGTCATTTCATTTGTTTCCGCCTCTATTGCATCCTCTTGTGAGAAAGTAGTAAAGCCGTTTTCTTTAATCACATTAAGAACATTAGTCACACGACCATATAATTCGTCCCTATGAGATACTAAAAAGATAGAGCGATTTCTATCACGTTGCATTTTCTTAAGAACTGCTAGTGATGATTCGACACCGTTCGTATCCATTCCACTATCAATAAGTTCATCAACAAATAGAACATTAATAGTGCTATATAGTGACTCGTATATATCACGGAAAGCCCATGATAGACCTAAAATAAGTCTATTACGTTCACCTCTTGATAGATTGTCAAAGTCTAGTTCACGACCTAACTCTGTAATTTCTACAGTTAAGTCACTCATAAATTTAACTTCATGAGGTAAACCTAGTCTATCAAGATACTTTTCTAAACGTGTGTTTAGATAAGATAAGTTTTGGTCAATAATCTTTTTACGAATAAAACTATCTTTATTTGTTAATAGTTTCATTAAGAAGTCTTGGTGTTCACGATAAGAAACAAGTGCATTCATTGTATTGTAATTTAGTTCTTCTAAACTACTTTCACGCATTTCTTTAATCTGTTCAGTATAAGGATCTTCTTGTTTCTTTTTAGTTTCGATTTGTTCTTTCAACATACTAACTGAGTTTTGATGTTCGTATGCATCATTTAAATCATCATAAAATACTGTAGGCTTATTACCAAGTTCACCTACTTCACTAATTACTGATGTATGTGTTTCTAACTTAGTTGCATTTTCCATTAAATGAGATTTAGTTTCACCTAATAGTTCTTCTTTTTCTTTTAGAATTTCTTCTTGTTTGCTATCGTGTACTTCTTGTCCACATGCAAAGCATTTATGGTCTTTAATCTTTTCTATATCACTAATAACTCTTGTTTCTAAATCGGAAAATTTTTGATTATCAGTATTGATACTATCAACCCATCGTTGTGCTTCATCTAACTTAGATTTCTTTTCGGTAAATTCATTTAATAGTTGATGATTAGCAATCTCTTGTTTGATGTCTACATGAGATAACGCCTCTAAGGCTGACTCTAATTCTTTTAATTCTGTTTCGTGTTTATCTTTCCAGATACGTTGTCTACGTTCAATGTCTGAAATACTTTTTAGAATACGAGTGTTTGCATCTTCTTTTGCTTTAAGACTGTATTCTTCGTCTTTCATCTGGTCTTTTGTTTCTTTGATTACTTCTTTAAGTGCCTCTGCTTTACGAGACAATTCAGTAATACCTAATAGTTCTTCGATTAGTTCACGTTGGTCATTTGCTCTCATTGAAAGAAATGGTTCTGTGTACGTATTAAGTGCAACAATGTGTTTGAACATTGAATGAGAAATACCAATAATAGAATCAACTTCTGTTTGAGTTTGTCTCATTTCACCTTGTGCTTCATCACCACCGCCATCGTTTAAATCGATACCGTCTCTGATAAAACGAAATACATTAGGTCTACGTCCACGTTCAATCCTGTATTGACTTCCGTTAAATTCAAAGTCAATAGTAACAATCATGTTCTTACCATTTGTCTTATTAATTAGATTATCTTTTCTAATATTGGTAAGTGCGTTACCATACATACCATATGATAATGCATTGATGAGTGTAGTTTTACCCGTACCGTTACGAGAACCATCACCACCTAAGTCTAGGTTGTTACCTAATACAAGTGTTAAGTTGTCACGTTCCAGGTCTACTGCCTGTGTTACGTTCCCAACACTCATAAAGTTACGGACCGTTATATTCTTAATTTTTAACAAACGTCTACCTCTCTCTTGCGTATATTCCTGTCTGTATTGGATCTACAGAAATTTCATTAATATTAACATAATCTGGTTGATTAATCAACCATAAAATCAACTCAGCTACATACTCTGTATCTAAGAACTTTCTATCAGGATGTTTCTTCATTACACTTGGTGTTGTTAAACTACCCGGTGATATCAGTGTTGATTTGATATTAGAACCTCCCATTGTCATGTATGTTAAATCACGATTATAATCTTTTAGTGCTTTCTTTTCTGTTGGATATCTCCATGTTCTACCTTTTACACCTGTATCGGCAGTAGAACCTATATTAATAATATGTGCAGACCTTTCTTTTTCTACACATTTATTATAAACATGTTCTGCAATCATTATCTGGTGAAATTTCCATAATGCTGAATTGTTAATGAAGATATCAAACCCTTCATTGACAAAATACTCAGCCAATCTTTCTTGTTCAGAATTCTTATCTAACGACCAATCATTTGTACGACTAGCAGTGCGATAACTAATATTATCCACACTATCAAAAAGATTGCATATCGCTTTGCAAAGCCCATAGTACTTGTTCCCTGTGATTAATACATATAAATCTTTTTTCATATTATAAATTCTGATATAGTTCAACAAGAACTTTTTTATTAAAGCTACCATTATCATCAATAGAGTTTAATTGTGAAATTACAATTTCATCGATTGTTTCAAAATGAATTTCAGCACCAGTGTCGCTTTCATGCTCACTGTTCTTCATTGGCTGTAATGCAATGTCTCGTAAGTCATATGCTTCAACAAACGTATCTTTAATGAACGTAGCTTCTTCATATGTAATGTCTATATCAAGTGTTATTCTTGCACTTGTTTTAGGTAACAAGTACTTCGATGGATTTTCAAGTAGTGTAGACAACGTGATATTTTTATATTTAGGAGCATCAGGCCATGCAAAGAATTCCGGTTCTTTGTCCCATTCTAAGAACATCCAACCACGTTCATCATCTCCTGCATCTGAGAAGTTGTGTGGAAATGCATTACCTGTATATATCACGTTGCCTTTTACTTGACGATGATGAAAGTGTCCTGAGAAAACAAAATCTTGATGTTCAAACATTTCACTTTTTAGTCCACCATGGTCTGGCATTTCTACCATCGCATTTAATTTGAACGTTGGAAGTTCAAAGTGTCCGAACATATATTTTGTTTTTATCTTTGGTATCTTTTTCCATTCATCCCCAACTAACCAACTAGTCAATGCTACATCGCCTTCAACTAGTTTATCATCGATTAGAACTATATTAGGTAATTCTTTTGCAAACTCTACTGAGTTTACATCACGTGTTTCACGATAAAACAAATCATGATTACCTAAAATAAAGTAAACTTTTTCAAACGAATTATTAAGTTTTCGTAAACCTGCAAGGCTATACTTCATAGTTGAGATATTCAAACTAGCACGATTATGATGCCAGTCACCACCAAAGATACAAGTCTCGCAACCTTTAGCTTTAGCTTCTTGAATAAACCAGTCTATGAATTCATCACAATCGATATTATGTTGGCGTGCGTTGTTACGCATACCATAATGTATATCAGTGAACCAAGCGGCTTTTTTAAATAGATTAGTCATTGTCGGCGTAAATCTCTTTGATAGTTTCTGTTGGAATTTGTTCATCAGTAATTCTTGTTTTAATTACTTTTTGCCATCTTTCCTGAGATTTCATTTCATGTTCTAATTGTCTAGTCCAACTTGGCATCTGACCTGATTTCTCTAATAGGTCATCACGAATACCTTGATTTTTCTTTTCAGTGTTTAGAACACGTGTAAATGAATTGTTTACAGCCGCCGTATAATATGCAAATGGGTTATCACTTTTTGCTTCATTGAATTGTAATCCAATTTGTGCAAGTTGTAAAAGTGCTTGTCCACGCATTTCATCGATATACGTATAGCCTCTCCAGTTACTTCTTTGAGAATAACGCTCAACTAATTTGATGTACATATTGGCTAACGTTGCCGTAATCTTACCGCCTCGTAAATCAAATTCTTTGTCTTTGTTGTAATGTGACCATGCTACTTCTCTTGTCTTTTTGCCATCAATAACATAATGTTTATATGGTGGGAAATGTAGCTTTACTTTGTGGTCTGCGACAGACTTTGGGTTTGCTTTACGACCAGGTTCATCTGGAATATGGTCGAAAGTCATAACTCTGAAAACCAACAATTCTTTATCGAAAGATGCTGGATCTACTGCAAAGTCTACTTGTCTTTTCTTTTTATCTTCATTTAAGTCCCAAGCGGCTTTTTGTAATCTATTTGCTCGATTGGTTCTTGCTTGTTCTTCTGCTTTATGAATTTCACTTACATCGTCTAAGATAACATCATATTGATGATGTGTTTCTCTGTCTTCAAACCAACAAAAGTTTGATTTAGAGATATGAATTTCTTTAAGCATATCTTTATTGTTTAAATAATTTTGACCTCTACGTGCCATGGTTTTGCTCCTATTAATATTATTAATTATAATACATCTGAAACCCAATGTCAAGTGCTAAAATACTTATTTTTAAACTTCGTAGTTTAAGTAACGATAAATACAACAAAGAAGGAGTTAAACATGGACAATATGTATGCAACACAACAACCAGTATCACTAAGAGACCCTAGTGGACGATTAAGTGCATCTGGATTGAACACTATTCAGTTCCCATATACACCAACAATCACAGTATTAACGAGTACTGGATACAGTTCCTATGACTTATCTCACACTAATTTTCAACAAAGAGCATTCGATATGTCTTCAAATACTGAATTTAACATGACTGCTCCAGTTATTGTTCGTAGTACAAGTGAGGCACAAACTGTATTGCAAATGGCTAACTTCTTAAGAGGCGCATTGAAAATGGACTTTGGAATGCAATCAGATAATGCTGGTCTTCCCCCACCAATATTGAGATTAGATGCACATGGCATCTATAAAAATGTTCCTGTTTTAATAAGAGATTTTACATGGAACTTAGACTCAGATATCGACTATGTTGAAACAAATGGTGCAAGAGTTCCAGTACAGAATATGTTTGTTATGTCATTAACAACTACATATTCTCCAAAGAATGTTAGAAAAAACTTTAATATGCAAGATTATTTAAGTGGAAATTTAGCTAATAAGGGGTATGTATAATGGCTTATGATCCAACTTCTCCGTGGAAGAAGACTACTGTTCTAAAAAATAAAGTATTGGATATACAAAATCCCGTATTTTTACAAAGAAGTGCATTAGACGAAACTTACACAATACCACAAACTTATAATCTCAGACCTGACTTATGCAGTTACGAATTATATGGTACTTCAAAATACTGGTGGATTTTTGCTAAAAGAAATCCTGATATTATACAGGACCCAATAAATGATTTTACGGCAGGAACAAAAATAAAAATACCTAGCAAGAACCAGTTAGATAACATGAAGTAGTATATAATGGCAGTTAGAAGTGTAAGAAATAATAACCCAGGCAATATTAGAACAAACTCTACTGCTTGGAAAGGTAAGACAGGTGACGATGGCGCATTTGTTTCTTTTGCCACACCAGAACATGGTGTTAGAGCATTAGGTAGAACACTAGAAACTTATCAAGACAAACACGGACTAAACACAGTTGAAGGAATAATTCAACGTTGGGCTCCACCTAACGAAAATGATACTACTGGTTATGTAGACTTCGTTGCATCAAAAATGGGAATAGATAAAGATGCTTCCATTGATTTATCTGCTAATCCAGAACTAGCAGAAAAAATGGTTTCGGCTATGATCCAAAAAGAAGGCGGACAAGAAGCATTAGATTATTTCGGAGACAGTATTGAAGGCGGATTAGGTATGGCGTACGGTACTCAACCAGACGGCGTTCCTGTTATTGACGATGATGACCAACGAGAACTAATATCTAATGGAGAAGTAATACAAGAACCAGAAGTAGAAGGCATATCAGATATTGAAGATAAAAAACGAAATGCAATTAAATCATCTGCCAGTCTAGCTGAACTAATTCAAAACATGGAAGCACAAAATTTGTTTTGGGAAAACGAATTAGATGCATTTGAACATTATACTTATAATTTAGATTTGTTTATTGTTAATCAACAAGAAGCAAATAAATTTCTTGCATACGAGCAAACACCACAAATGATGGACGACATTGTAAATGATGCTTGGCCTACAAATGATATGAACGTGGTTACGATTGCAAGAACAGGAATAACAACAGAATTAAACATTACAGACTTAACAGTAACCAGTGTCGGACAAGGCACATCTACTGCATCAAAGATGGCAGGCACTGCCACTAATCTACAATTTACAATTTCACAAGTTGGCGGAACATCACTTCCTGATATGCTAAACAATAGTATTTTAATTTGTGGATATCCTGATTTACAAAATGCAACATTCTTTATGAAGGTGCGTTTTAAAGGATATGATAATGATGGAAACGTAGTAAAGAATTTACCAGCAACAAAAATATTCCCATTCGTAATTACAAAATATAATGAATTACAATCTGTCACAGAATCAAAAGGAACAAATCTTGTTATCGATGGAACAATAGTAAATGATAAAGTTATTGCAGATTCAGATTTATCACAAATGGAATACAACTTTGAGTTTGATGTTGCTGATACATTACAAGAAACATTAGAAAACTTTTTCAAAAAATTAAATGAAAAAGTAGTCGAAAGGTCAATAGTTGGAGACTCAGAATTTATAAACGATTATAAGTTTGAAATGGATGATAACTTCAAACAAATGTTTGCACAAGGACAAATGACTTCACCAGATGAGGCTAATAAAGCCTCAGGCAATAATGAAACATCAAAAAAGAATTCAGTAAAAATAGGACAACAAACAGGTGTCATAACACCCGGCTCATCTATATATAATGCAATAGAAAGCATATGTTTAAACTCTAAAGAAATAAGAGAAGCATTGACAGACGAAAAACCAAAGTTGAGTAACTTGTTTAGAATTTTACCACACGCAAGACCTAAGTTAGGCGGTTATAATGTTTTAACTAGCAAACAAACATATGAAGTTACATATTTTCTTACTGTACAAAAAGCATTAATTGTTCAAAATCAATTACACAGTGCAAAACTAACAGAACAAACGGCAAAGATATTAAGTTCAGTATTTTTAGAAGGTCATTGTAATAAAAGATATTATTATCAATATACAGGCAGAAACGAACATATTTTAGATTTAACTATTAGTCTATCAAATCAATTACAAAAAGCATATGTGCTTCCTAGTGATGCTTATATGGCAAATAGTTTTTTAGAAACTGTTGGTGATTGGAGAAATGAAATTGATTCAAGGGCAGAACAAAAATTAACAGAATTAGAAGGTCAAGCAACTGGATTAAAAGATGGCATTAAGATGCTGAAAACTGCATCAAATCAATATCAAAAAAGATTTGATGATTTGAATAACGAAATAAAAAACGAATTCAAAGAAAGAGTTAAAAGAAGAATTACTGGTCCAGACAATGCAGTTGATTCAAACGTAGCAGATATATTAAATGCTATTGAAAACGCAGATGCAAATCAAATGTTAGAAATGTTTGATGAGGATTCAGAAGAATACGAAATCATTAATGAAATTTTCAAAGGCGAAGTACGTGAAAACTACAACAAACTTCACAATCAAATTCAAGAGACAAGAACAGACCTTAATCAAACATTAGTAGACCAAAAAGAAAACGAAGTAACCCAAAATGAAGTTATGCGTGAAGCATTAGGACATTTGTACTCAACTAAAATTATTGAGAGTACAAATATGATAGGCGATAATTGGAATGAACTTGGTTTATTCCCTGGCAGTGAAGGACAAGAACTTATACTTTCAGAAGACCTAGATAAAGAAATGATTAATAAGTTAAGCAAAGACCAGTTTTCTAGTTTACTAAAAGCACTTGTAGAAAACCCAATTAACTTTTCACGTATTACAAAGTCTATGTTGTCACAACCTACTAACTTAAATGTTATTAAATCACCAGACCAAGAAAACATTGAAGTTGCAATGGAAAAATATTATGAAGGCAGAAATAATAACTTAAGTATGTTGAATGTTAATATGACAATTAAGGGTGACCCATATTGGGTAGATAGTATTCTGTCTCCTTCTATGGAGAAAGCAAAGTTTGGTAATAAGAATTCCCTTGAAGATTATAAGATGCATCTTTCTAAAATTAATGGTTGTAACTATCTTATGTTAGTTTCTGATAAAGCAGAAGATGTATTTTTAAATGATCCAAATCGTGTAGGACAAGATTCAGAAAATTATGATGGTATAAAAAAGACAAGATTAATAACTAGTGTGTATTCTGTACAATCTGTTATTAGTTCTTTTAGTGGTGGATTATTTACACAAACATTAGGTTTAGTTAAATTACCAGCCGCAGAAGAATTTGTAAAAATAGATGCAACATTAGATGCACCAGAACCAGAGTTAGTAAATTTAGATGTAGCACAAATGGAAATTCAACCGTTACTAGGAGTTAATGATCCTGGGAACGGATTAGAAAATCCAAATGAAAAAGCAGACATAGAAGCAAAAGAATTTGCAGATGATATAGTCGCACCAGCGGGAGCAGGTACAGGAGTTACTCCAGAAGGCGATAGATATATAGTCGATGTATCAGCAACAGGTCCGCATGCGGTCATGGCATTACAAAATGCAACAACCAACTTTCTTGAACCTTCAAACCAAAACGATTATGCAGTACCAAATGAATCAGTTGCAAAACAGTTAGCACTTGCTAGACAACAGGCAGAGGGTCTATGTGCATTAGGACATCAACAATCTTGTGTTGCAGTACAACAATCTGCAAATGATATCGCAAAAAGATTAGCAGATGATTATCAAACAGGAAACAATTCAGTAGCAGAGTCAACACGTAATGCATACAATGAGTCAATAGATAATGGTTACATTGTTTCTGCACAAACTATGGCAGAGATAGACCATGCTCTTGAGGCATCAGGTAATGCAACAATAGGAACAAACGTTACTGGAGTAGACCAAAATGAATTAGATGCAATCAATGATGCAAATAGAATTGAATCAGAAAGATATGTTAAAGGCAACGATGATATCAAAAAAGAACCGTTATCAATTATGGATAACTTAGAGGTAGTTGATGCAGACGGGACGGCAACAAATACCGAAAAAGCAAATAGTGTCGACGGACCAAATGCAATTCTTGATGGTGACGTTGAACTTAATAACTTAGGATTTTCTTCAAGTCATGATGCATATGCTTCCGGAAGAATGCCTAGAAGTTATAATGTTAATGTCGAAGGCGGAACATTGACTGCCAACGAGGCTGATAAAGTTTCTGCATTGAATCAAGAAGCACAAGATATAATTGATGGCAGAGGGTTACATGATTTAACAGACCAAGAATATGCAGAAGTTAAAACTATAGAAAAATCTATAGACACTATAACAGAAAATGCAACATCTGGTATTAGAGGCGATGCAATTCAAGGTGTAAAAGACCAGAAAAAATTAGAAGTACTAACATCTAAAGAGTCAGAGTTAGATGAACTTAATGACGATATTGATAATGGTTTTTACTTTACAGGAAACTATGGAAGAAATAAAGATAGAGCAAAAGCAGAAGTATTACAAGCAGAAGTAAATCAATTAAGAAGTGACCTTGATACTAGTGAAGGTGTAACAACAGGTGTAATTGCAGTAGAAGATGCCAGCGGAGATGTTACATACGAAAAAGTAACTAAACCTATTAAAGCACCAAATAAGAATGCACCTATTCCTGTAGTAGAAACATTAGGCGATAGTGGTGGAACTGCTATTAACAATGTAGAAGGTGCAGTAGCAAATGGGCAAATATCACAAACACAAGTCAATCAATATAACAGTGCTACTTCTGTATACAATGAATTAATAGAAAAAGCCGAAGCGGCACCAAGAGCAACAATAACTGAAACAGTCGGAGGGGTAACAATGACTGAGGAAGTATTAGACTTTAGTGCTATAGGTCCTATAACTTATACAAACTCAAGTGGACAAGAAGTAACAGTCACAGACCCTGCTACACACTTTGGATTAGTAGACGGTACTGCGGCACCTAATTCATTTGATTATTATAAACCAGGATTAAACAGTAAAAATATTAAACAAACAATATCAAACGAATATCCAGACGTTGCTATATCTCCAAATAGAGGTGTCGGAGACGTTAACGATATTAGTAATGATGAAGAAGGTGGACCACTAAAAATGACCGTCAAATATAATGAAGGTGATTTTGTAGTTGTTAACCCACCAACGCCATAGGATATGATATGACAGTTAAATCACAAGACACATCTGAATATTCTTGCTTTAGTAAACTAATACGAGAGTGGCCTGAATTACCTTGGGACAAGAAAACATATCTGTCTCCTTATAAAGTAGACCCTCAATATGATCCTGAAGGAAAAGGAGAGCAATGGGAAAACGCATGGCCTACTAGAACTGATTTAAACAGATTTAAGACATATACAGGTGAAATACTTCCTATATTTGGTGACAGTTTTATGTTCGGTGATGGGTTGCCAAAGAAATGGTGTCTGTCTCATATTTTGAATAGAAAATATAATTACGATGGTATCTATTATATAAACTTAGCTAAACCAGGTTCAGGAAATGAATCAATAATGAGAAGACTTGAACAATGGACTAATGAAGAAAAGTCTAGTCAAACAAAAACTATTGTTATAAGTTTATCTTCTATATATAGACATGCATGGTATATGAATCTAATACAGCCTTCTTTAGCAAAGCCTTCCTACCCTGCTTATGGTGATACATTAAGAGGATGGGATTTTAAAGTCAATGAACCACCGGATTTAGGTATGTCTCCATTGCCCAACGATAGTGAAACGTGGGATAAACTTTCAGAAGAATTATATATTTTTCAAAATAATTATAAAAACTTTGAGAGAAAGTCCAATGAGGCATTACAACAAGCATATTCTTCACACAATTTACATCTTAATGTTCCTGCAAATGCTTTTATAAAAAATGTAGAAATAATTATAAGAAGACTAAATTGGTTAACACTTGCTAAAAACTGGAATATTATTTTTGTCACTATTGGATTTTTTCAACAACTGAACGACCATGAATCTGATTGGGATATAGTATATAAATACCTAGAAGAAATGAATCAACCAGATAGAAAAGTAGTTCATATTAAGGCAACACATGAAGCTGGAATGTCAGGAAGATTAGAATGTGGGCATTGGGATCATAATAGTATGAAACTATTAGCAAACAAAATAGCTGAGGCAAATGGGAAAATAAACAATGGCTAAAGAAACTATGATAGGTAACAGTCTTGCTAAGTCTCTTTTAAAGAACGTAAAAGACCAGCAGAATCCTATTTTACAGAATATTAAAAGTGGTATATATAAAGCCATTACTGTAGCAGATAAGCCTGATCCTGAAGGCAGAGGACGTATAGCGGCCTATGTACCTAAACTTGGAGGAGACCCAGAAGAACCAATGTACTTTATGTATGCAAGTCCTTTTGGTGGTTCTAATAAGCAAGGTTCATACGGAATGTTTTCTGTTCCGCCTGATGGTGGAGTTACTATATTAGTATTCTTTGCGGACAACGGAGTTCTAAACGAAGGTTACTGGTTCGCAGTAGCACAAGAAATTCCTGGAACAGTATCGGGTGGAGCGGCAGGAGTTGCCAATGCAGACGGTTCTGGTATGGGAGAAGGCATAGCAAAAGATGTCAAAGTTGCGAAAGTAACACCAACTAAATTAGAAGATTTACAAAGCATAGACGAACAAGACCAAGCAAATTCAAATAGAAATGTTAACACTGCAAATCAAGGTATATTCTCAGATAATAAAAGAGGCCAATCTACTGCAAGTCCATTACGTGATGCAAACTATGATACAACACAATCATCAAAAGTATACGGCTGGACAACACCGGGTGGCAATGGTATTACAATGGACGATGGGTCTGTTGGAGACGATGGAACTATTCACCCTAATCAGATAAGAATTTCTACTGGTTCAGGAGCACAAGTTATTGTTGACGGTACAAATGATTTTGTATATGCAATTAATAGTTCAGGTTCTGGTTGGGTAGAGATAGGTGCTGACGGTGAAGTAATGGTTTATGCTGAAGGTAGTATGTCTGTTCGTACTGAAAAAGATTTCAATCTACGTGCAGATAAAAATATAAACCTTGAAGCAGGTGAAAAGATTAATGTAAGAACTGGTGACAACTACAACTTGAATGTAGGAAATCAATATCATACAAAAACAAAAGGCTCTACGTTTTTAGAAAGTGGAGGAGCATTGCATCAAAAAGTAGAAACAAATATGTATGTTAGTACAGTAAATGGAAAACTACATCTTAACGGTCCTATGGCTTCTATCGCTTTTGATATACCATTAGCCGCACAACCAGATATACAGAATTTAGAAAATACACAAATAGACGAAAGTATCATACCTAAGATACCAACACACGAACCGTTTTTACGTGGAACAGAAACAGTACAAAAAGCCGCAGATGGGTCTACCCCAGGTGCAACAACTGATTCACAAAAAGCAGGAAACGAAATTGCTAAAGACCCTACTAGTGCAGAAGGGCAAGTTAATGCCGCAAATCAGGGCAACCAATCAACTGAAAATGTTCCTGGTCTACCGCCTGGAGAAGGTCTAGCAACTATACGTTCAAGTAATGGTGTTGGTTGTGAAGTTGCAGAAATATTCCAAGCTAACTTCCAAGGACTGATTGATGATTTAGAAGCAACAGGATATGTGATAAGAACATTAGGTGGATACTGTAATAGAAATCAAAGAGGTGGTTCAAGACCTAGCTTCCATGCAATGGGAGCCGCTATAGATATTAATGCATATGCACCAAATGGATATGCAAAAACTAGACCATCAGGTTGGAATCCTGGAGTAACTAGAGGCGTTGACAAAGGTTGTGACTTCCCATTAAATGTAGGTGAAATAGCCGCTCGACATGGTTTAGGTTGGGGTGGTAACTGGAGTGCGCCATGGGATCCGATGCACTTCTCAGCCGCTAGTGTAGAACGTGGTGCATACATATTAAAACGTTCATACAATGTAGCAGATACTTCTTCTGTAACAGGAACAACCGCAGTGAGGTTATCATAATGTTATTTGATAAGAGAAAAGGTTCGTTATTAAATTATATTCAGCTTCCGTTGAATGTTGTAACTCCTAATGGTACCTACTTAGGCACAGGATATAAAGCAACTGGTGAACCAACTTATATCTTATCTCATGTTAGATTAACTGTATTTCCTGTAGTTGATTTAGTATTCAGTGAAATGAGCAAGAATGCAATTATAGATACAAGCACACCAACATTAGACATGAAAGATAATATATTAGGTTATGGATATCAAGTAACGAATACAGAATTACGTTATGGGTTTATAACAGTTGCATCACAAAGAATAGATATATCTACAAAAAAGATTACTAAACAAATGGCAAACTTTATATTAGAAAAGCAATTACGTAATGTAGGAAATGTTTTAGAAAAGTTTGTTAAGAAAGAATTATCTCAACCACAATTCGATGCATTGTTATATTACTTTTACAATGAAGGTGTTGACAAAATTGAAAAACATCCTATTATTGCATTAATCAATAATGAAAAGTGGTATGATATTACGGATGAAATTCAGACTAATATAAAAAAGAATAACGGCCAGTTCGATGAAAAACTAGCCGCCATGAAAATTAAAACTTCTAAGATGTGGAGTTTTGTTCCTGGCTTTAGTTAAAAGCCTCTAAATATTCTTTATTGTTTGTTTCTAAAGTAACAACACTTCCAAAATATTTGTCAAATGTTTTTATGAGATTTATATAATCTCCAGATTTCATTTCTTCAATAACTTGATTACCATCAAGACCGAGGTCGTTACACAATCCTTGTGCAGAACCTAATAGATAGAAGGCATTGCCAGCCGAGCCATCTAAATCAATTACGAAATTACGAACATTACTTTTTTGAACTACAGCCATTATGCTACCTCCTTCCAACCAATTGATGCACAAACAAATTGTTCGCCATCTTCATTTTCAACTACGTCACTAACACTAACAGAATACATAGGAGCCAATCGCTCAATGTTTTCTTCTGGACCAATGTTACCTATTTCAAACACGTTTTCTAAACCGTCAGCAGTAATGTTTGATACATGAGTGTACCAATTATTATCCATTGCCTTTTTAGCTAATGAACCTACTTCGTCTTTAGCGAAAGACATATCCAACTTAGTTAGATGCTTAGGAACACTATTATGTCCTTCAGCATTAACTTTGTCAACTTCTGCATCTGTAAGATGAATTTGATATAGTTTAAATTTCATAGTTCCCTCTCTTTGATTATGTAATTATAATAACACGATTCTCGAATCTGTCAAGTTTTTTAGTCTAACCTTGAACCAGCATATGCTTTGAAACCATATGATTTCATTACTTGAGCATAAACTTCTGCACCTTTTTCTTTGGCGTCAATGTTTTGACCTCGATACTCACCTGGATTCCACAACTGCCAAGCCTTGCCTGTCCAGTCTTTACTAAATCCAATAGATTCTAAACCCCTACGTTCTGCTTTACCAAGTTTAGTGTTACCTTTGTTTTCAGGATAAACAGTAACCCATGCAAAACCACATGCATATTGGTCTTCGCCTTTTAAAACATCATTGAAAAATGTATCAACTGCTTGTACAGCCTGTGTTTTTGCCTCGTTTGCAACTTCTTGATATGTAGTCATTTAGTCCTCTCTTTCATTCAATATAAGTATATTATACTACGATTCGCTATTCTGTCAAGTTTTCGCACTCTTTTTTATAACAAATATCATTAAATCTTAGTTTAGGTCCATTTTTTTCTACATATTTCTCTACATGTAATACTTTCTGCATATTAAATGCACCTAGACCAGAAAAATCATTCATAAACTTATCACAATTTACATTCAAATCAGAACAAGATTTGCCTCGTTTGATATCAGAATAATATGCAACATCATCTTCTAATTTAGTAGTCATATGATGTCTATATAATCCAAACTTAAATCCCAATTCACGACCAAAAGGATTGATATCGCCTGCAAATGATAATATTAGTTCATCGTTTGCCCACACACGAAATATTTCTTTTCCTTTAATCATATTGATTTGCATAACAACATCGACCCATTTGTTTCGATAGTTGTCTTTTGGTATTGAAATAAAATTATCTTTAAAAGAGCATTGTTTACGATTTGCCCCACCGTCTATTTTACGTGTCCAACATAACCAGTCACCAGTTTCAAGTTGAAAACCTAATTCACCATTAGTGATATTCCATGAAAATACTTGTGTACCTTCTTGTTTATTTTTTCTTAATTTCAAATCAAACAAACTAACTGTATGATTATTACTTCCTAAATTCTTAGGCATGAACATTGATAACTTATACCAGTATTCTTTTCCGTCCCACATTTCACGTTTATATTCTTTTTCACGTATTTGAATACGTTGAGCATTACCCCAACCCATATCACGACCAGCATCACCGATGCTACCTATATCAGATTGTTTTAATGTAATTTCTAATGCATCACGACCGTGAAAGTTACCAAACTGTAATCGTTCACGTGGCATGTGTTTAGAGTTATCTGAAAACTGCATCATGTTTGCAGTTTTACTATCCATTATATGTGTAAGATTTTTGTAGCTATATCCATAGCTATCTGCGAATGCAGATGAAGACAGAAATAGACTAGCAATTACTAATTTTTTTATCATTTATTATCTCTCAGTTAAGATAATAATATAACACGAATCGCTATTTTGTCAAGTTTTTACGCCGGTCTTTCGTTAAGAATTTCGTCAATTAAGCCATATTCTAGTGACTCTTCTGGACCCATGAATTTATCTCTCTCCATATCAGCATGTAATTCATCAAAAGTCTTACCTTTTGAATTGTGTTTTACATAGATATTAGTCAGACTTTCTTTAACTTTTAGAATTTCTTTTACTTGGATTTCCATATCAGTTGCTTGACCGCCTGCGCCACCACTTGGTTGATGTATCATATGTCTTGCATGAGGTAGCATAAATCTTTTACCTGGAGCTCCAGCATTTGCTAAGAGAGAACCCATAGAACATGCCTGACCTAAAACCATTGTTGAAACATCTGGTTTGATAAATTGCATTGTATCATATATCGCCATGCCGGCTGTGACAGCCCCACCTGGTGAATTGATATAAAAATGTATATCTTTTGTTGGATTTTCTGCTTCTAAGAATAGAAATTGGGCACAGATTAAGTCTGACTGATAGTCATTTACTTCACCTGTTAAGAATATAACTCTTTCTTTAAGCAAACGAGAGAATATATCAAAGCTACGTTCTCCATTTGCAGTTTGGTCTACGACCATTGGTACTAAATTAGGCATACTTTTATTTATTCTCCGTTTTTATTATGATTATGATAGATTATATAGTAAATGAAATAAAAAGTCAATACTAAAAGTTCGAAGTTTATACAATGATAAATACTCTTAATAAGTAAAGAGAGTATATAATGGCAAGATTTATAGGTTTTAGTACTAAAAATAAACAGGCAATCAATCACACACTAACTGGAAAAGAGTTAGTTGTCGAAGATTTAATGAATCATATCATGACCCGTAAAGGTGAAAGAGTGATGATGCCTACTTATGGGTCTATCATACATGATATGATATTCGAACCATTGACTCCTAACACAAGAATACTTATTGAAGAAGATTTAACAAACATCATCAGTGATGAGCCTAGAGTGAATTTAGAGAACATCAACTTAACTGAAGGTGAACATACAGTCACAGCCTCTATCAGTGTAGCGGTTTTACCTGAAAAAGAGCCTATCACACTTACGATAGATTTAAAGAGAGAATAAAAAATGAGTCAAGAAAGAGTAGATAACTTATTTGCAAGTGAAAGCTGGACCAGTGTATATACTGCTTTCAGTAACGTGAGTTTGAAGTCTTATGATTTCGATACAATACGTGAAAGTTTACTTGCGTACATCAATAAGACATATCCAGAAAAATTTAATGATTTTATAGCAAGTTCTGAATTCATTGCGATTTTAGACCTTGTAGCATACTTAGGTCATTCACTAGCATTTAGAAATGACATGAACACACGTGAAAACTTTATGGATACGGCTGAACGCCGTGAAAGTATTTTGCGTATGGCAAGAACACTTGGTTATATAAAAACAAGACCAATCAATGCAAGTGGTATGATGAAAATCACAAGCGTAACTACTACAGAAGATGTTGCAGACAACGAAGGTAATTCTCTCGCCGGTGTCGTTGTAAACTGGAACGACTCTAACGATGTAGATTGGTATGAAAAATTCACTACAATTCTAAATTCTTCTTTCAATAAAAATACAAAAATTCAAGATCCTAGTGCAAGTTTAACAGTTGGTAATGTAGAAAATTATCTGTACGAAATAAATGAATCACTTTCATCAAAATCTATTGCGTATGCATTTACAACAAATGTAGCAGGAGCGAATAGAAGATTTGAGGCAGTAAGAGCAAGTTTTGAGAATGATAAAATCATAGAAGGTGCTCCACTGAATGATAAAAATTTCACACTTATTAATAGAAATGATAATCTAGGTCCCGCATCAGACAGAACAGGTTTCTTTGTTTTAGCAAAAGCAGGAACATTAGAATTTGAAAACTTTTCTTATGGCGTGAAAATGTCTAACAGAGTAGAAGCAATTACAAATGAAAATGTTTCTAACACAGATGTTTGGTTACACAAGTTAGATTCAAATTTATTATACAAATCAGATGTTACTAAAGTTGATAATGATACACGTGAAACTGCAATATATAATTCTTTAAGAACAGGTTCAGGTGATATTGTACACATAACAACAGGTACAAACAATACAATAGAATTAAGATATCCAGATGGGATATTTGGTAATGCGGCATTTGGAGATTATAGAGCATGGTTCAGAACAGTTTCAAATGAAAACTTTTCTATTCAATCAGGCGATATTGATAACGTTGCTATATCTATTCCATATGTAGGCGCAGATGATAAAACATACAGACTATCAATTACTATGGCAAGCACCAAAGACTTTGGTGAAAACTTTGCAGGTGAAACATTTACAAGTGTAAGAAGAATTGCACAGAAGGCATACTATTCACAAGATAGAATGGTTAACGCACAAGACTATAATGTTTATCCTTTAACACTAGGTAATAACATTGTAAAAAAATTAAAATCAGTTAACACAAGTTTTGCAGGTAATTCTCGTTACTTTGAAATGGACGATGTTACAGGACATCATTCAAATCTAAGTATTACAGGTACGGACGGTTCTGTATTTGTCGAAGATGAACCAATGAGTGTTGCTTTGTTCTTCAATAGAAACAGTGGTGATGCAGATGACTTTGTTAGAAACGAAATGTCAAGAGCATTAGGACACGCATCATTGTTTAACAAGTATCACTTCTTATATAAAAATGATGTTAGTGCAAATAGAGTTATAAATGAATCTTATACTAAAAGTGACTTAAATAATTTACAAATTGACGGTGCCTCAGGTGCACCATGGGGTGTAGCACAAGGAGACTACTTACATTTAGTAGGCACATCGGGTACTGAGTATCATGCACGTGTTGTTAGAGTAGTAAGTCCAGATACATCAGGACTATCAGTAGATCCAAGTTCAGTTGTATTAGATAAAATTATACCAGAAGATGGTACTGTAAAAACTGCTATAAGAGGATATAGAACTAAGTTTATCGAAGATGCAGGTTTAGGAATTACAGAAATTTCAGATGTCAAACAAAAGATTGTTGATGATGCTTCAACATTCACTTTATATTATGATTTAAGAGATAACGCAACAGATTTATGGACGTGGAAAATTTGGGATGGTGTAGTTGATATATCATCTAAGATTAGTTTAGAATTTAAATATAATGCAGGTATACGTGCAAGTGAAGCCATGTACACTGCTAAATTTACTGGAAAGCGAGTAGTGTTCGAAAGCTATGACCAAGTTAAATTTTATTATGGTAACAAAAATATTATCGTAGACAATGAAACAAATCTTGCTGAAAGAGATAAAATTCTAATTAACTATTATGATGGTGGTTCTTTAAATGTTCTACCAGATACAAAATATAATGATATCGTAACAATCGGTTACGCACCAGTTACTGGTTTCCAAAGCAATGGAACAGGTGGTGGAACATTTAATGCAGTATACAGACACACAGGTGCAAAAGACAACCTTGAACTTATAGATCCTACTTCTGTTAATATAGATAACCCACTTACTCCAACAAAATATACACATCAATTAGTATCTCCAGTAGGTATTACATATGATTTACCTGATGGTTCGGTCACAAGTCCGACAGCCGCTAATGAGAATATTATCGGTGCAGATCCACAGTATACTATAACACTTGAAGTTGCAGATATATCACAATTTATTGCAAACGTTACAAGTATCGAAACTGGTTCATCAGTGAATTCATCAACTGAAACATTTATTTCATCAGATACTATACCTATCGTAACTGACACATCAGCGGCCGCAGTAGCAAACGCAGAAGCATCGTTTAGTACTGTAACAAGTACTAACTTAGAAAACACATACGGATTTAAAGGTCTGCCTTCATTGGCATATTTTGGTACAGCACCTACGACAAACAATTTCTTATGGATTGATATTAGTGCATTACCAACAGGAGAAACTTCAACAAGTGCTACGTTTGGTATGACAGGTGTACAAAAAGATTTTATTACTGGCTTTGATACAAACACTAATTTGTTTACGTTTACATATCCTTTCAAAAATTGGGGAGTATTAGCAGACGGAACAGGCGGTGACGGTATAACTAGTGCAGACAATATACCTAATGATGTTAGGTTTAGACAACTTGCATATGGTGAACTTAATTTCTCAACTACAGAATCTATAACGCAATTCAATATGATTATCAAAGATGCTAATGATAATATAATTGATAACGAACATTTAGAATTAGTAGCTGGTTCAGGCAATGCATATAAAATTATTTTCTGGACTATAGATCCAGGCGTAGGAAGTTTATATAATATATTCATTGGTGACGGAAGTGCAACTACAGACTTAGATGACTTTAGTGTAAAAGTTATTGCAGAAATCGAAGTAGCAAAAGGTGTTGAAACACAAACATCATCTTATGCAACTACTGGTGCATATGTTTATGATGATTTTAGAATCAATACTGGTTATGATGATGCACGTAAAGTTAAACTACTTACACTTGATACAAAAGGAAATCCATACGGAATATTAAATATATTTAACTCTACAGATGCACAAAATAATATATTAATTTCTAAATTCGTACAAGAGTCATATATCGAACCAACTCTTAACATAACATTACACCGAGCGGCAAAAACAGCAACAGCTGGCCCGGCATCAAATAATACTATAGCACCCGCAGTACAAAGTCCAGATTATACTTTATGGTTTAACACTGATAATAATTCATGGTATCTATATCAAGCAGGTATATGGACAACATCATTTGTTTATAATGAAGTAGTAACTGGTCCTAATAGTGTAATGTACTATGGTGACTCAGAGTATGCAGTTGTAGATGGAAAAAGTTTTGTTGAAGATAAGTTTATGAGTTACAGATGGGATCATTATGCAGACATAGACAAAAGAATTGATCCTAGTACAAGTAATATTGTTGATATGTATGTTCTTACAAGTGATTATGTAAGACGAGTCAATCAATGGATAGCTGGTGGATTTAAAACAGAAATTCCAGTAGCGCCTAATAATTTTGAATTGAAATCTCTAATGGGTGGTATTGAACCCAAGTCAGCAATCGCAGACCATATATCATACATACCAGTTAAGTTTAAATACTTGTTTGGTGCATATGCTACTCCTGAAAATCAAGCATCTTTTAAAGTTGTTAAAAAATCAGGAACTGCGTACACAGACAGTGAAGTTAAAACAGCCGTATCATCTAAAGTAAATGAATACTTTGCACTTGATAATTGGGAGTTTGGCGATACGTTCTACTTCTCAGAATTAGCATCATACTTACATCAACAACTTGGAGATTATATTGCAAGTGTCGTTATAACACCTAAATTTTCTACTAGTGAGTTTACAGACTTACTAAGTATTACTAGTGAACCAAATGAAATTTTCTTAAGTGTTACTACATCAGAAAATGTCAAATGCATTTCAGCAATTTCAACATCAGAACTTCAAGGCGAGGATGTAACAAGCAATGGCTAAGAATAAAATTTATGACTTTCTTCCAGGACATTTAAAGAATAGTGAATTAGAAACTATCTTTGAAGGTACACTGGAACGAGCATTCTCTAAAGGCTCAGTTGAGAAAACTAGAGCATTTGTAGGTAGAAAAGAAAAGGGAATAAACAGAGAAAACGATATCTATCTAACTTTCCCTCCACATGCATTCAATCGTGAAAATTACGGATTAGAACCAGTCTATGCTAGTACATATGATAAAGTATTCTATGAAGATATGCTTAATGCATTATTCAATAAAGGTGCATTAACAAACGACCACAGAAGATTATTCGATACAAAAAAGAAAACAATTAATATTCCAATTCATTTAGATAAGTTTATTAACTTTGAAATGTATTATTGGATTAAGCCAGGGTTCGACACATCTATAACTGGTAGTACTAAAAAACATTACGTTACTATTGGCAGAGACCAATTAAATTTATTCGCAGTAGACAACTGGTGGGCAAACGAAAATCAATGGTATCACTATGACGATATTAAAAATCTTATCACAGAAGATAGTAGTGAATACATGGAACAAGCAAAAAGACCTATCATTGAATTTGATAGTAGACTTGAACTTAGTAATGATAGTTTAGCCAAAGTAGCTGGTACAGATTGGGAATTTCCTACATTTAAAGTATACGACAAAGATGGTATAGTGACTGATACAAATGCAAAAATATTTTCATATGTATTAGGCGACAGTACACTATATAATGCAGACCAAGAATTAGGGTTTGTCCCGTTAATGGTTGCTGGTGATTATATCAGTGAGTTTCAATTCAATATCGACATGGCAGACGACCAACAGTTTGATGTAGATGGTCAAGTACAACCAATCTATATTGATACTATATTTCCTTATAGAAATTTTAGACAAGAGTTTGGAAGAGAAGCAGGAACATCATTAACATTATCACAAGCACCTCAAAGTGAAAATGCAATAGATGTATATATTGATGGTATAAAATTACAAAGACTTAACTCAGATACAAATAATCCAACTAACTACACAGTTGATGTTACTAATAATATTATAACTTTGAACAATGCACCAGAAGGTTTTGTATACGTTGACTACTGTACAAACAGTCCTGTAGTAAACGACGGTGACACTGGTTTTCAAAGACTGCATCATTCATTAGAATTTAACGTTGATAATAAAACTTACACAAACACAAATTTATCTTATTCATTAGTTTACGAACACTTTTTAAGAATAGTAGAAACTACACCTGGTCTTACGGGAGATGCAAACGGTTTTAACAATTTTAGAAAATTAACAGCAACAGGTATTACAACTACATTTAATAACAGAGGAAGTGTATTAGTTACAAACTCAGTTGATGTAAAAGATGCCTTCTTTGCATTGACTAGGGACGACTATGACCCAATCAAAGCAGTTGAGTTTTTATCTACAACATATCAAGGTTACAAAAATAAACTAGTAACTACAATAAGAGAAATCTTAGATGGCGCAGGCAGTACATCTAAATCAGATTTATTAATACTTGAAGAAGCACTTAATACTATTTCTTTATCTAAGAGAGATAGCATCAGTATATTTGACAAACTTGACATGATTAATCATGGTGAAATATTTTCTCATTTCCAAGAAGCAGAAATGACTATTACACCTAATGCTAAAGAACAAGTTGTCCCATCAGAAATATTACCTTTCGGAGAAGACAGGGCAGTATCAGTATTTAAAGATAATGTATTACAAAGATTAGATGTTGATTATACAATATCTGATACAGGTAATGAAATAACATTTAAAGAAGATATACCAAGCACTAGTACAATTATAGTAAGAAGATACGACAGTATTAAAGAAGCATTCATTCCACCAAGTTCAACTTATTTAAAACTAAATCCTGCGTATAAGCCTGAAATAGTAGTAGACGAAAACTACTCTAGCAATGTAAACTTTCTTAGAGGTCATGACGGATCATTAATGGCGGCATACGGTGATAGAACAGATTCAATTATGTTGATGTTCGAAACTTTTATTTGGAATAACTTAGATAAGAATATTGAAAGAACAACACTAGACTATGTTAATTACGGAGTTTATCAATCTGCAAATAGCGGAGAGTGGAGCAATTCTGAGAAGAACTACACAATGTATCCTTTCTTTAAAAAGTGGATGATTAGAAACAACATAGATGATTTAAAAAATACTACATATGATGTCAGTGATTGGAAGTCATGGAACTATAGAAATTACGATGCAACATCTCCGGGAAACTGGCGTGGTATATTTGAGTTTGCTTATAATACAGATAATCCACTTGAAGAACCTTGGAAAGTAGTAGGACTATCACAAGAGCCTGAGAATTTTAGAACAACATATGGTTCAGATTTTACAGACCCTACTTTTTGGAATAGTTTATTTACAGCTTATAATATTTCAAATATTCCAGTACCAGTTGGTTCTAATAATCAGTTGCGTCCAATCAATAGTTTATTTTTTAATGGTCAGATTAGCAACAATGATATAGGTAGATTAAGTGAAGATTGGGAATTCGGTGACGGTTCTCCAGTTGAAATGGCGTGGAGACGTTCAAGTGAATATCCTTTTGCTCAGTTTATTTTAATGATGTTAACTAAGCCTTTTAAAATTCTTCATACATACAAAGATGAAGTTAATAGAACAATCGAAATTAATAATAGCAGAGAAGGACATAACACTTCTCAAATTCTTTTACAAAAAAGAGAATACGAATTTAAATTAGGTTCTAAATTGGGTGGTTTTGTAAACAACTTTAGATTGTTTGCAGAGAACACTTCTATGTCTAACAGTAAGTATACAGAGATACCTAAAGACAATTATGAGTTAGTAATACATTCAGGAGAACCAAATAGAAGTGAATTTTTCAGTGCAATAGTAATTGAAAAAGTTTCAATGGATTCTGCACATCCAATATACGCATTAGGAAATACTGCTTCATATAAACCAGGCGATATTGTATATAACGAATCTGATAAAAAATATTATAAAAGAAAGTTAGACGGACAAACAACGGCAGAATTTACTGGTGCTATAAATTTTGATTATCAAGCATGGGTAATGATTTCACAGCCTAAGACACAATCTTTTGGTTATAGAGTTCAAGGATACGATGAAGTAAATCCTACATTCTTTGCTATGGATTGGGACAGAAGTTCTGGAGAAAAAGCATTCAGTACTAAAGGCGATAGAATGAATCTTAATGAATGGCAAGAAGGATATTTCTATAGACAAGACAGTTACATGAAATATCAAGGTCAGGCTTATGTTTGTTTACGTGAACATACATCAACAACATTATTAGATGATAACATTGAAGATTGGAAACAATTAGTAGAATGGCCTACAACTAATGTTATCACTGCATATGGGTATAAAGAATTTCAAAATGATGCAATTAAATCTTTTAACTATGGAGACATAGTAACTTCAATAGATGATGTTGCACACTTAATGGTAGGCTATCAGAAATATTTAGAATTAATAGGTTGGGGTTTCACAGATATAGACGAACAAGGTAACACAATAAATTATGAACAGTTACTATTAAAGTTTTTAGAGTGGAGTTCAGAAACACATGAACCAGGTGACTTTATTACATTGTCTCCTATGTTACTATCAGGTAATTTTACAGCACCGTACGGTGTAGCAACAGTAAGAAAAGAAACACATAAAAACTTTTATCGTGTAGTCGATGCATCAGGTAGATTAATTCCAAATACTTCAATTAACTTTACGACAGATGGCAAAACAATAAACTTTAGAAGTGATGTTCCGATTTACGGAATGAAAATTGATATTAAAGATGTTGAACACGCATTTGTTGTAGACAGAGTAGATAGTTATAACGATGTTATATATGATCCTCACAATCATAATAGAAACTTACGTATGCAAATTGATTGTAATAGAAATATCGATTGGGACGGTACATTAACAGTAGATGGTTATTTAACATACGGCGATGAACTGATTCCAAACTTTGAAACTATCGCAGAAGAATCAAAATATTATAGAGATACACTTATTGACCAAAGTTTAGATTCAACTAACACTCTTAAAGGTTCACAGATTGGTTATAGCAAAAGAGCATATCTTTCAAATCATGGAATAGAAAGAGAAAGTTCATTAGAGTTTTATAAAGGATTCTTATCTCATAAAGGAACTGAGTCTGCTATCAATAGAATTATTAACAACAATAGTAACTATAAAGATGTTACACACCAAGATGTTTGGGCAGTAAAAATTAATGAATATGGAAAATTAAACAACGGATATAAAGTATCACAAGATGTCAATACTATTGAAATCTTAAGTGATCCACATACGATTTCATATGATAATCTTCCACAACCATTCGTATTCAGAGAGATACCAAAGTATTACCCTGTAAAGACTACAGGATATGTTGACGGCAGTGATGTAAATCACACAGTAAAAACAGAATATGATTTAGTAAATTTAAATAATGAAACATTATATGAAGGCGATACTGCATGGATTCAATTTGATCCTAACAGAGAATGGGACGTAAGAAGATTAAGTGAAGTTGCAGAAATTGCCTACATAGGTGAAACAGATGATAACCAATTATACATTGGTTTAACAAATGAAATCGATACAGTTGAAACTGTATATTTAAAAATTAAAAACTCAACCATTGATCCCGAAGTTGCTGATTATTATTATCTAGTAAGTAACGGAACAAAAACAGTTGATGGTATATTAATTTATGAATACTTAGTATTTGAATTAAACTACGAACCTCTTATTGTTGAGATTGATAGTTCTACAAGTAATAGTTTATTTGTACCAACTTCATCACAACAAGGCGTTGAAGCTATCGGCTCAGTAAGTAATCCAGTTATATCTACTGGTGACAGTCTCGTTATAGATGGAACAACATTCTCATATGTACCAGGAAGTGGAACATCATCTAGTGGAATAAACATTGGTGGTGAATCAGCAACAGTTGATCCAGTTGTTTCTTCAAATGAAAGAATGCAGATGATTGTATATGGGGCAAACGGAACAATAGAAAACTCAAATACACTTGTTACATTTAGAGGTACAACTGCAACAGCAACATCTGGTTTAACTTCTCAAAAAGATGATGAAGTCACAATCAATGGCACAACACTTACAGTTGATTTTAGTGCCGTATCTAGTATCAGTGAAAGTTCTACTGCAACAGAAACTACGGCAATATCTGCTGGAGAAACTGTAATAGTAGATAGTGTAACAAAATCTTTCGCAGATTTAACAGTCACAGGAACAGTACTAGCACCAACGATACCACAAAACAAACCACTACAGATTAATGGAACACTGTTATCATTAATATCAGGAGATGATGTTGATGCAGTTATAACAAATATTAATACAAATAGTATAGATGTTGTTGCAAGTAAAACAGTTGATGATGAATTAGTATTGACAACTAGTTCTGGTGTTTTAGAATTATCAGGATCAGCATTACAAGATTTAGGTCTATCTACAGGCACTTCTTATAGAGCAAGTAAGTTTGAAAACATTGCTACAGAATTGTCAACAATCGCTGGTATAACAGCCACTGTATCAGTAGGTGGCATACTAACAATAGCAAGTTCAAACAATACAATGGTCTTAGGTGGTACTGCATTAACGACATTAGGAATGAGTGCTGGTACATACAACGCAACATCTGAACCAACATCAACATCAGTAGTAAATCAAATAAATTCTATTCCTGCTTTATCTGGAGTGACAGCAACAGCAACAGGTGGTGCAATATCGATTACAAGTTCTAATCCAACTTTAGAAATCGTAGAAGTAACTGCTGGAGCAATGAGTAGATTAGGATTTTCATCTACAACAGTTACAGTAGATTCTCTAACAAACATAAAAGAAGATATAGAAAATCAAGCACTATCAGGCGTTACGGGTGTAACAGTTACGAAAGGAACTTCTGGAAGACAATTACAAATTACAAGTACACAATCTAGTATTGTTCTAACAAATGTAATTGGTAACCCACTTAATGACATAGGTATACCAGTAGGAACATATTCAAATGCTATAACTACTAGCAGTAGTGCAACAGAATTCAAAGACCAAATAAACTCACAATCAACAGACGTATCTGCAAACATCACTAGTGATGGCAGAATGGTATTTACATCAAGTAATGTTAGTTTAACATTTAGCGGAACAACAGAAGCTATGTTAAATAAATTAGGATTGTATAGAGAATATACTAGTGTAACAAGTAATGCTAATTTCAAAGCAATGCGTTGGAAGTCTATGAGATTTACTCCATTCTTTAGGTTTGAAAAGTTTGATGAATTCTATACTGACTTAGGATTAAATTCAGAAGCATTAATTTGGGCAGACGATTATGATGGTGAAGGCTGGGCTATTTTAACTAGAAATAGTACAGGAACATTATTAATAAGAAACAGACAAGCAAATACACTTGAAGTAGATTATATGAAACGTATGATTTTACGTGATGGTGAAAACTTCTTTAACTATCAGTTATTCGATCCACTAAACTTAAAGTTCCCAGGAACAGCAGTTAAAGACATTGATTATATAACTTGGGAAGATCCTGCAGGATATGATGAAACAAGTTCTAATGAATTGTGGCTTGATGAGAATTTAGGAAAGATTTGGTGGGATACAAGTCTTGCACGTTATTATAGATACAACGATTACGGTGACTTGAACAAAAACTTAGTAGAAGCACACGTGTCAAAATATTGGGGCAAGTTAGTTCCAGGTTCAGAAATTAATATCAAACAATGGACAAAGAGTCAGGAACTCCCAGAAGGAATTACAACATTCACAACTAAAGTTTATTTTGATACGATTAAAAATAAATCTATTACTGAATACTTTTATTGGAGTGAAGTTGGTAATGAGCCTGTTGGAAACAAATCTCTAAGTATCGCAGAAATAAAAATGCTAATTGAATCTGGTGACATTAATAATAAATTTATTCCAGTCTCAGCTAATAAAATTATTATAAGCAATAATGCTTACGTGTTTGAAAATGAAAAGATATCAGCAACAGTTGAATACAGAGTAACACCAGATATAGATACTAAACATGTTGACTGGAAATTTATTAGGGAAGGCGGAGACCTTGGTGCACCAAGTTCACCAGTTGATGGAGAAATATTAAATCAACTTGTAGATAGCCTGGCAGGTATAACGTTCCAACAATATGACCAAAAATTAGTCGAACAGTCTATGTTAGGTGATCCTAACTTTGCTAGTATACCTTTCCCAATTTTATCAGGATTATATGGTGAAGGAACCGATGATGCAACGATAAACGATATAGTTGCTACATTGAATTCTAAAATAATTGATGCTAAAGATATTAGTTTTGATATTGATTCAGTAAATGCCAACAACGCAAAATTAAAAATTGCTTCATCTGTTACTGTATTAGTTGATGATGTAGTTAGAGTATACAGAGTACAGCCTGTAGCAAACAGTTGGTTTACAAATCTACAAAGTGCTAGAGAAAACTTTTCTTCACTTATGAATAAAGAAATGAGTAACAGATTTTTAAAAGGTGACTTCCCATTCTATAAAGATTTTATACACCCAGATGAATTAGCTATGTCTATGAAAGATTGGTATCTAAAAGACGAATACAAAGAAATTAAAAGATTTGGTTATCTATCTAAAACAAGAACATTTGACATGTTAAAATTATATAGAGAAGGAATCAAATCATTTAAATTAGAATTACCAACTCATAATGAATTCTATGCAGAACATGAAGGTGTTCTACGATTAGTTAATAGGTCTAATAGTTCATTGAATTTATCTTATGTAGATGTTGTCAAACCAGAAAATGACGTAGCATCAGAACAGTATTACGAAAACGCATTGGGTGTTCAGATACAAGAACTATTTTCTTTATTGAGAGGTTATCCTGTACCTTATCTTCTTAATAATATGATATTCGGTATGATTAATTATTTGTATACTGAAAAGTCACATCCAGATTGGTTATTCAAATCAAGTTACATAGATATAAGATTATTCCACAGAGAGTTTAGACAATATGCAATATACCAACGTGATAGTGAAGAAGATATTGTAGAGTATATTAATGAAGCTAAACCTTATCACACTAAGATAAGAACTAAGAGAAGACACTACAATCAAAACGAAGTTGCAAACACAAATGTAGATATAGAAGAATTACACAAAATTAAACTTGACTTTGGTAATCATTCACGTTATAGTGATGACATACTAGAAGGCGGAAATGAAAATATCATTGATGCAGATAACTATCCAGACATAGAAGATGGAACTTGGGAGCAAGGAAGACTATTAAGAACAAGATATCAGAATACAAATGACGAAGGTGGGTTCGATACTGGCTTAGTTCTTCCTAAGTTTTTAGATTCCTCAACTGTGAAAGTCAAGAGATACACTGACGATACCAGAACTACACATGACAAGACTTATATGTTTGTGTATGATATGTTTGGTCGTGGGTGGAAAATAGAAGTGAAAGCCGAATCGACTGCTACAACATTCGATGGAACGACATTAGTAGTAAATACTCCGGCATCCTTCACAACTGCATCTAAGAAGAACAAGAAATTGATTGCTTTTGAGAATGAGACAACAGGTATCATAGAATTTATGACATACAACAAGAAAGCATCACAAAACCTTACTATTGACGAAAGAGGTCTATATACAGGATTACACATATCTCCTGGCACTGCTAATAAAATTTATGCGTTAGATACGCCACTTGAAATGACGTTGCACGGTAAATTGAAGCCAGAGTGGATATAAAATGATATGGAAGGTATTTTGATAAATAGTTAAGATTACTAAGAGAGATAAAAATGTTTAAAGATAATATACAAGCACAAGTAGTGGGAATGCTCAAAATATCAGATGTTGAGACAGGAAAAGTACTTGTTGACAAGAAAAATGCTATTCATCCAGGTAATATGGCATATGTACTAGCCTGTGGGCTTGCTGGTCAACCAACAAGTGTCAATGGTACTGGTACATCACCGTTTATCAATTGGATGGCGTTCGGTAATGGCGGTAGTAATTCAACTACTACACTATCATACCGTTCTCCAAGAGTTTTCACAACATACGACAAGTTAGATATGACTGCGAGTAATTCAAAGTTATATTCTAAGACGTATCAACAGGAGACTACTAATACAGTATTTCATCCTGGACAAGATGAAGCTGGAATTACAATTCCAGAAAACACATCAAAGATTAATTTTAATGTAAAGCTGGATCACGACAAATACGAAGCAATGGTCAAAACAAGCGATCCAAGTGTTGATTTACCAATAACGGATAGCAATACCCATAGCCAAAGTGTCGCGGCGTTTACATTTGACGAAATTGGTCTATTAGCTGGCGTAACAGATGCTGGCGTATTAGACGAAACAAAGACCCTGATGCTAACACATGTAACATTTCATCCTGTGTTATTGTCAGCGAATAGGACTATCGAAATAGATTATACGATAACTATTCAACTTAGTTAAGAGAAATCCGGAAATATCTCTTGATTAAGAATTTAATGACTAGTCAAATTTAGGAGTAAAAACATGGCGGTGATATCAAACAGTGACTTAAGTACACTAAGAGACACCTTGAATTCGATACTAAACGGAACAGGTGTTCACGGTGGCTATAACCAAAGTCACACGGTAGCGGCCAACCCTGCGGCAGGTGATACAATCGATGATGCATATCAAGATTCTATTTTTTCTGCGGCAAGTAAGGTAGCAAATTATTATAACATTACAAATCCTTTTACGGCGGTTAATGCTGGTGATGTAATTGAAGATGAGCAATTTTTTAACGATGCAACGTCTTTTACTTCAACTATCAGTGACCACTTTGATAATCCTTGGAACAATTCAAGTGGTTGGGACATGAGTGTAACACAGGAAACTTCACAAACAGTGAGTGACTGGAACGGTGAGAAAATACAAATCGTAAGAGTTACATTCTCAGATGCAAACAATATGGATGCATGGTTCTCAGCTGGCGGAGAAATCCGAGTTACTGCATCACACAATGATACAACTAACAATCAGCAAGGAACTTCATGGGAGCAATTAACAGCAGAATTAGGAACATACAGAATTTCAGTACGTCCAACAGACTCAACTAACGTTGATTCTTCAACACGTAAAAAATATTCAGACTTAACTGGTTCTTATACAGAAATTAAAAAAGAATATGCAGACGATAGTGATTATAGTTCAAACTATATATGCATCGAAGCATACAAAGATACCAATCAAGTTTTTGTTAAAATTAAATTGGTAGATGCCCATACAGCGAGGTCAGATTCTGGTTCAGGATATGGCGGAGCATGGTCATGGACAGGTGCAGACCAAGTGGTAGGCACATCTACAGTAACAGTCAATTCATTGAAGTTAGCTAACTCCGATGCGGGTTCTGTAAATATTTCGAACCCAAGTTTTACGGTAATAGACAATCTAGCTTAATAGATTTTCTAATGAAAAGAGATAGGTTAATAAGATGGCACCACAAAGTTACTACTTAGGAGGAAAGATACGAGCATCCGATTATAACGGTTTCGCAGATGATATAAACGAAATTGTTGGAATTGGTGCGGGCGACTCAGGTTATGGTCAAGACCAACTCGTTATCCCTCACGTAGCAAGTGGCACAAAAATTAATGCTTCTCATATGCAGTTACTCCTAACTGCCTTAAAATTTGCAGGAAGACATCAGGGCACTACTATCAACTCACCGGAAGATACTAATGACCCTGAGTTTCCTTCTGCAGGACAAATAATTAAATTGCTACCGAACTTAGAAGTAGATATCACCAATGTTCGTGCAAATAAATTAAACTTTGACATAGCACAAATGACGGCAGAGTCAAACAAAATATCATCATCAAAAACATTCGATGTTCCAGGTGCTGGCGCAGTACACACTTGGAGTTCAAACGTAAACTATGAAGTATCTGTTATATTTGCAGATGAAGATGCACGTAGACATTTCTTTAATACAGGCAGTGACTTAAGAATAGATACATCATTAACAGGTGTTGATGCATCACACAAGCAAAGTGTAGATTGGCAAACGATGTTTTCTAATATCGGTATATTAAAACTAAGTCATAATCTTACAGAAGCGACAGGCGGTGTAGGTACTCCAGCTGGAGGATTTACATCTTTAACATCAACATATGCTAAAATCTACGAAAAATCAGGCGGTGATGGTAGCAGTGGATACTATACAAATAACCAATTTGAAGTATATGCTAGACTAAATGGCAATAATGCTATAGATTTTAAGCTAGATTTTATTGATGCTTACACTACAAGTACGTTCAATTTGACAGATTACGTAGCAGGAACTCTAACAGTACAACTAGATTTGCTACGTGCAGACGACCAAGATGCATCAGGTAATGGTGTAGTAATCACTTCCCCAACATTTTCGCACATTTCACAACTTTAAGGCTTGACAAACGCCCTATTTTCTTGTATTATTATAAGAATACAAGGAGTATAACCATGTCAAAAAAAGAGAATATTACGCCTTCAAGTACCGAACTTGAACGGCTAGAAAGAGCATTAGAGTTTTCGAACACTATGCAGACTTTCAACCTTAATAAAAACAACCTAAAAGTTAAAACACAGAATTTACTGAGTTACAGTAGTTATGGTGGTACATTTAAAGTATCGCAAGAGTTAATTGGATTTATGAGTACTATTGTTAGTGCAGGCAAGACAGAAGTAATCTTGCTTGATAAGAATGATATTCCAGTTAAAATTGAAGATACTACTAAGTTCCTAGAAGATATTTCTAGTTTGTATTTTGAAGTTATCAATGAATACTATAATGACTATCAAAAGTTACGTAGTTCACGTAAGATTGAGAAGGTCTTGGAAATCTAATGAGCAAAGGAATTATAATCTTTGCGACAAATAATGGGTTACTAGATTACATAAAAATTGCATGTACATGTGCAGGTTATGTTAGAAAGAACTTATCAGGTTTTGATGAAATTGCTTTAGTTACAAACAACGAGTCATTATTAGATAATGAAGAATTAGTAAACAAGTATTTCGATAGAACTATTATTTCCGCATCAAAACAAGATAGTAATATAAGACTATTTAAGGATACTGCAAACCAATCGCAGTATGCACCTTTTGTCAATATGTCACGTAGCGACATATATGACCTCTCACCTTACGAAGAAAGTTTGGTTATCGATTGTGATTACTTTGTAATGAGTAACACACTTGACCAAGTATGGGGTAGTGAAAACGACTTCATGATTAATTGTCAATATAGGGATGTTGCTGGTAGACATGGCGGTAACATATCCTATATTGATGATTTCTCCATACCAATGTATTGGGCAACAGTGTTCTATTTTAGAAAATCTGAATACACTGAAAACTTATTTACTTTAGTTAGTCACATAAAAGAAAACTATAAGTATTATTACTACTTGTATAATTGTTCGGGTACATTATTCAGAAATGATTTTGCATTTTCAATGGCTGTTCATATCTTAAATGGACAAGTAGCATCTAACGTACCATCGCTACCTATGGACTATCTAAACAATAGTTTCGATTTAGATGATATTTTTAGAGTAAATAGTAGCAACGATATTATAATGTATTGTGCTAAGCCTGAGAAAACAACTGAACATGTATTAGCTAGATTCACTAACACAGATATACACATTATGAATAAGTCTGCAATAGAACGTAATATAGATAAACTATTGGCTCAAGGAGATACTCTATGAGTAGAGGATATATTTGCATAGCACAGAATAGTACATATGATTATCTTACTCAAGCATATGGTTTAGCCTTATCACTCAAAGCAACACAAAAAGAAAATGCAATTTGTGTATGCGTTGATGAGTATACTAAAACACAACTTACTGGTAAGCACAAAGAAGTGTTTGACCATATAGTTGATATCCCATGGAATGATGATGCTGGTGCAGACAAATGGAAAATTCATAACAAGTGGAAGTATCCACACATGACACCATTCAAAGAAACTATCATTCTTGATACAGATGTTTTGTTCACACACCCTGTTGACCATTGGTGGGAACATTTATCTAAGAAAGATGTTTGGGCATGTACACATGTTAAGACATTTAGAAATGAACAAATAACAGACGATTATTATCGTAAGAAATTTACACAATTAGACTTACCAAACATATATAGTAACTTCACGTATTTTAAAGAATCTGATACTGCATTCGAATTGTTTAAAATGATTGAATTGATTATGGTTCATTGGAATGTGTACTATGATAAATTTCTTAAAGGAACAGGTCAAGACTGGATGAGTGCAGACTTGGCATATGCATTGGCTATACGTTTATTAGATTTAGAAGAGGAAGTTATTGATAATGATATTAAAGATGTACCTACATTCGTACATATGAAAAGTTATATTCAAAATATTCCTAACAATAAGATATCAGGTATTTGGACAGATAGTATACCAAGTACGTTGACACATGACTTAAAAATTCGTGTAGCTAATTACGAACAGTCACTTCCTTTTCATTACGTTGAAAAGAAATGGCTAACAGAAGAAAAAATTAATATGTATGAAAAGGCACTGAATATATGAGAAGCACCGGGTTCACACATGAAACTGAAAAGGCAAGAGTAGTATACTTCAATGATGCAGGTGATATACTTAGTATTTCATCTAATCAAACAGAAGATAACCCATTACTTAAGAGTGCATGGTTTTCTATGGAAGCTATATTACCTTTTCTTACTGGAGATTTTAAGTTCTCAGACTATAAAGTTGTAAGCACAGATGATATATTTGTTTACGAGATTATTAAGTCTAAGGTAGATATAAAACAAAGAAGCAAAGATACTCAGTTATACAATTTGCCAGATACAAAGTATTGTGACATATCAGTAACATGGGATGGTTCAGAACTTTGCTTTTCTCCTAGTAAAGAAGTAATAAAGAATGCAAACGTAGATGAACATCAAAATGTTACAGTTGCAGGTAAAACTCATCACCCATTTTTCATAACATATGAAAACAGACCAGATTTTATTATACAAACAGTCTCTATTCCGTTCGCAAAGTTATTGAGTTCTGAAACTAGAGTTAAATTCGAATATAATAAATACAGTATAAGTTTATATACCCAGAAGTTTCTGGAAACATATTCATTCAGGAGAACATGATGAGCAAACTAGAAATCGGTGAATTAGATGTTTTTTATCTAAGTTACGATGAGCCTAATAAAGAAGAACATTGGGCAGATATTATAAGTAAATTTCCATTTGCAAAAAGAGTAGATGGTGTCAAAGGATTTGACAACGCACACAAAGAATGTGCAAGACAAAGTGATACAGAAAGATTTGTTACTATTGATGGTGATAATATCGTAGATGAGAAGTTTTTCGATATCGAACTAACATTTCCAGCTGGTACTGATTTAGAAAATTCAGTTATTAGTTGGTCTGCAAAGAATGTAGTAAACGGTCTAGTATATGGTAATGGTGGTATTAAATGCTGGCCAGTGAAACTTGTATTAGATATGAAGACACATGAAAACGCAGTAGACGAAACAAAGAAAGTAGATTTTTGTTGGGACTTAAATTATATTCAGATGAATAACATTTATTCAACAGTACATAATGCAGGCTCACCGTTTCAAGCCTTTCGTGCAGGTTATCGTGAAGGTTCTAAAATGTCACTTGATGAAGGCAAGAAAGTACCAGTAGACGAATTTAAAAAACGTATATGGCCTAAGAACTATGAACGTCTAATTACATGGATGAACATTGGTGCAAATGTAGAGAATGGTATATGGGCATGTTACGGTGCAAGATTAGGTTGTTACGATACAAATCTTAACCCTGATTTTATTCTAGCAAACATTTCTAGCTTTGACTGGTTTAAAGAATACTTTGATAACACAGTGCTTCCTAAATTTCAAGGCGGAGACCAGAAGTGCGAAAAGACAAAAGTAGAATGGAATTATGAAAAACTATTTGATGCATGTTTAGAAATCGGTGATATCTTAGTAGATAAAATGGATATGGAATTATGTGACCCAACACCAGAAGTAGCATCTTTTTTTAAACGTGTTTACACTAACCCACCAAGAGTTAACAACCCATTAGCAACAGAGAAGCAAACCGGTTGGGACAAATAGATTCTAATGGCAAATTATGACGATGATGCCCAATTAACAAGAGACAAACTAAATTCTCTTTCGCCATCAATGTGTATGGCTAAGTGGTTACAAGTCAGTTTGCATTTGCCACAAGGTAGAACACACAGTTGCTATCACCCTCCAACGCATCCGATTCCTTTAGCTGAACTTAAAAAGGATCCAAATGCATTACACAACACAGTCTTCAAGTTAGAAGAAAGAAAGCAAATGAAATGCGGCGACCGTCCTGAAGGTTGTCAATATTGCTGGAATGTTGAAGATGCACCTGATGCCCCAAAGGGTGGTAGACTGAGTGATAGACATTATCGTTCAAGTGAATGGTGGGTAAAAGATGCATGGGACGAAGTCGTAAACAACCCATGGGATCATAACATCACACCACGTTATGTAGAAGTAAACTTCAATCAAGCATGTAATCTAAAGTGTAGTTATTGCTCACCTCATCTAAGTACCGCATGGGAAGATGATGTTAAGAAGCATGGTGGATTTCGTTTTAGTAATGGTACAGGTCATAATGATATAGACTACTTACGTAAGACTGGTCTTATGCCACTTGAAGTAGCACGTAAAGACAATCCTTATATCGAAGCATTCTGGAAATGGTTTCCAATGATATACAGAGACTTAAAAGTTTTTCGTATGACAGGCGGTGAACCATTAATGGATAACAATACATTTAAAGTATTTGATTACGTAAATGAAAATCCAAATCCTTTTCTTGATTTGAGTATTACATCAAACATGTCTCCACCAAGTCCTAAGTTAATGGATAAGTTTATTGATAAGATTAAAGCACTAGAAGAAATTCGTGTATGGGAAGATCCAAAAAGATTTAATCCTGATAGTGGAAATCATTGGTACGTTGCACCAGCATGTAAGCATTTTAGTTTGTATGTTAGTGTTGATGGTGTAGGTAAACAAGCAGAATATATGCGTGACGGTTTAAACTTTGATACACTATATGAGAATTGTCGTAGAGTGTTAAGTGAGACTGACGGTACAGAAATTTCTTTTATTAATACGTTTCAGTTATTGAGTATACCAAATCTACGTGGGTTCTTACAAATGATATTAGACTTACGTGAAGAATTTGGATATGAAAATCAAGAAGATAAAATAATTCAACCGCCTGACCATGATGGATTTAAACACCCACCATTTGTAAGAAAGAAAAGACAAAGAGTTTGGTTTGACATTCCTTATCTAAGATATCCTGACTGGATGACCATTCAATTAGCTGACCAAGAATTACTAGACATGATACAAGATAACATTGATTTTATGAAAGCCAATGTATTAGAGAATGATTTATATGGCAGAAAGTATACAGGATTTAAGAATTACGAAGTATTAAAACTTGAGCGTGATTTGGCGTGGGCCAAACAAGGGCTAAATATGAGTGATGAAGATTTAAGTAATCATTTAATTCGTTTTCATGAATATTTTTCACAATATGATGAACGTAGGGGATTAAACTTCTTAGAAACATTCCCCGAAATGACTGCTTTCTGGAACGAAGCTAAGGAAGAATACGAGAGTAAATATGGGTCGTAAACATTGGGAGGGTGAAACTCTCCATCAATATAAAGAACGTATGATAGATAGCAAGAGTGCTAGTTATTGTGCGGCTAAGTGGTACAATGCTACAATCTGGCTAGGACATGGTCAGACTGCTAGTTGTCACCACCCACCTGGTCACTGGATCCCATTAGAAGAAATTAAAGATAACCCAAGTGCTATTCATAACACAAAGCATAAAAAACTTATGCGTAAACATATGCAAGAAGGCAAACGTCCTGCTGAATGTGAATACTGTTGGAAAGTTGAAGATATGGGCAAAGACCACATATCAGACCGTGTATTCAAAACTGAAATCTTCAAAGATGAGGATATTGATAAGAGCATGGAAATGCCATGGGACGATAATGTAAATTTACGTACACTTGAAATATCATTCGATAGAGCATGTAATCTAAAATGTTCATATTGCAATCCTGCATTCTCAACTGCATGGGTTAAAGATATTAATACGTTTGGTTCGTATCAGAATATACAATCAGATGGGCGTGGTCACTTTGTTGATAATGCACCATGGGCGGCACCAGTATCAAAGAAAGAAGAAGACAATCCATATATTCAAGCATTCCACAAATGGTGGGAAAGTGATTTAGCAGATTGCTTAGAAGAAATTCGTATAACAGGTGGTGAGCCTATTATGCATAGAGGTACATGGAGATTGTTTGATTGGTTTGAACAAAACCCTGATAGAGGACGAAATATGCGTTTCGCTATCAATTCTAATCTATCTCCTGAGAAACCAAAAGTACTAGATAAACTTATTGAGAAATCTTGGTTCGTTCCTAATTTTGAAATCTATACATCAATGGAAGCAACTAAGTCTCAAGCAGAATATATTCGTGATGGACTTGATTACGATTTATGGAAATCAAATATTCATCGTGTATTAAAAGAATCAAATGTAAAAAAGCTACACATGATGATGACTATCAACTCATTATGCTTAGTTACAATTACAGATTTCATGGATGAAATGTTAGACTTGCGTGACGAATACGGACAACGTGCGCCTACTATGACACTTAACATTTTGCGTTTCCCATCTTTTCAAAGTGCGGCAATACTTCCAGAAACTGTAAAAACATTTTACAAAGATAAACTAGAAGCATGGTTTAGAACAGAAAGACCACAACAAAAACTATCAGAAGGCGAGAAAGCAAGTATCCAAAGATTAATTGATTATCTTGATATTGTTAAAACACCTCATAAGAATACAGCAGAAACTCCGAAACTATACAATGATTTTAAAGCATTCTTTTCTCAGTTTGATGTACGAAGAGGACATGATTTCAGAGAAGTATTTAAAGGACCTATCGCAGATTGGTATGAAACATTAAAGGCAGATGCACCAAACAGAGAGCAAATCTTAAATAAAGAATTAATATTCAAAGTAAGTGACAGAGCAGGCGACCCTGCTACTACAAAAGATTATGAAGGCGGTGATGATGCTCACGAAAAAGTTGGTGGTTGGGATACTGAAAACGATGCACTAGGAGGAGTAAAAGTTGAATGAAACGACACTTAGTAATGTACAATGCAAGGACTGGGAGTACCGTTGTTGGTAACCATATAGCAGAGAATTTATGTACACCTCCATTTAATTTTTATGAGCATGGGTTAGAGTCAACAGAAATTCATGATGATGAATATGACTGGTACCTAGGTTTGATGATTGATATAAACAAAAAATATCCTGAAATAGAATGGTGCATGAAGTGGAACATCATGTGTGGATTACGTGATGGCATGAAACAAAAATCTAGGTATGCACTTTATGAATTTGATTTTGCTAAAGTACATAATTTCTTTAAGATAACAGGTGTAACTGATTTACATTTTAGTTTCAGACATGATATGATAGATACAATTTGTAGTTTTATTATCGCAGAACAATCAGGTAATTGGGTTGTAAGAAAGCGTAAGAAAGCAATATACGAACCTTTCGAAGTAGATAAAGGACTTATTGAACATTATATAAAAACATTTGACTTATCACATCAGGCTTATAGCAGAGTCGTTGAAGAAATGAAAGACAAGTATACATGTCATTTTTATCCTTATGAAACTTTAGGTGACATAATAGATATTGATAACGACCCACATGGGCTTACAAAACAACTATCTAAAGATGACAAAACTAAAATTATTACAAACTATGATGACATAGAAAAAGCTATCAAGGAATCGAGAATATGGAATCGTGAATATGACGAATCAACTGGAGTCTATACACTTGAATAAGAAGATAATACCTATCTGGAAAAGCGACGGAAGTTGTGCAGAAGAAAGTAAAAACAAAACTTTCTGTATGGCTCCGTGGTCTCATACCTATATATCTCCTCAAGGTGAACGTAGACTATGTTGTGCATCACGTGAAGAACATTCGTTTCAGAAACAATATATCGATGCATCTAATGATGAAAGATATGGTGAAGTAAAAGATTCTAAAACAGATGCAGATGACTTTAATCCTACATCATTAGATGAACATTGGAACTCTCAATACATGAAAGATATTAGAAAGAAACTAATGTCTGGAGAACGTATTCCACAATGTGATGTTTGTAATGACGATATTCTAAGTCTATCATCTTATCGTAAATGGTTTACTGGTGTACTATTCAGAGACAAGATACAAGAAGCATTCGATAAGACAGATGATGACGGTCATACAACAATGCCTGCTATATCATTTGACTATCGTTACTCTAACTTATGTAACTTTAAATGTCGTATGTGTGGTGAACAATTATCAAGTTCGTGGGAAGCAGAAAAGAAGAAACACAACATGTGGTCGATTGAACATCAACCATTTATGCAACCAACTGTAAAACAGAAGATGGTAAAGTTTCAGCGTACAGTTGTTGAACCAGAATTTAAGAAAGCAATTAGTGATGGTATTGTAGAAGAAATATATTGGGTAGGCGGAGAGCCACTTATGTATGATATACATTGGTGGGCATTAAAAGAAATGGTCGCTAATGGTTCTGCAAAGAATTGTCACTTAAGATATAACTCTAATTTGTCTCGTACAACATTTAAGGGTATGGAATTATTTGATTATCTACCTCAGTTCAAAGACTGGTTAATGTGTGCAAGTATCGATGGTACAGGTGATATCGTAGAGTTCATTCGTAAAGGTATTGTATGGGACGAGTGGTTAGCTAACTTTAAGAAAGGACTAGCGGCACCAGGTGGTAAAGATAAGATGCTATTCGACTTAACTATTACAGGTCCCGGCATGTTTAGTATTAAAGATTTATTTGATTTAAGTTTAGAATTAGACGTAAGAATAGAAACAAAGATTATGTTCGCCTTTCATGCTGATATTGTGTTTAGTCCTTTTGCATGGCCTAAGCATATATTGAATAGGCATTTAGACGATTTACTAGCCTATATTAAGCCAAGGGCAACTCCTAAGCAACAAACTCTAGTAAATACATTAGTAGGTATGAAAGATAGGCAAACATTTGAAGAACAGTGGCCTGAGACACATGAGCAACAGTTTTTCAATGGAAGAAACTATCAGGAACAACTTGATAGAATTAGACAAGAGCAATATCGTTTGGAAGATATTTACAAACGAGATCCAGAACTATACGAGTGGTGGACAAGAAAGGAAAGAAAATGAAACTCAGAGTAACAATGTCTCAGGAAAAGATGATACCTCCTTTAAGAGGAGATAAGTATTTACCAGTCAAAGAGATACCCGAAAGCAAACGTTATGTCATGGATTATGATTTAACAAGACGATGTAGTACTACAAACAAATTTATTAGATTGATGAAGAAAACTCAATCATATGGAGAATGGTCAACATCATGGAACTTCTATCCAACTATCGATAAAAGAAGATTTGTTCAAATGAAGAATAGAATGAATTGGATAATTGAAAAAATGAAAACAGTTGACATAGTGAACAACGTTGACCCTAAACTTGTATTAGATGTAAATTCAGTTAATCCAGAATTAGATAAATTGAATGCATTGCATGAATACTTTGAAGATGAGTCAAATCATTTACAAGATAATGAAGTTCTTGAATATATTGAGCATGGAGATATCTATGTTTGGTTAGAAGAAATTAATCAACTAGTTCACTCTATGGAAGGCCTTGAATATCATATGGGCGAAGATCCTGAACTAGAATTTTTTGGAACGTGTCGTGTTGTCACTAGAGGTGACGGCATGGGAGCAGTACAACAAGAACCGCTAGAAGAAGCTGATTACAAAAATTTTACAGTGTATCATGATTGGGGTGATTTGACTCTTGACTACTTTAGAGTTGGCAAAGACTTAATGGCATGTTACGCCTCAAATGATTTACCTTTAGTAACAACAAAGAAACTTTCTCAACAAAACACAGTTCACACTTGTTTTGAAATGAGATTTAAGAGGTGGGGACATGAAGGAGAACCTTATTATCCTATAGATGAGTTAGCGAAGTGGGTTAAGAATAATAATCTTGACCAGTATTATGACTTTAGTAAACCTGAGTTTACTAGTGGTAGAGTTAAATTAGGAAAATTAAATATGGAAGGCAAAACAAAAGAAGGAGTGATGTCTGAACTTATGAAATGTACAGGTATATATCACATAGAATTAATTGATGGCTAAAAAGAAAACAAGAATTAGAGCATTTGGTTGTAGCTTAACTGCACAACATCATTGGACCCATCTATCCCATGATATCAAACCAGGTCATGTATGGAGAAGAAATGGAGCAATAGAAAACTTTGACCCATGCATATGGGATTCAAATAATATTGAAATGAAAAGTTGGGCTATACCAGGCTCAGGTGTTCATAGTGCAATAGCAAAATATACATGTGCTTTACTTGATGGAGAAATAAAAAGCAATGACATAGTAATTTTTCAAGTAACTAATCCTGGAAGACTTACTATACCTATTAACAATGTTAATAAAGATTTGTGGGGAGACAATATTAGTAAAGGGTATAAGAAAAGAGAATTGAAGAAACTACCCGGTTCTGTGACAAACATAAAAAACAAATTCGATGGTGATATCACATCATTTGGATTTGATCCATCGTGTAATGAATGGATTAAGTCTGGAATGAAACGTGAACCAAAAGAGATTTATACATTATTAGGTGAAGGAAGACGGATTAATCCTTGGACAATGTATAGTTTAGTAGCAGTATTGCATGGTATAAAACTAAGCAATGCAAAACTTTTAGTAGTATTTGGTTGGGATACGGCTTTAATGAATTCAAAAGAAAGATTATGTGATGCGTTTAAACAACTAGGAATAGAATATATAGAAGATAGTATACTAGAATATGCAGAAAGTAGAGGTGATAAGTTTGAAGAAAGTCATCATCCTAGTATTAAAGGTTATGAAATGTTTACAAAAGAAAAATTAAAACCAAAATTAGAACAACTAGGATGGCTATAACGTGAGCGATACTTTTTGTCCATTATTATTTCAACACCTTGCAACGCACCCGCATGGTGGGGTAACACATTGTTGTGTTGCTGACCATCGTAATTCGTTGAGTAGTTCACGTGATGGTGATAGATTTTATAATCTAAACCGTGACACCGTGTTTGATACAATGAATAGCAAAAGCTATAAGAAAGCAAGACTAGAAGTGTTAGAGGGTAAAAAACCTAAAGCATGTATTCGTTGTTATGCCGAAGAAGCTAAAGGCATGTCTTCTAAAAGAACAGAAGAAATCAAAAACTATTCTGAGTACACTGTAGAAGTTGCTAGGGAAGCCACTGATAGCGATGGCTTCATGAAAGATGTTCAGCTAGAGTTTGTTGAATTAAGATTAGGTAATGTATGCAATGTAGCATGTCGTACATGTAATCCAGCAAGTTCAAGTAAGTGGAGAAATGATTACGATGCTCTACAAAAGAAAACTACATTTAAGTTAACAACATACGATACGATGGAAGGCTTTAGATGGCCTGAGCGTGATGGATTTTGGGAAGACTTATTACAACATTGTGACAGAGTAAAAACATTTTATATTAATGGTGGTGAACCAACACTCATTAAAGAACACTTTAGATTTTTAGAAAGACTAGTAGATTTAGGAAAAACAGATATAAAACTTTGGTATAATATTAACATGACAAACATGAATGACAAAGTTATAGACCTGTGGAAAAAGTTTGACCATGTGAAAGTAAGTTGTAGCATAGATGATTTAGAAGATAGAAATCATTACATAAGATATCCCACACAATGGGATTCAGTTATTAAAAACTTCTTAAGACTGAAAGAAGAAGGCTTTGAGATTGATGTAACACAGACTGTATCATGGATGAACTACTCTACACTAGGTGATTTTTATAATTTCTTTCATAGACAACATGGAGTATGGGTACATCACAATTATGTATACGACCCAGATATATTATCTCCAGCAGTATTACCAAAAGAAATGAGAGATAGAATACATAAGAAATTTTCTAACGTGTTTGAAAGTTGGAAGCTAAGAGAATTTGAAAAAATGTTTAGTGGTCCTGATAGAAAAGATAAATGGCAAAAAGCGATTGAGTATACTAAGAACTTAGATGAAATAAGAAAGCAGGACATAAAAGATTATTTACCTGAGTTTAGGGAGTATTTCTAATGTCTTTACTTTATCTTTACAAAGATATACTACACTTAGACTTAGAAATGAGCAGTCTTTGTAATGCCAAATGTCCTATATGCAATCGTAGACAACAAGGAGGACCAAAGAATACTTCTTATAAAGAAACATATCTAACACTAGATAGATTAAAATCTTGGTTGCCAAATGAATTTATCGCTCAGTTATATGGTTTACAATTATGCGGAAACTACGGCGATGCAATGACTAATCCAGAATTAGTTAATATATTAAAATATATAAAAAGTATAAATCCTAAAATATACGTAACAATGAATACTAATGCTAGTGGTAGAAATGAAGAATTTTGGACTGAATTAGGAAAGTTGTTTAGTGATGAAGGATGTATTTTAACTTTTAGTGTAGATGGTCTTGAAGATACAAATCATATTTACAGAAGAGGAACTCACTGGAAAAAGATAATGAATGCAATGAAGTGGTTTGTTAAAGCGGGTGGCAGAGGCAAATGGGAGTTTCTTGTATTTAAGCACAACCAACATCAAGTCGAAGAAGCAAAACAACTAGCAGTAGATATAGGGTTGCTACAGTTCTTTGCTAAAGAGGCATTAGGATTTGTTAATCAACCTATTACAGAAGATGGTAGAAAATATAATAGTTGGATGAAAGTATTAAAAGATGATGGTCAATTAGATTACTTTATAGAACAACAAGATAAGAGTTTAAATACTAATGAAATTAAACTATACTTAAAAGATGCAGGCTTTACTAAGTCAGAAGAACAATCGATTGAACCAGATGAGTTAGCTAAAAAATTTAATGATCCAAAAGCATTCTGGAAACCCAGAATGGATAAACAAATTATAGATAACAAAAGAACATTATCTCCTCATGAAATAGAATTAGGTCAAACAGATATTCATTGTGTTGCTATACCTAGAAAGGGTATTTTTATAGGTCACGATGGTTTAGTTTTTCCTTGTTGTTTTACTGCAAGTAAATACTATGCTAATCCTAGTTCATATGAAGTTTCACAGTTGCAAGATTTCATTAACTCATATGGTACAAGAAATATAAGTTTGGAATATAATAGTTTGAAAGATATAATAAACGGTCCAATGTTTCAAGGCAGATGGCCAGATAATTTTAAAAGTCGTGATATCAGAGATAAACGATTAATAACATGTTCAATATTTTGTGGAAAGAAAACTAATCATGAATTTAAGAAAACTAAAGATAGTATTAAAGCAGAAAGGAGTCTGATTTAATGTACTATAATAAATGGATAATAAATCGTTCACCTTTAATCAAAACTATACATGGCGAACCTCAGCATTATGACTTATATCAAAACTTTGTTGATGAGTTACACCCTACTGTTAGGTTTGAAAAATATTATTTTGTTTCTCCTTGGATAGCATGTAAGTATTTTGATGAAGATGAATTTGATGGGTATGATTACTTAACTCTTACTGATAAACTAATCGATGAAGTATTGAACGACAAGTCTATCACAAAAGATTTAGAGCAAGGTAATACTTGTATTGTATTCGATATGGGTGCAGAACTTATACCATTTAGTTACTATGAGAAGATAGATAAGTTTTATTCTACTAAATCATATGCAAAGAATGTAAAGTATTGGTCTATGTATGAACATCTAAAACCAAAAGGATCAATAGATTACTTGACTGTTTCATCTAGTACTTTAAGATTTTCAGATTACGAAGAAAACAAAGTATCAAATGAGTATCACGAAAAATGGGAATTTTCAGAAGATGAGTTAACAAACAAACACGTTCTATTTCTTAATAAAAGAATTAGACCACATCGACTTGACACTTTAAGTAAGTTGTTAGAAAAGAAAGTTAATATAAAAGATAATTTCTACTTTAGTTTTCTTGGTACAAATAATAGAGGAGAAGGTGATCCTCTATATGATAGTGATGTAAATGCAATATACGGCAGAGTACCAGATGTATATAATAAAGATATGGCTAATAAAATATTATGGGATTATTATAAAACAGAATTGCCATATAGTATGAATTGTCAGAGGGACGAATGGTTAGCAAGTTCATCTTTAAACAGAATAGAAGAATTACTTCCATATAGAAAGAGAACATACGTAGAACTAATTACAGAGTTTACGCACAGTGATGAGTATGTTTCGATAAGTGAAAAACTTTCACAAGCAATACTATGTAAGAAACCTTTCATTATAGTAGGTGATAGAAAGTATTTAAGAAATATAAAAAACTTAGGGTTCAAAACGTTTGATAAATTTTGGGATGAAAGCTATGATGAATTAGCTTACGAAGAAAGAATAGATGCTATAACTGATGTTGTAAAAGAAATTGTAGATACAGTTGACGTAAAGAATGGAATAACATACAGTAAAGAATTACAAGAAATATTAGAACACAACTACAATCATTATAAAAATGTATATACACCTAGTGTATACAAAGATGCATTCAAGTCTTTGAGTTTATTAGACTACAAACCTCAATTAGAAGACAAAGCAGATGATGAAGAAGTTAAAAGAGAAAAGACAAAATATGTATGGTATAGTGAAAACACAAATACAATAATTATACCTATAGCAGGAAATTTAGACGGTGCAATAAAAAACAAAGTTGCACCTAGACTTGCATATAGATTAGTTGATAAAAATAATTTAGATAACGTATCTAAAATACCAGCTATTGCGATTACAAGACACCCTCATAAAAGATACGCAAGTTACTTAGAAAACAATGATGATGTTAATAATGACTTGTTAGAACAGACTGGTTACATGTATGACCTAAATGTTTGTTATACTATTGATATGGACGACATACATCGTGAAGGTTATTATGCAAGATGCAAAGATTGGAACGATGATTTTGGTCACAGAGATTCAGGAAGGCGCATCGCAGATATATTATACGAAGAAGAAATACATACTCCACGTCAATTAACTCCAGAAGAAATTTTATTCGTAGATGAAAACTATAAATGGGATTGGACAATGTATAATGAATATGGTTCTTGGAGATTTAGAAAACCACACAACATCGCAAAGATAGGTGTAGGGTTTGAACAATACTTTGATACATTCAAAGACGTTTATAAAAAAGAATACAAAGTATTAACTAAGAAACTAAAAAGACATTCACAATACCTAGAGTCATCTTTAGAGTCTGCATATTGGGTTAATCATAGTATGATACTTGATAACTTAGGATTAAACTATGCACCTAAAGATATTAAGATACTTGATATAGGAACACACTTTGGATTTATGCCTCACTTCTTAAAAAGTCAAGGATTTACAAATGTACATTCTACTAACTCATACAAAGAAGCAGGTGATTCGCTTGATGAACTTAAACTTATTTGGAAGACATTAGGTATAACAGAACCAGCAGATATACATATTGAGCCTCAGACTCCTTTTGATTTGTTAGACAATAGCGACAATATGTACGGAAAAGACTTTGATTCTGCGGAAAGATATGATATAATACTTATGAATATGTCAAACGTATTCTGGAAAACAGATAAAATTGTAAGACTACTAAATGGAAACATATCACAGGCATGGCAAGTAGTAGACAAGAATAAAGATACTAATACATTCTTTGCACCGTATGATGTTAATGACATACATTATTTTACAAAGTGTATTATGAGTCAACTCAATGTTGGCGGCAGTGCAGTCATACAACCGTTCCCATATGCTTACTCATCGTTTGATGGATTTAGAAATGAACAAGGCACCGTTGCGACATGGCAAAGCGAACATAGAGGACATCAGAAGCCTCAGTCAACTAAACATTGTCCAACTTTAGAAATGAATAATTACTTTATTATTCATAAGGAAAAGAATGAATGAAATACTATATAGCAGGAGATAGAGGACTAGTAGGAACGTGGTATAAGAAACTAATACCTGATGCAGAAGGAGGCAATACTCAAAATGCAAACTATACGTCACGTATCTCAACTAAACAAGACATACATATAAAGAAGCCCACACACGTAGTTATAAATGCGGCTACTGTAGGTGGCTTACAAGAAGACTTAGATAAGAGTTTTGAGTTAATGATTAAGAACTTAACAATTCAAAATAATATATTTGAGGCGTGTCGTTTTGCAAGAACAGATAGAGTATTACTACAAGGAAGCACATGTAGTTATCCTGAGATTGGCGAACAACCATATAAAGAAACTCAGTTACTACAAGGCGAACCGTACTCTACTTACTTCCCAACTGCTTTGCCTAAGCTAATGGGTATGTATCAATGTAGAGCAAGTAATGAAAAGTATGATACACATTGGCGTACTGCAATCAATACAAACATGTTTGGACCACACGATAGAGTAGGAGAACATGCACATGTCATAGGTGCATTAATGCAAAAGTTTGTCGATGCATGTAAAAACAATTCAGACAGTATTGAGATATGGGGTTCCGGTAATCAAAGCAGAGATATACTTTATATTGAAGATGCAGTTGAGGCAATGGATATAATTCTAAACAACGACAAGTATGATACAGTTAACGTAGCAAGTGGTTTTGAGATTTCTATTAGAGAAATAGCTGAACTATTAATTAAAGTCAGTGGGTACAAAGGCAAACTTTGGTTCAATACTGATAGACCTGAAGGAATTAAAAACAGAGCGATAGACAACTCACGTTTAAAAGAGTTAGGGTGGGTTCCTAAATACTCTATGGAAGATGCATTCGCCAAAACATATAAGTGGTATTATGATAATGGAACACAAGAAGCATGACATGTTTGTATCAGATAATGTCCTATACGACAACGACATTATTTACATAGGTCCTAGTTGGGCTGTACAAAGTTATTCTACACCTTTAGGAAATGACGGTGAAGGAAAAGATATAAACATAGGAGATATGTTTGCAGAAGAATTTAATCATACGTTTGGCAAAAAGAGACATGCATGGTTACCTACTCACGGTATAGGTAATTTAACTTGTGTACAACGATGTTTATCATCTGGAAACATTTCTAATCAAGTAAAGAAGAAACCTGTGATTTGGGTTATGTGTGACCCGATAGCAAGATTGTATTACGAAAAAGAAACAAGAAAGATGTGTTGGCCCTCTTATCAAGAATCAGAAATAATAACTAAGGGCATCAATGTAGGATCATGGGTTGATAGATTTTTTAAGAACCCAGATTGGTTAGAACAACGAAACGAACTTTTACATTTAGATTTAGAGGCAATGAATAGTTTAGAAGTACCGATTGGAATATTAGGCGCTCATACAGATATAACATATGAAGATGTTAAACCATATGAAAATCTTACAGTATTAGAACCTAGTTGGCAGAATATACTATGTGAACATGCAGGCATCAAAGGTATGAATCCAAATTTAGGTGCAGACTTCTTACATCAAACATTGAAGATTTATATCAAACAAGCAGACATAGAAAAACATATGCAGGCTCACAATTTAGATAAATACACTTGGAGACCTGGTGAAAGTACTAGACAACTTATGTCTTTGATTATGAATCCAATAATGTCGTGGAAAGGTTCAACGATAAAGAAAAATAACATTGAGCCAAGCATTATTGATTACATACATGAGCAATATGATGTCTGGAAGCAATTAGAAGATAAAGGCTTATTTAATTGGGTTCATCCAAGTATCGAAGGAAATATGATTTTCTACGAACACGTAAAACATAAGATGGAGAATTTTGTAAATGCTCACAAAGAATAGTCACATGAATCCCGTATACGGGAAAGAAGAAATTGAGAGTGTTTATAACTACGTCAACTCTGGTGGGTGGATTATGGAACACGATAAAACCAGAGAATTAGAATCTCTTATATGTGACTATACAGGTGCCAAGTATGCACACATGGTAACAAGTGCTACTACGGGTCTCCTGTGTGCTTCTATGATAGCTAATATCAAGCCAGGAGAGAAGTTTGCCGTAAGTGCATATACTCAAGCGGCTACATGTAATGGTGCAATATTAATGGGCGGTGTTCCTGTAATAGTAGATGTTGACCCATTCAATTACTGTATAAACTTTGATAAGATACCAACAGATTGTAGAGTTATATTTGTATCAGCAATCAATGGTAGATATCCTAAAGACGTTGAAGAAAAAATTAAATCTCTAAGAGAGAGTGGTAAGATTGTAATCGAAGACTCTGCACAAGCATTAGGAAGTAAAACAGTCAATGATGTACACTGTGGTACTATGGGTGACATGGGAATATTTAGTTTCGGTGCACCAAAGATTATTACTACAGGACAAGGTGGTTGCATAGTTACTAATGATGAGAATATTAGTAAACAAATTCATGCTATAAAAAACTTTGGCAGAACAGTTAAAGTCGGAGAAGTATATAACGTAATGGGATTGAATTTTAAATTCACAGACTTACAAGCATCATTCGGTGTGCCACAAATGAAGAAGTTACCATTCATCGTACAACACAAGAAACAATTATTCAAATGGTATCGTAAACATTTAAAGAAAGTAGTAGACTTTATCCCTACAGATTTAGAACATCAGACACCTACGTATCCAGAGATACTAGTAAGCAAAAGAGATAATCTCGTAGAAGAACTACGTGCAGAAGGTATAGGTTGTCGTGCAGTATACGATAGTCTTTGTAATCAACCTTTTCATAGAAAGTACAGAACGCCTACACCAATAGCAGACGAACTAGCAAGTAGAGGTTTGCATTTACCTGGTCAGTTTAATTTACGTGAAGAAGACGTAAAAAAGATTGCAAGTGTTGTTAAAAATCACGCGGCGTGATACAACTTAACTAAACTATCAATACCATCTTCAAGAGTTTCGGTAGCAGTGAACCCGATGTTTCTAATTTTTGTATAGTCAACAAAATAGTCTCTGCCATCTTTATCGTGAGATAATTCATCGTTAATAATTAATTCATAATCGACTTTGCTTTTAATAATCTGTGCAATGTCTAACTTAGTATGATTTAAAGTTTCATCACCGACATTCCATATCTCGCCTTTCATAATATCGTATTTCTCTAACGCCCATCTGAATGAACGTGCCAAGTCGTTAATGCTTAAGAAAGTACGTTTGAAGTGCTTTTCAAATAAGACCAATTTCTTTTCAGCTATTGCTTTGTAAGTAAAGTCATTAACAAGTAAGTCTTGTCTTAATCTATTACTCACACCAAATGCAGTTGCTGGTCTTAGTATAACTGCATCAGTTCCTTTTAATTTCTTTTCACCATCAAGTTTATAAACACTGTATGTACTAATTGGATTAGTCTCACATGTTTCATCACATGTCTTACCAAGTTCACCGTATACACTTCCTGTACTTGCATATACAAAAGGTTTACCTACAGAAGCATCTATAACTCTATTAGTTCCTTCTACGTTAACTCTATATGCTAAGTCAGGCTCACGTTCACATGACGGATAGCCTACAATACCTGCTAGATGAATTACTGCATCTGCACTTTTTAGAATAGGTTCTACTTCTGGACTACAAATATCTATCTTGTGTAAATGAAATCCTTTTCTATCTAATATGTTTAATATGGGTTGTACTCCATACTTTAACCAATCTATACAAATAACTTCATGTCCGTTGTTTAATAGTTGTTCACTTAATCTACAACCAACATATCCTGCCCCACCTGTTATTGCGATTTTCATTTTTCTTTCTCCTTAACTAGTACGTATTTGATATTACAATATCCGCAAACTGCTTCACCTTTTTTAAGAGTATAATAAACTTTAGGGTGGTCTCCATCTTCTCCCATACAAGTTATCTGTTCTTTAGTCACGTATACTATCTTTTGTTCCATTTTTTCCTTTGTGTTCTACTACATTAACATCTGGCATTGCAAAGAGCATTCTTCCTCCTTGTTCAAGCCATTCACTTTCTTTTTCAACAAACATATCTTTGAAACCAAAATTAGGGACAAAGAATAAGTCTGCATCTTTCTTTGCATCATCTTCATGTACAATAGGTATGCCTGTTCCAACTGTATATCTTCCTACTTTATCTGGATGTATTTCTGCGGCACCTTCGAATAAATCATGTAGTTTCCAAAACTGTAACATTGTATTTCCTTTTGTACTAGCACCATATACATAATTCTTTTTACCATTTGATTTTGAATCTTGTAATACAGTTCTTAACAACATACCATTACGTTCTACATCTTTAAAGAATGTTTCTAAAGAAGATAAGTCTTCAAAATATTCTATACTGCCTTCGTTCTTTTTTCTAGCCCATAGTTGATAACTTCCACCTTGTATATCGTTCTCTACTACTTTATAGATTTCAAGACCGTTAGTTTCATATAGTTCTACAAGACTTTTATAACTATAGTATTCTAAATGCTCATGACATACATTGCCTAAGTCTTTCATTTTAAGCATAGGAGCAAGTGTCATTAACTGTGCAATGAATATGCCATCATCTGTTAATGCTTCATTCACACTATAGATAAAATCATTTGGGTTATCCATATCATAGAACATACCAATAGCAGTAATAACTTTTGCTTTCTTTCCTTGCATTAGTTTATAATGCCACATATCGTTTATAGTTGCTTCACAGTTTTTCATTAACTTCTTAATTAGATTAGGTGCTGGTTCGCAACCTATTCTATATCTGTCTGACTTAACCGCACTTAACAACGTACCATCATTCGCACCGATATCTAATACTACATCGCCTTTATCAGTATACTCATTTACGTATCCTGCAATATCAAATAAGTTATTCATTAGTTTAGAATTCAATCCACTCTCATACCAATAGTGTTCACCATATAATATCTTTGGATTAACTGTATGTCTAAGTTGAACTAACTCACATTCCTCACATTGGTCTAATACCATTGGTGCCTCGCCAGGAGTATCATCGGGTGTTGTAGGGAAATCATTGATATGTATTCTACCAAAGTCATGTAATTCTTTTACAGGACTTCCACATACTCTACAAGTAGTACGTTCATTTAAAATCATTCTGATATTCTTTTTACGTTTCTTCATTGTTTACTCTTGTCAAAGGTTCATCACAATCATTCCATTTCTTTGTTATAAGAGCGATTGCTTTTGAATCAGAAGTTGGGTAAAACGTATGAGGTGTTAGTCTAGGAATAAAGATACAATCACCAGTTGCTACAGGAGTAACGAGTTCTTCTCCGTCTGTTAATTCAGTATATACGCCACTGCCTTCTACAAACATAATATATTCGTCAAACTCTTTGTGTAGATGATGTCCTCTTACAGACCCTTTGAGAGTTACTATATAACTCCACTCTTTGATATCAGTTGTTTGTGGATAGAATGTACTTATTATACCTCTACCGTCTTTAACTGTTATTGGATTTATATCTGGGTCTAGTTTAATAATTCTTTTCATTTTAATTCTCTATTAACTACATACTTTATTTATCAATAAAAAAGCCCGACATAAAGCCGGGCTAATTTAGTTTAATAGAGAGTTAATTCTTATTTGAAGTCTGACTTATATACGTACCAACCTGCTCCAGGAGCCATCATATCAGGGTCAGAGAAGCCTTCAAACTTTTTGTTTTGACCACCATATATACTTGTGTAGTAGTCAACCCAACCGTTTTCCCATGCTTTGTATGGAGAAACTTTTTCAAACTTAAGTTCGCCTTTGTTAACAAAGAACCAACCACCATGCTTGTCTTGAGGAGAAGCATCACATAAGATATCCATTAGACCATCTTCATTAACATCAATCAACGTACTTCTAGTACAAAATGAATTCCATTGATTGCTTTCCATTTTGATGTTCTTCTTAAATCCTTTTCTTGTTTTAACAAAGTCAGGAGAAGGGATCATTGGAACTTGGTCTGCAACAGTGAAGTTACCTTTACCATCGTTAGCCCATACTGTATGAGTACCACCGACATAAAGAGGACCAATTGATGAACCTGCGATATCTACATCACCATCGTTATCAAAGTCCCATGATACTGGACCGATAACATCAGTTAACATGTAACCTGAACCGTAGATGTCATATGCTGGTTCTGGGTATAACCACTTCTTAGTTGATTTAGATTTACCAAACTTACCTGAACTATCACCAAACAAGATTACAGTTTGGTTATGCTTTTTAGAATTGTTATGCTTGTAAGCAGGACTTTGATGCCACCCATGTGAAGCCATCAAGTCTACATGACCGTCACCGTTATAGTCACCTGTTGTAACTGCATGAGCAAACTGGTCAGCACACCACTTAACAGTGAAGTTACCTTTACCATCATTTATATGACAATAAATTTTACCTCCACCTCTTACACTTTCCCATTTAATATGAGGAGTAATAACATCGATGTCACCATCGTTATCAATATCAGCGGCTGTAATACCATGAGAGAAGCCCATGTAAATGCCATGCTCTTTATTTACGTTATCACCTTTTTCTTTAGTTCTAATCCATTGACCTTTTCCATTAGAAATGAAAACAAAGTCTGCACCACCATGTGTTCTCTTACCATTATGTTTAACACCGAATGCACTTCCACAATAGATATCATCTATACCGTCACTATTGAAATCAGCTACGATAGGTCTCATACAATTTCTAGCACCTATGCTAACATCGTTAATAAGTAAATGGTCTAAACTTTCTCTACCATTAGCATCAACTTCAAAGATAGAGAATGGTAACATACCTCTCTTGTCGTCTAATGATTCAGCAAGACAAAAGTAAGTACCAGTATGTTTATCTTCATACATCTGTCCTTGACATTGTGTATGCAATTCCCATGCCATTAACAAGTCTGGAGTATTATCACCATTAAAGTTACCCCAAGCAAATCCATTAGTCCAAAACACTTCACTATATTCGCTTTGTGTTTTCTTCATGAATGTATCACTAGGTAAATAATAATGAGAACCCCAAGGAGTATCTATTTTATTATTAGTAGAAACGTAATTACCAAACGTGGTAATCATACCTTCCTTTTTCATTTGATTAAATTGACTTTCATCCATCGCATTCGATGAAGTAGTCAATGCTACAATCATTGATACTGTAGCAATTAGTGTTTTCATATTCATAATTAACCTCTCTATTTGTTTATTATGTATATAATATAACACGAATCGTTATATTGTCAAGTTTTTGGAGTGATTTATTTTCTTAAAATGTCTGATTCTTCACAACTTTCACCATATTGTACTTCAATAATATGTGCTGGTTCATCACCAATATTCGTTGTTTTATGCCAACATTCCTTAGGTATTAAGAATGTGTCATGTGGACGCAGATAGATTGCTTCTTTTTTCTTGTTAAATTCTAGTTCAATCATGATATCTCCTTCTAGGACATACCAATATTCGTTTCTATATCTATGTTTTTGATTTGATAAACTCTTGCGTGGGTTGATAACTAGTTCTTTTATCTTCTGCCCAACCTTAGGTTGTTTATCATCAAGTACTCGCCAATATCCCCATGTACGATGAGTTCTTTGTGTCTTCCAATCATTTAGTATCCAACTACTAGAGTTTCTTTTGTTTGTACCACCTACACCAAATTCAAATCTAACCCATGGCATTTCTGCATACTGTTTGTATTCAGGTGTTGTAGTATTACCTCTATCTCCACCATTTGCAAATGTAAACTTAGTACCGATTGGATACATAGATTGTATCTTATATAATGCGTAACTGGCAGTATCATCACTATCATCAAAGTCTATAACTTTGTCAACTACTTCTAATGCCTCGATGATTGCTTTACGTTCAGCAAAGTTCATAAATGCTCTGCCTTTCTTACGAGTTAACCATTCATCTGAGTTTATGCCTACAACTAGTTCATCGCCTAGTGCTTTGGCAGACTTGAAGTATTCTATATGACCAGAATGTAATGGGTCGAAACCACCTGTTACTAAAACTACTTCTTTCATATTAATACTTATCTTTTGGGGATTTAGTAATCTGTATACGTTTGAATTATTTACTTGAGTATATTTCTTCAAACTTACTTTCTCTGTCTAGGAATTTATATTCTACTTTAGCAGGTTCCATAACTTCTAAGAAAGGTAGAACCTGATTAGGATCCATTTCTGAACAAGTGTATACATCTAACTGACATAGTGCAGGACTTACTTCGTCCCATATGTGCATAGCAATATGTGATGTTTCTATAATTGCAAAAGCAGTTAGACCTCTATTGCCTTCCATCTTACAATAAGATGCAGTAGGTCCATACATTGGTTTCATACCAATGGCTTTAATCATCTTTCGCAAATACTTAATTGCTTTGTTTTTGTTTTGTAGAGGCTCATTAACCTCGGCACGAATTAACAGGTGCTTGTGTACTAGTAACTTGTTCATAGTCGTATTTATTCTTTCGTTATTAATATACTAGGACATACCACTTGATATCAAGTTCTTTACATATGTCTAATATTTCATTGAGTTCTTCTTTTGGAAAATCGTGTGTGACGTAATCAGTTGGTGACTTATAACAGATTATTCTCATTTAACGTTTTCGTTGTTCCAAAGTAACAATAGTAAACATACGAAACCGTATATTGCTCCTAAGTAACAAAGAGTAAGTAGTAATGGAATCATAAAGCCTTTACGTAATTCAACCTTGTCTCTGCTATGTGTTCTTGATTCCAAACATTACCATGACCTTTTACTTTAGCAGTAATCGTAAATTCTTTATCTACTTCCCAACCACTTTTAGTACTAAAGAAACTTACACGATTGCCGTCACTAGAAATAGCAGATACGTTGAAACCAGGATATGTTTGACTCGCACTTGATTTCAATACTGTAATGTCCATGAACACTTTACCATCGTTGCGTGTTGATGTTATGTGTACTGAGTTTTCACTACGGTCAGTAACTTCCCGTTCCCATACTTTCTTAACTGCATAAGTCGGTAGATATGCGGCTACACCCCAAAATTGCTTGGCTAGTTTATCTGTAGACGCCAGTATACTTGCAATGCCACTTTCAAATTCTGTCATTTTTTCTGACATGATTTTAAACATGAAGTCCATTTCAAGTTCTTTAATAATTTCTTTTGCACTTTCAATGTGCTTATCTTCGATTAGATGTGGATATAAATGTAGAATACCTACAAGAATATCTTTATTCGGAATTTTCATTTGAAGATATCGACTACCTTGTTTTGTATCAGCAAAATCAAAAACACCACCTTGTGCTTTTACATATGTACCTTCATTGAAACTATCGGCAACAATAGCCGCCGCTACAACTTGCTCACGTGAGAAACCAATTTCTTCACGTTCTAAAATATCTTTATAGTCAACACCTGAATTATCTATTTGGAAATTATACTTGTGGTGATAAAGTACGTTTCTTTCAAAGTGAGTGTGTTTACCACCTACATGTTCCATATCATATACCTCTGCTGAATTCATCATAATATTATAATAACACCTTTTTTATAGTTGTCAAGTTTTCCCCTTTAACTACGAACATAAATATAGTATATAATGATTCGACCAGATTGTCAAGGACTTACACATGAATAAAAAAGAAGAATATCTGAAATTCAAAGAGTATGTAAAGAACCAAGGGGATAACCCTTGGGCAGATAGACCTAATCTAAAGAAACAAAGACCTTGGTTTTATATGAGGGTACAAGATTGGGGTTATGCAACCGTAATGCCAATCAATGATTTTGAATTGGGCTTTTGGAGTTCTGTAAATGCGTTAATACCTATTGAAAGTACTAGAGACAAAACAGTAGAAGATACACCTACTCCCCCACCTGAAACTAATTGGGCTTGTATTGAACCAGAGGGAAAAGATCCTTATTGGATAGCTGAGTTCTTTGGTGGAGATAAAAAAGAAACATGGTTAGACCTAAAACAAGAGATTGGTCCTGATTGGTACTGGTCTGACAATCAAGTAGAATACAGATTAAACAAAGAAGGCTTTAGAAATCCATTAGACTTCGACCGATATGATTGGCAAAATAGCTATGTTATTGTAGGATGCTCTCATGTAATGGGCGTAGGCAACAAGTACGAGCAAACTATAGGACAAATAATAAGTAGAAAACTTAATACACCTGTTATTAATTTAGGTGTAGGTGGAACAGGTAATGATGTCATGATGCACAATGTTGTCCATGCTATCCAAAAATATGGTAAACCAAAAGGATTATTTGTACTCTGGACATATTCTCCTAGATACAGTGAGCCATTGGCTTATCAACCAAAGGGAGTTGATGCATGGGATTCTGTGTACGAACCAGTATGGCAAAGACAGGATATAATGCCAGGAGAAGATACTCCAGCTAAACTCAATAAAAAAATGAATCACTATCCTGAAAGTTTAAGAAATCTACATCATCATATTACTGAGTTTGTACCAAACCCTAGACATTTTTATAGAAGAACACTGGCACGTGAAACGTTTCATGCAATAATGGGAAAAGAAAATGTGTTCGAATTGTGTGCAGAATTTCCAGGTTGGATCTGGAGAGAAGATACAGAAAAGACAAAACCAGTAAGTTTAAGAACAATGGTACCAAAGTGGACTCATGATATTGTAATAAACTGTATTGAGAATAAAAAGAGAGAACCTGAGAAGTTCAAACCTTGGGATAGCTTTAGTGAGAAAGAACAGTTGTTTATCTTAAACAAATGTAAAGCAAGAGATATAAAGTCAATGGATCCAGAACTTGGTCCTATTGGTGGACATTGGGGTCCGATAATGCAAGATTATTATGCCGGTAAGTTCTTAGAACTTTTGTCAAGGAATTAGTAATGTCAGAGTTCGATAGAAAAAGAAAACAATTAGTAGAAAAAGAAAAAGATAAGTGGATTGAAAAGCAGGGAAAACTACCATGGGAATATATGAGGTTTGATACTTGGGACGGTGCTAACGATTTGCCAATGGATGAATTTGATTTAGGGTGGAGAAATTCTGTTAATATTACACATCCAGCTGAGTATATATTTTCTACTAAGTTGAATGATAATAGCAATCCAGGAGTATCTGCTACTCCTTTAAAATGGTTGAAACATCAGAAGAAGGGCAAAAAACCTTATTGGACTACTGGATTCCTGGGGCTTGATACAGACGATAAGACTGAAAACATGAAAAAGCATATCGGAGAACAGTGGAAATATTATAATGTACCTATTGAATATCGTCTTAACAAACAAGGGTTTAGATGTGATACTGACTTTGATGAAGTAGATTGGAGGAATAGTTATGTCATTACAGGTTGCTCACATACATTTGGTATAGGTCAGTATATGAATGAAACGATGGGAGAAATATTATCAAAAAAATTAAATGCACCAGTAATTAATTTATCCGTAGGTGGAACTGGCAATGATACTATCATGCATAATTTTGTTCATCTATGTAGAAAATATGGTAAACCAAAAGGTATATTTGTTCTATGGACTTACCCTTATAGGTTTACAAAGAACATAGGTTATCAACGAGAAGGATATGATGCACAAGGTCAGTATTTTGATTCTGTTTGGCACAGGAGGGATTTGTTACCGGGACAATGCACACCTAAAAACTATCGGGACAATATTGGTCCAAATAAAATGTGGGAACATTTACAAGTACACGAACACGACTTTCTTCCGAACCCTGAAATGTATTACAGACGAACACTTGCACAAGAAACCATTCATGCTATCATGGGTGATGAAAGAGTTTATGAGTTACGTGCAGACAATCCAGCCTGGATGTGGACTGAGGATGTCAAACCTGTGTCTCCATATGTTTTAAGTGAATGTGTACCAGACGCATATAAGGATATAGTACTAGGCTGTATAGAAAGTAATGATAAGAAGTGGATAGACTATAGTAATCCAGATGGTACTCTTAGTAAAGAACAGTTGTATATTGTAAATCGTGTCAAATGTAGGGACATAGTATCTTATACAGATGAGAACGGGCCTCAAGGTGGACATTGGGGTGAAGTTATTAATAAACTTTATATAAAACAATGGTTAGAATTACATGCCGAGAGAAATTAAAATAGGTTTAAACTTTGATGATCCTGTCACAATAGAAAATCTAGGAATAGATTGGATGGCACATGGTACTTATAAAGTTACAAAACAATATATGAATGACCTTGAAAAGTCAAATCACTTAGAAAGTTCTGATGCAATAGGCAAAAGTTGGACTTATCATGCATCCAAAAAGCCAATAGAGTATTACTATAATGATATAGGGTTTAGAGAAATTGATACTGACAAACAAGATGTAGCAAATTCAGTTGCAGTGTTTGGTTGTTCTCATGTTTTAGGTACAGGTAATCATGTTGAAGAAACCGTGTCATATTTTCTAAAGACATACACAGGTCACCCATGTTTAAATTATGGTGTAGAAGGTGGTTCTATTACTACCACATATAATAATATCTTAAATTTTTTAAATACACATGACACTTGTAAAGGTATAGCAATCATGTGGCCTAATACTGTTAGACATACATCTGTCTGGCGTTACGGTGATACTGATATGCCATATGAAACGGAAAAATGGCAAAGACATGATTTAAGACTTAGTGAAGATAAGATTAGTTTTAACTATGAGGGCGAATGGGTTACACGTAAACTGAATGAAGTTCATCCTAAGTTAAGTAAAAGTCTATGCTTAGATAACCCACATAGCATCTACTTAATTAATCAATACCGTGTTGCAATCAAATTAATATGCAGAGAACGTAAAATACCTCTTGCTGAGATATCTATGCACAATATGAATAATTCAAATACTGGTTCTATATTCGACAAAGCTAATGTTACAATACCCGGAGACTTTAAACCACAATTCGATAAGTGGTTTGTTACAGGAGACTTTAATAGTCTAACTGAAAAAGCAAAATGGTTTTACATTAATAAGTGTTGTGCTAGAGATATCAGTAATTATAAAAAAGGAGACCCAAAGTTCCGGGCTCCGCATTGGGGTTCTGAGATTAATCGTGGGTTTGCTAAAACTTTACAACGTAACTTTTAATGTAGAGTAGCCGGGTCACGTTCTATATAAGCATGAATGTAATCCCATTCATCAAGACCTTCTTCAATAAAGCCTAACTCTACACAACGATAGAAACCCGGTGAAGCCCAACCTGGAAACCCGAATACTTCTATTAAGTGTATAAGTTCATCTTCGGTCATTAACCCACTCAATTCATCAATATCAATAAGTTGATTATTATATATAATTTTCATATACAATTATTCTACAATAGCACACCAACCACCTTGGTATAGTTGCTTCCCTAACATATTTATAGATTGTAAAACTGTATAGGCTAGAGTTTGTCTGTTAACTGCAAACACCATAAAGCCATTGTCTAATTGTAACCATAGACGATATTCAGTACCGTCATTGCTTGGTTGTAGATGTACTGGTACCCAAGGTACTGCATCGTATTCTTCACTTAGTGGTTTGACACTAGCACGTCCATATTCTGGAAGTATGTACATAGCGATAGCGAAATCTAATGTCTCCGGGAACCTGCAAAGTAATTTAATCTCTGGAGTTGTTACTTCTGCATCAGGTTCTTCTTGTGGTGGATTTAAATTTAAAGGATTGTTATCTACCATCTGTGCCCTAGCCATTGAGACCGTGCCAGATATAATCATACCCCAACAAGTGAGGAGTAGGAGACCTATAGCTATATTTCGAATTATCATTTTCATACCTCGCTATTTAGTTTAGGAATAAAATAACTAGTCCTAATAACACAATCCAGGGCGCATATCGCCAACCGAATTTAATAGAGCCAACTATAACTGCTAGTACTACACCAACAGTTATACCGGTAATGATTAAGGGTTGAAGTGTATCCCAAAATACTTGAAGTGATTCCATTAATAGATGAAGTCGTAAACTGATTCGAGTACGAACTCCCCATTTTCATTAATCTCTTCCAACTGTTCCTCAGTGGCTTCGACACCATTGATTTCAGCCTCAGAGATATAAGCATCACAGAATTTTGGATAGTCGGTCATATCAATGCCGTCTACTTCTGTTACATTAACTTTAGAGAAGTCAATGCCGGTATTACCAAATGCATGGTCAACAATAATGTTGTTAGTATTATTGTCAGTGTTACCACTTGCGTGGTCAAATAGATATAGATTTGTCATATTATGCTACCTTTCTAGTAATCATTGATTTATGAAGTCGAGTTCTAGTTTTAAAACCCGTGTTATTCCCAACGTTAGTAACGTCTACTGTAGAACGATTGTTCTTAGTAATGACACCTTGCTTGAGAAGTCCGCCATATTCCCATTCTATAGTATCACCAATCTTAAGACCAGCACCCTTTTGTTTACCTAGAAACGTTTGATGCCTACGAAAGTGGTCTGCTAATACAGACATATCACTAGTAGAAGTTAAACGACCTAGGGCTAGGATTGCATTTTCTAATTCTTTACTCATCATAATAGTTTCCTCTCTTTAATTGACTATACTTACAGTATAACATGATTCTCATATCTGTCAAGTTTTACAACATATCCAGAACAGGAGATTTCAACCAAGCACGTAGACCTTTCTCGTATTGAATGGTATCAGCAAACTTTTGTTTATCGTAAGGCTTTTCGATAGTTTGCTCTAGTGCTTTCATTTTACGTGCTTGTTCTAGTGTAACACGCACACGTTTATTATCATCAGTTAGAACTGACGTAAGCGGTTTAGGGTTCCCTTGTGAGTCTTCTATCTTAGAAAACTGTAGGAACATCTTGGCTTGTTTATAGCCGGGACCGTATTCGTCCTCTTCTGTTCGTTCATATCGATCCGTCATTGTTAATGTACTCATATCTACCACCTCTCTGTTGATTTATTTTTAGTACTGCCCGTCCGAAAAGGCGCCGCAAAAGAACACTTCTTCTTTCGGAAAATTTTTAAATACTTTAATAACGTCATATATAATCTATTGTTGTCTAGTCCTCCGGAGCTCCCTAGTGACACGTTTCATTTCACGATACATCTGATAACGGTATTGCAAGTAATCACACCCTAGTACGACTACGCCTAGAACTACTGACAAACCCATTAGGATTATCGCATCAGAATACATACGCCAACCATTCTCCTATCGCATACACTACAAACAGTATAACCCAGAATGTGAAAAAATGATATACCCACATTAAGAAGCTACCTGCAATTCAATCTTACCCGATACACTATTAGGGATTAATTCCATATGTAGATTTTGTTCTACAGCCGCATCAAGGATAATCTGTTCCATAATAGGTGATACTATCTCCCGAATTCGATCCCACTGACCTTCATGATAATACCCATAACGATATTCAGGTAATGGTAATTGATCCTTACGTAAGCCTAGAACACGTAGTTCTCGACCCCTATTACATAATCCGTTATTGAATATATCATGTGTGACATTGATTGCTTTACGTAGTCGTTCTAAACACTTATTCTTATTAACTGAATGAACTTGCCCCTCTAGCGGTATTGACTCGTCTAGCTTATCAACTACTGAACTTAAGTTATCACATACCCACATTATTCTACACTCCTTAGTAGTTCGATAATTCGCTTTTCTCTTGCTATACGAAAGTTATATAATGCTATAGCCATACCATATATTCTCATTGATTAAACCTTTCTCTAATTACTTAATTAATATAACATGATTCTCTACTTTGTCAAGTTTTTATTGATAGTATTTTGGATTATTATATATCTCATCAGCAATCATATTATTATGATGTAGAATAGCTAATTGAGTATGTGGATGAAAAGGAACTACTTCAAACGCATCTTCTTTATACGTATCTACATACTCACTATACTGATTAGCAGTTAAACAATCAGCATAGTCTAAATGAGTTAATCCTGGTTCTAATACGAGATAGTCATGCTTGAAGTTAACAAATTCAGTATCAGGCTCTAAATCGTGCTTAGATAGAAAGTTATTATACTGAGTAGTAGCAAACTGACTAGATTCACTAGAGATACGGTTGTGGATATTAGAAACAATCATAGGGGAAACTCCTTAATTAAGATATACGTAGTATACACGATTAGTTACGGTTTGTCAAGTTTTGGCACCCTATAAGGAAACTATAAGTGAAAAATTTCTGCGTATTTTTTTGGGAAGTGGAACCAGAATAAAAAAGTAGGATCCCATATAGTAAATGAACTCAAAAAATGGTCTGCGACCAAACGCCACCTAAGGACCAAGCCACCTTCCGCTATATATACAAAAGTTCCGGAATTATTATTTTATTTTATTTACCAACGCCACCAGGCCAAACCTCGGGCACTATTGGTTAGGGTTTTGCCTGTGAACGTTTCCACTTACGATACCCACGTAACCACTCTGTCTGTGATGTCTTATTCTGCTCTAGTAGATAGTCCATATCAGGGATAGATACTACAGTACCATCTGGTGCTATCCAGTGTCCCGTATCATTCTTTACCTTAGGCTGTTTCTTCTTCTGCATTCTTCCATTCATAATCATCTGTGCTCCAGTTATAGTCACCATAGTCTATACTGTCACTATCTTCATATGGTATGCATTCTGCAATCTTATTAGTTTCATATAGTTCTGCACTGTAGTCTGTGTTCCAGTCTTGTGCATAGACTTCCACTTCATTACCATTGTGGAACCCTTCTCTGTATTGTATTCTCTCAATACCACCTTGCTCTAGCACGGCCTCTTGTGCTTCTTCTTTAGAGTTAGCAACAACATCATACTCTACCCATGAGACATACTGTTGTCTTACTCTGTACTTACTCTTACCTATATCCTTATGGATATCATCTTTGTTATACTCTGTCTTCATCTAGCCTCCTTTATTATAGTTGCATTGTATAGACCGTTTATAGTATATACCAATTTATATCTATCGTAATACGTCTTAGGATCCCATGCTATGTTCTGTAGCTTCTGTTCCCACATAGCTTTATAGTTAGGGTCTATATCTTCGGGAAGGCGGTGTATGAACTGTTTCAATCTGTCCGCACGTTTCCACTGTGTATTAAAATCAAATGGTCCCAATCTACTCTCCCTCTTGTGTAGCTAAACATCCTAACATCAAAAGGATTCCAGTAACGGAAAACATACCGAAACCAATCCAGTTATCATTCATTGGGACACCGTTATAACCACCGTCGATACACCCAACACCTAATACTAAGCAGATAATACCGCTAATACCTAATACTGTACTCATTGATATTCGCTCCAAACTTCACTCCACATATCATCAACCAGACACTCTATTTCTGAATTATCCCAATTAACATAGTGGTTCTCATTGTTTAATTTAACTGAACTTGCATATGCTTCTGCAACATTCTCTGACTCTTTTATGATGTCAGCAACTTTATCTTCGAACTGTTCTTGGAGTTCCATTATCCATGCTCCGGTCTTACTCATTATATACTCACTTTCTGGCTTAAATAGGCGTCAGCCAACGCATTAAATTGTTCTAAATAATTGTCGATAGAATCACCATCGGCATCCATATAACAGTCAGCATCAACATAGTTCCAGTTGACGTTACCGTTAGCCTTAAGGTTCTCAGGGTTAATAACCGCATCAGCAAAGGCTTGTTCTAGTGTTTTAACTGTCATATTTTCTCTCTCTTTCTTTATCATATATTAATAATATAACATGATTCTCGATATTGTCAAGTTTTTTAATAAAGGTTTCCGGGAGGTTTGTTCATGTTTTGTTCTAGTATTGAGTTCCTGGAGAGGTGGAAAGAGTGCTATGCAAGACACCCTTTTCCGGTATTCTTGTATATTGTACGCCGGGCTACACGCAACTGTTCGTTCAACGGTTCAACCCCCGGTAGTTTCACTTAAAGCATAGGGCCCTCTGCATAAATTGTCCCTGTAGCATACGGTTTCCCATAGAGGCCGATATAAGCTATCCGGTTTTATTTTAAGGACAAAAACCGGATTATGAAAAAGTAGTCCGCAATTCAGTTTATGAGTTTAAAGAGTTCAAAACTAGGGGCACCCCTAAAAAGTACTCTGGGTCATCTATCCGAATTAATTCAGATATAGAGGACCTGTCCATTGTATAGTGTAATCATCGTCAAAGATATTACCTCTAGCGGCATTTAAAGCAGGAGCCTGCCATCCAGCGGCTTTAAGGATATCACCCTTCGAAAAACACTTACTTCCTTTATTAAAGTCAGACTTAGCGATAAAGCCCCATACTGAACTTCCACTAATGACTTTGATATACTTTTGACCCTCTTTAAGGGTAATCTTTGAATTAAATTCAGCAATCATGTTCTTGTTAACTTCTGTTAACTCTTTCGTACCGTTACGTGAAGTCCACTTGAAATAATCATCTTTAATATTCTGAATTAAACTGTCTAATTGTTCTTGCATTGTTTCCCTCTCATTTCTCATTATGTATATACTATAGCACTGATTCGCGGTTTTGTCAAGTTTTCAACACAATTAATAAACCGTTATAAGCAACGTAGAGAGACGGTTATGGTACGGTTAAGGATAGTATTAAATCCTGGTGCGAATCACTCTGTATCGCACTCTATGGCGTCTTAAAGGGGGGTTTAGCCCATATGTTGCAGGAAAATAAAATAATTACCGTGGAAGGAGGGACGTTGTTCCTAAAAGGAATGCTATAAATTAAATAAATTAATTAATTAATTGAATTATTTCCACTTATCGTCTATAGGGGATTTAAACCATACCACAACCTTAGCTAGAGCGTTTTTAAACCTTTCCGGTATACTGTGCTTAACTGTGTAATTAGGGTGCAGTTCTGGGAAGTATCGCTTATAGTGTTTATTATAGTCTGGATTGTGATTTAAATCGTCACTTGGAAGTATCTTCATTCTGTTTCTGTCTTTCTTCTTGCTTACTTATATCGTCACTATATGAAGTTCTGTTAGTAACGTACTTATGTGTTATAATCCTGTCCCGGTCAGTGGTGTCACTATTCGCAGGCCCTAGAGTGTGTAAGTATCTGTATAAGAGTGGTAGTGAATGTGTAATCATTAAAACTTTTCCACTAAGATAAGCAGTATGTCGATAACCCTTTGATGTGTGAATATGCTCAAGTATGAATCTTCTGTATCTACTTGCGTCCCGTGTATAGGTTGTTTTCATAGTTTATCTCAGTTAAGTGGTTTAGTTCTGTTTGTTACTATATCCTCTATCGTTAATAGTCTGTTATGTGTATTTAACCAAAGTTAGGAATTCTTTAAGAGTAATATCTTGACCAGTTCTTCTACGATATATTGAGTAAGCTAAAGCACGGTCATCTGTATCTAATATTGACATGGTACCTTGGTTCAGCGTGTATCTACCCCATAGTCTACTGTATTCTACTGTTATGGTACGGTTGAGGTATATTGGCTGTGTATCGGTAATCTTGCTCATATTAATAAGTCAGTTGTTTATCAGCTCCAAAAAAATTTGCCGAAGAAGTCGCTTCGCTCCGGGCTACGCCCTTGCCTTTTTCTTTTAATCAAACTCTCGTAGATACTCTACTAGTTGTGCGATGTTCGAAATCTTCTCTAATCGGTCGTTGTTGAGTTCTATGTCTAGTTCGTCTTCTAGCGATACCATCATTTCTATTGCATCTAAACTGTCTATTCCTAGTTCTGAAAACTTGGTTCCCGCACTAATATGTTGTTCTGTTAGAGTTACCTCATGGTCTTTTAATGCTAGTTCTTTAAGTACTTTTAGTGTTTTACTCATAATCCCTTCTTGTATAAATACATTATGTACAGATATTATTTATCAGGAGTTTCCTATGGATCGCAGAGCAATAGCAAATAAAAGAATTAAATTACCCCTATTCGATAATATGGGTTCTATTACGGGTCCAGAAATTCATCTTTTTAGAGATTGTTTTCACACGGCAAGTTCGACTATGGCTTCTACTAGTGCATTACGTTCACGTTCAGGTATGTATAAAGAACAAGATTCTTATATGCCAGCGGGTTATGACCAGCGTGATATCCAAACGTTCCAGCGTACTCGTTATGATGATCCAGACTATGAGCCTGTAGAAACAGATTTTAATTACTTAGATGAGAGATTTTTAAGACTTAAACCAGCAGTTGAAAGTTTAGAAAAGATATTAGGTGGTCCAGTATATCGTCTAAGATATGCAGTTATGGAGCCAAATGAGACTTTACCTTGGCATATAGACCAACCTGAATTAGATAGATTTGTATGTGTATTAAATGGTATTCAGAGTTTTGAGATTAAAAAACGCAAAGCAGTAGTAAAAGAAATGCAAACTCCTGGAGATGTCTGGTACATTAATACTAATTGGGAACATCAAGTAGTCAATTCAGACCAAAAAAGACTTGCATTACTTGGCTGTTTCAGATATAATAATGAATAAGGATTAAAATATGTTATATGCAAACGGATGCAGTTTCACTTATGGAACTGGTCTAGCCCATAAAGACCGAGCATGGCCTTTTATTCTAGCTGATAAAATGAATATTGATGGAGTAGAGACTGAGGCTCAGCGTGGGGTATCGAATAATTATATTGTTCGTAATACTATTACTACTATAAGCGATAAATTAGTTAATAAAGAAACAGTTGATTTCGTTGCTATTGGTATGACCGCTCCTAATCGTAGAGAGCATTTTATTGAGAAAAAGAATTTATTAGTTCATAATATTCCATCGCATGAATATCATGGGAATATTAATTTAGATGAGCAAAACAACCGTGATTTAGATTTATTTAATCAGTTGTATATGAAGCATTTCTGGTCACCAGTATATGATTTTCATTGTTATTTAATTCATTTAATGACACTCCAGAATTTCTTTACTGCTAATAAGATACCTTATATAATATTTAATTCACTTAATTTAACACCTAATTTATTAGAGCCAACTAAGTTTACTGAGTTATGTGAGCAAAGTGATATGGTTTCAGTTTATAAACAATTAGATATGAGTAAAATATATGAAGACCAAACGTTTTTTACTTATATGTATGAAAATAAAAAGTTCTTTCCTGTAGAAGGAGATGAACGATATATGCATCCAGATGAAGAGGCTCATGCCGAATGGGCAGAGATATTACATGTGGATATTAAAGGAAATAAATCATGATTAGAAAGATAATTGATATAATTCTTTATCCTTGGACAGAGTTTAAAAGACGTAGAGAAATGAAAAAGAGATTAGAGGAATTAAAGAAGCGTGATCCGTTCATTTATAAATAGGCGTGAACCCGTAATAATGGGTATTAGTGGTGCCATAAATCATGACGCCGCAGTAGCTATTATTGATGAAGGCGAGATTAAATTCGCCGGGCATGCGGAACGTTATTCTAAAAAGAAAAATGACCCTGATTTAAATGAGGCTCTATTAACAGATGCTATTCATTATGGGGGTAAGCCTGATTTAATTGCTTGGTATGAGAAACCAATGCTTAAAAAATTACGTCAATTACGTGCAGGTCAATGGAAATTAAGTTTAGATACGTCTGAATTACCGAGTCAATACTTAGAAAAGTTTCCACAATTAAAACATATTCCAATTAAATATCAAAAGCATCATTATACTCATGCCGCAAGTGGTTACTTTACTTCGCCGTATGATGAAGCTACGATAGTTGTTATCGATTCAATAGGAGAATTCGAAACACTTACGTTCTGGAAGGGACATGGAATGAGATTAGAGAAAGTATATTCTCAGAGTTATCCAAGTTCAATAGGTTTATTTTATTCAGCAATGACTCAACGTCTTGGATTAAAGCCTAACGAAGATGAATATATTTTAATGGGTATGGCCGCTTATGGTGATCCACACAGATTATATGAAGGTAAAGAATTAATTCAACATATATATGATGAGTTCGGTATTATTCATGAGTCTGGATTAGTTGGATATACTATGCAAAAGAATACCCTAATTAAATTTACACAGAATTTGCATCGTGGTTGTCGATGGTTCTTACCTGAATTAAAAGAGGAACAAGACTTATTCGACTTAGCCGCCGCAACGCAACATGTGTATGAAATGATACTATCCGAAATATTAATTAAATCTAAAGCAATGTGTCACTCAGAGAATTTAGTTCTGATGGGTGGTTGTGCTTTAAATTGTAGTGCGAATAGTATGATAAAAGATTATTTCAAGTCAGTATGGATTATGCCTAATCCTGGCGATGCTGGTAGTTGTATCGGTGTTGCTCAGAAATATTCACGTGAAAGAATTCAATGGAAAAGCCCATATCTTGGACATGACATACCTGGAGAGTATCCTGTCGAAGATGTACTTAATGCTTTACTTCAAGGGTCTATTTGTGGTATAGCATCAGGTCGTGCAGAGTTCGGTCCACGTGCATTAGGTAATCGTAGTTTATGTGCAGATCCTAGAGGGAATGACATAAAAGATACTGTAAATGAAATAAAACGCAGACAACAGTTCAGACCGTTTGCGCCTATGATATTAGAAGAATACGTGAATGATTATTTCGATGGTCCTTCAGGTCCTTATATGCAGTTCATAGCTAAGTGTAAGCACCCAAAAGATTTTCCAGCAATTATTCATAAAGATGGAACTTCACGTGTCCAAACAGTTAACAAAGAACAACATGCAGGTCTACATGAATTATTAACACGTTTTTATGATAAAACAGGTTGTCCTATGTTACTGAATACTTCACTGAATATCAAAGGTATGCCAATAGTCAATAACGAGCAAGATGCTAGGGATTTTGCGAATTATTACAAAACTTTGGTCTTTACAAGCAAGACGTAATCTGCTATAATACTAGTATGAATTTGACAGGACAACAATGGCTTACGATGGATTTTTTCTAACATATAAGAACGATAGAGAGACCAACGAAAGGTACGATAGAATAAAAGAAAAGTACCCTAATTTTCGTATGGTTAAAATCAATTTAGAAGATTGGAATGACCCTAAGTTAACGTCAGCAATCAAGAAAATTGGTACCGTTGCTAATACTAAACACTTCTGGGTTATTGATCCAGATGTCGAAGTCAATCCACATTTTGATTATGACTTTCAGACCAATGAATGGGATGAAAATATAACTCATGTCTGGAATGCTGATGAAAGAAATTCATGGCGTTCAGTTGTTGGTGTCAAATTATTTAAGACTAGCGAAGTATTAAAACAATCAGAAGAACATATCAAAGATGCTTATTATTTGACTGGAGAGTTCAAAGAGCATGATACCAAACAATTCGTAAAATATAAACCAACAACAGAAACATATGAAATATTTTATTGGGAAAAAGACTACGGTAAAGTTAATTTAAAAAGATTAAAACAACGCTTTCCTGAAATAAAAACAGTTACTGGCGATAATAATGTTGATGTGCATACTAAGTGCAGAGAAATGACTCGTACTGATTTTTATTATTTAATTCATCCTAATACAGAAATATTTAATAAATTCGAATTTGATTATTCTTTTGCGTTTGGCTTAGATAAAGAGAAACAAAAAGTAGTTGTATGGCAGAAACAAAATCCAATAACTAATTTAACACGTGAATATCATGGACTAGGATTATTTCCTAAAGAAGGTCCTATGTTTAAAGAAAAAGATTACGAAATATTTAACTTTAAAAAGAAAGCAGTCTATGAAAAAGATGCTATGTGTAAAGATTTAGAGTTTCCTGTAATTAGAACAAAAGACATGCATGATTTAAGTCACGAAGTTGATACAGATATGTATTGGTTAATTCATGATGATGTAGAAGAATTTGATATTAATTTCTATCCATTTATTTACGATAGAGATAAAATTCATAATTTTAAAGTTAATACATCAACTGGTATGCCTGTGCGTAACGGTGTACGACTTGTTCCTCATAAACCTGATGAAGAACAACAAAAAGATATTGATTTAATTGTAGGTAGATTAAAAGAAATAGAAATAGTTGAAGCAAGAACAGTTGAAGAAGCAGTTAAACTTGCAAAAGAATATACTTTCTGGATGGTCAATCCAGATTTAAAATTAATTAATCCAATGATTGATGATTTTTATCCTGATTTATATAACTTGGGTCCAACACATATATGGAGACAACGTGCAAGAACAGGTAAAGATTTAGGTCATGGTGGATTAGCATTCAGTAATAAAGATTATCATCCAGATAATGTAAATCTGCATGATAGTTATGGTATGAGAATACCAGATAAACATAATATTAAAAAGTATTTTACACGTGATCCTTTCAAAGCATATAAGCAGTCAAAGGGTAGAGTGTTTTATTGGGTAATAGATACCGCGGTAGAGTTGTTAGATGATTTTCAATTTGATTACTATCCCGATATCTTTTCTATCGAAAATGTATTTGCATTTAAAAGTGAAGAAGGCAAAGAGGCTGGAGTATATTTAGTTCATAGACCTCACTTAGATAAGTTTAAACTAACTGAGCAAGACTTCTCATTCGATAGATTTAAAAATATTATCAGAGTTGATGAAGTTGCGAGTAGAGTTGTAGGACATCCTGCATTTTATTTCGATGAAGGTATGTATAAAGAACATGCCAAGTACTTTAACGACCATGAGAATATCGATGTAATTGATGCAAGTAAAGGTCTTGCAAAAGCATATATGAGAGCAACGAAGATGACCAAGTCAGGTTATTTTTGGGCTATCAATAATGATGTAGAATTAACAGAAGATTTCAGTAGAACATTCTATGTAGACAGACACCATAAATCACATTTTCATGTATGGCCTAAGTCTAATCCCTACACTGGTTACGTTCATCAATATGGTGGACTGAGCCTTATACCCACTGCCGCTCTAAAAGAATTGAAGCCGGATGATGATAAAATTCGTAAGATGAATTTTAAGAATAAAAAGCCAGTCAAATCGAAGACGCCATCATCAGCCGATATACCCTTTGATGTAGTGTTTCTTTCCTATCGTGAAAAAGAAGCAGAAGAAAACTATGCTAAATTACTTTCACGTGTACCAAATGCAAAACGAGTTCACGGAGTTAAAGGTATCTTTAATGCTCATAAACGTGCGGCCGAAGTTGCAGATACGAAAATGTTTTATGTACTTGATGCAGATGCAATATTATTAGATGAATTTAAGTTCGAATACTTTCCTACAGTGTGGGACGAAGATGCAGTTCATGTTTGGAAGTCTAAAAATCCTATCAATGGATTAATATATGGTTTCGGTGGACTTAAATTATTTCCAACACAATTATTACGTGATGCGAAAGATTGGAACATTGACTTTACTACATCAATTTCAGAAAAGTTTAAACCTATGCCTGTAGTTGCTAACTACACCGCATTTAATACTAACCCATACGACACCTGGAAGTCTGCTTTCAGAGAGTGTACTAAGTTGAGTTCAGGTATTATTCATAATCTCAAAGCAGATGAGGATAAAGAACGATTAGATACTTGGTGTACTGTATCTGATGATAATGCAAAGTATGGTAAGTATTCAGTTGCAGGAGCAAACGCTGGCAGAAAGTTTGGTAGTGAGAACGCAGACAACCCAGAAAAACTAGGATTAATCAATGACTATGATTGGTTAAATTCTCAATTTAAACAGGACTTTAACAATGAGTAATATAAAAGAAAGAAGAAAGGCTAGGTTTGACAAAAGTAAAATTACAAAGTCAGATGACCTTTACGACAGTAAAGATCCGTCAGTAGATATAAGTTCAGAAGAATTACCTGATATTCCTAAAAATGAAACTATTGAAATAACAGAAAAGCCTAACAGAAAGACTAAAAGAAGGCGTGACTTACTTGTAAAAGAATACGACTATCAGAAAATGGCAGTTGAATATTCTTTAGAGAACGTAAGTCAGCAATTACATAATTATCGATGTGCAATGGAATTCTTAGCACACGTTAATTTAACAGACAATGATACTATTGTCGATAGATTTAAAGAAATAATATATAACTATCCTAACGTAGATATGAGTACATTTGCAAATAAAGATAATGCAAAACTGTATAGTTGGATTGTACAACAAATGATTTACGTATATGGTCAGAAATATATTGGTGTTGTTTATCTATTAGGAGGGGGTATGGGATTATTAGGTTCTATGCTCTTAGATACTAAGATGCGATTTGAGAATATTCGTTCATTCGATATTAATGGTACGTGTCAGTTCTTAGCAGATGAATTTCACAAAAAAGAATTATTGCAGGATTGGAAATTTAAATCAAATACGCAAGATTTGTTTGAGGTTAATTATATAGAAAATGAGTTTCAAACACGTTTAGCTGATGGAAAATTATCTACTCCATACAATGAGATCCCAGGTACTATCATTAATTGCAGTGTAAGTTATCTAACCAATTTCCAGGATTGGTATGATATGATACCAGACACTAAAAGAGTGGTATTAGTTGGCGAAACAGGAGATGTCCCTAGACCTTTTCCTAGTTCACAAAATTTCAACTTAAGATTTCCAATGTCATACGAACAGTACAGTGGAGTGATTACAGTTGGATCGAAACAATTCTTTTTGAAAATGGGGCTTAAGTAATGAAGCCGTATGAAATTGCAGATAGATTAAATCTCCTTTATGGGAATAGTAGACCTATGCTATCTGAATTAGAAAGAGTTGTTAATACTGAGGAACTCAGTAGTATATTTACTTTATGCTCTTACTTCTTAGGTAAGAAACATAGAGCGAATATGAATGCTCTAATGAATCTCGTTTATGAGAGACAAGTTTGTGATAACACATTCGTCCTGTTTAAAGTGTTAGACAAAATATCTCAAAACGATGATTCATTGGACGCATTAAGAAACTTTATGGCATGTGAAACTATTGATAGAAAATCAATGTATCTTGTGTTTAGAGTTTTGAATGGAATGTATCCAGACAATGCAGATACATTAGATGATTTAAAAAATACTATTTGTGCGGAAGGTGGTGAGTTTGATAGAGACTTAGTATTTTTATTATTTAATGTACTAGAAAAAATAATAGATGATGAAGAAGGATTAGGTGCATTAAAAAATGTTTGTGGTAATCATAATTTTATTAAATCACAAACAGAATTATTATTCAGAGTAATAATGAATATTGAATACCCTGATGATGAAATATTAAGTGCATTAAAAAATATTATTGCAGTTGATACTGATCCAGACTTATATTTATTATTTAAAGTTATTCAGGGTTTTGATGAATCTAATGAAGATATTGCTAACGTAAAAAGTGCAACAATATTTAAAACAAAAGTATTTGAATTAGTTCACACTCTTACTGAAGGCAAGTATAGTATTCCTATGAATATGAAGAAAATGACTAAAAGATTTGAAGGTCAAGCGTTGACTGATGCATTTAGTAGAGGACAGTTACAGTCTAAACTGTGGTTAATTGACATTGTGAATAATTATGATATAAACTTAGGTAAAACTATTTACACTTGTGCAGGTTGGTATGGAGTTTTACCAGCATTATTGTTTGAAAGATGCAAGATTGAAGGTAATATCTATAGCTTTGATAGTGATCCTACTACAGATAATCCAGCAGATACACTCAATAAAGAGTATATAATTGACAATATGAAGTTCAAATCATTCGTAAAAGATATAGCAGAATTGAAGTTTTCTGAGGAAACACTGCCAATAAAACATTATAAATACAGTGATGCAGTTAAGTTCGAAGTCATGGATACAACACATACTATTGGTCATCCAACATGTGTAATCAATACAAGTTGCGAACATATTGCAGAGTTTGACAAATGGTGGAATGCTATTCCAAAGGGTACACTAGTGATATTACAGAATAATGATTTTATTGAACATGAAGATGAAACAGTTGTTAATACTAAAACAGATGTTGATAGTTGGGCTAAAGAGTTGAAACTATCTAAAAATATATTCACTGGGACACTAGAATTGGAGCATTACAACCGGTATATGATTATCGGAGAGAAATAAGTGAAAAATGCTCAAGTCAGAGGTTATATAGACAAAGAGAAAATAAAAGCAAGAGAGGCTTTTAAAGAATTGTTGAAGGAACACCAAAATGGCAAAGCCGATACAAGTAACTTTTGTGCGGCACCATTTGCACATATGTATGTTCACAGTAATGAAGGGCAAAGAGTTTGTTGTATGTCAACCGAGTACAATGTAGTAGAAGATGATACTGAATTAGATTTAAAGAAACGTTGGAGTAATGATTATTACAAAGAGTTCAGAAAGAAATTCTTGCGTAATGAACAACCAGATGTTTGTGTTAAATGTTATAACTTAGAAAGTGCAGGTGGTAGAAGTGATAGAATTAATTTCAATACTATGTACAGTACAAAGATTGAACCAAATATAGAAACAGGTAATCAATGGAATGCACCAATAGATATTGACGTTAGACCAGGCAACTTATGTAATTTAAAATGTAGAATGTGCGGACCTATATCAAGTTCACAAATAGAAAAAGAAGTACAAGATAATCAAGAATTATTACGTCCTATTTTAGGTCATGGAAAGATAATAAGGTCAGATGTTTTAGCAAATGAGCATAATATAGAATTTTTATTAGAAGCGGCAGACAAAGGAAATAGAATTAAGTTCTTAGGCGGAGAACCCACTATTATGCCAGAAGTTGATAAGTTCTTAGATATATTAATTGATAAGAAATATCTTAATGTTCCATTACATTTTACTACAAACTGTACAAATAATAATAGAAGATTTGTTGATAAATTAGCAAAGTTTAATAACGTATCATTCAATTATAGTATTGATGGAACTGAATCAGTAGTTGAATATATCAGAACACCAGTTAAATTTAAAACGATAGACAAAACAATTAGATTATATCATGAAATAGCACAAAAACATCCACATGCGGTAAGTGAAATAAGTTTTACATGGCAAGCATATAATTTATTTAATTTGCTTGATACGATTAAGTGGGCACAAAGTATAGGTATAACTATGAGACCAGAGATTCTTAGAACACCAGAGTGGTCTTCAATAAGAAATATCCCAGTAGATATTCGTACTCCATACATTTATTCGTTAATAAAAGAGATTGAACCATGGGAGAACAGATATTCATATAGAGTTATTCCTGCATTATATCAAATGTTGAATGACAAGGAACAATATAATCCTATACATCTAGCAAGAGCAACAAAGAGATTTGATAAAGTAAGAAATCAACACATAAAAGATTACATACCAGAAATATATGAAATCATAAAAAAGGACTATGATGATTTACAAATATGATGAAGTAAGAGCAATACACTTGGAAATAACTGAAAAGTGTCAAGCCGCTTGTCCTATGTGCGATAGAAACGTACATGGTGGTAAAGATAATCCTAATCTTGGTATGCATGAATTATCATTACAAGATATTCAGGAGATGATGCCTCCAGAGTTTGTAAAGCAGTTAGAAAGAATTTATATGTGTGGTAACTTTGGTGATCCTATTGTTGCTAAAGATACATTAGAAGTCATGCAATACTTTCGTTCACAGAAACGGGAGTTAACGCTGGGAATGAATACCAACGCTGGTGCGAAGAAACCAGAGTGGTGGAGAGAATTAGCAAAGACATTAGGTAACTGGAGTTATGTTAAGTTTGGATTTGATGGACTGAAAGATACAAATCATTTATATAGACAGAATGTTAATTGGGATATAGCGTGGGAAAATGCGGTAGCGTTTATTGAGGCAGGTGGTAAAGCACATTGGGATTACTTAATCTTTGAACACAATGAACATCAAGTAGAAGAGGCTAGAGCATTAGCAGAGAAAACAGGCTTTAAAAAGTTCATACCTAAAAAGACAGGTCGTTTCTTTTCTACAATGAAACAAGTTAAGAAAGATGAACATCAAGCAAAGAATAGAAAAGGTGCTGAAACACAATTACTACAACAACCAAAGGAAGTTAAGTATCAGAATAAAGCACTAGATAAGATTAAAGAAATTACAAACAAGCATGGTTCATTAGAAAAGTATTTTGATAATGTACAAATCAGTTGTAAAGTTGCGGCTGAAAAGAATATGTATATTAGTGCAGAAGGATTAATTCTTCCATGTTGTTGGGTAGCTGGTAATATGTATAAGTGGTGGCAGAAGCCAGGAGAAAATCAAGTATGGGAACTTCTACAACAGTCAGGTGGTAAAGATGAATTTGATGCTAAGAGACATGGAATAGAATATGTATTAAACAATGAATACTTTTCTCATAGATTAGTAGATAGTTGGAAACAACCAAATGTACATGCAGGGAAACCAATGGTATGTTCACAGAAATGTGGTAAAGAGTTCGATGCATTTGCGGAGCAGTTCAAGTAATGGCTGAATTAAAACTAAGATATAAAGCCAATGATTCGTATCATAGTCAATATGATAGATACGAACCTATAGTTGGTAATGATTATATCGTAGTTGATTGGATGATGGGTAATACCTGTAATTATGCCTGTACTTATTGTGATGAGGAGTTTCATGATGGTTCAACTCCTTGGCCAGAAGTTGATGTAGTATTAGAGTTTACAAAAAGATTAACAGACCATTACAGAAAGTATGCACCAGGTAAAAGAATACTATGGAACTTATTAGGTGGCGAACCAACAGTATGGCCTAAGTTCTCAGAGGTATTTCATAAAATGAAAGAATATGACTCAAGTTCCAGCGTGAGAATATTGACCAATGGTTCAAGAACCCTACGCTGGTGGGAGAAGAATGCAAATATATTTGATGAAGTTATTATAAGTTATCATCCACAAAGTGCAGATTATAAACATGTAACAGATGTATCAAACATACTTATGGATAAGGGAACAATATGTTCTATTCAGTCAGCTATATATCCTCCGTTACTTGATAGATGTATTGAAGCGGCAAAGTATTACCATGAGAATTCTAAATGTATAACGCATAATTCAAAAGCATTACAAGAAACATTAGGCAGTAACAATACGTTTGTATATCCAGAAGGTGCGTTTGAAATATTGCGTAGATATGATGGACAACCAAAGCATTGGCAAGATATAGAACAAAGTGATTCAAAAGAAGCAGTACATCTTGTAGCAAAAAGAAAGTTCCTTAGAAAAAGTATGGGTAAACAAATGCGTTATCTTAATACTAAGACAGGCAAATCAGTAGTATTCAATAACCCAAATCATATTATGGAACAAGGACACAATACGTGGAAAGGCTGGAAGTGTATGATAGGAATTGAAGCATTAGTTGTTCAATTAAATGGAACTATAACAAGTGGTAACAGTTGTTTTACTAAACTAGTTCATGGACATATAAACAAACCAGATGAAATAGACTTTCCTACAGATGGATTAATATGCCCACAAACTTGGTGCAGTTGTGTATCGGACACAGAAGTAACGAAAATTAAGGTGAAATAAATACAGTATGTCCAAGAAAAACAATCCAGAATTAGAGAAAAACTTAAACGAATTTGTTCGAAGAACAGGTGCACCTACAAAAACATTTTGTTTGTTACCGTGGGTTCATTTAAGTACAAGACCTAATGGACATATGCGTGTATGTTGTACGGCAAATGCAAGTTCAGTTGGTCCTACAAATGATAAAGAACACGGCGGAGAAGTAGGTGTTCTAAAAAATGCTGATGGTAAACCTTCAAACTTAAATCATAGTGACTTGATGTCAAGTTGGAATAATGATTATATGAAGAATGTTAGAAAGCAAATGCTTAATAACGAAATGCCTCCTAGTTGTATGAAATGTTACAAAGAGGAAGATGCAGGTCATATGTCAAAAAGATATTGGGAAACAGAGTACTGGTCTCGTAGAGTTGATATGAAAGAGATACTTGATGAGACAACAGAAGACGGTGCAATCCCTCCAAAGATTAGATACTTAGACTTGCGTTTAGGTTCTAAATGTAATCTTAAATGTATTATGTGTTCTCCTCATGACAGTTCAATGTGGGTTAAAGATTGGATTAAATTACATCCACAGATTGAAAACGAATCATTAAAAGAAACTATGCAATGGGGTAACAAAGGTCAGATAGATGGTGCAACATATAACTGGCATAAAAAGAATGATGCATTTTGGGATCAGTTGTATGACCAAATCCCACATATGAAACAGTTATACTTTGCTGGTGGGGAAGCTACAATCATTGAAGAACATTATACTTTACTTGAAGAAGTTGTAGAAAGAGGATATGCTCCCGGTATTGAATTAAGATATAACTCAAATGGTTTAGAAATGCCACAACGTTTATTTGACTTGTGGAAACAATTCAAGCGTGTACGTTTCCATTATAGCGTAGACAGTATAGGTCTTATGAATGATTACATACGTTTTCCAAGTGAATGGGAACACACAGTAAGACAATTTCATTTATTAGATAACACAGGACCTAACGTAGAAGTTACAGTTGCTTGTGCAGTTCAGGCTCTTAACATATATTATCTTCCTGACTTTGTTAAGTGGAAGATTGAACAGAATTTTAAAAAGATTAACTTATGGCCACTAGGTGCAGGTATGATTAACTATCACTTTGTTTATCACCCACCTCATTTAAATGTTAAAGTTTTACCTAAGTGGTTCAAAGAAATGACAGTTGCAAAGTATGACAAGTTTATTGAGTGGCTTGATGCAAACTGGGAAAAATGTGATGGTGTCACAAACTATGATGAATGGAAAAATGCAAACTACGGTATTAAAAGACTAAGAGGTATGCTTTCATTTATGAATAGTGGTGACTGGTCACGACAACGTATGCCAGAGTTTATTGAGTATATCAATAAGATGGACGGTATAAGAGATACAAATTTTAGAGATGTGTTTCCTGAGATGGCTCCTCTTTTAGATTGGACACCAGAAGATGGTGAAGATTGGGACGGAGAGTTCGATGATAGATTACTAAAAGAGTTAGAAGATTCAGGGTTTCACGTTAATCAGCAGGAGTTAGACATTGACAATTAATTACCCAAACATAATCGAAGAAGTATTTAAAGATAGAAATAGTTATAGTTTTGATACTGTACCTAGTGCATTTATAGATGCAATATTCAATGAGCCTAAGTTTCCAGAGTCAGCAAGATTCAGAAAAGCTAAATGGATTTCACACGAGTCAGGCATCCCTTGGTTAGAGTTAGATGTTCCTGAGTTCGATTGGAAAGCATGTTGGGGCGAAGCAATGGCAGTGTATAATGAAGCTATTCAACATAGAAAAAATGATTACGATGAAAGTAACCCAGATGATTATGGACACAGAGGCTGGCGTAGTTTAACATTACATGGTTTAGGTAAACATGTATCTCAGCATTGGGATAGTAAAGATGTTAAAGCCATGGGTTTTGATTTTAAAAGCGAAGAAGAAGTGAGAGAAGCATATCATTGGACAGAGATTGCAGACAAATGTCCTAAGACAGTAGAAATGATTAAGTCTATTCCAGGTTATATGTCATTCGATAGAGTTCGTTATATGTACTTAGAACCAGGCGGATACATTACTCCTCATAATGATTATGAACATAATAAGTTAGGACCATTGAATATATCATTAAACAATCCCGAGCATTGTTATTTTAAAATGATTGACGATAATGCATATGTTCCGTGGAAACCTGGTCGTATGATTAAGATGAATGTGGGACATCAACATGCAGTGATGAATGATACAGATGAAGTAAGAGTTCATATGATTGTACACGGACAGTATGGTGGCAAAAGTTATGAAGATATTATGATAGACAGTTGGGAAAAAGTGAATGACTAAACACACAGACCATCAACGTTCAACCAATTTTAGCAAGAGAGTTAGATGTGCAGTATTAGATACATCTAAAACTATTGGTGATGACGAAATATCACAATACACTAGACAGATGACTTATAACTTTCTTAGAAACAATTACAGTCATTATAGACATAAGATTTACGAAGAGGATACAGTTGATAAGATACTAGCAGACTTAGCCAATGATCCAGAAGAAAGTGATATTGTTCTTTTAGTAGTTCAAGCATACGGTAACATATTATATGATACGTGGCAACCACTGGAACATGGTTATAGTTTATTCAGAGAGTATTGCAATCATGATTGGTTAGCAGATGCTAAAGCAAATAAGTTTTTATTAATGGGACATATACTTGATGACCAACACAAAGATAGATGGTTTAGATTACATGAGCAATGTTTCGTTATCAATTATCCTATGTGGAAAGCAATGGGAAGACCTGCGTTTGGAGACTTTGGGGTTAAGCAACAGGAAGTTAGACAGGCTGTGAGAAGTACAGAAAACTTTCATGACGGACATACGCCTAAGTATTTGTCACCGGGAACAGAACAAGAAACAATTAATCGTACAGGCTTTGGTTGGAATCTAATCAATGAGAGTTTAAAAGCAGGACTATCAGTATTAAACTTTGATGAGCAGGCTCGTAAGACTAAAACATATTTGTATCCAGAGATTAAAGAAGAACAAGAAGAATTCAAAAAGTTCTTTAGAGAAGATTGTGCTAACTTTAAAGCACACGAAAGTAATCTAGGTCAAACTAAAAAAGACTTCTTACAATATCAAGCCTATACAGTTCAACGCTCACCAGATGCCATATGGGTTATGAATACAGAGTCAGTAAATGATGTTATATTTGTTCCTAGAAAGTTTCCACTAAAGAATATTTACAGTGTAGCCGCAGGATTTAAAACATTTGCATTCTTAAATAATTGGAACCCTAATACTGATGTAGAGAATGTAGGTCTACATTACTTTGATATATCAGAGAACAGTTTAGAAGCAAGAAAATGGTTACACACTGAATGGGATCCGAGAGACTTTAATCAGTACTTAGATTATTTACACGATGAATGGTATAAGACTGATAAAGCCCTGATATCAATTTATGAAGACTTTGATTTCATGTCACCTAATTGGGATAGTGAAAGAGAAAAAGCAAAAGAGGCATATCAAAAAAGCATTCTAAGAATCTTTGATACAATGGAAGACTTCTATGAAATGCATGAGAAAGTTAAACATAATCCTAATATAACATACGGAGTAGCAGATTTATGTAGAGACTATCAGCCTCTTGTAGATAGAATTCAACCACATGAAGAAGGATTTGATAGTGTGGTATGGAGTAGTAATTATATTACAACAAGATATACTACGTGGTTACTATCATATGAAGAACGTAGAGATATCTACAAAGAAGTAGTAAAGAAAATGTGCGATAAAAACAAACATCTTAGATTGCATAGTGCAGATTGGGATGGTTCACCAACTAGAGGAATGAAATTAGAAGAAATTAATCACGCATACGGATATCCGGAAGAGTTATTTTTAAAATGGCGAAGCAAGAGAAACTAAGATATATAAAATTTGATGTAGGTGTGTTACACTTAGAGTTAACCTCACGATGTAATGCATTATGTCCTATGTGTGGAAGAACTACTGGTATGGATGGTGCAGTAGAAGGTGGTGAAGTAGTATTAAAGAAACGTGATGATGTACATTTACTTGATACAGATCCACAGTTGTTAACAAACATGATAGAAGAAATGAAACCGTTCTTACCTAATCATGTTTTTATCAATGGTAACTTTGGTGATCCAATTATGTATCCTCATCTATTAGAGATTATAAGAATGTACAAAGACGCTGGAGTTCCACAAGTAACGCTGAGTACGAATGGTTCAGTACATAAACCAGAGTGGTGGATAGAGTTAGCAAGTATAATGAGAAAGCCTGATAAAGTTATTTTCGCAGTAGATGGGTTAGAGGATACTAATCATTTATATAGAGTGAATACAAACTTTAACAAGATAATGGAAAATGCACAGGCATTCATAGATGCTGGTGGACTAGCAAGATGGGACTTTATTGCATTTGCACACAACGAACATCAAATTGAAGAAGCCAAAGCATTAGCAGATAAGATGGGCTTTGTTAAATTTAGATATAAGAAATCTAATCGCTATGTAATACCTACACATTATGCAGGCGACAAAGAAGAAAAAGTAGAAACAAAAACAGAATTGAAATTTGTTGCGAAACAACACGTAGCCATGGAAAAGAAAAAAGCAAAAACTACAGAAGAAAAAGCAAAAGCAATGGCTACTATATTGAAGGCACCAGAGAAAACAGATAATGCAAATACAACAAACAACGTTGAAAAAGTGATTAAGAAACATAAGACATTTGATAATTATGTAAAAGCTACAGACATTGCTTGTCAGACTATGAGAGATAAAAGTATATTTGTAGATTACGAAGGTAAAGTTTGGCCTTGTTGTTGGCAAGGACATTACTACAGTAAAGTAGGACATGACATGGCAACACCTAGACGTATCGAAGACAATGCTATTATGAATAGAAAATACGGAGAAGGATTTAATGACTTGTCAAAGCATAGCATTCATGATATACTAAACTCACCATACTTTTCAAATGATTTAGTAGATAGTTGGGAGATAAACTCTCCTGACAGATTATGGATATGTGGCAAGACATGTGGAAAAGAATTAGATTTCAGAGGAAACGGAGAAAAGAACTTTGAGGATACGGAGATGAATGAATATGCCTGATACATTTTGCATATTACCTTGGATTAATATCTCAACACGTGCAAATGGAGATTTGCGTGTATGTTGTCATGCCAATCAAGGACCTACTCGAGGTATCTATAAGAAAGAAGATGGGACAAACTATAATCTTAAACAAGATAAGATTACTGATGCGATTAACTCTCCACTAGCAAAAGAAATTCGTAAAACAATGTTAGATAACAAATGGCATGCAGAGTGTATTAGATGTTTACGTGAAGAAAAATCAGGTATGAAGTCCAGACGTATTAACGATGGCGAAAGATTTGCTCAACATATAACATTTGAACAAGCGAAAGAACATACCTCAGAAGATGGTACAATAGATTTAAATCATATAAAACAAACTTACTATGATATTCGTTTAGGTAATTTCTGTAACTTAAAATGTCGTATGTGTTCTCCGATGGATAGTAGTTCTTGGTACGATGATTATGTTAAGATGTGGGGTACAAATAAGTTTAAAGATACACATGGTATCGTAGAAATGTATAAGAATAACAAAGGTAGATTTGTATCAAACGATTACGATTGGGTTAAGAAGGATCACTTCTGGGAGAATTTAAAAGAAAACGTAAAAGGAATGCAACATGTTTATCTAGTAGGTGGTGAACCTCTTATCATTGAAGAACATTATGATTTCTTAAAGTATTGTGTCGAAGTAGATAAAGCAAAAGAAATGACACTTGAATACAATACTAACTTAACTAACATTCAACCTAGAGCATTAGAGTTATGGAAACAATTTAAGCAAGTTCAGTTTGGTATATCAATGGACGGAATAGGTGAGACATTAGAATATGTACGTAACCCACTTAAGTCAAAACTAATGGAAAAGAATTTAGTAAGACTAGATGAAGTTGGTTTAGAGAAAATGAATTTCAGAGCCTGGATAGCATTTACTATTGGTGCCCTGAATGCTTTTCATTTTACAGATTTCTTAAAGTGGAAGATAGAACAAGACTTTGCAGTTATATCTCCTATGCTAAAGAATAATCCTAAGCCATTTATTAATGCACACCCAATACATAAACCACATGAATTAGCAACAAGATTTCTACCATTAGAAGTAAAAGACCAAGTACGTGATAAATGGGAAGAATTTAGAACAGAGTTCAAAACAGAAATAGTAAATAATATTGACTATCATTCACTCGCTAAGAAAAATCCTATGGCAATGGGAATGATTAAGCCTGCAAACAAAGAGTGGGCTATAATGAAAATGGACCAATTACTTGATAATAATATTAAGTTTATGTATGATGAAGATTGGTTCACAGAAGAAAATAACAAGAAGTTCTGGCAATACAATGAGAAACTTGATGGAATCAGAAACGAAAACATGGAAAAACAATTACCAGAGTTGTATAACGCAATGAAGAAATATAAGGTATAAGATGGAAATAGATAAGCAATCACTTAAATGGTCACAGTATGATTTTACTAAGATACCTTTTGATGATATTGTCAAAGTAGGACAACGTACTTTATTGTATAGAGATTTATTCTCAGTGTCTTGGTTACTAGGTCGTTTCTGTAATTATAAATGTAGTTACTGTTGGCCTTATGCTAGGTCAGATAGAAAAGACCATAGACCTACAGAATTGTGTTTAGCAACTATTGATGAGATAAAGAGGCAAGCACGTGATAATGGGTTTAATAGTTTTCATTTTAGTTTATCTGGTGGTGAGCCTACTTTCCATCCAGGATACTTGGACATCTTACAACATTTGGCTGATGATGTCGATAATTGTAATTACACTAGCGTTCATATGACTAGTAATATCTCTCGTAAAAAAGATTGGTTTATAAAGTATGCTGAGATAGTAGGTAAAATGCATAGAGCAAGTATTACAGCCAGTTATCATAGAGAGTTTGCAAAGCCAGAAGAATTTGCAGACAAACTTTTATTATGTATGGAATATGATATACAAGTAACTATTAATATGGTTCTTGTTCCTGAAAGATTTGATGTTGATTGGGATAATGCATTATACTTTCATAACAGAGGTATTAATGTTACGTTAAAGCCTCAATCTGATCCTACTGCTTCTTTTGTTGTTAAAGGTTATACAGATAAGCAATTAGAGATTATGCAGAATGGTATGCCACAACGTGCATACACAGATGATTTACAAAAGACAACAGGTAAAAAGATTATAAGACCTAAGCCAGCAAAGACTATGTGGAACCAAGACATAATGAATGGTGATGATAAAGGTGTCCCACCAATCATGCAAGTAGAGTTTGAAGATAGCAAAGGCAAGAAGTGGTACATAGACCAAGCAGAAAGATTTAATGCTTTCAACTTTAATAAGTTCAAAGGTTGGGATTGTACTAGTGGCTTCAAAGGTGTTATCATAAGAGAACCAGACGGAAGTATTAAACGTTCTTACAGTTGTGCAGATGAACCACTAGGATATATCGAAAGTGGATTTAAACTATTTGATAAGCCTAAGCCGTGTATTAGTGAAAGTTGTGTTTCAAGTGCAGATAGTAAGATACCAAAAAGGGCACCAGGCCACCAAGTAAGAATATATCCAAATGAAAAGATTAGATAAGATAGATTTATTTACAGAACATTGTGAGAATAGAGAACAGGCTATTCGTAAAGCAAAAGCTATTGTAGATGAAGATGTTATTGAGGTAGGAAGTTCAGTTAATATCTTTAATGACTCTTATGACTTTTCAATATTACATGACCAAATGGCATTCTTAGAACAATATGATGAGTGGATACATTCTAGTAAAAAGTTTAAGATAATGGGACTTGATAAGTTTACTAATAGATTAGTTACTAACGGTATTACTGATGCATTTACCGACTTCTATGAGACTGCAAAATACTTACATGTACTCAGAGGCGAGTACACGTATCACAGGGACCTAGGGATACCTGTATTAGATACATATAAAGACATACCAATCAATTCATCTTTGATTATAAGTTATCCTTTTAGTGCTACTGGGAACGTACATTTTGACTGGGATAGAATAATAGAAACATGTAATAAAAGAAATGTTGCTATATTCATAGATTGTTGTTTGTTTGGTGTAGCAGAAGTACCTAGATTAGATTTAAATCATAAATGCATAACCCATGTAGCATTTAGTTTCAGTAAGACATTCGCTACTGGAGGATTGCGTACAGGTATGTTATATAAAAGAAATGTTGAACGTACCGCATTGCAATTACAAAATCAACACTTTTATACACAGATGGCTGGAATGAAAATACATTCAGAATTAATGAAAGAGTTCAGTCCTGATTATATGTGTAATAAATATAGACAGAAACAAATCGAGTTAGCAAAGACATTAGAAATAGAACCAAGTGATAGTGTTATCTTTGGCATTAGTACAAAAGATAAAGACAATCATTTTGAAAGAGACGGATATATTAATAGATTATGTTTGTCTTATGCTTTGCAAGAACACGACAAACATTACGAGGACTTTGAATGAGTGTAGAAAAATTAGACATAGAATTCGATTACAAGAGACTTGTAGGAGAGTTCAAAGGACTTGACATTGAACAGAAACTTATTGATAATGAATATCAGATAGCAGTTCAATGTAGAGAAGGTATTGAGGGTGAAAAGCAATTAACTGATAGTTGTGGCAGTTTGCTATACGATTGGGATAATTACTTTCCAGAACAAGATTACGAAAACTCAGGACCTAAAGTACGTGATGTAGTACTAGAAGAAGATGTATTTAATCTAGTTTGTGATATATGGAAAGGTACATATATAGGCGAAGTAGTAAATGCATTATACGAAGAATATGGAGTCCTGAGAGGTAGATTTATGATGTTAGGAATGAAAAAATGTTTAACATATCATAAAGACAACACACCAAGATTGCATATTCCTTTAGTAACTGATGATAAATGTTTTATGGTTATCGATGATAAAGTATGCAGAATACCATATGGTGGAGTATATAAAGTTGATACTACAAAAAGACACACCGCCATAAACGCAAGTAAGATATTAAGAACACATTTAGTATTTTGTTTACCTAAACCAATAATAGATAAATCTAAACCTTTACCGTGGGAAATACCTACTGAGTTGGGTGGACCTAAAGGTGCAGAGCCTACAAGATTTGGTACATGGGAAAACAAAGGAAGGGAAATAGATTTTTAATGACTGATTTAATAACAGGTTCAGACCATAGAGGTTATGAATTAAAATGTGCAATAGAGAAACATCTTGTTCCTATTGACAAAGATATAACAAGCGATATAGTAACATATTTAGATTGTGGTTGCTATGATAGTAAAGCAAAAGTAGATTATCCAGATGTAGTAAAGAGTTTGGCTTTAGAAATGAAGTCAGTTTTTGATAGAGGGATTTTAGTATGTGGTTCTGGGTTTGGTGTAGCAATAGCGGCCAATCGATATCCACATATTCGTGCAGTAACAGTTCGCACTCCTAAAGAAGCAGAAATGGCAAGACTACATAATGATGCAAACGTATTATGTTTAGGTGCAGATTTTACTTCTACAAAAGATGCATTAAAAATTGTTGATAAGTTTTTAACTACCAAATTTGAAGGTGGTAGACATAAAGATAGAGTTGCTAAACTGACATCGATGCTTTAATAAAAGGCTGAGGGTCGTAACCAATCAATTCAAAATCTTCTATTTTAAAATCATCTATAGACTCAACAGTTCTATTAATTTTTAGTTTAGGAAAATGTTCTGCTTGTCTTTCTAATTGCTCTTTGACTGCATCAAAGTGATCCTCATATACGTGACAGTCACCAAAGATATGATTAAAATCACCAACACCTAACTTACAAACATGTGCAATCATATAAGTTAATAATGAATATGATGCAATGTTAAATGGAACTCCTAAAAATAAATCTGCACTACGTTGATACATGTTACAAGATAATTTTCTATCATTAGATACATAGAATTGTGACATAGTATGACATGGTGGTAAAGCCATCATATCTACATCCCTTGGATTCCATGCATTAAGAATATGTCTACGTGATTGTGGATTCTCTTTAATAGTTTTTATAATTTCAGCTATCTGGTCAACACCGTTAGAATTTCTCCATTGAACACCATACACTGGTCCTAAGTTCTTTACTGTATCAGTGTTAGTAAAGCCTAATTCTTTACCTTGCTTGTCAGCATTGTCAGTCCAAATAGTTCTCTTACCAATTAAATTCTCTCGTTTATCACCGTAATGAATTTCTGCTAGTCTACGTTCATCACTAGACCCTTCTAAGAACCAAAGTAATTCACTTAGTATTGCTTTGAAGTTTACTTTTTTAGTTGTTAATAAAGGTAGACCAGCTTCAAGTTGAAAGTTTAAATGTGCATAAAATATACTACGAGTTCCTGTACCAGTTCGTTCTTGGTCTCGCTTCTCGCCTGTATCCATTACATGTTGTAGTAAGGAAAGGTATTCCTCTTCTTCCCAATTAGCCATTTACTATCCTATTTTCTATCCCATATCTCAAATGTACAATGAGGTTCTGGGTATGGGTTTACGTATTTGGTTGCTTTAGTCTTTTTGAATTCTTTTAGATATTCCATAATATCTACTGTAGTGTCTACTGAAAATGCACCTTCAATTCTAGTTAAAAATATTTTATCACAAAACTTATAACCATCATCATAAAGTTTTTTACCACCTATAATGTATATGTCTTTAGTTCCATGTCTTGATTGAATTGCAGTAATGATACTTTCAAGTGAATATTGATTGTGGTCATATAAATCATGAGCACCTGGAAAGTCTTCCATATGTTTAGAAGTTATTACGTAATTGAGTCTGTCTTTTAATGGGGCTATTTTTCCTAAACTCTTCCAAGTATTAGAGCCCATGACAACTACATTATCAGTTGTCCAACCTGCGAACCATTTTAAATCTAGTTTGATTTTTGCCCAAGGTAAATCGTTTTTGTAACCGATGCCACCGTATTCGTCGGCGGCTAAAATCATATTAATCGCCATCATCCTTCTCCTGCTTTTTCTTAGCTTCCTTTTCTAAGTACTCTTTAAAATGATTATTTAGTATCTTTTTTACGTTCATTACTACGTTCTGCCTAATGGCAGGCATATCAATAAACACTTGGATATCTTCTATGGCATCGAATTGCTCTACAAGTTTATCCCAACTAAAGTCATTTGCAACAGGTAGTGGATTTACTAGTTCATCGCCTTTTAAAACGACTTGCTGACCGTTTGCTAATTTTACACTGATACTTTTAACGAATGCAGAAGGAATGCTTACTGGAAAGATTTCTTCCATTACCCTATCAAATTCTCCTTCTCTATCAAATTCCATTACGATAGTTCGTCCTTATCTTTCATCGAATCTATGTGTTCGATTGCGGCTAAGATTACTGCACCTGCTTTTACCAAGTTATCCTTATAATCTTCCGCTGATGGTGGAGTAAGCATAGTGGCTCTCCGTGTATTCTGAACAAGATAATAAGATGCTATAGCAACCCAATCATTGGGTGTGTTCTTAATATCTAATTCTGAACCGGGCATATCTGTATGCTTTTCACGTTCACGTGTAATTGCATCTAATATTTCACTACGCCTACTCATAGTTTTATACCTCTGCTGAGGTTGTTTTCGCCGACATAGCTTCCTTAGTAGTACCTTTCGGTCTACCTCTACCACGTTTCGGTTCTTCTGCCGCCTTTTGTGCTAGAGTTGGATCATACTTAACCGCTTCATTTCTTTTCTTTACAGCCTCGTCCTCTAATAGAACAGCCTGTTGTAAAAGATTTTGTGCGATTGCTTTATTATCCATTTCACTATTAAGTGCTACTTGTTCGTCAATTCTCTGACCTGGCATTTCGCCTACGTCAGGTGACGGTTCAACTGCTCCCTCTTTGATATTATCCATTTCTGTAAGAATATCTGCTAGTGGGATTTGTTGTGATGGCGTTGGTTGCATAATCACTGCATCTACTGGTACTTTTTTTAAGTGACCACTAGAGTGTAGAGATTGTAACATTGTTTCCCCATTCCAAAATGTTTTACGTTGAAGTGCCTCATGCAAATGATTTGCAGATTGACCTTCAGGCGATGTAATTGCCGCCATAAAATCATCATGAAATTTATCTTGCAACATGTCTGAGTAAACTACTAGAGCATGTTCCTTGTCTTCTGGTATTTGCATAAAGACTACACTTAGGCGTTGACCCGTGCCTTTATGTCTACCGATATGTTTAGTAATAGTTGCCATAATTAACTATCCGTTCCTTCTGTAGTTTCAGCAGGCTTTTCGCCAGCCGCCTCACCAGCCGCGTCTGCCGCCGCCTTTTGTTGTGCTTGGACATGGTCAACGAATGCCTTTACTTTATTAGCGATTGCTCCAACTGATGATAATTCCGCGGCTTGAAAAGCGCCACGTTTTGATGCTAGGTCAATAATATTGTAAATATTAACCAAGTCATTTACTGTAACCGTCGGCGCCTCTGCTGGTGCTTCTGCACTTGCTGGAGCCTCCGATTGTTTATTTGCTTCTGTCATTGTGTATACTCCTTTGACATTAGTTTAGTTTATTATATATAATAGAATAACTTATTATTCAACTACTATTATAACAAAATGAGGGAGTGAAGTCAAGCCTTTATTTGATTATTATGCTACTAAATTAACATATTCTTCTGGCCAATCTAAATAATTTAACCAAATATGGTGTTTTATCTTTAGTGTAAAGTTCTTTTGAGACATTAGATTATAGAAGTTTGGTTTAATTGGTGTCCTAACTGGCTTAATATCAGTACGGGATCCCTTTGCTAGATTACATTTCTTACATGCAGATACCATATTCTCCCAACCAGACTTACCACCTTTTGACCTAGGGATAACATGATCCAGTGTAAGTTCTTTCGGAGAGAATGCATCTAAACAATATTGACAAGTATAATGGTCACGTATGAATACGTTCCTACGTGAGAAATTTATACCTTCTCTATCCTGTTGTACGTATTCACGTACGGCTATTACACTTGGAACTTTCATAGTATGATTAGGACTATGTACTTCCCAATCATCATGCCATTCAACTATATTAATCTTATCAAGCCAGATAAGTTTAATACTTTCTTGCCATGTTAGAGTAGAAAGAGGTGAGAGTCCAAGAGGTTTGTAGTCCGCATTCAATAGTAATGTATCGCTCATTAATGATATTTAGTCTCTTATGATTAGGGAGTTTTGCACTCCCTACTATTTATGCGGCTTTGTGATAGTAGGCGTGTTCGCCGAATGGTGGGATAATTTGGTCACTACCATGAATAACAAATAGTGTATCACAATAGTTTGGGTTACCCCAACTACCAAATGGATACCCATCAGTAAACATTACAAACTTATCAGGAATGATATCGTTGTTTTCCATGAAAGTAAAGTTACAATCAAAATCAGTACCACCACCGCCTTTGATTTCGTAATCTTTAATCTCATCAGCATTCATTGGTGTGAATTCTTTGAAAGAATATTCGTTGACCTCAGTATCGAAAGTCCAAACTCTAAGTCTAAAGTCCTGAAACTGTTGCATGATGCCTCCAACTTCACCCATGAAGTCGGCTAACATTTTATTGTCAATAGAACCTGAAACATCAAGACCAATACCTAAGTCAATCATAGTATCATTGTTTTGACCTGGAAGATAAACACCCATTGACCTAGATTTTCTTGATTGTTTCATCCATGTAAAATCTGATTTAAGTAAACTTAGAATAGATGTATTAAGTAACTGTCTCCAATCCATCTTAGGTTCTGTCATAGATTTGACAAGTCTTTTAATATCACCAGGCATATTACCAGCACCAGCAGTTTGAGCCGCTTGAACAACAGCCTGTTTCATTTGGTCTTTAAGTTGTTTTGCCTCTTCCTTAGAAATCTTGATTGGTGCTTTACGTCCTGTAGGATCGTTTTCACCAGTACCACCTGTTGAGTCATTACCATTACCCATGATATGTTGGTCAAGTGTTTCTTTATCTTGACCTTGACCTGTAGTTTTTAGATACTGATAAATCTCCTCAGTGTACTTACCATGATACTTAGGATCAAATAATGCAGACTTTGGCATAACACCAATTCTACTTTCAACACAACCTTGATTAACTTTATAGTCAGCGGCTATGTTCCAAAGTTTAGCATCACGATCCTTCTCATCGAAATCAAATAGACGACCACCTTCACCACAATGGTCATAAACACAGTGAAGAACCTCATGACCTACTACAAAGTCAATCTCTTCCGGTGTTAGAGTTCTGAAAAAATCACAGTTATAATAAAAATGTTTGCCGTCAACTGCGGCTGTTGGACACCATTCTGCCTCAACTAATTTTAATCTTGTAGCAAGTGTACCAAAGAACGGATGTTTGATAAGCATTCTAACTCTACCAGCAACAATCATTTCTTTGACTTCCCTATCAGTATAGTCAAATACTACGGGTTCTGCTGAGTTCTCATCAATTTCGATACCTGCATCTTTTAATGCACCATCTACAATATCGTCAATAGATTTTTGTTCTTGTACTTGCATATTTGAGTTACCTTTGTTTTTCATTATGTATACATAATAACACGATTCTTGATATTGTCAAGTTTTCAACTAACTAAAATACTAGCATTTGTACCGCCAAAACCGAAGGAATTACACAATACAGACGTTATTTCTGCACTAGTTGACTTATTGTATATCTTTGGACTATATCCTTCTTCAACCTCTTCTACGTTCACCGTAGGCGGTATAATAGCATGTTTTAGAGACATTATAGACATAGCTAACTCTACAGAACCAGCGGCTCCCATACAATGTCCTAGTTGAGATTTGTTCGCAGTAATCGGCACTTCTTGTAATCCTAGTCTATTAATAGCATCTAATTCAGCATAATCTCCCATAGGAGTAGATGTACCGTGTACATTAATAAGACTAGGTATTCTGCCTTTTAGAGCCTCTGCCATACATTTCTGCACTTCTTCTCCGTTAGGGTGAGGTGCGACAGTTTGATATGCATCATTGTTTACTGCATAACCATCTATCTGACAGATTGTTTTATTTGTTTTATTTTTACTTAATAAGAATATTGCACCACCCTCACTTAATACTAAACCGTCACGTTTTGTATCATAAGGTCTTGATGCTTTTTCTGGTGTATCATTGAATTTAGTTGTCAATGCTCTTAATTTACCCATCTGTTTGAATGCATCAGGGTGTATTGTTACGTCTACTGAGCCTGCTAAAGCATGGTCTATCATTCCCATTTCAATCATCATAGCCGCCCATATTACACTATAAACACCTGTACTACATGCGGTTAATGTCATTGCACTAGCACCAGTTAAACCATATTTCATGTTTATATTGTGTGCAATCATATCAGGACAGTAATGATAAATGTTATCTGCATTGTCCTTATTTGCTTTTAGTATTTCTAAGTACATTGAAAAGCCTGGTGATACAATAACACCTGTTCTGCTTTTATCTATAATATCTAAATCTATCTTACTTGCTAATGCTAAAGCCCATTGATTAGATTCTGGAAGTCTATCACGTTCTGACTCAGTTATGATAGGATAATCTTCTGCATTAAAATGAAACTCGCCCGCTACTTTGCTTCGTGTATATCTACTTTCGTTTGGGTCAAACTTAGTAATAGGTCCGTATGCTACTTTGTTTTCTGTTACGCCCTTCCATGTTTGCTCTAAATCACCGAAAGGTGTAAAGCAAGACAAGTCGTTAATATATACGGTCATGTTTTAAATCCGTTGCTATGAAATATTTAATTACTAACCCGGTTGGGTCAAACTGATACCATTTTTCTTGTGTGGTATAACTTAAACTATTGTTATGATGATTGTTGTGCCAACCTTCTCCGAATGTAAACAATGCAAGTAACCAACTATTTTTACTATCGTCTCCTGTATCATGGTCTGCTTTACCAAATATGTGTAGCAAATGTACTATACCAAATGTACCTACCCAGAATTGATATACACCTGTGATACCTAATACATAACCTGGTAAGATTGGATCAATTAAGAATAGTACAATCATTGCAACTGTTATAATTTGAAAATAATATCGTTGCATAAATCTTACTTGCGGATCCATATACAAGTCTTTAAAAATTCTTCTTTCTTTAGGGAAGTCTTCATAGAATCCCATTAAGTTTTCCCACCATGATTTTTCTCTTGGTGAATGAATATCCATGCCTTCTACATCTGCATATTTGTGATGCAATCTATGTCCACCTATAGTAGGAAGTGGTTTACCTGGAAAGCCTAATGCACCCCACCAAAGAAGAAGTACTTGTCTTTTCCTTCCTGTCTGATAACTTCTGTGTGCCCAATATCTATGCCAACCAGCAAAGCCGCCTACCATAGTTGTTATACACCCCCATGCAAATGAATACCAAAAATACTCTGGCGCTGATATGATACTGTAAATTAATACAATATGCAATACAATCCATAGTATTCTCATTTTCCAACCATATGTTATTTTATCTAGCATATTCTATCCTCTCACCTGTACGAAAGTTTCTCCAATTAAATCTCCAAACATCTTGCTTAATACCATACAATGGGAAATCTTTATGTAATAGAGATAACTTATCTTCATGTGGCCAAACTACATAAGCAAATCTCCATATCTTATGCATCGTACCACTTCTATCTTCACTGTGGTCTTCTGATGCAGTAGTTACTACACAATCAGTTGCACCTTGTTCTACAGCCCAATCAGCCATGAAAGGAACAAGTCTAGCAAATCCAAACTCATGATACATTCTTCTACTATTTTGTCTATCGTCTGCCATGTTTCTCCATTCAGGAAGTGTTGCTAATCTATAATTTATCATATAACATTTATCATGTACATGAGGCAAATAATGTGCGCCTGCCATTGATACTATTTCATCCTTATGATAAACAAACCACCAATTCTCTTGCTTACCCCATTTACCAAACTTCAATGCTTTTAAACTTGCATTATTTAGAATACCTACCTTGTCACATTTCTGACAGAATTCTTCTAGGTCTGACTTTAATGTGCTATCGTATTCTACTACTTTGAATTCATAATTATCTGCACCAGTAAAAGTTTCTAATACTTTCATTACCACCAGCCCATCAAATGACCGTTACCTAATATAATCATTACACATGTAGCAATGTGTAGTAGTACCCAAAAAGTTCTTATGATTAACATTTGTTTGTCATAAGGTTTTGTCTTATCATCTGAATAAGAACCTAAAGCATACTGCCATATTTTTAATAAACTTCTCATCTTCTAGCCAACAATGCTGGTATATAATATCTGCCAGCCCAATCTGTTAAATCTTCGTGTGACATATCTAATCTACTCGCATACTTATGATGTATGTCATGGCAACCTTCGCCCATCATCCATATGTTTGCAAAGCCAGTTAGTTTACTAGGACCACCATCTTTGTGAGCCGCATAGTTCAACCAAGTTAATGCTATCCACATGTGAGTAAAATTAAATGCTTGCCATACAACTAACCAAGGTGTTATGATAAAATGTATTAATGTAAACAATGCATATAGTTTCCAGTAATATCTATTAACAAAAACTACATCACGTTTTCTTAACAAGAAACGTAAACTAATATAATCTTCTGGTGACTTATACTGACCTAACCACATTTTAAACAATCCTAACTCTGCTGGATTGTGTGTATCTTTTTCTTTATCTGAATTCTTATGATGATTTAAATGTGAGTAAACATATTGTATAGGACTACCATTAGCACTCATAACAATACCATATAACATTGCTAAACGTCCTAGTCTATGTGGAACAAACTGGTCGTGACATAACCATCTATGATATGCAATTTGTGATAATGCATTTGTAACACAACCATACAAAGTAAAAGCAAGAGCAAGTTGCCATGAACCACCCATATAGAAGTAAGCAGGTATTCCAATTACGGATACTGCTAACATAAAAAATACTTTCAATGTTACTCTATTTTGGTATGTCATTATTTCTTTAATGCTTCCTCTAATACTTCCTCATGGCTCTTTCCGTTAAACAGAAACTTTCTATGCCAATCATATGCATGTGGAGCCATTTCTCCTTGTGCCTCACTTAATTTTCTGCAATATTCAAACATGATATCTGCTTTATTCATTAATTCTTTTTTAGTATTTAGTTCAACTGTATCATCGAAATGCCCCATGGCAGTTGCTACAGTCATCCACATATAGTCTGGATATAAACTATTTCCTATTTGATTATAAGGGTTTTTGTATTCTTTCCATATGGCTTCTTTATGATTATGTTTCTTACCATACTCTTTTTGTTTCTTCCAAAAGTTAGTATCTTCTCTATTCGTAAGTGTATAATGATATGCAATAAAGTCTGCAACATGGTCTTCTAAACCGTTCATACTCTTATTGTATGCATGTATACTTCCTGCTGATATAATTTCATCATCTTCTTGTTGTCGATTTACGAATCTATCTAATAACTGTATACCCCATTGTGATATGTACATTGCATTGCCTTCCATTGGTTCAATAAATGAATGACTCATTCCTATACTTAACACATTTTTATTCCATGGTGTGACCATACGTCCTGCTTTCCATGAAATATGTTTTGGTGGTTTGATAAACTCATAACCTTCCCAATACTTTTTAAACTTTTCCATTGCATCTTCTGGAGATATCTCAGTTCTATCAAAGATATATCCTGAACCCATTCTATTATATAATGAGATAATAAAGTTCCAACCTTCATCTTGTGCATATGTTTGTGTGTAAGGTCTAAACTCGTTATAAACATCTTTATATTTTAATGGACCAACTACTGCATCCTGTGTATGAATAAAGTCATAATCATGCCATTCATTATTCATTCCACCTACTAATACTTTATGTAAACCTGAACAATCGACAAACAAATCGGCTTCGTGTTCTGTGCCATCTTCTAATAATAGTTTAGTAATATAACCGTCCTCATCTTTGATGATTTCTTTTACATCACCTATGATATGCTGAACACCTTTAGGTAAAGCAACTTTGTCTCTAATAAGTTCTGGAAATCTATTTGCATCTAAATGAAATGAGTATGACTGCCAGTCTCCGAGTAAAGGATTGTCATTCATATCAAATGGTGCCTTATTACCGTCCATCAGATAATGTTGTTCATGCGTATCTTGTGAGGATTCTTTAGGATTTCTTTTACCCTCACGTACTAATTGTAACCAATAGTCATTCCATTTATCATCTACTCCTGCCTCGCCTTTAGAGTTAGTAAAATAATCATCAGTTGTTAATTGATTATAAAAACTAGATGTTAGATGTTTTTCTGGCAATGCAAATGAAAATGAATAGTATTGTACATCTTCCTTTGGTGCGTTCCAATGGTCTGTAACATGGTGTCGTTTGCCTGGTGAACTCCAACCAACAAACTTATTGCCTAATTTATAAATTGAATTTGTATAACTCATCCAATCTCTTTCCTCAAGTCCTAAAGTTTCTAGTAAATCATTTACTTGAGGAACTACACTCTCTCCTACACCTATAATAGGAATAGTATCACTCTCAATTATTTTAACATCTAACCAAGGGTGTTTATTTTTCATGTAACCTGCAGTGAACCAACCGTTTATTCCACCGCCAACGATTACAAGTTTGTTTAATTTAGTTTTCATATCTACTCCACAAATTGTTCTTTGACAACATGTCTTTGAACTTTTCCCATAGGATTTCTAGGTAATGGGTTTTTAGTAACAATAATTTCTTTAGGTATCTCGTACTGAAATAGTTTGTCTTTAACAAAGTCCATCAATTCAAGACTATTTATCTCGCTATCCGTACTGACTACTGCAACTATTTCTTTCTCTCCTAGACCTCTGTCACGATATGTTACACAAACTTCGTTAACATTATCATGTGGTAAAAACATATTCTCTACTCTAACAGGAGATACATTATAACTATTAACTTTGATTAAATCAGTTTTACGTGATTTATAAAATAAAAGATTATGCTGAGTTTCTAATACATCACCAGTACACCAATAGCCATCTTTGTCTATAGGTGTTTCTTGATTCAAGTATCCTTCTGTAACACAATCACCTTTAATCCAAGCAACACCATATCTATCTAATTTAAAATCATAGTTATCAGTAATATGAATCTGTAAAGGATATGGATCATCTGGAGTTGCTAAGTGTGTAAACATTGGTACATGAGTTTCAGTACAACCATATAAGTTTCTTAATGCAGGTGCTCCTTTATCAAATAGTTCTTGTAGCATTTCTTTAGGACAAACTGTACTACCGAAACCTAACTCACGCCAATGAGATAAGTCTGCCTCTTTCCATCCTCTTGTTTTAGATAATGCTAACATCATAGCAGGAACAATAATACCTATAGTAGGTTTGTATTCTTTACATATTTGTATGTAACGTCTAGCATTAAACATTTCACAAATTACTGTACACCCTTTCATTAGACCTGGAAGTGTATAAAGATACAGACCACCAATAGTCCAAGGAGGAAGTTGTGAAAGTATTACATCGTCACTTGTTAAAGTTTGTATTAGTATGTTTTGTATTGAACCTTGAATGCAAGCCATTCTAGTATGTGGGACCGCCTTAGGCTCTCCTGTAGTACCGCTAGTAAATATAACGGTATACAAATCATCTGCACCTTTGGCAAACATTAAGCCTTTATTATGTGGCTCTAGTTTTGATGCATCGTCCTCACTTAGAATTATATGATTTGGGTGACTTGCATTCTTTATACGTTCAACTATCTCATCAGATAAATTGGGAAACGTTGGCATGAATGTTACTCCTAAGGCATCACACGCCAGCACCATTCTTACATAATGATATTCTTTTTCACTCGCAAATAATACTCGCTCACCAGGTCTGATGGCTGTAGATAATGTAGCAGATAGTTTCTCCACACTATCAACTAATTCGCTATATGTGTATTTCTTATCATGGCATATCAGGGCAGTTTTACTGCCGTGGATCTTTGCCTGTGCTTTAATTGTTTCCCAAATCATATCTAATTATAACAAAAAAAAGGAGAGAAGTCAAGACCTCTCTCCCTTGGAAACGCAATAAAGTGTCTGCTCTTATGCGTTATGAGCCTCGATAATTAACTTACCGTATTTCTTAAAGAACTCCTCGATACAAGGAACCTTCCTAGGCTCTAGTGGAAGTTTGTAAACTTTTAGTGCAGTTCTACCACCTAGAACAATCATTTCAGTTTCAAAGTTATCCATCATGAACCTGAAAAAGTTATCAGCCATTTTGTATAACTCGTCCATTTTGCCTTTGTTCTTTTCGGCATGTTCTTTTAACTCGTAACAAAGTGATGCAGTTAAAGAAAACATAGCTGAGATTTCCTTAGCTTCCCTAGATACCGTTTTCACCTTACCATTTAAGATATCAGTTGGATTAGGGAGTTTACCTGAAATCGCTCTGTGAGCCATAAACTTAGTAGCAACACCATCACCGACAGTACCTGCAATCAAGTCATGAAGTTTACTATCATCAATAGTCTCGTCCTTAGTAGGCATCAACTGTGATGTAAATGTCCAAGACCTTGGAGTTGCGAAAGCCCTTGATGCAGTTTTAGGGTCAAAGTTAAACAAGTCCATCTTGTTAGATGTTAAGTAACCTACAACATCAGAATGGATTTTGTTTTCAAGAGCCCAAGTCTGCCAATCTTCAAAGTCAACACCCATTTCTAAGTGTACAAATCTGTTAGCAAGTGGAGAAGGCATTCTATAAGCAACACCTCTATCTGATTCTCTGTTACCAGCGGCAACGATTAGAACATTATCAGGAAGTGTATAAGAACCTAACCTTCTATTAAGAATAAGTTGATAAGCCGCCGCTTGTACTGATTGCGGTGCTTGGTTCATTTCATCTAAAAACAATACAATGTTTTCAAACTGGTCAGCAAGTTCTTGACTTGGTAAATCAGCAGGAGGAGCCCACATCATTTGACCTGTCTTTTCATTGTAATAAGGGATACCTCTTAAATCAGTAGGTTCCATAAGAGCAAGTCTAAGGTCAATCATATAACCTGACCTTTCTTGCGTAATAGTATCAACTATTTCAGATTTACCGACACCCGGAGGGCCCCATATAAACACTGGTCTTTGCCTATTAAAAGCATAGTTGATTTCAGCTTTAATGTCGCTAGGTCTTACGATCCTAACATCCATATCATTCATTGAAACTTGTGCAGACATATTTTCATTTCCTTTGTTTTTCATTATGTATACATAATAACACGATTCTTGATTCTGTCAAGTTTTTGGACCTAATTAATTATCCAATAAAATCAACTATTTTTAATCTAATTTGGAAATAATGTACTTTTGTTCAACCCAGTCTTGTAATCCAAGCAGTGATATTTCAGCCGCAATAGCTTCCTCATACACTCTAAGACGTTGATTCGTTAGTATATATGGACTTTTTAAGTATCTATCAAGCACTAGAATCATCTTACCCGATTGCTCAAGTTTGATAAAATCTCCGTCTTTATTGGTTTGTTTGATTACGTACTCTTTGAAATGGGATTTTAATATATTAGCACCGAATGATGTTAATCTAAAGTTTTTATTGTTTTCAGAGGAACTAATGAAAATATCGTTGAGGCGGAATTCTTTGCGGCCTGCTTTTCGACCTTTGGTATGTGCATTAAGATACTTTATCAGTTCATCTTTTAACACTAGTCTAACTCTAGTTTCTCGCCTTTGGTCAAAACATAAACTTCAAAGTCTTCACAACGGAATAAGCTATTTAATCTTTGTGCCAGGTTGATAGCATGTCCTGGATTAGAGAACGATACTTTCTTATACTTTGGTCCTGGGAAATTTACTAATGAATTTAAACTACGTAGGTTGATTGCTATTCCTTTGTGAAAAACCGCATACACGGCTTCTGCTTTAAGGACTTGCTCACTTCGGTAGGTTTTATTATCCGTATGCTCAAGTAGAATAGTTGGTTTAGGTCTTGCCATATGAATTCCTTGTTATTTTACTACTTGTATTTATCTAAATTTAATGATAAATGTTCGTAGTTAACTTATATTTATCTTGCTTTGTTTCTTTGGTCAAGCCATGACTGTAATTGAGCCGGATCCTTTTCATTAAGTATAAAACTAAATTCAAGTTCTTCATACCCTGTAAATTCATCACCACGTTTTACTTTAATTGTCATTGTGTCACCAGGAAATGCATGTAATCCTGCTTCGATGATATTCATAGGTCCGTATACTTCTTTACCATTAATCTCTAAAAAGATGTCACCTTGTTGTACTCCGGCTTCCCATATGGGACTATCTTCATCTATGCCTTCTAAATCAACATACATCATCTTTCTATCTTTACGAGGTAAGTCTAGTATCTCTTTATCTTTTAATTCATCATATGTCCATATCTTAAATGAAAATGGTAATTCAGCATAAGGAACCCATGATACAGGTTCTTCTTCTGTCCAATTGTCTAATATGTAATTAAGAGACCTTTGTGAAATTTCTGATTGTACTGCTAATCCTACACCATCCCATCCAGGTGTTTGTCTTCCTGGAGATAGAATACTAAGTATAACACCAGCTACTTTTCCGTCCATAGTTAATACTGGACCACCACTGTTACCTTGATTGACAACTGCATCTACTTGTAGATGTAATGTATATGGACCTGTACCAAATCTGTTTGTATAACTAATGCTACCTACTGTCGCAGTATAAGGTAAAGACATTCCATGACCAATAACTACTATTGGATCACCTTCAGTTATATCTAATCTTGAATCTTTGATAAACTCTAGTGCTTCCCAAGGTTCATCATCTACCTTTTCTACTCTCAGAACCGCAATATCGGCTACTGGATCAAAGCCTACAATCTCTGCTTCATACGGCCACCATTCTGTAGCAGTATTAATTTCTAACTTAATATTGAGTGGTAATGCTATTTTTCTTTCTATTACGTGAAAGTTTGTTACAATATATCCATGTGTATCTGTTACTTTAGCAAAGAAACCTGTCCCTTGACCACCTAGATTGTTAACAAAGGCATCATCGCCCGGTACCATTTTTACTTGTACAACTTGCTTATAACTCTCATGGATAACATGCTTGATATCACGTTCGCCATCAAATCCTTTACCATTGAATACCCAACCATTCAAATCATATATAAAATTACCAGGACCTTCGCCGACGTTTTCAAATGTCCAACCGATGCCCTCATGTATCTTCTCTTGTATTTCTCTTACATATGAGTTAGCCACAAATGATAATATCACTGCAACTGAGATAATCCCTGTCCACTTCAACGCCTTCTTAATCATACGAATCATTCAGATTCTCCTTTTATGATTGGAATTTGCCTCCGTCGAGTACCTGGTCCTTGTCTTTACCACTTTCTTTTAGTTCAAGTAGTAAAGTTGCTAGTTCATTTTCAATGCCTTTTGCCTGTTCGATTGACAAACGGATACTTGTGTCGCCTCTTAAATTTGCTCGATTTATGATAGCGATTAAATCCTTTAAATTTTTATACATTAATCTTGTTTACTAGCTTTTAGTACCTCTGCTTCAAGTTCTGTCTTAGTCTTGAATGGACCGACGAATTCATAATTATCCAATGTTTCTAATTTGACACAATACGTATTACGCCAAACGCCACTAAAATGTAGGCCATAATAGCCAGCGGCATAATATGTTTTGCTTGTATCACTCTTTGTGTAAACAGGTATTTGTTTTCCAGATTTCTCTTCCATACCTGAGTTACAAGCCTTGTGTTTGCACGGATAACCATTAACTTCGTCAAGTGCCTTTCCGTATTCTACACTGTCTATTTTATTGACAAGTTTCGGTGTTAAGATGGCCTTACCATACTTTGTTGTGAGAGCATCAAGGTCTAGGTAGTCAACACCTTTACTCCTCATGATTACTTCAAAGTTAGAAGTACTATCTTCTTTTCTGATAGTGCCGAGTTTAACTCCAGCATCTTCCAGTATCCAAAACTTGTCTTTTATAATTTCTGTTGTATACATTTAATACCCATTGAAACCATTTGCACGAATTAACTTCGTACAAATGTATTTATCCTTTCTTGTCGGTCTTTTCCACGGTGTCAAAAAAGTTACGTAATGTAAATTTGACACTAAGACTTTTCAATTATTTGACGTTCAAACTCACGCAAACGTTTAAACACACTCATTAACTCAATAAGAGTAGGCCATGCTTTAAATAGATATTGAAGTGAACCTTCTACTCTACCGAATGCACGAATAATCTGTTGCATGACACCTAATGTCACAACCCCTGCCACAATCGCAGGTGCTAAGAACACATAGGCACTTAATACGTTTGCTTGTAGATATGTAATACGACCTACATTAAAATACAAATAACGCAAATAAGATTTAAAATGAATTGCCCGAACGCCTTCAAACAGTTCATTAATTGTTTTCGGTCTAACGTTACCATCATCTTCTGCAATAACTAATATCTTTCGATATGCGGCTTCTTTCTTTTGTAAGTCATATTCAACTCCTACTAGACGTAGCAACCAACCTAACCCAATTAAGAATAAAGTACCACCTACTGACCAAACAATAGCACCTGTAATCAATCCGTATTGCCAATCCCCAAAGAAGAAGATAGGAATACCTACTGATAAACCAAATAGAATAGGAACAAACTGTACTAGAACCATAATTGATTCAATGAAACTTGTACCTAATCCTTCCATGATACGTGAAAATTTAATCGTATCTTCTTGCACCCTTTGTGCGGCACCTTCAATAGTTCTTGCTTTATCATATACACTATGATACCAATCTACCATTGCAGTACGCCATCTAAATAAAAAGTGTGCAGTAAAGAAACTCACTGCTACTGCAATAGCAACATATATCATTGCTAGATATATAAAAGTTCCTAAACTAGCCCAATACTCACCAATAGTGATAGCATTGGGTGTTGCTAAGGCTTTTTGAATCATATCATAAAACTGACCAAACCATTCGTTAATCTTAACATCAATCTCAACTTGTATCCAGAGTGATGATAGGATTAATGCTGACCCTAACCAAGACCATAAGGCCCATTCTTTCTGTGTAAAAAATCTAAACATATGTAACTCCTTATTCTACCTTTACCTTTATATTATTATTCTTATAATAATTTAAGATAAAGTCCTTACATTCTTCTTGGGTACTATCAAATTTCATTCCAGAATCTTTTATTACCCTTATATTATCTTGTTGCCAGCTATGTACTAAGTCTGACTTTATGTTAAACCCTGTCACTTTTTCAACAATATTAAAAGGGTCTTCGCTAAAACCAAATAACCATTCTGTTGCGTTAATAAAGTTTTGTAGTCTATTTAGTTTCCATTCAAATACGCCACCAAAGTCTTTATCAGTTCTTTTATGTAGTCTAAATTCTGATACTTTTATATCTGAATGAGTTCCCATAAATGTATCAACTATATCTTCAAAAGAACCGTCAATGTCTTCGTTGTTATAAAATTTATTTTTATTTCTAAGTGCTTGTTCTAATTGCCAATGATAGTATATGCCTGTTCCTGAGTCATATCTCTTTTTAAACCATTCAAACATTTTATCACCTAATCTCTCTTTGACTCTATCTTGTTCAAAATTATCCATGGCTTTAAGATGTCTTCTCAAAAACATTCTAACTGAAACTATTCCACTTTGTGTAGCAGGATACATCCATAAACTTTTCATTCCTTCAAACTGTTCATAATCTCTTTTAGCATAATGTGTTCTTACAATTAATGAGGCTGTACATCTATGCTCTCTAGCAATTTTAATCTTATCTACATGTTTAGGAAAACGTAACACCCGTGTTGCATCGCCATTAAGATGGTCTAAATGTCTTTTAATATCAAATCTAAAATAATCCCATAATTTAATATTCATTCCCCAAGTGCTTATGCTATGTAAATCTGTATCATAATGACCTTTTAAAAGAAAAGGTTCTGAATAGTCATAGATATGAGGTGTAGCATACTGACTTCCTATGCTATCTTTTATTTCGTAATTTGTTAGTGTGGGTTTTTCAAATGGTGCACCAGCTTTATCGGCAATTAGTTCTGTAAGATATTCACCACCACAGCCACCAGAGTAATCTAAATGATATAGGTTACTCCAATCAGTACCATTTAATGTTAGCCTATCCTGCACAATAAGTCCCATGTGTCTGCATAGTCTTCAACTTGATAACTCTGACCATTTTCTAGTTTCTTTACTGCTTCTGAAATGTCATAATCATTTCCGCCTTCCATAGTCTTATCACCTACAAAGATGATATTATCTGACTCATTAAAGTCATTAATGATTTGTTGTTTTCCCTTACCTATAGGCATAATATCTAAACCAGTTTCACCAGCGACCTGGGCTACTACATTCTCGTTTCTAAAATTTTCATTGAATTCTTTTGCTATAATCCATCGTTCTTTTGTTTCGGTATCATACTTAACATATTCTTCTCTTTGTTTAGTATCAGCACCTCTACCAATTATACTAAAGTTTAGTAAGCCTGGTCTTGCATCAAAATGTGTACCAGTTCTTAATGGAAATTTACTTTCATCAAGTTGCCTTTGCAGAAATATCTTTGGAACAGGAGGCAACACCCAATCATTATTATAGATGTTATTACCTTTTTCCCAAACTGAATTACCACTACAGTTATAAACTTTGATAACTGAGTTAAATAATGGTTGTCCGATTTGTTCAATAGTCTTAGGAGCATCACTACCCGTTGCAAGATAAACATTGTTTTCTTCTACAAACTCATTAAAGAAGTTTAAGAAGCCAGTGTCTATCTTACCTCTACTAGGTGTAAGTGTTCCGTCTACGTCAAATATGTAATGTTTCATTGATGTGGATATGCTTTGTTTAAGATAGCCGCCATTTCATCAGGCGCCTTTGATAAATTTTGTAAGTCCCATTCGCCACACCATTTTAGAAAGTTAATGCCTACACCTGCTACTTTCTTAGGTTGACTTGCATCTGCAATAGTCTGAACGAAATCTACTTTTAATTCTGTTGGTTGTGCAGTTAGATTGATAAGTTTCTCGTTACGTTCATAGTCTTCACGTACTGTATGTTCAACACCGTTATGGTCTGTCCACTTTTGTAACATGAAGTTATTCCAATTGAATCCACCTGTTTCTTTGTCTTCAAATGCTTCAACCATTCCTGTTTTGTTACGAGATCCTTTCTTACGCACACCTGGATATGCACTAAAGATATTATCACTTGTATCACCACGAATACATTTCTCAAACAGTAACCACTCAGGGTCTGGAGCAGGGAGAAGTTCTTTAGTCTTTTTGTCTTTCATTGGTGTCATGTTCTTATCATCTTTAAAGAACCCTTCTTTAGTAATGATACGATTTTGTACACCATCATAAATCTTTACATTGTCTTGTATTAGTTGCATGTAATCGCTATCACTTGATACAATAATATGTTCATCATCTGGATGTGATTCAATAAACAAAGCAATCATATCATCTGCTTCTGCTTGTTTATTGTGCAACATAGTTACATTAGTTTTATTATTTAAGAATTCAACCATGCTATCATATGCATCAAACATGATTTGATTTTCTTCTTGTTCACGTACTGACAAAGCCTCACGTGCAATCTTACGATTTGCTTTATAAGGTTCATAAAAGTCTTTACGCCAACTACGTCCTTCTAAACAAAATACTGCATGGTCGGCATTGAACTTGTTATAACACATTTTGACACTACTCATCATAATGTGAAAAGCCATACCGATTTTCATATCGACATTCGCACCACGCATTGCTACGTGTTTTGCTCTATGATACATGTTGAAACTATCAACAAGAATAAATGTAGCCATTAATTGATCCTCTTAGTTATATACAGTATTAGAATAGCACAGGTTGTTCAGTTTGTCAAGAGTATTCGGCAGTATCATCACCGGTTTTTAGTCGTTGAATGATTACACCATCTTTGCTCTTAGTATCAGCAGTTTTTGTTGTACCTTCTTCGTCTTCAAGGCCTTCCATTACAATGTTTTTACATAAGTCATTGAACCAACTATCTACAATAGCATCGTTGTCTTTTCCTTCGTAACCATTGTCTGCAAGATACTCTACAAAGTCTTCGTTAAAGTCAATCTCAAAGAAGCCTGAACCAGGTTTATTCAGTTCAAGTTCCATCTTTAGTACTTTAACCCAAGGTTCACCTTTTAAAGTTGCTACTTTCTTATCATGGTCATTATTTGTAATATGACCGTATTTTAAATCGACACCAGCTAACGCAATATCACGTTCTTTTTCATCTTTTATCAATCTAGCTTGGTCTCTGGCAGTTTCTTCTTCTGACTTAAACCAAGTCTTTGGTTTCATTATATCCATGTTGTTATCCTTTCAATTCAGGCACAGCCTTTAATAATTCGTCAATACCTCCCTCAATATAAATCATATTATTATATCCATTATTTTTGAGATACTTAGTAACTTGTTCTGCCTTAGTGCTATCCTGACATAACATCAAACACACGATATGTGTCGGTGCCATTTCAATTTGGTCAGGTATTTCGTACATTGAAATGTTAAACGTTTGTTTAACTGTACCTGCACTTTGACGTTCCTCTGTATCTCTGATATCTACAAGAATATAATCTTGTTTTTCATACCATTCATCAACGAATTCTTTAACTGTAATACCTAATGCATCATCATTTGTTTTATAAAACATCTGCTAACATCCTTCATTTATTTCAGCTTCTAGTGAATCAGCATCTTCATACTGTACACCGTTCCACCCTACATGTTCCCATGGAACTTTCTTGTCACCAAAGTGACCATAAACACAATTTTCACTGTACTTATAAAAATTAAATAAATCAAATCTATCAATAATACCTTTAGGTGTCAAGTCGATATTATCTCTAATAAACCTTTGAATACTACGATTGTGTCCATTACTATCTACATAAATGCTAGTAGGTTCTTTTACACCAATAGCATATGATAATTGTATCTGACACCAATCTGCCATGTTATCTGCTACTACGTTCTTAGCTAACCAACGTGCCATATAAGCCGCTGACCTATCTACTTTCGTAGGATCTTTTCCACTAAAAGCACCCCCACCGTGAGGAGCAAAACCACCATAGGTATCCACAATAATTTTTCTTCCTGTAAGTCCTGTATCACCGTCAGGCCCACCGATTTCAAATTTTCCTGTAGGGTTGTAATGTTTGACTGTATCATTGTCAACTAAATCTCCTAATACTTCGTGTACAATGTTCGATAGAGGCATTCTGATAGAATGTTCGTATTGAGGACTATGTTGTGACGAGACCACCACTTGGTCTACACGTTTTACCTTGCCACCTTCATATTGTAAACTTACCTGAGACTTTGAGTCAGGTTGTATGTACTCATATCCTTCTTCTACTCTTAAACGTTTCAATGCTTTTAGTAGTTCATGTGCATAATGTATCGGAGCAGGCATCATACTTGATGTTTCATTTGATGCATAACCAAACATAAGTCCTTGGTCACCAGCACCGAAATCATCAGTACCTAATCCAATGTCACCACTCTGTGCATGAATTTCATTATAGATTTTTAGTTTATCCCAATGAAATCCTACTTGTTCATATCCGATTTCTTTAACTTTGTTACGAACAATCTCTTTTATTTCATCATCGCTCACATTAAAGTTTTTTACTTCGCCCGCCAACGTAACATGGTTGGTAGTTACAAGTGTCTCAATGGCTACACGTGTTGTTTCATCACCTGCTTTAAGTCCAGCATCAACTAGTGCATCACTAATTTGGTCTGCTACTTTGTCAGGATGTCCACAACTAACACTTTCGCTTGTAAAAATATAGTTATTCATATTAACTCCTTCTGTCTAGTATCCGGCTTTACGAATACGTTGTTCAATTCCTTCGACTTCATTCTCATAAGTCTTATCTTCCTCATGCCTAGATGCGGTACCATCGTCATGTTGCATATCATATCTAGGTTCCCCAGGCATTCCCGAAAAGGCTGATGTGTAATCTTGGCGTGAACCGCCACCCTTTCTCCATGCAAAGTTCTGCCACATCTTTGATTGTAAGATTATATTCTTCACTTCTACCACCCAAAGGCATAAGGTATACAGGGCATTCAATACCCACTGCACGATACTCTTTGACGGCTCTATCAGCATCATCAACATCTGTACTATCAGAAACAACAAACTTAAAATACATACTAGACCCAGGAACGTTACTGTAATCACTAGCGATATCAGGTTTGATAGCAGTGTCCCAAGGTTCTCCCGAAACTGGGAGTTTTGGAGAGCAACTAAATGTTGTTTTAAATCTTGCCCTAGTTGAGAGATATTCTTTAAACTCTGGGTATAAACTTTGTGTAGTGTTTGTTTCAAATGTAACATTTTTTAAGTCTTGCATCCTTTCGTGTTCAAACAAGTCGATGTACAATCGTTGCCATGCTAACAATGGTTCACCGCCTGTCATAATTAAATGAACGTCTTGTCCGTTATCTTGAACCCATTTACCATTAGGTGTTAAACTTAATAAATGTTCAACAACTTCATCCACAGTTCTTTGCATATTGAATTTTTTAAATTCAGGATAGATACTTGCGTATGTATCACAGCCTGTGTGTATGATTGGTAAATCTTCAAATTCTTTTGTTGTTTCGTGTACTCCTTTATCAATTAAATCTTTTACTTCGTCATTGTAACGATTGCCCATTTTGTGTTTTTCATCACGCATTGGTTCACTTCTATCTAAACCAAAGTTCATGCATCGAAAGTTACAACCAAAAGTACGTAAAAATACACTAGGTACTCCTACATATTTGCCTTCACCTTGTACAGAATAGAATGCTTCTGAATATCTCAGTTTCATTCTATTTGTGCCCTTTCATACTAAGCATTAGATTATAAAACTCTTGCTTAAGATTTGAATCCTCTCTAAATTTGCCTAACATAATTGCCGTAGTCATATCGCTTTCGTGTTCTTTAACACCTCTATGTGTCATGCAATGATGTTCTGCTTTAACAACAACTGCAACGTTTGGAGTCTTAGAATACTGTACAAGTTTCTCCGCAATTTGTGTTGTCATTTCTTCTTGAATTTGAGGTCTTTCTGCAATGTGATGAACAAGTCTATTAAACTTAGATAGTCCAATAACTTCTTCTTCTGGAAAGATACCTACCCAACATCTACCTACAATATTTTGAAAGTGATGGGCACAAGTACTACGAATAGTAATTGGACCTGTCGTATACAAGTTGTTATATCCCATATTAGGAAAACTTGTTACTCTTGGTTCTGGTACATAACGCCCACCAAATGTTTCATGTAAAAACATTTTAGCTACACGTTTTGCGGTTTCTTGTGTGTTGTGGTCGTTCTCTGTATCGATAACTAAACTTTCTAATACTTGTTGCATTGAAGTTTGTACTTCGTTTTGAAGTGATTCCATTTCACCCGGTTCGATGAAATCGGCTATATTATCGTTACTATGAAACTTGCCTTTAGCAGATTTGATCCGCTCTCTGATTATTTCGGAAGTCTTTTTCATTTATACTATGTTCCTTATATTTTAGTTGTATACTGTATGGTGGTAAACCCACCCATATACAGTTATTATTATACATGAGTGGGAGTTTAATGTCAATCATTAATTTCGTTATATTTATGCAATTCAGTAACTAAGTCATTTACTGAATAAAAGTTACGTACATTCTCAATTTCTTTATTCATAGATTCGCTCATATCTGAGTTCTTATTCATTAAGATACGAATATGCGTTTTAATCTGTTCTATATTCTCTTTTACTGCATCTAAACTAGTTGTCCATTCACTAGGATATTTAAACGTATCTGACCACATTTCTGTATAAGATAGTCTGTCTGGTACTAATGGTATAGCACCAACTACAAGTCCTTCAAATACAGATATACCCAAAGTCTCTTGTAAGTTGGCACTAAAAACCATTTTCGCCTTACCAAGCATTGTGTGGTATTCTTCCTTAGATAGATTAAGTTCTTGACACTTTACCCAATTATACTCAGGCATTTGCTCTGAGAGATAGTCAAAAACTTCTGGTTGCTTTTCAGGCGCTAACCTGTGAGGAAATAATATCATGTCCTCTTTCGCCATACCTTTATAGTTTGCTAAATCGCTTTCTATATATTCCATAGGCCAACCCACTTGTCGAATAGAGTGAAGGAGTTGCCGGTCGATATCCCTATCGTCCTCAAAAAATGTCTGGGTAAACATGTCAATATGAAATTTAGTTGCAAAGTAGTTATCATCGAAACATTCATACATTGACATTTCAGCATTTCGGACCCATGGTTGGTTCCCTATCAATCTTCCTAGAAAGTCTTGAGGGTCATACGAACCTGCATGCCACATACCCCCAATCCGGATTTTCACCCCAAGTAATTCAGCCATATATTTTAACTGTATTACTGTAGGGTTCCAGGCATCAGCATACAAAAAGTAATCACCATCTTTGATTTTGCCTTCGCAAAACATTTGAGATATTTTTGTTATCTGTGCCGCCTTGTAGATGTTTGTACCACCAAAGTTCAGAAAAGCACCGGGTGTAGTGGCTTCGGGAATGCCTGCCCTAGGGCCGTCTATCACCGTCACATTCAAACCGTTGCTTCCAAGAACTTTTGGGAAATGTGTCTTCCATTGCTTAGTGTAGCGGGATTCAACACTTTCCAAATCTACAAGATATATCATTCAATTTCCTTTAGTAGTTCTTTAAACCATTCTTCTGAACCTTCAGTGCCACAATCACATTCTATAATATTTTTAATACGTGTTGCACCTAGTTCATCTAGTTTACTGTTTATTTTATTACCTGCTCCACAAAAAGTCTGATGTGAACTATCACCTAATGCACAAACAGAATATGTAAGATTTTTAAATTGACTAGTTGAGTTCTCTAACCAATCCCAAAACTCGTCACCATTATGAGGCAAATCACCATCACCTGTAGTTGATGTAACCACAACTGCAAGTTTCATTTCTTGTAGTTTATCAGCAGTTACATCGTTGAGTTCAACTAAGTTGACCTCATGATTTCTTTTCTTAGCAATCACTTCAAAATTATCTGCAACGTCTTCTGCATTACCAGTCATTGAAGCCCATAAAATATTAATTAACATACTACTCCTTTAAGATACTATAAACATTGTATCCCTTAGATTTTAGTTTAGCAGAACCACCTAAGAAAGTCAAGTCCATTATACTTCCTATTCCTATTGTTTCTGCACCCATACGTGTAATCAATGACGTTACTGCTTCCAGTGTTCCACCGGTTGCAATAACATCATCAAGTACTAGAACACGGTCGCCTTCTAACACTGAATCAGTTTGTAGGTGTAGTTCGTCCGTACCGTATTCAAGTTCATATTCTGTAAAAATTGTTGGTCCTGGTAACTTGCCTTTTTTTCTAGCCATAGCAAATGGTCTATTCATATCTGCACTTAAGTATCCTGCTAAAGGAAACCCACGTGCTTCTAATCCTACGATTCGAGTGTAATTATAAGCTACTTGAGTAGCATACATCCAATCTTTTATAAGTGTCATGCATTTAGATAAACCATCTTGGTGATTAAAAATACTTGCCATGTCTTGATACATGATGCCAGGTTTAGGATGGTCCGGAACTACCCGAACCATTGCTTGTATATCTTCTGCTAGAGAATTTTTATAATCAAGTTCCATATTCAATCAAAGCCCCATTTTCTCCATCTTCGGATACTTCAATTTTAACACTACGACCGGGATACTTATCTGCAATCTTATCAAACAAATCATCACTCATCATTTCACATGACTTGTAATCTAGTTCTAAAGTCTTCTCTGCATATAGTTTCTCTAGCCAACGTTTGAATTGAATAAACTCAATATCCCTGTCGTTGTGTGTAACTGTAATTGCTACACGAAAATGAAAGATATGTCTATGAGGATATCCTAGAAAACTAACATCATACTCATCGCCAGTTGCTAACGCAGGGTCATCAAGTGCCGCTGGATACTTGTGTATACCTTCTTTCTGAAATGTAACCCAAATCCATCTTGTTGCATTTTGTTTTTGTTTTTTAATATCATCTTCCATATTAGCCTTTCTACTTTCGTTTAGCATGTAGTTATAGTAACTACCCATTTAACTGTGACCCTAATTCATTTTCTAGGGATACAATTTCTTCTTTTAATTTCAATTTTTCAACCTTTTTGCCTTGAACGTCTTGATACTTATTATAATCTTTTTTAATCTGATTGTCAAGTGCCCTGTGGACCGCTCTGAGTTTTTCAAGTCTGTGTGCTTTCTTTTTAGCGAATGCTCTTTGTCCTGATGCCATTTTGTCCTCCTTAGTTAAAAATGTTGGATTATAGGGGAACAATGCTCCCCTATAAATACTTATCTTATTGTACTACAAAATAGAGTACTGATACTGCCGCAATAGCAAGAGAACCCATATTAAGTTCACTATGTCTACCACTTGCCGCTTTGATTACTACATGAGCAATAAAGCCTAAAGCAATACCATAAGCAATATTAAATGTTAGTGGCATGATAATTGCCGCCAATACTGCTGGTGCATATTCACTTACATCATCCCAATTAATATCTTTAAGATTACGTAAGAAATACGTAGCGATAAAGACTAACGCAGGTGCAGTTGCATATGCTGGAATGCTTTGTGCCAATGGTGCTAACACCAAACACAATGCAAACAAGATTGCTACGACAACCGCAGTTAATCCTGTCTTACCACCTTCTTTAATACCAGCACCACTTTCAATATATGAAGTTGTGTTACTAGTACCTGCTAAAGCACCAATAGTTGTTGCAGTTGAATCTGCTAGAAGGGCTCTGTCGATACCTTCTACTTCTCCCTTCTTATTCACTTTCCCTGTAAGGTTGGCAACACTTGTAAGTGTACCTGCCGTATCAAAGAAATCAACAAATAAGAATGCAAATGCTACACCGATGAAACCGGCTGTTGCAATCAAACTAAAGTCTAATGTAAATGCATGTGCTGGACTTGGAACTGCACCAACTACACCATTAAGGTCAGCGATACCTGTGATCCAAGCAATCACACTTACGGCTAAGATACCAATAATAATTGAACCTGGTACTCCTCGCTTATCTAAGATTGCCATTAATGCAAAACCTAGACCTGCAAGTAATACTGGCCAACTAGAAATGTCTCCTAGTCCAACTAGTGTTGCTGGATTATCAACAACGACACCTGCATTCTTAAGACCGATAATAGCTAAGAACAGACCAATACCTGCTCCTATACCTAGCTTCATGCCTTTCGGGATACTATTAATAATATACCTTCGTGCTGGTGTCATACTCAAACCAAGAAACACAACACCTGCGATAAACACAGCCGCTAATGCTTGTTGATATGTGTAACCCATACCAAAAATAACACCGAATGCAAAGAAGGCATTCAGTCCCATTCCTGGAGCAAGTGCTACAGGCCAATTAGCCCATAGTCCCATGATTAAGGTACCCACTACCGCCGCAATAATTGTAGCGGTGAATACTGCACCAAAATCCATTCCAGTACCTTCGGTTGACAAAATCGCAGGGTTTACGACTGTGATATATGCCATAGTAAGGAATGTCGCAAGACCGGCCATAACTTCCGTTCTGACGGTCGTATTCTTTTTAGATAATCCAAAAAGTTTTTCTAACATAGTTAGTTCCTCCTTTTATCGTTAACCAAATAAGTCTGATACTGTATCAGGTGTTTCGTATTCTTTACGTTTACCTTTTACGGCTTCTACAAATTCATCTGTCTTAACGTTTGCTTCCTCAAACTCCATAAAGTCTGGAGTTGTCGAAATGTTTTGAACACGTGATCCTTCACACTTACGTAAAAATGCTTTAAAATCACTTAACATGTCCATTGGTTTATCTGATACAAAAAGTTCTTCAACAAACTTTGCAAAGTACAATACTGTATCAGGTACAACATCACTTAACACATTAGTTTTACCTAAATTCATGTTGTGAATATCAATCTTGTCACGTAACATTTCATATTCGTGGTCGAATCTACGTAATGCATCTTGCATACCTCGAATATGATACTCCGTATTATGTGCTTGAATTAATATATAGGATAGACTATCCCAACTTGATTTTGCTTCCTTCTTGTTCCTATTCAACATACCTGGTTGCATGTAGTTGATATCACGCATATTAAGTCGTGAACCAATAGCACCTTCATACATCCAAGGTTGATCCGGATTAGAAATATCTTGTCTCCAGTTCAACTTTTTAGTTTTATAAGACCAAGCACCTCCGCTCAAGTCAGGATAATCGTATGCCAAACCTTTAGATGCAGTTATATAGGGAGAGGCCGCATCAAAAGATATTGTGATATTTGGATTAACATGCTCTCTTAGTTGTCTTTGAATGGCTGTTAAGAAACAACCCCATGGGAGAACGCTAATGCCTAGAACGTGTATCCAAACATCGTCACCTGCTAACATGCCATCATCACGCATTGTGATTAATCGCCTTAGCAGAAGTTCTGCATCACCGGCATGGTCACCAGCCATAGCCCAACCTTCAAATGCTCTATCGCCATAGACTTTAGGATCATTGAATTGTTTGACTGCCTGATACCATTTCTCACTAGTATCCCAATTAGCACCATGTAGTGTATTGAGAAACTTAGTTTTACCCGGGATACGGTTATCAATAAAAAATTTGTGATTGAATATTGTTTTCTCTAAACATTCATCAGCAGATTTTAAACCTGTTTTATCACGATACTGTGGAAGATAACCCCACATAGGAATATCAAGTGTCATACTATAATCACAGTATTCTTCTAACCATGTCATAATACCACATCTTGTCTTTTGCCAATCTGCACCATTTTCAAACTGAGACCAGTCAAGTTTCCAAGCACCACTACCAATCTGATAGCCTCCTGAATCTCCTACTAGTACTGTGTTTTCTCTGTTACGATTGACAACCATTCCATCATCGATTTTAGAACCTTCTAAATCAAGATTGGCATGACCTGCCGAATAAAGACCATGAGAATAATGCACATAGCCTTTATCTTTGTCCAGTATATTTAATCCGTCTAAGCCGTGTTCGAAACCTTTTGGAATACGTTCTGGTGGGAACATATCTGTTTTGTCCGCATAATGTTGAGAGATTTTACGAACATAGAAATTCGAAATAGCCGGCAAGAAGATTGCATAACCGGAACTTAGATTATTTCTACCTAAGTCAATCACTTTCTAGTTACCTGATTTAGCTGGTAAGATGTATTCGTAGAGTCCAATGCCACTGTCTACTTGTATCATCATTGCACCTTGGTCTGAAATTTTAACACTCATCGTGCTAGTATCACCAAGTTTCAAGATTGTTAATACAGTTGATAGAGGGAAACTCCAACCAGTGTTTAGTTCACCGTTTACATTCTGTGCGAATGGAAGTTCTACTCTGTCAGTTGAACGGTCACCGATAAAGAATTTCAGTACACCGTCTACTGTCTTAACAGTAAATAGTGGATCATAGGCTCCTAGAATACCTGAAAAGTATTGTAAGTCCTTGATTGCTTTTTGTGTTGGCATAACTTCAACGTCCCATTTAGCACCTTTGAAGTTTGCAGTTTTGATTTGTGCATCTACCAGTTCACTTACGATTACACGATAAGTTGATTCCATTGCACCTGGAATTGAAAACGATAGTTGAGTAGGAACCATTTCACCATTACGTTCTTCATGTCCTACTTCGACACCAGCTTTCACTGTTTTACCTTGATTATCTTCTCCCTCGTAATTAAGATAACCACTTAGTACGCCTAGTCTACCAAGACCAAACTTACCTTTAAACTCTGCTACTGGTGTATGTAGTTTACCCCTTAACACCACTGTTCTATCATCATCCATAGCATCAATCGTTGTACCAGTATCATCTGTAGTGACCTTAGCCGCTTGAATAATACCTAACGAATGCGTATGTTTAACGATATCTTTTAATATATCTTGCATGTTATTAGTTCTCCTTATGGTTTAATATACTATATTAACACTAATCAATACCAATGTCAATACTCTTTTTAACTTTTCCTGCTACTGGATTATCTACCCAATGTATTTGATTAGGAGGCATAAAACCCCATATAAACCAAGCATTCCCAAAAGTAGGTGATCCTTTTCCAGTAAAATCTATCCTATAGTTATACACAAGTGCAGACATTCCCTTGTCCATAAACATCTTCCCTCGCTTCGCACCCTGAAAACTTGTAACAGGAAGTAATAATGCAAAGGGTTTTTCTAAAGAATAGCAGTGTTCTAAAAACTGGTCTTTCTTACTATACGGTGGATTTGTTATAATGCCATCAAAGACATCACTCCGTGTACAATCAAAGAAATCCCTAGAGCCAGAAGGCACAATAGAATAACCGAATTTTCGAAATCCCGACACAATGCTACCACTTCTTTCACTAGTCGCTTCATAATAAGTTTTCTCCTTATCCAAGTATTTGAGTAAAGGCATAACTTGGTCTTCTGGAGTGTAACATTCATCAGAAGACTCATTAGTTGCTCTACGATTTATTAGTTCAGTGTATGACATTACCTTGACATCCTGTTAACATTAACAATCTTTTTTGCTCTTTCTAATACAGGTGCAATAAAGTCTCTTACCATTTCTTCATTGGCAAAGTCATTAAAGTGTGTTTCATCACAAAGTATTTTTTCTTCACCATACTTTTCTGCGTAATAATCGTGTGCATTCTTACCATTAAAATCTACATACAGTGAATCACCCAACATTGATTTAAAGCCTGGATGAACAAAAAAGTCCCAAGACTTATGCCATGTTACAACTTTTATATTCAATAGTTTACATAGTTTGATTGCTTGATATACATCTAACATACCCCAAAATTCTAATGACATATTGCTTACAGCCATTTGTTCTTGTGTTTCTTTCCAATACATAAAAGCCTTCTTAGTTTTTGCAAACCAGTCTTCTTCCATATCTTGCGTTAATGCTCTCATAAATTCATACATAGATGCTGAATCTCTATACACATCATCTTCGATAACAGACATATCACTTACTTCTTCTATTCTTTTATAAGGTTGACTAAGACATTTAAAGTTCAACTGTGACCTATTGTTTACTAACTCCATTAATAAAATATCAATGTCATGTTTTTCTTTTAAGTACACAATCTTATTTAGGTAAAGTTCTGTACCTTTGCTTGAACAAGCAGAATTAAAAAACTTTATATTAGTTGTGTATTGATTTAGCCATTCTTCGAAAGGCAATGCTAAATTGTTTTCTTTAGTTTCATAATTATGATGTCTGCCTACACTATAACTAGACCCGACTATTCCTACTTTACACATTTAAAACTCAAATAGATTTGTAAATTGTTCAGATGCATCAGCATCACTTAGGTCCCACTTAAGAACACCAATAAGATTATCTAGTTTCTTATCAATGATTGTTGCTTCCATTAACTCATCATCAAAAGGAAGTTCTTGAAACCATTCAGGGATACGTTTTTCATCAATTGGATATGCAACACTTGTCATTTTTAACGCATTAGGTTTTAGTTTACATACAATAGTTTTCATACCATCAACAATCTCAATAGAGTATTTGTCTGCATGAAGTTCACGTAATGTATTCCAATTCAAAGCCGCACTGACATGACCTGGCAAATGAATTTTATCTTTCTTATTATCTTCGCCTTCTAGTTTGAAATCTTTGCCTTGTTGCTTTGCAATCTTTTTTACTTTATTTCTATACATAGTAAGATTGTTAACACGTTTAGGAGTACCCTTTTCCCAACCAGGCTTTGCTCTGAATTCTTTTTTAAACTCTTTAACCATTTCGATTACGTCTTGTTCCGTTCCGTCTGTTAAAATTTTAACAAGAACATCACTCAAAAAGTTCTGCATATAATCAGGAGTATCACTACGTTTCAAGTCGAGACCCATAGCTTTTACTTTACCAGGTTTACCATCTACGTCTTTTCTTACACCCTCATCATCAAAAATAAGCATTGCATAACGTTTCTTCTTAATAAAGATACCCATACTTGCACAGTTCTCTCGACCTGCCGCAATAATTTCACCTTGCTTACGTGGAGAATTAAAGAAGTCTTTCATAAAGTCAGGGAAACTTGCATTGACTTGATTTGCAATCTCATCATACAGTTCAATAACTTTTTCTCTAGTCCATTCAATCTTACCTTCATCAATGTCTTCCTTGTAAACAGGATACATAGAATAATAGATACTATCTGTATCGCCATAGATGATGGACTCGCCTTTGTAGTCATAAGTACCAGCAATTACTTCATTAGTTTTAGCACCCATATGTCTTGTGATACAACGACCAGATAGAGTTGTACTCTGACCAATACGTTTATCATAGAAACGACACCCTGGATTTAGAATCGCACCATACAAACTATTCAAGTTAATCTTTTTAACTAGTTGTCGTTTATCCCAGAACGCAATCTTTTCTTTATCACCTTCTTCAATAGCTTTCTTCTTGTTCGTTTGTAGTATCTTACGTTCAGCATACCAACGTTCTAATAAACTAGGAATGATACCTTGTACGTCTTGTTTAAGAACAGTGCCATTGGCAGTAATAGCCCATTGCAAGTCGCTATGAAATACTAAGTTATGTATCTCTGCACCAGTCATGTCTGCTACTTCGCCTGACTCTAATTTAAGATTAATCTTTTCTGTCTTATCTTTTTCATTGACTAGTCTGAATTCTTCTGCACTAAACGTATCTTCCCAAGCCTGAGCCGCACCGAAACCTTTACTACCATTTCGTCTACCATGTGCAATTCTATCACCAATCATCTTCTCTGTTAGAGTTGGCTCAAGTTGTGCAACAATAGTTTCTGGAGACATATTCAATGCACGAATGATTGAAGGATAAAGTGAATTGATATCAATACCTGATACCCATCGTTGAATACCTGTCTTTGGATTTGCCACAAAAGCACCTGCGGCTTTTTGTTTCTCTGCTTCTTCTAGTTCTGCATCAGTTGGTTCGATATCATCTTCTCCCCAATCTTTAGCTTTTCTATCAGGCACGACCATATCTCTACGATGTGCCTCATTAATAATCGCTTGTTCTGTAACTGCAACTGCACCCATAGTTGTTTTGATATTAACTGTGTTGTCGTGTGCAATCTCATTTGCTAAGTCAATGAATTGTAATTTTTTATCTAAGTTGCCTAGTAGTGCAACGTCTTGTCTGTTATATTCAATGTACTTGTAAAAATCTCTGTTGTATAATTGGTCAAGAGTTCCATCATATGGAACTTTGTTTTCACCAAGTTCATACTCACCAATAGCATCAAGTGAATATGAATGCATTTCATGATATGTATACTTACGATAAAGTTCAAGATAGTCTAAGTGAATACGACCTGACAAGTCATATGTGATTTGTTCTCTACCATACTTAACTACCCGTCTTTCGTGTGGAAGTAAATCCCACAAACAAAGTTTACGTGTATGTGATTTACTCATCATACGAGTAATACGTCTAACTGTATATGGGATATCAAAACCTTCTGAGTTCCAACCAGATACAACATCTGCATCATCAATTAATGCAATGAAGTCATTTAACATATCTACTTCGTCAAGATATAAAAATGTATCATCGAATTGTTTACAGATTCGTTCTGCTTCCTCTAGACCTTCTCCTTCTTGCATATGCTTAGGAGGGATAGCAAACGTAACTAGTTTATCTAACCACTGTAGATAAACAGTAATTGCAGTGATAGGCATAAAGGGATCCTCTGGAGGAGCAAATCCCTTATCTGCATCAAAGTCTACCTCGATATCAAAAAACGCAACATGTAGCTTTGGAGAATCTACACCGTTGTAGTTCTCACTTAAACATCTTACTTCTGGTTTGATATCGCTTTCGTATAGTGATTTACCTGAGTTTATTCTTCGCTCTTTGTGTAAATCTTTTAATCGTTTGCATTTAATCTCACGTACTTTGTCACCATGAATACTAGTGTGTTGTCCTCTAGGATCTTTGACATAAAATGTACGCCATGCAGGGAAGTCGTTATAGACACGTTTTCCATTGACACGTTCTATGACTTGAACAATGTCTTTATCTCTGTTGTAATAGGCGTCTACATAACTCATTTATAGGGTACGTCCTACAGTCTCTAACACTTCCTCAACATCAGCAAAGTCTTGTTTTGCTTCTGTTAGTTTTGCCTTATGTGCTAGGCTAATCGCTTTATTTAGAACACCTGGTTTGATATCAAACTCATCAGCGATTGCTTTAACTGTATCACGTAGACCACCTTTTAGGTCGTCAACTTCTTGTAGTACTGAGCATCCCTCATCTACTAATTGCTTTAACTTAGCTTTGTCTTCTGTACTTAATGTATCTATTGACATATAGTCACCTCCTTAGGTTAAAAAAGAGTGTCCCATTTCTGAAACACTCTTTAATAATACATTAAGTGACTACGAAAGTCAATAGTTATTTTGAAATTATTCTTTATTTCCGCCTGTCATTGCACTGACAAACTTTGCACCTGGACTTGCCTTAATCGCTTTTTTGATAACTTTTCCACCAATGGCTCTTGCCGCCGCACCCGCTAATGGGGCTAATGGAGCCAATTCATTTACTTTCTGTGCAAGTGCATCAATCTTTACAAAGTCTGAGTCAGTTAGGTCTGACATTTTCTTTGGATTAGATTTTAGTTTGATGTTCTTACCACCAACTGAGATAGAGTCACCAGCTTTCTTACCTTGCTTAGCCGCTTTATCTAGTTCTTTGTAGAATTCATTGTACTCTGACATTGCAATTCTAGCCGAATTGTTAACAATTCTGTCTGCTACATCGTCTGCATTGAATACTTTTACTTTAGACTTTTTGATTTGTCCACCAGTTAAATCTGATGCCTTATTTTGTATACCAGCACCAACGGCTTTTGCTACTTTACCGATAATTCCACCAGCCGCTTGAGCAGGACCAGATTTACCTATAGCTTTTGCAGTATCAATACCTTTCTTAGCCATGTCAGCGCCTTGTTTAACTTTACCAGCTACTTGACCTACTTTCTTTGCTACGTTCATAGCAGTATCTAGTTTGCCTTCTTTCATAGAACCTAAGGCAAAGTCTGCAATCTTAAGCATACCAGCTTTAGTTTTTAGCATGTTGTCAATTTTTTCTCTGTTAGCATCGTTTACTTTATCATAAACTTGTGTAACAGCCGATGCAGTAAATAAATCTACTTTCATCTGACCATCATCAAATTTAACAGGCATGTTTTGTTTGTCTGCTACAATTTTCTTTAGAGTATCCATTGCACCTTCTTCAATCATTGCTGATTCTTCTACTGCCAAATTTGCATCGATACCAGCAGTTGATTTCATTCCCCAATGTTCAGCCGCCTTTTTAGCCGCTCCGTATGAAGAAGTCGCATGACATTCGTGTTTGCCTTTATCAGCATGTACACAAATGTATGGTTTTTCATCTGCTTCTGAAACTGATTCATTTGCATGACCAAGTTCTTCCATTCTCTTAGCAACCATAGGTCTAACATCTTTGTTACCTTCGTCTTGTGCAACGTACATATCATCTAATAGTTCATCATCAAAAACAAATCCCATAATCATGTCACTTGTTTCTTCACTCGCTGGACGAGGTTTAGACATAAACTCATTATATTTTGCAACAGCCTCAGAATATTCTTCTTCTGGTTGACCATCATATTTCATTAAGCCACCAATCATAGTGCCTTCTTTAATACCCATTGCTTTTGCTTGGTCTTCAAGTTCTGCTTTTCTACGCATTAATTCTTTTTTAAGTTCTTCGTTTTTACTTGTGTCAGGGTCCATCTGAATATCTTGTAATGCTTTACGTTTAGCCATATAATCTTCTTTATTTTTAAGAGCAGTTGAAGATTCTTCGATACTTTCTTCTGTATCATCAGGCTTATTCGCCATTACCGCATCATAGTCTGCCATTTCTTCATCGTTTGGCATTTCTTCTGCATCTGGTGTTTCCATATCCATACCTGGTTGTTCTGGAGCCACATCCATATCTGGTTGTTCTGGAGACATGTCCATATCACTTGGTGCTTCAGGATCCATTGCTGGAACTTCAGGAGCCATTGCAGGAAGACTTTCACCACCACCTAAATCTAGTGTGTGCATTCTAGCCGCTAGACTATCTGACATACGTTCATATGCTTCGTATGATTTATTATGTTGGCTTGAAAATGTCTGTGCAATATCATGTATTGCATCACGGGCATTCTTGCCACCTTCTAATTCTGTTTTGAGTTGTTCCGTACCACGGTTTAAGTAATCTTCAAACTCATCGTTATTGATTACAAAACTCTCGGTTAATTGTGTAAGTTTCATTATTTTGCTCTCTTAATCATTGGACTCTTGACAGGCTTATTATAAACTAAGTTACCTACATCGGCAGAAAAACCCATCTTATAGTTCTCTTGTTTCTTTTTATTCTTAGGTGTTAGATACCCAAAAGGATCTACTGCCTTTCTGGCATCTTTAGCCTTCGTTCCCGGTGTCATTGGAAATGCCACACTAGCGAAACTACCACTAAAATTTTCACCTAATAATTCGTTTATTTTCATAATACTATTTATCAAATTAATTAATTATTTTAAATTTACTAGTTCATTGAAGTGAGGGAAATGCTCTGAATATGAGATTTTTCTTCTATCCTCTAGCATTTTAAACTGTTTTTGAGCAAGTAACTTAGTCTTTTCTGGTACTTCACTCGCTACTAAGTCTTTCATTGTATTCATTAATCCAATATATCTTTGTTTCTTATAAAAATTACCAGACATATTCTTAAAATACTCTATTTGTTCTTGTACTGTATCTGCATGATGAGGCTCTAATGAATCTATCGCTAAATGCTCTGGATTATCTACCCAATTTTGATGCATTAATATTGTCTTATCATAATCATATTTGTTTATCTTGTCATTAAGATATACTAAGAAGTCTTTAAAATAAGGAAGACTTAAACTGTTATGGGCACAACCAAATCCCAATACTAAATTATCTATTTCTTTTGATTTCTCAAAGAATAAATCTAAATTCTCGTCCCATTTAGCAAAGTCTAATCCCCACCTAATTAACTCACTCTGTCTATGTAATGCTTCACCCGATAGTTGCATTTCATAACGTATATTTGGTGTTCGATTTACTAGTTCAATAAATTTATCAAATTTCTTTTTAGGAAAGTTTAAATTAGTTGTAACTGTAATTACTACTATCTGTCCTTCCCTATGTGTGTCGTTAATATTCATCATAAAGTTTTCAATAAATCTAAACATATGGTCAGTAAAGAATGGCTCACCACCTAGCAAACTAAAATTAACATGACCTTGACCTACAAGTTTCTTATCCCAATATCCGTTTAATATCTCTAGTGTCTTATCAAACATTGCATCATCTGTATCTGGAAATCTTTGACCTAATTCTTTCTGCCAACGAGTACTAGAACCTCCCCAACAATAAACACATGCCATATTACATTTGTTTGTTAGTTCTATTTCAATGAATTTAAAGTTATCATGTTCCATCATATCTCTATGGAACTGTTTTGCTAAATTAGGGTGATTACCTGCTTTTTGATATTGTCTTTTTAAACGATAATCAAAATTCTTATTATATTCAGTTCTTACACTACTGCCACCAGCATCTTCTGTTCGCCAACAACCTACGCAATCAGGACTACGTGTACCTCCACTTAAGTCGTACTTTCTTTTTTGAAGTATAGGGTGATTGAATAAGAAATCTTCTGTAAGTGTATTGTAATCAAACGTAAGTTCTTCCATTTGTTTGTTAGTGTATTGAGTTTTACAACACCACTTAACAGTTCTTTGAGGTAAGGATATAATAATGTCGTTCCAGTTTTTGAAACACATCGTATTATATAAATTATGAAGATTTGGATTTATTTCATTCATTTTTTCTTTGTACGCAGTAGCTTCTTAGGTTTCCCATCTTTATCTACATCATTACCAAACTTTTTAGCTTGTTTAGTAATTTCGTTGGGACCTACGTCAACTGTGGTATTTATGCCAGGTATAACTCTACCTACGCCAGCCGCTTCTTTAACATCTTTTATACTGAATACTTTCTTAATTGCTTGTACTGTATTTGCAGTAGTTGTTGTGTGATGTTTAATTGCGATACCACCAGCTGATTGCCATGCATCGACATTCTTACCAAAATCATCAATTAACAAGTTCGGACTACCGTCTTGTTTCTTTGCATATTTTGATTTATTATGGTCAATGATAACTTGCTCTGGTTTAAAGAAGTTTAAATGTTTTCTCACCCACTCTCTTTTGCCAGGATCTACGTTAGGATCATTTGCTAGAGGGGAACTCAATATTTTGTATTTGCCTTTTACAGCCTTAATTGTTTGTAGCAAATCTTTGTAACCTGCTAATGTTGGCAAGTCTTCCCAGAAGTTTGGAGTACTAACAATCTTCTTTAATGCTTTGCCTATATCTTTCTTTGGTATATCTCTGTATGACTTAACGCCAACTAGTCTAGCCCATTCATTGAAGAAATCAACTAACACACCGTCCATATCAACATATACATCTGGTGTAGATGTCTCTGCTTCTGTTGTCGTTGTTGGCTTTGTACTTTTCTTATTCTTAAAACTATCGTACTTATTTTTTGCCCAATTATATGCCGCACCTGTTGATGTAACTCCACCTGCTATCTTAGGTGCAGGGTCATTTCTCAGAAACTTCGCTACATGAGGTGCCGCCATTCTGGCGCCATGTGCTATTGCTTGTCCAACAGGAACTATCCATTCATCTGTCTTATCTTTATCTAAACCTTTTTCTATTGCTCCCATGTAATCAGGTATCTTTGTCTTAACCCATGGGCCTCTGTGCATAAATCTTGCACTCATCATAACATTTACACCACGTAATTCTTCTGGATCAAATATCATTACTTGATATTGTCTCTTTTCATTATCAACACCTACTACTTCTACATTCATTTCATCATACTTCTTACCTTTGTAAGTAATACCATGTCCTGTCATAAATCTAGCAACCGCTTCGAATAGTGCATTTTCTCTAACTGGAACTTTGCTTAGTAGTTGTTCTTTGCTTAGTTTATAGTTAGATTTCATCCACTCATCTTTTAAATCAGCAATCATCTTACCAAGATTAGGACCAGCTACATAACCTCTTGCTAGTAAGTCTTTACCATTGATTGGGAAGTCTGGTTGTTCAAATCCGTGTACTGCATCATATACATCATTCTTACCATGCATGTTTGCCCATGCAAGTAAATGGTCTTGTGATGCACCATTGATAATCATATCTTGTGCTTGTTTTGAATTTATGTTTTCACCTTTGTGCTTGATTAAGAAGTCAAACATTTCTCTATCGTAATTGCTCATCTTCCAATCTCTTGCAATACCACTACTGTCTAGCATTCTTGCAAGTGCAATAATAGGTCCTGTAGGCTCACCTAGTTTAGCTGGATTGATACCTTCAAGTCCAATCTTACTTGATACGCCTGTCTTGTTCATCCACTCAAGTGCTTCTTTGGCACTTGAACCCATTAACAATTTGCCCATTTCTTGCCAAATTCTTTCAACAGATAAACCTGTCATACCGTCTGCATTATCTTTGATTGCATTTAATGTAGTATCGTCCCACTTTGGACTATCTAACTTAGATTGAAATCTAAAGTATCTTAAGATACGCAAATAATCTTCTTTAATTCTTTCTTCTGGATCCCCTACGAACCTACTTACTTTATCTTGTAAATCGTCCATACCACCATTGTAATCATGTACTGTACCGTCCATGTCCATTGACATTGCGTTATATGTTAAATCTCTACGTTTAGCATCTTCTTCCCATGAACGTACAAATTCTACATCAGCATGTCTACCATCTGTATTTGTATCTGCACGTAAAGTTGTTATTTCAAAATCTTCTCCATCAATAACCGCAGTTATTGTACCATGTTCTATACCTGTAGGAATATGTCTTATGCCTTCTTTATCAAGCATAGCAATCATTTCATCTGGTGTAGCATCTGTGGCAAAGTCAATATCTTTTGGCTCTTTACCTAATGCGATATCTCTTACTGCACCACCAACAATTCTTACTTCGTGTTTATTCTTTTTAAATACTTTATCTAGTTTACGAATAGCAGGAGTAATAATAGATTTAACATTTAGTGCTTCTTCGTTTAAAGACTCTTTAACTGAGTTTTCAAACATTGCGTTACCAAACATATCAAGGTATTCTTTTTCAAGTTCACGATAGTTTATTTTGTTGTTTGTTTGCATTGCTAACATTTGTGCATAATAGGCAAGTGAATGTCTTAACTTACCATTAGTTTCTTTATACTTTCTTGTAAGTATCTTATGCATCATCTGTGCCATATTCATATATGCTTTTTTATTAATTACATGACTCATCTTACGAGAAAGTAAACCGAAAGGTGTTTCTTCTTTTATGCCATGCTTTTTTCTAAATGCTTTTAAATCATCTTCTGCATCTTTACTTCTTTTCTTAGATGCCTCAGCATCTTTAACATTATCTGAATGCATCTTATCTACATCGATGCCTTTTCTTTTTAATTGCTTGTTAAAGTTTGCTCTGCCAAACGCCTCACCTACTACTGATTTTAATTCATCAGGTAATAATGCGATAGCTTGTTTTCTTAAATTCTGATTACCCTTTGTCATAACTCTTAGCAAATCTGCCTTTTCAGCATGATACACTTTAGCAAACTTAGGGTCATTTTTACCTATGTCTCTGCCATTGCTTATCAAGTCTGCATACTTAACTGTTTGTGCTTCTGCACTAACACCTGCTAGTTTATCTCTATCGATTGCTTTACGTGTTTTTCTATTACCGTCTTCTGGTTTACTTACATCAGTAAGTTCAACAACTAGTTTAGCAATCTTAGGACCAAATTCTCTTGTTACATCTACTGGTGTAACACTTGTATCTTCAACTGTATCATGTAATAAAGCGGCCGCTTGTTGTTCTACAGTACCGCCTGCTTGTTTTACTATGTTTCTAACTTCATCTAAATGGACATAATAAGGATCACCAGTGTACTTTCTCTGATGGTCTTTGTGTGCCTCTTGTGCAAACTTCTCTGCTTTTTGAATCACGTCCATTGACTCTTCCTCTTCTGTGTAGATATCTTTGAAGTATACACTAGGAAATTTTAAAGTCAAGGATAAAAGTTCATGCACATCAACATTTGCACGTAAAATACTTACGTTTCTATTTGAGTTTAAAGCGGCTAACCATCTATGATGACCATCTATAATCCAATCGTCACTACTTGCTAGTAGAGGTTTTGGGTTCTGTCCATCATTTTCTCTATTCTTGTTTAATTGTCTTTCAACGCCTTGGTCTGAAAATTCTGATTGTACTGGTTTTAAATCTTTTGCATGTACTACTTGTGGTCTTAATGTGACACCATTCTTTTTAAGATAAGATTTATATGCATCATAATCTGTAGATTTCACTTGAGGCATTTTGTCTCTAGTGATACCCATAGTATCTTCTGGTTTGGGCTTTTCTATTTTAAATTCGTGCAATCGCATTTAAAACAATCCTAATTATGCAACATTTCTATCTAAGCTGGCCATATTTGCGCCTGCATTTTTGCCAAAGTCAGGCTTTTTTAATTGCATTTGTTTTACAATTTTCATGAAACCTTCTTTAGTTCTTAGATATTGTTTAATCATTTCTTTTTGTTCTGGTCTTGCTATATCATGATACGCCATTGTAAATCTTTTTGCAAGTTCAGGTGTAACTTTAATGTCTCCACCATCTTTAAACTTAATTGGGAAAGGCATATTGTCATTACGTGCGGCTAAGTTATCTAATACTCTTAAAGGATCAGATTGTTTAACAGGCTTACCTTTTTCATATTCTACGATTAAATAAAAATCATCTTCTGAAACTTCATCTTCTGACATACCATCACCTACTGCTGGTTGTTTCTTAGCAAGTTTCTTATTACCATAACCACCTAAACTAGATAGAGGTTTATTGCTACTGATTTTGTATTCACCTAAGTCTGTCTGCATATCAACTAGAGTAGCGGCCATATCACCCATTGCTAGAGATACTTTGTCGCCTCTTTTGTATAAGAAAAATTTAACGCCTGCTGGAATACCTTCTGCACTGATTTGTTGCATTGAAAATTTTGATAGATTATATTTCTCTGACTTAGTACGTCTACCCATTTTAAATGGCTTATACTTCTCACCACGTTTAAATGCTGAGTCATACCAAAGATGTACAGTATCACCTGCTTTTAGTTCATTGAACACTGCAAGTTTTTCTTCATCAGAAATTCTTCTCATTGGTTTAGGTGTTTCATCTTCTTTAACAGTACCTTCTTTATCTCCCACTTTTTTACCAGGAGCATTATAAACTGTTCCACCTTTTTGTTTTTGCATACTTCTCATTTTTTCTTTTGAGCCTTTAGCAACATACTCACCATCAATAACAAGTCCGTACATTGTAGATTTTGGTATTGGCATTTCTTCTACTTTTGTTTCTTTTACATACCCTTTTGATTTTAATTGTTTCTCAAAACTTTCTAAGTCTTTTGCATTCTTAAAAGTACTCATGTCATAGAAACGAGAACCATCTTTATGTGTTTTCTCTCCATCATGAAAGTTTACAACATACTTTGCTTTGCCTACATTTGACATAGTATTATATGTTTTAGACTCTACAGGAAATTCTTTATTAGATGTTTTAAAATTCTTTTTACGCATAACAGTTTTAGCAACTAAGTCTAATTCTTCGTTGTCTCTGTCCCACTTCAATACAAAAGGAATATTGATATCGCTTTCTAAGTCTTTCATTACTGCCTCAGCATCAGGGCCCATTTGTGCAATAGGTTTGCCCCAACGTCTGTATTCTTTTCTAAACATGTTTACTAATTCTGACATTGTAATTGGATTACCATTACGGTCATCATTTGCTCTATCAATAAAATGCCTAGTAAATTCTACATCGATATTAAGACTAGCGAATAATTTGTCTAGTGCTTTCTCTAAAGCATTTAACTGAGCATTAGTTATCGGTTGTTCTACTTCATCTAATCTCATTTTATTTTTCCTTGTGTGTTTTTCAAAACTTTTATTTCTTTTTGCAATACTTCTATCGCTTTTGTTAGTTTTGATAATTCTTGTTCGTGTTTGAAGTCGGTCTTATCACCGTCTCTTTCGTTCTTTTCTACATCTGCTAGTAAGGCTGATAACACATTGTCTGCTTGTGGATATTTAGTTTTTAAATGAACCAATGCTCTTGCAGTTTTTGGGTCGAACCCTTTTAGTAAATCTGCATCATCTTCCTTTTCATCCATTTTAGATAGTTTGGCCGCTATAGCCATCTGTCTACGTTTTGCTTTGCTCTTACCCTTAAATTGGGGAGCATCACTTTTGTAGAAATCTTTTACTACATCACCCATTGGTGTTCTCTTAGTAATCTTTTCTTCAACATCGTGTGTAAGTTGGGCTTCCATTATCGCTTCGTATAATGATGGCTCTTCCCAATTTTCACTTGTAATACCGCTTTGTAATTTGTTTTGAAACAACTGCATTACGTCTTTTGGAATATTAGGATTGCCATATAAATCTTGTAAAATCTGTTCTAATTGTGACTCGTCTGCTTTAGCAATCATGTCACGAATTTGTGTAGCACTATTGATTGCTTTTCCTCTAAGTGTAAACTTAAATGTAGGAACTGTAGTAATATATGAATGGTCACGTAATGGTTTTGCATTCTTCATACCTGGCCATTTCTGCATGTGAGCAGGTTGACCTTTCTTAGCACCTCTAGTTAATAGAGCCATACCAACGTCTGGAAAGTTAAATCTAGGGTCTTCTGCCATATCTTTCTCTGATACTGCATAAACTATTACTGTTTTATCTGGGTCAAATCTATCTGTAATCTCTGTAGCAACATAAGGAACTTTACACTGAACGATAGAATTAGGGTCTACTCCAGCTAATTGCATCATCTTTTTCTTCTCTTGGAATGTAAAAGGTGACTTATGATTATCTGTTTTATCAGAAGATGCTATAAACACCTGTGCGCCTTTGTATTTTTGCTTTAGATACTTGAATACTTTCCCGTGCCCAATGTGAAATGGGTGAAATCTTCCTGGATAAATCACAACAAGATTAGTATTTTCGTTCTCAAATAAGTCGTATAGTCTCATGTTTTGTTCCTATAATTAACTGCTATGTGTATTTATCTTTAAATTAAAAAAAAGACCCACACGGAGTGGGCCAAGTTGTGCTTGAAAGGAATCAAAACAAGCTATTAAAAGAATTCAGTAACTTTCAGAGTTGGATTAAAGAAATAGTATATATTCGCTGAAATCATAAGACCTGTAAGTAATAGGCCAAAGATAGTACTTTTAGTAAATTTTATGTTATTTGGATGTTGCATATCGCCTCCTAGTCTAAATCACACTGCCAATAAGTGCCGTCAAACCAAGCACGTAGACCACCTAACGGATAATCTTTATGCTCAAAGAATATAAAAGGACGACCCTTTGCATCTATTTTCTGTTCTATGATACTAGCCTCGTCCATTGGTATTAGACGTTCTTCACCAGTATCGCTATAATAAGCACTATTAAAAATTCTAATCATTATGCGGCCTCGTTTATATATTTTTCTGACATAGCACGAATGCAAATTTTATAGTTCTCTTGTGTAGGCTTCATACCGTTTTGCTTACACAATTTCTTTGCTTGAGGAGTCATAAAACCTTTTGCCTCTAGCATGTCTAATGGTGACTTACCAGCTTTGTAACCTTCAGCAAATTCTTCAACTGTGAAGTTTTTAACTAGGAAGTTCTTAAAAGCACCTTGAAAAAATACGTACTTGAAACGAGCAATGAATAGTTCTACTGGCATTCCAATACGTGAAGGATGAATTTTATCTTTGCCATAAACTTCTTCATATGAAGGCTGACCTTCATATGTACCGTGATACATTAAGTATCCACCGTGATAATGAAATTTTTCTTTGTCAAACTGTGTCATAATGATTCTCTCCTTCTCTTGATTACTTAACTAATATAGCACGATTCGTGATATTGTCAAGTTTTAGTCGAAAAAATTACCTTCTACCCACTTATATCCTGTCGTGCCTTCTTCGAACCAAGCACCGTCTTTTGAAACAGGATTAGACCAAAGCAATTCTTTATTTGCTTTCTCCATAACATCAAGACCTTTCTCTGCTTTTGCTTTGAAAGTCTTACCATATGCTTTAAACGTAAATGTAATCATTATATCTCCTATATTAAACTAGACTTGTACGGGTATCGCCTTCAATTTTAAGGACGCATTCGCCTGTACTAAGGTTATCAACATTACCAACAAACTTACCAATAAGATGTTCATATTCTGTTCCTTCCTGGAATCCACCAACGATATAACCACGTTTCATATACCAATCGCCTTTGCTATTCTTACGAATAACATTATCAAGGTATAATGTTTCCCAACCTTTTGGGTCGTACTCTTTTTGTGATTTTACAAATTCTGACTCAAAGTTACCATCAACTTGATAACAATCAAAGAAGTTTTCTTCGTATGCATTGTTTGAAGATGTAACTAAATCTATAACAGATGAAGCCTCATCATAACTGCTGGCTTCGACAACATAGGTGCTACCACCTTTGTTCTTCCAATAAGAACTCTCACCGTCCCAATCTGAATTATGAGCGGCATAGTTTTCACGGATAGCAGTTTCGATAACATATTTGTTCATAACTTTCTCCTTCATCATGTATATAATATAACACGATTCGGAGATATGTCAAGTTTTTAGGTATGATTTATTTGTTCAAAATAGTGCTAAAAGGCTTGCTATTTTTCTCTCTTTTTATGTCTTTTACAGAACCCATGTTTATTAGTACTGTATCTCTGAAATGTTTGCGTTTATTTGCATATGAATGGTGACTAGATGTAGATGGAACAAATGACATTGCTCTATTTTCTTTCCATTCTACGTTTCCAACAATTCTTGCTTTTGGATCACTACTTTCGTGGAATACTGTACCTTGATTGAACTTACCAACATATAATACTGTTGATAATCGTTTCCAAGGAGAATCATTATGATTCTTATATTCAGCATGTGGATACTGTCTATTTGCCCATATGATATAATCATTAGGTGTCATTTCTTTTGCTGATGCATTTGGTACTTGTTCAAGTAAAGTATTACGTATCTTTTCTAACTCATTACCAAAATGTTTTCTTATTTCATCTGTTTCTGGTAGCCCAGATAAACCACCTGGGTAAGTTTCCATGTTTGTCTTAATTCTATCGTATAACTCTTGAGGTAAAAAGTTATCTATAATTGCATGGGGGAACGGGTTCTCATAATACTTTATATACATTATCTGTGGTACTTTCTTTTAAAATCTTCTATTGCGGATTTAATCGCATCTTCGGCTAAAACACTGCAATGTATTTTTACTGGAGGTAAAGATAACTCATCTACTATGTCCATGTTTTTAATTTCTTGAGCCTCTTTCAATGTCTTACCCTTAACCATTTCAGTTACTAAACTTGAACTTGCTATTGCACTTCCGCAACCATAAGTTTTAAATTTAGCATCTTTTATAACTCCGTCTTCAACTTGTATCTGTAAACGCATTACGTCACCACATGCCGGCGCTCCTACCATCCCAGTTCCAACTTTATCTACACTGGGATCGAAACGACCTACATTACGTGGATTGTTATAATGGTCCATTACTTTTTTACTGTATGCCATATCTTTTATGTGTAGTGATAATATAGTATTTATATGGAAATGCTCCCCTATTTCTAGGAGAGCATCATTTCTTTATTTGATTGTTGGTCTAATATATGTTAGTGCAATAAAGATTACACCAGATACAATTAAACCAGGAACGATTGGTTCAACAAAGTTATACACACCAATATCATATGTGATACCAGTGAACAACTTTGATTCTTTGAAGTGTACGAATAGTACCCAACCGATACTTGTTACTGCACCACCAATAAAACTTGCAAGTGCATGACGACCATTAGATAGTCCTCTTGCCATTCCAATGACTAGTGGTAACATACTTGCACCAATGATACCAAAGTATAATGCAGTAGCACGTGCAATAATTGCCATTTGCCCATTGAATTGAATTGTCATCCAAAGTGCTAGTAAAATAACTGCAACCATCGAACCATATGCTACTTTAAGACTTGGTGTCTTTGTAGATATAATATCATTGGCTATTGTTGTTGATAACAAATGCATCAAACTATTAAGAGTTGTAAACGCCGCCGCCAAAATAGTTAAGAATAAAGCACTAGAAACCCATGCTGGGAACCCTGTCTTAATCCAATAAGGAACAATACTAGCAGTTCCTCCAGCCGCTTGTGCAACTGTCATACCTTCTGTAGCAAACGTATATGAGTTGGCAGAGATTGCCGCTAACATAAACGTTATGATTGCTAGACCTGGGATAATAACACCCCAATTTGCAATAGTTTTAAAACTCTTTTCATCTTTAGCCATCATCCAACGTGTTTGTAGTTGAGGCAAAGTGATAAGTCCTACTGGAATAGTGAATACTAATAATGTAGTAATCATTAACCAGCCTCTAGACCAAAACTCTGGCCAGCTAGTAAATCCTGTAAAACTAAGTTTACGCAATCCATCATCTTCTGGTACTAGTAACCATGCATCTGATAAGTTATCCCAAAAACCGGGAGCCTGCATATGCACGAATACTGTGATTGCTAATACGACAAGTGACCCTGCAATGACAATGACACCTTGTACCATATCATTTTTAAGTACAGAACTCATTCCACCGTATGCGATAGTTCCAAAAACTAGAATACTAAAACCAACTACTGCTAAAGTAAAGTCAATTCCTGTAAATGCAGTAATAAATTTACCGACACCTATAAGAACTGCAACACAATAGAATGGAATTAATCCCACAGTAATGAGTGCTAGTAATTTTGAAATCATTGGTGTGTTATAATGTTTACCAATCATTTCAATATACGTTTTGGCTTTAATTTTCTTGTTAGCTTTGTATACCTTTGGACCTATATAAACAGTCGCAAGATATATAAGACCCACAAATGGAATAATCATTGTGAGTGGAATAGAAAATCCAATCCAACCAGCTAGACCTCCAAAGCCTATGATAGCAGACGTTGAAATTAACGTTGCTCCATAAGAAAGCCCAAGGTTCATATTGCTATCTGATGTTGTCAGAAAGTAATTATCCCCTTTAGACTTGTAGGCTACAAATCCTACGGCTACAATGAATAGTAGCATTAATGTTATGTTCATAAATTGTCCTCCTTAGACATTTCTTATATTTTTTGGCGGGAGTGAAGGGACTCGAACCCTCGGCCTCTTGCGTGACAGGCAAGCGTTCTAACCAACTGAACTACACCCCCAATAATCTAATGATTATTAAGAGTAAATTATATCATACTTTAGTAGTAAAAGTCAATACTTATTTGACTTGAATTTCTACTTCTCTTGTTGTTTTTACGGGAATACAGTCTATTGTTGCATTTTTGTGAGTAACTAAGACTGAGGCCGTTGATAATTCTTCTACACAGGCATCTAATGTATCAAACGTGTCTATGTGATAATAGTCCATGTTTTGATTTCCTGCTAATTGTAACCATATGAGTATCCATACCATATTCCTCTCCTTTTATGTTATGGTGGAGCATGAGGGAGTCGAACCCACGACCTCCTGAATGCAAATCAGGCGCTCTCCCAACTGAGCTAATGCCCCTTAGAAATGGAGCGGGCGATGAGATTCGAACTCACGACAACCTCGTTGGCAACGAGGGACTCTACCACTGAGTTACGCCCGCTTTTCTATTGACTTCGTATTATTTATCATGTATAATATCAGTATATAAATATATTGTCAAGCATGATTATTACTAAGGAACTACATATAGTAACACCCGAACTTGAAAACTTTCTAAAAACATGTGAAGCAAAAGGCTTCAACAATAATAGCACATTGGAAGATATGAAGTTTGATTGGTGTTTAGAACAAGGTGGTATGTGGCATGCAACCTACGTTGATGAACGTATGGTTAGTGTCAGCGGAATACATCCATGGGCTAATGGGTGGAGAGCATTGTTTAGAGGTGTACAGACTGAAAGTAAAAAGATAGGGTTGAATAGACATCACATGCAAAGTTATTGCTTTCATAGTCAGCTACCATATCAAATAGATTATGCATCAAGTAAAGAAACAGATTTAGATAACCTATTCATTTATATCACTACAAATACTGAACATGATGCAAGTGGAAAGATGAATAGAATTGATAAAACATTTTATCATTTAGAAAAGATAGACCTAGTTAAGAACTTAGGTGTAAGTGAAATTTTTAGTGTTAATCAAAACACATGGATATTAAACGTAGAAAAATATAATGAAATTAGAAGACAGTATAACTAAAAACGAATTTGATGATATGATTATGGAGGGCTGTATACTACAAAGTAGTGGTTCAACAGGTACTCCTAAGAATATCTTTCAGCCACCAGAAAAGTTAAGATATGCGAATGCTATTGCTAGAGAAGTGCAAGGCATAGATAAGGACAGTAAGATATTAACCGTATGTACATTAAAACATGCAGGTGGATTACTGGCACAAACATTACCAGGTTATGAAGTCAATGCAGAAATTGAAGTAGAAAAGTTTAATGCATTTTCTTGGGTAAGAAAGATAAAAGATTTTACGCACAGTCACTTAACACCTGATATGGCAAGAGCGATAATGAAGACAAAGAGTTTCGATAGTCTAAACTTAGAAGATAAAATCATTATGTGTGGCAGTGACAGAGTACAAAGTGGCATTATACAAAACTTTATTGATAGAGGTGCAATCTTTATTGTTAATTGGGGTATGACAGAAGTTGGTCCAGTTGCAATCAATAGAACATTTGTGCCTGGTATAAAAGTACAGACAACAGAAACAATAATGGGTAGTGAAACTCATTGTGATACAAAGATTGTCGATGGTGAACTATATGTAAAAGGTGACATATGTGTTTATGACGATTGGTTTGCTACAGGCGACATAGTTGCAAAAGAAGATGGTCACTATTATTATATGGGAAGAAAGAGTGTTAGACGGTAGTAGATTAATATTCATATCATTTGAACAAGGAAACAAAGGACACAGAGTAGGTCGTGTAATATCTTGTCTACCTGATATACATTGGTATAGTCATAAAGATAATGGAATTAATCCTTGGAACATTCATTTCAAACATACAGATATCAGACAAAGATATGCAAGTAAATATCACTATGATAGATTAGTACCAAAAGGTGCTTTACCTCCACTACATGATTACGTAAAAGATTTTATACCTGATGAAGAATATTATTACAATAGATTCTTCTATCCACGTTTTGAAAAGATGGGTGGTCGAGAATTAATGAAGAAGAATAGATTAGTTTTCTGTACACATGAACACCCGATTAAATTAAATAAAAGATTTCCTAAAGCAAAGATAATAAATCTAATAGGTGATGATTATACTATCGCCTCAAGATATACAGAAACTACTGCACTATTCCCAGGTCATGTTAAAATGAAATGGGTAGGAGGAGAGAATACTGTATACGGTAAAAAACTGCAAACTATATCAAAAGAGTTAGGTTCTGATTTTACTGTAAGAGATATATGGGCGTGGGATAAATATAAAACAAAGTACATGGACAAATACGATGATGAATATTGGGAACATGTATACTCTCCTATTGCAGAAAGAAGTTGGGATAGAGAATCTTATAGCCATGATAACGTATTAACTATTTCGCCAAATAGATATAGTAAATGGCGAAGAATAAAGAGATTTTTAGATGGTAGATGAAAGTAAATTGATATTTTTCACAGGTGCTCCTGGAAGTAAATGGAGTGCAGTCAGTAATGTATTGTCTATGACAAAAAAGATTAACATCAATACTACTGATAGAAATGCAGATAGAGAATATACTCACCCAACTAAGTTTAATAAGGCACAACACTTAGGAAGTTATTTCGGTACAGGTATGGAACTAGGTGAAGGCTGGCATGAGATTAATAAGTTTACAAAACAAGAAATCTTAAATGAAATAGACAAAGCCTGGAAAGAAGAAAAGCCAACTGAATATAGAATTGTAAAATCACATATGATATCTAACAATTTAGATTTCATTGCAGAGACTTTTCCTAAAAGTAAAATAATGATTGTATTCAGACCAATTGAAAGTTGTTACAGAGGTTGGTTCGGAGCAGGGGGCTTCGATATAACTTATCCAAAGTATCATAATCATTACAAAGATGAAGAAACTGCACGTGAATATATTAAAGAAGAAACTAAAGATGCTAGACAATGGATATTTAACAGAAACTTAACAGTACATACTGCAACAAGTAAACATTGGAAAGACTATTGGGATATAACTGATAGTGAGAATAGATTTATAAAAAGTATAGAAGGTTATTTCTTCGAAAAGAATGATCCTAGTAGGGACGTTACGTTAGACACTCATATTGCTTATTATAACTTTGATAGGATAGATGAAAGATTATAATGACAAAACTAAAATATGCAATCGTTGTACTTAAAAATGGAAATGAACACCACGATAAGATTGCTCTAAATTACACACAATTAAGTTTAGATTATCAAGAATGTAATAGATTACCAACAGAAAATCAAGTTGATTATTATGTAATGGACAGTTACACTTACTTACATGACTATGATATTGTTATGGTTGTTAATGCTGGAACTATATTCTTGTGGGGTGCATATGAACATCATTATAAAGAAATGATAGAAGCATCAAAGCATGAGTATATACATTTTAGTGATGATGTTTGGTTTCATAAACCATTGGGCGAAGGTACAACCCATGTAAAAGCAAAGTTTATTCACAAGTTAAACACAGATAGTGCAGAAGAATTTTATAATAGCCATGATATCATTTTAACAAGTTTAATTGATGATAGTAATATTACATATCTAATGCACAATGAAATACCAAATTACGGAAATGTAACTAAGCCAGTTGATTGGGCAATAACAGTAAGTAGTGGATTTTTCATTAACTGTATATTAGACCATCATGGGTTTAATGAGAAGTCTGTAATACATCATGTCGATATCTCAAAGATAAGTCTTCATGTTCACAAGTATACTATTGAAAATTGGGATGGAAATGATTTTGAATCATGGATAGAACATCTTAACAATAAATTTCCTAGTATGTCACTTTGGAATAGAAAGAAATTTACTAGTGAAGATAGAAAATGGAAAGTCGTATGGGAAGATGTACAGAATCATTTTGGAGACAAATGGCAAGAACACTGGAACAAATACAAAAGTTTAAATCATAAGTGGCATAGAATGAATATAAAAGATATTAGTTCTATTGATACTAATGGACAAGGAATAATATGGTGGGACGGAGCATTAAAAAGAATACCAAGTAACTTACTAAAGACAAGTAAACAGAGTTATCAAAATGCAATAGACTTCTTATGGAGATTACCAGAAGATACAATATGCTATGGGAACGACCACTGCAATTTACAATTCGATGGTATAAGTTCTAAACTAGCACTTAAAAAAGTTCTATCACACAATAGCAGAGAAAAATTATGGACGGACAAGATTTAATATTGGCAACGGGTGCTCCTGGAAGTAGATGGAGTGGCACCTTACGTGCTATTAGTACTAATCCAAATATTAATATTAGTGATGAAAGAAGCGAACTAGAATACGCCAGAGACTATGTTACACCTAATGGTAAAACAAAACAGTATGGTTGGCATCGAGGTGCTTATTGGGGTCCATATCATAATCAAGGTCAAAGATTTGATAATCTACAAGATATGACAAAAGATGAAATTATAAAAGAATTCAAAAAGCCATATAAAGATTTTAACTATGGTGTTAAGATAATAAAAAGTCATTGGTTTGCATATCATCTTCCTTTACTACAAGACTTATTTCCAAAATCAAAGATTATGGCTGTGTATATGCCATCTGATTTTTGTTTTGATTGGTGGAGAAACAAAGTAGGTGGTTGGGATATATCGTATCCACATTATGATTGGTACGAAAATGATGCACGTATGATTAAACAAATTAATATAGAAAATACAAATATAGAAAACTTCTTTGATTTACAACAACTATCAATATATGAAGTGTTTGAAAAACTTGGTCTACCATCTGAATTTAGAAGTGAAGAAGAATTAATTTCACAAGATTCTAAATTGAAAGATTTAACTAAGAACAAAGATTATAAAAAAGTTCTGGATAACACAGTACATCGTAGTTTTACTGGTATAAAATAATGAAAGACATACCTAACTCTGGAACATATGTAATGATGTTGAGTGGCGGACTTGATAGTGCGTTGCTCTCTTATCTAGTTCTAAAAGAGTTACCAAATACAAAGCTGGTCTTAAGTAGTGTATGTCATCAATCTTTAAATTACTATAATCTATTTAATGTAATAGCAATTACGAATTGGTTACATGCAAGATTTCCAAACAGAATTGAAGAACATTATATTGGATACTATAAAGACAGAAATGAAGCACGAAACAACAGAACCAAAACTAGAGATAGACTTATTAATAAACATCAAGCATCAGGTATCTTAACTGGTATGACACTTAATCCCTCTGAATTAATGACAGAAGGACGTGATGAAAGTAGAGACAAAAAGCGAGAAATTAGAGTAATCTCATCACATGGGGTATATCATTATCGTCCGTTTATAAATAGTACTAAACAAACGGTAGCAGAATTATATAACGAACATAATTTACAAGACCTAGCAAACTTAACTATCAGTTGTGAAAGTGAAAGTCTGCCTAGACCATGTAAAGAATGTTGGTGGTGTAAAGAGAAGTATTGGGCTTTCGGTTACTATTAATGTAAAGGACACGAAATGTCATTAGGACTAGAAGAATATAATAAGTTTCATCCAACTGTATTACAACCTCTTGATATGAAAATTGATGTAAATTTGTTTGAAGAACAAATGCATGAATACAGATATGCATTTAGACGTTGGGGTACTAAACACACTGAATATCCAAGATATGGAGCTCCTCTCGTTAATTTAAACGGAGATATGTTCAACAATCCAGAACCTATATGTTATCCATTAAATCAATGGAACGAAGGAAAGAAAGAAGAAGATAAAGTACGTGACCCGAAATGTACTTCACCTACTCCAATGTTATCAGAATCATGCTTTGATCCTCTTGAACCAATTAAACCTTTTATGTATAGAAGTGCTATATTAAAGTGGCATACTACTGGACATTTTAAACCACATACAGATACTAAAATACCTAGTGATATTATTAGACTATGGGGAACCAATGATCCAGATAATATGATATTTCAATTTGATAAAGATAGAAAAACAGCCAGTCCAAGAGAAGTGGCAGAGGGTAATCTATCATATGATTTAGTAAGAGAAAAAGATATAGAAGCAGGTAGATTATATATAACAGATACACATGTAATACATGATGCAAGTTCTATCGGTGATAACGTATATCAATTTTTTATTTCATTAAGCACTGATAGTATACCAACGTTGAAAGAGTTACTATTATGAACTACACCAAATTAGACTTACCAAAGGTACCAGATAATTTAATATTACCAATGTATGAAGTATTAAAACTTGAAAATATATTTGGTGGTAAAAGTAAGAATTATACAATACATGAATGTCAATCTGAGTTAAGAGAATATCTACAACCCTTATTCCCCGATTGTACTAAGTTTAGATATCAAACATTAACAGAAGATATACCAGTGCATATCGATAGAGGCAGAGATTTTGCAATAAACTATATCATATCTCCAGGAGGAGATAATGTTGAGACATGCTGGTTTGAAGAAAAAACTTCACAAAATCCAATAGATACTGTCATTTTACCTAAAGAAGAATGGTATAAACTGTCAGTAAACACACATCATACAGTAAGAAATATTACAGATTGGCGTTTTGCTATCACTGTAGCATAAAATAGATAAATAGTAGTATATTAGGGAGATAAAGATGCCACATATACTAAGATTTAAAAATGAAGGTACTAACGAGAACGGTAACCAATGCTCAGATGAAGCACAGGTAATTTATGACCGTTATGTAGATGAAGGTAAAATACTAGAAAGAGATATTTTATCAAGTCTAGGCGGAGAGTACACTAAAATCTCTTTTGCAACAGAGGCAGACTGTGTTGCGTTTAGACAAGAAATGTCTGATATTAATGAAAGAGATACTAGTGGTGCTAATCGTTCAGGTGTTACCACATACGATGAAGATTAATACAAGGAATTTATGAGAGATACTAAATCACTTACAGGATACACTGCTAAAGTATTACGTGATACAAAAGAAAAATTACTTGCAAGATTTTTAAGAAAAGAAGTAGAGACCGGTGCAAATGGCACACAAGACTACGTTATAAAAAAAGGACGGAACAAGGGTTCAGTCGCTAAGAAAAAATAATCAAATTAGAGTTTTTAGAAAACCTATACCATCTATCATCAAATAAACGATATACATAAAAGTAAATCCAAATGATTTACGACTAAAAGCCGCCACCATTAATAATCCACTAGCTAGTATGAAGAAAATGTAAGCCCAAAACATTGGAGGATTTGGGCTGTACCACATTAATATTATTGCGGCCATTAAGTTTAAGGTCATCCCACTAACCTCTGTAGTAAATCTTATCGGGTTAGTGTTGTAGTCTTCTTTGATCCATTGCAGGACCCGTTTACGTCCAATTCTCGCCATACATTCTATTTAGCCTCTATTACCTCTTAGTGCAAAGAATAACCCACCTACCCATAGAAATACGTGAAAGTTATCATATAGAATTACGTCTAGTAGACTTTCAGGTTCGCCTACCCAGATAACACCTGTCATTATACAACAGATTGTAATACCTGAGAAACGTGTAATTAGGTCTCCTATCCAACGTATATAATCTGTGTTGAATGCTCCGCCTACGAGTAGACCTAGACCTGCGCCTAGTTCCCCATAAGCAACAACCCACCAAACAATGTAGGGCAAGTCAAAAGACTCAGCCCCTTCCAATGTTACTGGAAACTTACTTAGACCTTGTTGAATAAACACAATGGCTAAGGGAATTCTGTATAGCCAATGAGACAAACAGAACTCCGGTAGTTTTTCACTTATGCGTTTAAGATAGTTCATCAAGCAATTCTTTTAGTTTCTTTTTGCTCTTGCCTCTGACCTTTGCTTTGCTGATATCATTTAGTGGGACTTCGCCACCTTCTGCTACCATTACAATAGCAATCATACCCATTGTTGCATGTGGTGTACACTGATATAGATATACGCCTGGTACGTCAAAAGTGATTGCAACTTCTTTGTTGTTTTTTGATTTCTTTGGAATATCCCAACCATCTGGTCCAGCAATGAATTGTACATTATGACCTTTTGATGTTGGTACCCAAGTAATTGTATCGCCTACGTCAATGTTTGCGATATCCTCACTGTAAACCATCTTAGCACCATCGTCACGTTTGTTCAACATTTCGATAGTCATATCATCTGCGAATGCAGGCACTACAAACAATGCTATAAACATAGCAAAATATAATGCAGGATATATTAATCCGGTGGTAAGTGTATTAAGTTTCATTTAGTTTTTCCTTATATTAAGTTAAGTCTAAAGATGGTGCCCATGGAGGGACTTGAACCCCCACTCCGTAAGAACAGGTACCTAAAACCTGCGTGTCTACCAATTTCACCACATGGGCTAAATTTTGTTATTCAGATTTAGTTGTGAAATATTTTTCAATCATTTCTAATCTGTCATAAGCGGCCGCTAGTTTATTAAGTTCTTCAATCACTGCCTCGGTAACATCTGAATGTTCACCAATACCTGCTGGCATAGTTTGATAGACTTGTATGTTTGCTAGATGAACCGCTATTTCACCTTCCGCTTGTTTACGTGCGGCTAGGATTATTGCTTCGCCTGGCTTCATTATTTACCTTTCTTGTTGTGGTGCTGATGAAAGGAATCGAACCTCCAACCTACTGATTACAAATCAGTTGCTCTACCGTTGAGCCACATCAGCACATTATTAACTACGTGTATATTTATCTTAAGGGGCTAACCGTGACCCCTTACGTGTTTATTTCGTAACAACCCGCTCTTGTCTTATATGTTCATTACTGAACGTAGATTTCAAGAAACACTTTTTGGCATTAACTTTCTTCGCATTTCATCCATTTCTGCATTTCGATGTTGTTGCGTAGATTGTTTTTCTATTTCTTTTAAAGTAGGTGATTTGAATTTCTCTTGTACTGCTTCGATTCTATTTTTGATATCTGCTACTCTTTGTTCCATTGGATCAGGTGCAATTTTAGGTATACTATATGATTTTTCATGCATCCAAACTGCACTAATAACCATAGCAACTAAAACTCCACAAAAGAATAGTATGACGTATAACATACATATATTTATTCTTCTATTTTAATTTTCCGATAAGATAGTTCGGAATAGACTTCCAGCCACTTCATTAAATCTTCGTGTGAAGGTGAACCTTTATGTCGTATTCTGTAAAATTCTTTTAGTAATTCTTTTACTGAAAGTTCTTTTAAGTTTAGTTGATACATACCTGAACGCCTCGTAAAATGTTTTCTCATTGTTAATAATAATAACACAGATTCGTTGCAGTGTCAATGCTAAAAATCAGTATGTTCATCTACTGAGTGGTCAATATTTGTCGCATCATCTGTATCGACAGGCATTTCTGGTAAGTCTGAATAAGGAACTACTGGCTGGGCCATTGCAACTGATTCATCAGTTTCAAAATCTAATGCACTTACATTTGGAGGAGGGTTTTGTTTTTGTTCTTCATCAGGATCTTCTTCTGGAGGGAGACCTAATCTAGGATTAATACCTTTTAAACTTCCACCACCTATTCTAAAATCATATGTAGCAAACTCACCACCTTTTGTCATACCTCTACCTTTCATTTCAGCTTCATTTAAAATTTCAGATACTGGTGCCATTTGTTGCTTGATGCCTTCTTCTGTTTTATTTTTAGCATCTTGCATTTGTTTTTTATTATTTTTGGTATTTGGTATAGTTACTGCACGTGGTTTGTCACTTCCTGGTTCAACTATCCATACATATATACTTTTACTGTCAGGTGATTCTAAGTGAGAAAGATAAACTGAGTCTGGCTTTATATTTGCATTGATAGGATAACCTAGTATTCTATCTACCGACATGTAGCTAATAACTACAGTTGCCAGTGTTAAAGGTATAACCAGTCCTAGTAGTAATGCGTTTCTGTGATTTTTTATTGCAAACCAAAGAATAACACATGCCAAAAAGAACATCGAAATGAATAATGGTGCTAACTCTACTGAATATAACATTTAACGTCTCCATGTATGAGCGGATTAAAGTCCGCCGCTACTTGCCTTTCTCGTTATGATATTATTATCTAACGTATTGTATTTAACAAATTTCCCATCTTTGTCTAGCCAAAAGTTAACTAATGGTATTTGTTGACCTTTAAATTCGTAGTTTTTCTCACCAATGTATACTTCTCTATAAGGATTTATTTTAATAACTTTTACTTTAATTATCAAATCTTTCTTTTCAATATTCTTTTTTACTTCCCAAGGTCTCATTGCATATACGTGAGCGGCTACTTGATATCTTCCTTTTATAATACCACGTAATGTGATTACTTCTCTATTGATATAAATTACTTTTCTATTACCGTATTCATCTACAGTCGTATCATTTGAATGTCCCAAATCATCTTTTTCAAGATTCATAAAACCATTTTCTTTCTTTATAAAAGAAACTGTATTGCCTGCAGGATCTTTAACCCATAAGTCAATATCATCCGTTACTACTGTAGGCCATTCAATTACAATCATGTACTCTGCTTTTTTAGGTACATCTGCTTTTTTAGTTATTGGATTGATTAATATAAAAGCGATTATGAATAAAAATACGAAACCTACTAATAGATTGAATAGTAAGTCTGTAAATCCTACTGTGCTTTTGTATTTGTTTTTGTTCATCAGTCACGACTCTCAAGGTTGACTAACTGTATCTTAGTAAACTGACTGAATATAAGACCCGTAAGTGTCGTATACAATGCAGTACTCATACCCATAGCCATATCTGTTAGAGTTTCTTTTAGACTTGCAGTATCATCTACATCTAATCCTTCAAAACTTGAACCTAACATCAGAATAAATCCTGCTACGGTACCTATCATACCTAACGCCAACATACTTTCTGATATGAACCAACCGACACCTAATCCGGAATCGATGTTTTCACCTTCTTTATAATCCATCGTTAACTTACCGATATACAAACTTGTAAATATATACAAGCCTATGATACCAAAGCTAATCTTAGTTACGTCCTTTTCATATAATTCATAAAACAATCCGAAATAATGAGATATTCCCATGATTGTTAGTGATATACAAAAGAACAACCACCACCTTAGAGTTTTCGACATAATATCATCCTATTGATTTTTTAGCATATCCTCTACACACTTGACTGCATCACCAATAGTATTGATAGTTTCTGCGTATTCATCTGGAATAGCAATTTTATAGAATTCTTCTACTTCAAATACAATTTCAACTGTATCGATACTATCAGCACCCAAATCTTTCTTTAGATTGGTATCATCATTCAAGTCAGAGACCTGCCGTTTCATTTTTCGTGCAGTTATTTCATACACTTTATCTTTTACTTCCATTATTTTTTCTTTCGTCCTCTGGTTGATTATACTGAGAAGCTAGAACCACATCCACATGTAGTTTGTGCTCCTGGGTTATCGATTACAAATCTGTCGCCTTGTAGGCTAGAGATATAATCTACTTTTGCATCTGCTAGATACATGATTGACATACTATCTACTACTAACTTCACGCCATTAGTTTCATAGATACTATCATCATCTTTAAGGTCTTTTTCAAAACCAAAACCGTAACTGAACCCATGGCAACCTCCTCCTTCTACGAACACTCTTAATGCCGTACCAGAAGATTCACCCTGTTCTTTTATAATTTCTTCTACTCTCGTAGCCGCTTTTTCTGTAAAAATCATACTCGCCACACCTTTATGTCTCTGGCTAATTTAGAATATGTTGAATATTTTAAATCAGTATCAGTAGACTGGATTGAATAGTTAACAGGCCCTCCTGTTAGATATTCGTTATTATCTTTACTTTGATACCATTGAAGGCTTTCATCTGGGTAACCAATTCCCAAACTATATGTCAAGTTGTTATCTTCTTTCTTAATGCCGAGAACTTCACCCCATACATCTTGACTGTGTTTTGGTTCTTCAATGTAACCAAAATTCTTACCATAACCAGTAACATAACCCATCATACTTGCACTAAAGGCTACTATGCCACTTGCTATACCAATCGATGTAAATGCATTGTCCCATCTACTTGAAGCATTTGGATCTCTTACACTTCCATCTTTTTCGTTATTACGAATTTCTTCTTCATTCATCTTTCTATTGAAAACAAACAAACAGTTTGCTCCCATTTGTGGGTTTCTTCCGACCCAATCTTTCATACCAGGCAACATTGTAAATCCCCATGAATGTTCCTTGTAGAGATAATCTAATTTTGTTCTATCAGTAACTACATATAAATCAAAAAAACTTTCATCTTGTTTTGATGGTGCCGTAGTTGCTAGATAAATCCAATGATTTATGTGTTCTTCATCTACTTCTTTAGAAAGGTCCCAGTTCCTTTGGCATCTACGTGCTTGATTTATTGCGTGTTTTTCTATGTTTAATCTCTCATTCATACCGTAAAACTCTCTCCACATCCACAACGTGCTTTTTCATTTGGATTACTTACAAGTTCAAAATGCGAACTCATACTCTTAGTATCAGTAACATAATCCAATGTTGCTCCGTCAATAGTGTGAAAATATTTATGTTCTACGAGAATGTCAAAGTCATCGTATTTAATAGCAAAGTCATCTTCTATATTGAATTTTTCGTCAAGTAGAACTTCATACATGAAACCAGTACACCCGGCTGTTTTTATACTTAATCTTGCTTTTTTACCTGGGTTCTGAGATAACCATTTTTTAATTCTTGTTGTGGAATTATCTGTTAAATACAACATAGGTTATCCCCTCCTCAATCTTTTCTTGTTTCGATTTTGCTTCTTGGTGAATTTCTGATATTTCGTAAAATCTATTCAATAATCCACTAGCAGTTTTGTAATTCTGATATGTATCAATGCTTTGTTCTATTTGGTCTTTAATAAACTGAGTTTGGTCTTTTAATTCTTCAATAAAAGAGATAACATCTTCGCTTGTAGTTTGTTCCTCAAGTTGATGTTTTAGTTGATTAATGAAAACCATATCATCAGGTCTAACACCGTCTCTGAAATCATTTTCATGACCTTTTAATTCAAGTAAATATCTTGCACGGGCAATAGGATCTGCCAAGGTTTCGAAAGCCCTGTTGGCAAATGCTAATCTGTCTTGTCCTGTAAATGATGTATCCTTCTTAAGGATTGTTAGAATCTTCTTATAATGTGTCGTAAGACTACGTACACTTATCCCTTGCTTTTCATCAATACCAAAGAACTTGTAGTAGTTCTTTTCTTCAAGACCATATATTCGTTTTATTCCAGACATTTTATATACCTATACTCTAATAATATATCATTTTTCAACTAAAGTCAAGTCGAAAAATCATAGACTTTTCAGCTTTTCCGTTAATTCATGATACGGTCGTAATCTGGGATCGGTTTTTTCCTCTTCGTCAAATCGTAGACCATATCTCCATCCTTCAGCAACACGACTAGAAACCCATCTATTGTGTCGTATTGAAGATAAATCTATTTCGGTCTCACCCTCTGGAATGTCAAATTTTTCACTAGTAGTAATTTCCATAGTAAAATCTTTATCAGTCCAGTTTTGTAATAATTTTAGCACCACTTCTGCTTCGGCTTCTGTTACCGCTCTATTCATACGAAAATCGTATACATGAAAATCGTCCATCATATGATAGACTACTGCGGTACCATCTTCTCTTGGCTCAAATATATTGGCAATAGCTTTCTTAAGAACAGTAATAACACCTTTAATATCGTGTTTGTTCCATTCTTCTTTCATCATTAATCTTATGTGATGTTTAAAGTTTGCCATTATCTTTTCCTAGTATTCCTTAGGGCCTTTTGCCTCTGCTTTTTCTTTTACTGTATCTCTGCTATCTGATGCTTTTACTGTCGTTGATCCACTACGTACTTCAACTTGTTCAAATTTACTTGAACTTGAATTAACGTATAAACCGAACCATGCCGCTCCAGCACCTACGATTACAGATACAAGACCTGCTTGTTGAGTATTTGGGTCTGGTAGTGCCATAAACCATTGCGTAACATCGTACAAAAGATAAATGTACATTGAAATAAATGCTCTAGGAAACAATCTCCATCTGCTAAAATACTCTGGCGCATGCCATATTACTCTTTCTATATTCATTATAATGTTCCTCGCCTTGTTGTTAATACTCTCATCATATGTATTTATCATTTGAGGAAGGCGAAATGTTAGAGATTGAACAGTGTAGCGATAATTATAATGATTATTACTGTGAGTAATTTAGTTAAAAACATCTTTCCGATGCCTTTTCCGGTATCTTTTGCTGGTTGTTTCCATGTTTCCCAACGACCTAATTTAGCCCATTCTTCTTTGGACACCCATAGACCGCCTACATGTTTAAGCCATTGTTTAAAGGATTTGTCTTTATGACGTTTACGTTCTTTATACCACTCTTGTAGTATTTCAAATATATCTTTACTATTCACCGACAACGAACCACTCTATTCTTGAGATATCAAGACCTACTGTGGGTCTGGGTTCGCTATCTATATATTCACATAGTTTTAAGTAAGATTTATCTAAATTTTTAGCATCTCGCATCTCCGCCCAAGACCAAAAATCATCGATATTTAATTTAAAGTGTTCATAACTTTCTATATCTTTTAACCATTGTTTATATTCATGTCTTGTCGGCATAGATAGTGGTGCATGAAGATGTTCGTTTTTATCTTCTATACGCCATTGCAGATTTGCTAAATTTGGAATAACAACTATAGGTTTAACATTTGAAAAATCATCTAGTTCAAGTACTTCATGGGGAGTGGTAGTTTTAACTGCAATATCGTAAGTATCAATAATGCTTTTAACATATGAATTTAAAGGTCTTCTACTTTTCTTATTAATTAAAAAACTACCGTCTTTACCTATATGAAAAGGACCATCTAATTGTCTTGCAATTCCGAATTCTGTTGGTGTAAAGGCGTGAGGTAATTGATAGAAATTTTTGTGTAGATTTATAAAGTGACAAACTACACTCCCATAAGAACCAGGCCAAAAGACTACTGGATAAATCATTACGGAGTATCCGCTACTGAGCCCCAATCATCTGGTATATCAATATTAATCCAATTACTACCGTTATAGCCTTCAAATCTACTAGTAGTTGAATTAAATCTAACCATACCTGATGTTGCTGATCCAGGCCTTTCTGCGGTTGTTCCTACTGGAAATTGCAAAGCGCCTGTAGCCGACGAACCAACTGTACCTGATGCATAAACATCATTCCAAGTTTTAGTACTTGAACCTAAATCATAAGTTGCATCAGCATCGGGAATAATGTTTGAAATAATTTCTGCCGATAGTGCCACTGTATCTGTATCTGCATTACCGAATGTAAGATTACCAGATATAGTTGCATCACCTGTTACTGATAAATCACCAGTCATAGAAACGTTACCATTGAAGGCCGCTGTATTAGATGTTGTATTAACTGTCCAAATATCACCAGTATATCCATCAAATGTTATTGGATTTTGTGCAATACTTCCCCAATCACTAGCAAGACCGCCAGCTACTTCGTGTACTTCCCAATTTGATGTTGATGAATTATATCTTAGAAAATTACCATCAGCTAGACCTGTTAAATCTACGTCTGTTAAATCGTCTAAATTGTCTGCTATTGGATCCCAGGTAGCTGATCCTGTTCTGAATTTTACTGTTTTATCGTTAGTGTCTATCCAGATATCATGTTCTGCGACTGGATATCCTAAAGTAGCGTGAGGATCGTTACCGCCCTGAAAGAGCGTGATGCCTGTTTTACCTATCTTAAAGTAAGGTACACTGGTACCTTTTGCGTTTAATACTACTGCCATTTTTCCCTCAACGTTCTGTTTTTAAAGTCAGCGATTTCTCACTGTCGTTAAGTTATATTGTTACTTATCTATTTATCAAAATATGCTGTAGAGGTAAAAAAAGAGAGCCGATTTCTCGGCTCCCTCTATAAGTGTATTAAGTATTAAACAAATTAGATTTGTTTGTACTCCGCTGTTACCACAACATTACCAGTTGATGGAGACGCCGCAGATCCACCGTTACCGATAGAAGCTGTCAGTGTTGCACCACCTGCCGTTGCTGTTTCATACCCTAGGTCTATAACGTAGATACCACCTTCTGATAGATCCACATCATTAACACCTACTAGTGAGTTTGTACCGTCTGAGACAGTTAACTCATCTGCGCCTACGAATGCTGTAGTCACTTTAGCAGTGATTCTAGAAACGTAGTATGCTTTGCCTGAAACGTTAGCTACAGTACCGATAGCAAACGATGAAGAACCGTTCGCCGCGAATGCCACTCTACGTACACCAAAGTCAACGGAACCAGCCGCCGCACCATCAACATAGTCTTTGGTTGCGAATGCTTTGTTTCCGCCACCTGACATGTCGTATGAACTTGGAGCTAATACAAGACCGTCACCTTTTGGTGCTAGTGTAATGTTAATGTCCGCTGTAGTACCTTCTGAATGAAGTTCTACACCGCCAGTACCATTGTGGAATTCAAAGTTATCAACTGCACTTGCTGTAGCAGTAAATGTAGCGATAGCCTCGTCATCTGCACTTGTAATTTGAACGTTACCGTCAGCAGAGCCGCCGTTACCGCCTTTGATAACAACTGCGCCTGAATCACCAGAAGCAGAACCGTTACCACCTTTAAGTACCAAGTCACCTGCCGCACCAGCTGATGAATCACCACCTGATACAGTTAAGTCAGCATCAGCCTCACCCTGAATTAGGGCTTCACCTGATTGACCTACGATGTAAACGTCACCACCGTTCTGACCTTGTAGATACATATCTACTGAGCCTGAACCTGATGCGTTTTTGGCTGTAAGTGTTAACTTGCCTGCCGCGTTAGTTAAGTCTAGGAATTCAGCAGTTCCAGATGAGGCGTTAGCCGCATCAACAACTTTAACACCTGATGAGTTTCTTACTTGTTGCACATATTCCATTGCAAAAGCAGAACCGTCAGAAGTCATAACCATGTTGTCTGAACTTGCAGAAGTTAAGCCTGTACCACCGTTAGCGATTGGCATAGTTCCTGTTACGTCTGCTGTTAAATCAACTTGAGCATAACCTAACGCACCAGAACCATTTACTTTAAGTACTGTTGAGTTAGAGCCTTTAGCCATTTCAGATACACCTGCTGAACCACTCATAACCATTAATGAGTCTGCCGCAAAACCTGATGTATCAGTATGCGTACCACCCATATCTAATGGAAGTTCGTTAGTTAGTGTGATTTCTGAAACTGTTAAGTCGTTGACTGTTAAATCAGCCGCCGCAGTTCCTACTTTCATTTCGAAAGCATCTGTTGTTTCGTTCCAAAGAACAGTTGCGTTGTCAGAAGTACCACGATTTACTTCGATACCACCGTCTTGTGATGGAGCACCAGTTTCATTTGAGTTTAGAACAATAGTGTTGTCTTCGATGTTTACTGTTTCTGATAGAGTAGTAGTTACTGAACCTGAAACTGTTAAGTCACCGTTTACAACTGCATTGCCTGAAACTGTCAATGAAGCTAGAGTTGAAGCACCAGCATCAAGAGTGTTTGTACCTGCATCAATGTTAACACCGAATGTAGCATCTGTATCATCTAATGTGATTTTAGTTGCTGTAGCATTATCATCAATACCTGTTGAAGCAAAGTCAGAGATAGTTCCACCGTCGATTGAGTCACCAGAGATTTGGTCTGCCGCAAGAGTTAGAGTACCTGAAGATACGTCTAATGTTTTGCCTGCGCCAACTGTGATGTCAAAACCACCGATAGTATTACCTGTTGTACCAGCTAAGTTAGCCGCTGAGATTGAACCGCCATGTACTTTGTCACCATTGATTGAGTCAGCATCTAATGTTAGAGTTTGACCGCTCATGTCAACATCTGTACCTGCGATTGAACCACCAGTAATTGTAGCATTGCCTGAGTTTAGGGCTGTTGCTGTTACTGTAGCCAATGAAGCTGTACCACCTGTTAGTGTTACGTTATTTGATGTTAGCGTAGAGAAAGTACCAGCCGCCGAAGTAGCCGCACCGATAATTGTCCCATCAATAGCACCACCATCGAAATCAACAACTGATGAAGTCAAGTTTGCACCTGAAATTGCACCACCTGTGATTTGTGCGTTAGCAGAATTTAGCGTTGAAGCTGTTACTGCCGCTGGAGTTGTACCACCGATAATTGTACCATCAATAGCGCCACCGTTGATATCTGCACTGTCTGTTGCCATAGTTGTGAAAGTTGCCGCCGCTGATGCGTTTGCACCAATTGTTGCGCCGTCAATAGCACCACCATTTAAGTCAACTGAGTCAGAAGTTAATGTTGAGAACGTACCAGCCGCTGATGTACCACCACCGATTGTTGTTCCGTCGATTGCACCGCCGTCGATATCTACTGTACCAGATGTCATTGTGTTGATTGTGATAGCATTAATTGTACCACCTTCAATTTTGTCACCTGAGATTTGGTCGTTTGCTAGAACTAGCGTACCAGCTGATAAATCTGCTGTGTCTGCCGCGCCTAGAGTTACGCCACCAGTTAGAACACCGTCTTTAATAGATGCACCATCGATTGCAACACCGTTACCTACGGAGTTTTCACTAATAGTGTCTACTGAAACTGAACCAGAGAATGTTGCATCTGATCCTGATACTGCGTCTGCGAAAGTGATGCCAGCGCCATTTGTCTTCTCGTTGATTGTATCAACTGAGATAGCGTCCATGACCTGTGAACCAATTAATAAGTCACCTAATGCAGTGCCTACTTTTAGTTCAAATCTATCATCTGTTTCATTCCACTGGAATGTCGCATTGTCGGCTGTACCTCTGTCAATCTCAAGACCAGCTGTACCGGCTGTTACGCCTGCCGCTGTTTCACCGTTGTTTAAAACGATTGAGTTGTCAGTGATTTCAGTATTAGTTGTGTTGATAGATGTCAATGTACCGTTAACTGTCAAGTCACCTGTAACGATTGCGTCCCCTGCCATTGTTACGGCAGTATCTGTAACTGTTATCTGTGTTGAAGTTGCGTTATCATCGATACCTGTTGAAGCGAAGTCAGAAATTGTTCCGCCATCGATTTTGTCGCCTGAAATAGCATCGTTATCAAAAGTCAAAGTTTGACCAGTCATATCGATTGCCGTACCTGCGATTGTGCCGCCTGAAATTGCCGCACCTGCTGTAGTCATAGTTGAGAACGTACCAGCCGCTGATGTAGAAGCACCTATTACAGTGTTGTCTACTGTACCAGCATTGATATCGGCTGTTGTTGCTGTTAAGTCAGCGAATGTAGAAACACCCGTTGCCGCAACACCGGCATCTTTTAGCGTTACACCATCAATTACTACGCCGTTACCTACAGTTTTTTCACTGATTGTATCAACTACTAGAGTATCAGTTGTTGTAGAACCTGCACCTGAGATGCCTGCACCAGCAACGTTAATACCTTGAGTTGTAACGATTAGTGAGTTGAAAGTAATGTCGCCATTAGTAGTGTATGCTTCGATTTCGTCAACATATAATTTACCAGTTACGTTAGCATCTGCAAAAGTGGCATTAGCCGCCGTTGTAGCACCAATAACTGTTGCATCAATGTTACCACCGTTAATATCAGCCGCATCAGTTGTCATTGTTGAGAATGTACCTGCCGCCGATGTAGTTGCACCGATGATTACGTTGTCTATTGCAGAACCAGCCGCACCGTCTACGTCTAGTGTACCGTCAACGTCTAGTGTTTTACCAGCACCAACAGTTATGTCATACTGAGAGATAGATACACCAGCACCACCTTGTAGGTTAGCACCGTCGATTGTACCACCAGAGATAACATCACCTGATAATTGGTCGTTTGCTAGAGTTAAAGTTCCACCTGATAGGTCTACAGTACCACCAGTGATTGCTACTGCGTTAGCATCTTGAGTTGAAATTGTTCCAAGACCCAAGTTTGTTCTTGCAGTACCTTTACCTGATGTTTGTGATGCATCTACACCTAAGCCACCGTTGGCTAAGCCTAGAGCACCTGACACTGCATCTGATGATGTTAGGTTAACTGCGCCATAAGCCACGCCGCCTGAACCATCTGATAATAGTGCTTGACCAGTTGTTGTTGTACCTTTGATTGTTAGTTCGTCTGAACCATCAACCATAATGTAAGTACCATCAACGTTTACGTTTAGAGTATTACCTGATTTTGATAAGGCGTCACCAGCAGTGATTTGACCTGTACCAGTAAATTTAGTAAACACAATGTTTGATGATCCAACTGTAATTGGTCCATCAGTAGTCATTACGTAACCTTGGTCTGAGTTTACAGTACCTTCTTCAACAAAGAAGAATGCACCGACGAATTCGCCAGCCGCGTCCATGTCGGATGCTCTTGTAAGACCACCTGAATCATATTCGTAGATACCGTTTTCGGTTTGAGTTGTTTGATCCTTTAGAAGGATTCTGTCACCAGCATTCAAGTTAACACCGTCCATTGACGATGCTGGAGTGCCGATATTGACAGTACCAGTTGAAGCAACACGCACTGAGTCTTTTACATCAAGACCTTGTGCTACTGAATCAACATAGCTTTTGTTTGCCGCATGGTTGTCCGCTGTAGGAGTTGCTACGTTCATGTTGCCAAGTGTAGTACCGTCAGTTGTTACTTTGAACAGGGAATTACCTGAATCATAAACAACACGACCGCCCGACTTACCGAACTGAACATCAGCACCAATACCACGGATACCAAAGTTTTTAATGTCAGCCATTTTAGTTTCTCCTTAGAATTTAATAGCTATTAAGGTTAAGACATATAATATTGAATATACAATACGCCCATCTATATTTTCTCAATTTTATTTGAAATGTAATTACCGGAAGAAACATCAGTAATGATAAGAGATTAAGAACATCAGGCATGAAGCCCGGTAAAACTCTTACTGATTGTATTTAGCTGTTAGATTAATTATGTTTTATACGTAGTTTATACGTATGTTACTGTGACTTTAACTTCACCAGCATTTGCATTTAGATGTTCTAGTGAACATTTAATCTCTAGTTCAGTTGTACCTTCATAATGAAAGTCTGGAGTTGTTGTATATGATCCTTGACCTTCAACATCATTTTGGTCTTCTGTCATAAATCTACTAGGATCTGCTACAGTACCTATTTCTAATGACGGTACTAAATTATTAGGACCACCCGCATAACCTGATAACGGTGTAACAACTTCTACAAGAACACTTACAACCCTAGAGTTATCTGATATACGACCTAGAGTTACAACTTCTGTAGTACCAAATGATGCACTTGGCATTGTATATGTGTGTGATAAAGAGTTTGCATCTGTAGAAGCACTATCTTGTGTAGCAACGATATTCCATTGTGTACCATCCCATACATGCATAGCCCATTCACCTTGTCCAGTATCAAGAATATAAACACTATCACCTGCTAATTTAACTGGAATAGCATCACGGGCCGCTATATTAGAAACAACTGTAGTTCCTGCTTTACGAACACCTTGCTCAACATTAAGACCAACAGCATATGAACCTGTATGTCCACTTAAGATACCAAAATCATTAGTTGCTGAACCAACTGCATCTTGTAGAATAATTTCACCACCATCTGTTCTTTCTAATTGAAGAACAAAAACATTAGAACTACCTGCATAAGTTAGTCCTAACGATGCACATGAATTCATACCAGCAAAGTTATTATTGTTTGCATCTGGTGATGTATTAACGATAGTTATAGCACTACCTTGTGCTTGACTTATAACTAAGTTACCTGCATTTACTGATGCTGTAATATCAGTAATACCTGCCGCATTAATATCTGCGGCCATATCGTCTGCAATAGCAACTGCCATACCATATGCGGCTTGTCCTGCCGCTGTCGTACTAAAGTTTACTACTGAACCATTGATTGAAGCTGAGAACGGTGCAAACCCACCAATAAGACCGTATGCTGAACCATAAGTTGCAATATCTGATGTTATTTCATTTGGTGCTGGACTTGCCGATGCTGTTACTTTATGGTCGGCTGTTTTTGCATTAATATCTGTGACTGCGTTTTGTACACTTACAACACCTAAACTACTTGTTATAAAAACAATATCTTCACCGTTAATATTCATGGTGTCGCCTGCTGTTGCTTGACCATTAATAACTGTTCCACGTGTAGTACTAGGAACTTCATCTACTAATTTTAAGAAAATAGCAACACCCGTATCTGTTAAAGTTAAATCTCCTGAACCGTCGATTGCAGGATAAACAAAGTCACCTTTGTTTCCTGGTAAACCTGGAACGAAATCAATAACACCATTAGCTGGTCTTAATAAAAATCTATTTGGTCCCGGACCTGGGTGTGTTACTGTACCTACTAATCTTTCAATATTATCTGGTGCCGCTAATTCAAATGCACCTGTTGTTGCATCCATACAAATAACATCACCTTCTTCAAAGCCATTAGCTGTTTGTTCAAGAACATAATTCATTTGAGGATTTAAATATTTGAAACGTGAATTTACGTTTGCATAGAAGTCACTTGAAACGATACCAGTTGGTAGTGGATCCAACATAGGATCACCTTCTTCATTAATTTGAAATACTACTGCACCACCTGGTACGTTAAATATACCTGTACCTGATGCACTTCTGAATGTATTGTATCTGAGTCTATCTTCTACTTGACATTTTACTGTGAATGCTGTTTTTTCAGAAATACTTACAATTTGTAATGCACGACCATCAGTCGCACCTGCGATAAAATCACCTACTACGATATCATAACCGTTAAACTGTCTTGCTGTTCTAGTTAAATGAGAACCATGCTGTATTGTTGTTACAGTCATATTAATTTCCCATCTATAGGCTTTAGCGTTTCCGCCACCGCCCCACCATGGGTCGCCTTTACCATCATCGTACTCCCAATTTGCTAAGGGAGTTGCTGTTAAGACGTTGCAGGGAAGAACTTTAGCCGGGACGTTTAGGTCGATTGCACTAGTCTTATAATTAATCGCCATTCAAAGTATTCCTATTCTTACATCATTGTAAACATGATCCATGCATGAGTATCAGTACCAAATGAACGAGAAGCGCCTGTGTCTGCTTCTCTAAGTTTTAATGTTACTACTGATGAGCCTAGTGAACCGAACGCTGTCGGAGAACCAGCTACCCCACCACCTGCTACTGTACGAGTTGAAATATCTTTGTTCAGTGGCATGATAACATATTGGTTAGATGCTCTTGCATATCCATATATTAATATATTAGCTGGCGGATAACTATGACCTGAGAAAGTAATCTCTACGTCACCGCCTGTAGTTGATAAAATTGTTGCACTCACACCAGTTGAAGCATTTGAGATTGAACTCAAGCTACCATTAGTTGCATAGTTTAACTTAAATCGTTCAGTAGAAGTTCCACCTCCACCTCCGCCACCGCCTGACGGCGCCGCTGGTGCATATGATGAGCTTCCGCTGTTCCATGTTAATACATCACCATTGTTTGGTGTATCTGTAGAAACATCTGATAATTCTGTAATTGATTCACTTGTTAAATCTGCCGCACTTGCCGAAGCCGCTACAAATTTAGTACCATCCCATTCTAAGTATTGACCTGCTGAGATACCTGAAATGTTAACATCGTTTAAGTCTCCAACAGAAGAACTTGATAAGTTTGGTGTTCCACCTGCCGCCGCCGGTGCCCACTCTGATCCTGTCCAAGATAGAACTTGACCTGAACTTGGTGCTGTTGCAGAAACATTTTGTAAATCACCAATATTTGCATTCAAAGAGAATGTGTTAGTGTTTAATTGTAAACCTGTACCTGCTGTATAAGATGTACCACCTAGTAAGTTACCTGCATCTGTTAAGTCATCAACATCTGTAGGAATAGTTGGTTTATTCTTAATATTTGTGTAGTCCATTACATCTTGGCTGTTAAACATCAAGTTTGAACCTGTTGTATTAAGAGTGTTGTCACCAATGTATAATGAGTTATCACTTAAGAATAAGTGTCTAATTTTGTTACTTGCACTACCAATATCATATGTAGCATTTGTATCTGGTAAGATATGAAAATCAAATTGACCCATGTATGTTTCAACATCTGAGTCACCATATGATGATCCGCCACCTGATACAGTAGAGAAACTAAAGTTACCAGAACCGTCAGTTGTAAGAACTTGACCAGTAGTACCTGAAGGCATAGTTAAATCACTTAATGCACTTGGTATAGTAGGTGCACCTGTTAAAGATGAATATGCTCCATCGAATAACGAAGGTGTATTAGTTAAGTTATTATAGTCGCCATCGAATGTACTATACGTTGAAAGATCCGGTGGAGTAAATGTGAATTGTCCTGATGCACTATTATAAGCTAATGACCCACCGCCATTTGCTGTACCATTTGAAACACTTAATGCATTCAATGTTACAATACTTGGTTTATTAGTCAAGTCATCGTAATCACCACTGAATGTGCTGTAGCTTGATAAATCTGCTGGAGCAAATGTAAATGCACCTGTAGAACTATTGTAAGCTAATCCACCACTACCTGATGCCGCGCCTGTTGAAACTGAAATTGCGTTTCTGGCATCTGCATCTGTATAAGTAGTACCTACATTTGTGTTCTCAATCGTAATTGGAGCACCTGGTGTCGGTGATGGTAGAATATTAATACCTGGACCAGCTTGTAGTAATACGTTTACTCTATTATCTACTAATGCATCTGTGTAATAAAGATTTGTTGCACCACCCGGTAAATCATCTGTAGATTTAGAATTGAAATTTGAATCAAATCTTGCTGTAGTATAGTAATAATTTGAAGAACCTTCTGCTACATCATCTGTTGTTGATATTGAAAATTCATTTTCTGGTTCAAATTGACTTGCTGATGAATTCCATTTTAGAACTTGACCGTTAGTAATACCTGATGTGTCTACATCCAGTAAGTCAGTCATCGCCGCATTTAATGTGAATAAACCTAAAGTATTATTGTATTGTAAACCAACGCCTGCACTTAAATCTGTTAGAGATATACCTGCACCACCTGTAGCAGTTGAGTCTGCCGCCGGTGACCATTCTGTACCTGTCCATTTTAAAACATGACCAGTAGTTGGTGTAGCTGTACTTACGTTTGATAAATCACCTAGTGATATATCTAAATTTTGAATTGTTGCACCATTGAAATCTACTGTACCTGAGAATGATGAAGATCCGTTTGATGAGATATTACCACCGAACCCTGCTGAGCCACTTGTATTATCAAGTAGAACATTGCCGTTAGTATCGTATATGTTACCTTCAAATGCTTGAGCCTGAACTGTTCCTGTCGATTGAATACCTGCAAACTGTACATTATCTGTAGTAGAAAGTGCTTGGTTAGATGTAGGTATATTTACTGTCTGATTTTCCCAATCACCTGATGTATTATTATATACTAAGAACTGACCATCTGTTGTGCCTGTTACTGTAACGTCACTTAAATCATCAATAGTTTGAACATTTGATGAACCAGCTAAATTTGATAAGTCTACAGTGTTACCATTTGCTATAGTTAATATATTGGTTGAAGTATTAAATGATAAAGTTTGATTATCTGTATCTGTAAACATACCAGCAAAATCAACTGTATTTTGTCCTGAAATTGTTAACTGCGTTCCGCTTAATGCTAGAGTTTGTGAACCTCCACCTAGTAAACTATTTGTGTCTGTCAAATCTGAAACATCTGCCGGTATATTGGCTTCATTAGCTAATGGTACCCAGTTACCTGCATGAGCAAAATATCCTTTGCCGGTTGCGTGAACATGAGCAAACATACCGTGGTATGTAGTTGCACTTGGTAAATCACCTAATGTAGCATAAACGTTAGCAAATAAAACTTTATTGCCACCCATATCTAAATCTGAACTTGTTACAGCCGAATTAGCAGGTTGTGGTTCCCATTGACTATTAATTTGTGACCAAGTTAATACTTCACCGTTTTGCGGGACATTAGCCATCATTCCGCCAACGCCACCTGCATCTACATCTGATAAATCAGCTAATTGTGATGCACCGCCACCGCCTGCTAGAGTTGATAAATCTACAGTATTACCATTAGCGATTGTTAATATGTTTGTGCCTGTATTAAAAGATAATGTTTGATTATCTGTGTCTGTAAACATACCTGCGAAATCAACTGTGTTACCACTTGATATCGTAAGTTGTGTTCCAGCTAATGTTAAACTCTGTGGTGTGCCTGCTAGTAAACTACTTGTATCTGTTAAGTCTGATACGTCTGCTGGTATTGTAGGCTTATTAGATAGATTATTATAATCAGTACTGATAAGTGAACCTATGTCAACTGAGTTACCAGAAGAAATTGCTATCTGTGTACCGTTTAATGCAAGTGTTTGTGGTGTAGAACTTCCTCCACCTCCTGCACCTTGTGGGTCAGCCGCTAACCATTGACTACCGTTATATGTTAAAACTTGTCCTGCGTTACCTGTTACTGTAAGAGTATCAGCCGCTACCGCAGTACCTTGAAAAGTTTCAGCGTAAATGTCGTTAAATTTGAATGTTGCAGAACCAATATCAAATGTATTTGTTACTGTCGGAACAGTTGATTGGTCTAATCTTACGAATGGGTCATCATCATTATATGATGGTAATGTAATTGTGTTACCACCTGATATTGTAAGTGATTGACCTAATAAAGAAAGAGTTTGTGGGACGCCTGCGCCTCCACCGCCTCCACCACCTGTTGGTTGTGAAGCAACCCATGTTGAACCATTCCATGTTAATACTTCGCCTTGTGCAGAACCTACAATAGTAAGATTGTCTGCTAGTAAGGCTGTACCTTGGAATGTTTCAGCGTAAATATCGTTAAATCTTTTTAATGAAGAACCTATATCAAAAGTATTATCAACAGTAGGAATACTATGAGCATCTAATCTGATATATTTTGAATCTGTTTCTGCTTTTGAATATACGTCTAAGTTTGTTCTTGCTGTTGTAGTGTCGGCTACATCGGATAAATTATTTGCAATCTCTAACATGCCATTGACATTTGCTGTTAAGTCAATAGTTAGAGTATCATTTGCTTCTGAGATAGAAAGGCCAGTTCCAACTGTAATACTCTTTGTTTCAAGTGTAGTTCCTGCTGTATTGTTGCCTTTTATAAGTCCTAGACCAGTACCTAAGTTTGTACCGTCTGTTAATCCTGATTGTGAGGCTCCTGCTACATCAAGTACTAATGCAGTACCGTTGTCTGTAATAGTTAAATTCGTGCCGGCTATAATACTTTTTAATTCTAGGGCTGTGCCTGTAGCCTGTCCTAATCCAACTCCAGTACCTGTATTAAGTACAGTAGTTAAACCAGCGCCTCCAGTTGCACCCGTATTAGTTGCGTTTACAAACGCATTTTCACTAGCATCATAAACTAAAATTTGGCTATCCGACAAATTGCCAACTAGTTTAAATGTAGGACTAAATGGTTGTGCGTTAATGCTCATATCTGTGTTCCTTTAGTAATTCAAAAAGATTTTCTCTATATAACCTGCTTGAGTAAAATCTGATATACCCAATGAAGTTCTATCTAAAGATGCTCTTAAATAAACTAAGTTAGCCACGAATGTGAAGCCTTCAACTCCTGTGAAATTTGTGTAGTCTTTATATGGTAATCCGCTAAAAAGTATGTCAAACCAATCATCTTCTGTTGGATTAGTTGCCAATGTTCCTTGTATTTTAACTCTTCCCGATAATGCTTGTCCGTAAATAGCTACTGTATGTATCCCATCTGTATAACCGTAATAGCTATCACCAGGGACTGCATTTCCAGTAGTATCTAATTCAAGACTACCTGTTTGTGGTAAAAGTGTAACTGTTTTACGTGCCATATATTCTTCAACCCTTCGTAATTAACCTGTATAGTTTGTTCAATAATAACTATACTTATTTATCTAAATCACTTAATAGCACGGCTTTTGTTATGGTACCAATACACTCACTTGCAACGAAAGTTAGCAAGTCTGCATCGATTTTATCTAGGCAATATATAGCATATAGCTGATATTGGTGATGAATATGTCTTTTCTTTTGATGTGTTCGTAAATAGACAGGGTCATATCGTTTCATATTAGAGTTGAGTCTATAATTTGTATTATGTGCGTACATTTTATATAAATCATGCCCTGTATGGTCAATGAAATCTCTGTTAGGTTTGAATACTATCTTATATTTGTATGTTTTGAACCATAGATTATTTTTTAGTTCTACTCTACGGTCAAAACTATCCAATACTTCTTTGAGATTTTCAACTAGTGGTTCAGCGTAAGATTTGTGTAAATCTACATATCTATTTCTAGCTTCTTCGTAGTCTGATTTATACTTAAAATAAGCATGTGTATGAGCACCATTATTGAATTTTATGTCTTTAAATTTTCTTAAGAAATTATAACAATTAACTCTAACAGATTTTTCTTCATCTGTTGATGGCATGTCAAACCACCATTCATTGATTGCGTTTGGATTGCTTTCAAAATGTCTTTTGAAAAACAAACTGTCTTTGTCTGGAAATCCGTAGAGTCTTTTGTATGTTATTTTGTACGGGTGTGTTCCATAAAATAATTTAGCTACTTTCTCAGTATACAAACTCAATCCTATCATCTACAATTTTGATAGTTACCAGTCCACCATCAACAAGTTTACCAAATAATATTTCTTTTGATAACGGCTTTTTAATGTAATCGTTGACTACACGTTGTAAAGGTCTCGCTCCCATATCAGGTTGATATCCTTTATTTCTCAGCCATGTTTTTGCTTTTGCTGATAATTTAATAGTTACATTTTTATCTGATAACATTTCATTAATTTCTTTGATTGTTTTGGTAACAATCATGTCTATATGTTCACGTTCTAATGAAACAAATTCAACCATTGCGTCAAGTCTATTTCTAAACTCTGGTGTAAAGAATTTCTTAACTGCTTCGTATGAAGCACCTTCATTTGAATTCGTGAACCCTATAGCACTCTTAGATTGTTGTGCCGCTCCTAAGTTACTAGTCATTATAAGAATAACATTGCTAAAGTCTGCTGTTTTACCAGTTGAACTAGTCAAACGACCATCGTCCATAACTTGTAATAAGAGGTTCATTACACTTGGGTGGGCTTTCTCAACTTCGTCTAATAGAACAACACAATTAGGTGTTTCATCTACATCACTGATTAGTTGTCCAGCACCAGCCCCGCCGTCGGCGTGTCCTACGTACCCTGGAGGGGCACCGATAAGTTTAGATACAGAATGTTGTTCCATGTATTCTGACATATCGTACTTTCTAAGTTTAACATCAAGATTTTCTGCTAACTGTCTACACAATTCAGTTTTACCTGTTCCTGTTGGACCTACAAACAAGAATGAACCAATAGGTTTATTTCTTGCTCTCATACCTGATTTAGATACGAGTATAGATTCAACTAATGAACCAACTGCTTTGTCTTGTCCAAATAGTTTTGTCTTAATATTTTCTTCTAGTTTTTCATAGTTTGCATTTTGTTTTGCATCTATCATTTCTAAAGGAATTCTTGTAATTTTTGAAATAGCTTGTTCTATTTCTGCCTTATTAATTTTGCCCTTGTGCTTGTGTAACTTTGCTCTTGCACCTGCTACATCAAGGACATCAATCGCTCTATCAGGATTGAACTTACCATGCATATATCTTTCTGCTAATTCAACTGCTAAGTCTATAGACTCGTTTGTGTATTCAACTTCGTGATATGCTTCGTAATATTGTTTCAAGCCTTTCAAAATTAATTTTGTATTTTCTTTGTTTGGTTGTTCAATAACTAGTTTTTGAAAACGTCTTTGTAATGCTCTATCTTTTTCAAAGTTTTCTCTGTATTCTTCACTTGTTGTTGCACCAATACAATGTAATTTACCACTTGCTAACAGTGGTTTTAATAAGTTTGCAATATCTATGTTAGACCCACCTGCCGAACCTGCACCCATAATCATATGAATTTCATCAATGAATAATATTACATTATCTTTACTTGATAGTTGGTCAAATACTGCTTTCGCTCTTTCTTCAAATTCACCACGATACTTTGTACCTGCTACAAGCGATGTAACATCTAGTGAATAAACTGTTTTGTCTTTTAATATCTCTGGTACATGACCTTCGCCAATCATCAATGCAAGACCTTCTGCTATTGCAGTTTTACCTACTCCAGGTTCACCTACAATAATAGCATTATTCTTTTTACGTCTTGCTAGTACCTCTGTTAATTCAATTAACTCATCTTCCCGTCCAATAACTGGATCAATTACTCCGTCTAATGCTTGTTGATTTAAATCTAAACAATAGTCTTCAAATCTTACTGGTGCTCCTTGACCCGGAGGACCTGCCATGTCTCTACCTTGTTGCGTACCGTAATATTCTTTTCTTAGAATATCGATTGCTTTATCTCTTGTTACACCTGATTGTTTTAGAATGTAATAAGCAGTAGAACCATTTTCACTCAATAGAGAAACAAATATATCTCTTACTTGAAGTTTAGAACGACCACTAAAGATTACCTGTGTTACTGCACGATTGAAAACACGGTCTAATGATAGAGTTTTTCTAGGTACACTATTATCTTCACCTTTTGTAATATCATCACGTTCATTTAGATACTTTTCTAGTTCTTCTAAAATAAATCTAACGTCACATTTCATTTTCGTAAGCATGTCGCTAACATCTTGTTCTTCTATAATTGAATATAAAAGATGTTCTAGTGTCACATATTCATGTGCTAAAGAATTTGCATGTTGTACGGCACGTTCAATCGAAACATTTACTCTATCTGCTTTACTCATTGTCTTCCTTGAATTTTATTTTAAGTGACAAGTCACCTAGTATTTTTTTAACAACAATAGTATCATTAATTCTAGTCTCATAAGGAACCATTACATCGAAAGGAACATCCTGACACATGAATGTTTGTCTAGTGCCTAAGATTAAAGATAAGTCTTGCTTTGTTATAGGGACTGTTATGCTGAGTGTCCTTACAACACCATTATCGGGTTTTTTATCTTTTAACTGTATATAAGCAAGTCGTACCTTATCAAATGTTTCTCTGTCACCGTCACCAGTGTCAGGATGATGCTTCTTCATAAGCCTTTTGTAAGACTGTCTGATATCATCTGTTGTAGAATATTTATCGATTTTTAAAACTGAGTATGGATTGTCTGTCATTTGAGAAAATTAGAAAGAAAGCCATCTTCCTTATCGACTTCAATTTCTACTTCGCTTTGTGAATTGATTTCTTCAAGGGTCTTATCTGCTTCTTCGTAATATTCTCTATACGCAACTATGACTGATTGTTGTTGGTCTAATAATTCTAAAATGTCTGCTATGTTGAATGATAACTTTTCATAGTCTTCTGCATCTAACCCAAAAATAACAATGGCTTTACCGTCTTTTTCTAACTTAGCGAATTCTTCTTCAACGTTTTCTCTTGTCATTACAATAAAGTCAACGTTACGCATATTCAATGTTTTTGTTTCAGGCAAAATTAACTCAGGCCGCTCAACTGGTTTGGGCGTATATGTTACTGATTTTGGAACTGACCCGCAACTAGTTAATAGGAACGTAGTTAGGGTTAGCAATATCAGGACATGTGGTATTTGCTTTACTTTTCTTAGTAACATTTATTTCTTCCTCGGTTAGTGGTGAACCACTTACTATTTCTAAACATCTTAACATATCTTTAGTACCTTTGTCAACTATTTTATCGATTAATCCTGGTTTTTGTTCAGCCAAGTAAGGTAAATCATGTTCTTTTAGTTTATTTTCTAAGCCTTTTACACGACCATTAGCCGCCGCAAATTGCTCAGTAACCTTAGTAAATTTTTCTTGTACTAACTCTAGGTCTTTCATTGTTTTCTCTAAAGCGGCTTGTGTCTCTTGTTGAGCCATTTCTGCTCTAGCGGCATTTTCGGCATATATTCTTATTTGATTCTGTGTATATTCATAATACTTAAATAATCCAAATCCAACCGCGGCTAGAATACCTGCGATTATTAGATATTTTTTGATTCTATAAAAAAACATATTATTTGTACCTAAAAGTTATGCGACCCTTTGTTATATCATAAGGAGTCACTTCAATTTTAACTCTATCATGCAGAATAACCTTAATGTTATTCTTTCTCATTTTTCCAGATAACATACCATCAATTATATGACCGTTATCTAATTTGACCTTGAAACATCCGGGAGTGATATCTACTACATCACCTTCAAATTCCATAGCGGGTTCTCTGGCCATTAATTCTTTTTTAGATACCCTTCAATTTCATCTGCTTTTATTGATACTGTTTTGCCACCATAAAATTCTAGTGACCAATCATCACAACTGCAAATACGAGCAACATCATCTAATAGTTCTAAAGTAGTTTTCATTATGTTTTCATTCTTCATTTCAACAAATACTAAGTAGTGACCATCATCGTCTGCATTCGGAGATACTTCGGTATCTAAAATATCAACAACACCTTTTTCCATAAATGTTGCTAGGTCTTGAGCAGGTTTATCATCTTTTACATAGAATGCTACAACAATAACATCTTCTTCGTTTCCTGTTTTAGGTTCGAACTCAGCTATTGAAATTCTATTTGATACTAGACCTTTCAAATCGTTATGTCCTACGCCTTCTATAATTTGCTCAAACTTCATAATTAAATATCCTGTTGCTGATTGGTAGCATCATCAAGTCCTTGTACTTCTGCATTACCTAATGCTTCTGTATCTACTTTGATGTCACCAACTGCCATTTCTTCGTCTGTAAACTCATCTACAAACTTACGTGGCATTAAAATATCAATTAACCAAACTGTGTCAGATTTCAGTTTTGGTTTACCATTGCCATCTAAATCTTCTGGCGATTTTGGAGTAATTGGTGTCTTTAGTACTGCTTGTTCATATTTGACTTCACAGCCTAATTTAGTTAATCTTAATCCTGCTCTTGGGTCAGGCATATCATCATATTGATACATTACTTTAACGTGTAACCAATAACGTGATAGCTTTGGTCCCATAGCGATTTCACCTTTAGACCAATTCTTATAAGCATACATGCCAACTTCGTCCAATACTTTTTCAAATTCAAGTAGAACGTCTAACAATGTGCCATTTTTATCGACATTTCTTATATTGTCAATAATATCATTTGAGTTTACATCTGACATGCTTTTCTCCATAATCTTCATACATATCTATTTATCTTTTTTGTAACAAAGAAAATTTATTTTCTTATTTTAGCAGTATTGCTAGTTATTTGCAACCTAAAAAAGATAAGTAATATTGAGTGTAATGCTCATTCTGAAAATCCCTCTTTAAGGAGGAAAACACATGGCACGAAAAAAACGTGTTGAAAAACATAACAACAAAGCACAGAGCCGTAGCAACGATTACGGTGTAATCCCGCTACATAAAAAAACAATTCCAACTATTTTACCCAGAAACGTATCACAAGAAGACTATCTATATCAGTTAGCTAATCCAGATAATAATATTGTATTTGCGATTGGTCCTGCTGGTACAGGTAAAACACTCCTGTGTACGCAAATGGGAATAAAAGCATTCATGGAAAGAGAGGTGAAAAAAATAGTTATAACTCGTCCTGCAGTATCAGTTGACGAGCAACATGGGTTCTTACCCGGTGATTTAAACGAAAAGATGTCACCATGGACTAGGCCTATATTTGATATATTTGAGAAGCATTTTACGATGCAACAAATCGAAATGATGCTCACAGAAAATTTGATTGAGATAGCCCCATTAGCATATATGCGTGGTCGTACATTTGAAAACTCGTGGATCATTGCAGACGAAATGCAAAACGCAACGAAATCTCAAATGAAGATGTTACTAACCCGAATAGGTGTTAATACAAAGATGATAGTAACCGGCGACCTAAAGCAACATGACAGAGGATTTTCAGAAAACGGTCTTTCAGATTTTGTAGAACTTGTGAACAATTATGAAAAAGCAAAATTAAATCATATTAGTATTAGTAGATTTGATTTAATGGATGTGGAGAGGCATCCTGCAGTTACAGAAGTTCTAAAAATTTACGGAGAAGACGATTAAAAGTGGTGAGGGAGTTCGCTCCCTCATTATTTTACAATAATATCTACAATCTCAGCCCAAGTATCAACAACTGGAATCATACCATCACTTGTCATTTCTGAATTGTGTTGGTGACTAATAAGAATTGGTTGTAATCCATATTTTAGTCCACAAAGTGCATTCTCAGTTTTATCTTCTATCCAGTAATAACCGGTATCAGTGTAAGGCTCAAGTCCTTCGTCTTTATCTGCACCAGTATCTAAACATACTAGTTTAGTAAACGCACCTTTTCCAAATACATTATCTAAATTCTGTTGTCTTAATGCTTTTGTGTTTTCATCTAAACTCAATGAAGTTACACAATGAAATTCGTATCCTGCTTCTACAAGTTTAGCAACACCACTTCTTGCATCACGTAGAACAGGCAGAGTAGCCATCCATGAACTATTATTAAATTCTTTAATCAGCTTTTTTACTTCTTTCTTTTTCATAGCAAATACATCTGCCATGTCGTAAACACCTACATTATGTGCATCATATCCTCTTGATTTCATCCACTCATAGAAAGAGTTTTCCCAATCGAGGAGGACTCCGTCACAGTCTGTCACAATAATTTTATTCATGTTTGATTACTTTTCTTTCTGATTACTTAAACAGTATAGCACTGCTTATATGATTTGTCAAGTAAAATCACACTTTTTCTCTAGTTACAAGGCGCCACATTTCAGGCAATGCAGTCTTAATGTCTTTGCCTCTTCGTTTGTCTAACAATACAGAATACTTATGAAAGTCAAGTATATCTTTTTTGCTTGGCTCTTGCTCTATTAATGATTTACCTTTACGTACAACTTCTTTTAACATACGTATTGCACTCATGTTCCAATGATTACCTTGTTCATAGTGCTTATCTTTTATATCATTCAACCATATCTCAATTCGTCTAAACAAATCTTTATCTCCTTCACCATTATTATGATGAGGAAAAAGTTTTGGTTGAAGATAACTAGGGTCTAATACATTATTAAGATAAATGTTTATACCAGTTCCCTTGTCGATTAATAATGCCTTTTGAATATTCTCTCCTCTTATTTCTAGGCATAAGTCAATCCACCACTGAAACATTTCTGGAATGTGATTGGCGTTATACACACTCAGAGTAGGTTCCCATTTTACTTGGATACCTTCATGCTCCATTGACAGTTCCATCCACCTTCTGGCGGTTGCGTTTACAGTTTCCCAAGAACTTAAATGTCTCGTATAGTCATTTACTTCCTCGGTTCCGTCAATACTTAATGAAATTCTTACTCTTTTAAATTGTGATAGTCTACTAATGATTTTATCTTTAGGTATCCAACTTGCATTTGTAAAAATTTGTAACTCTATATTTTTTGAATAGCCTGTTTCAATAATAAAGTCTACGATGCTTAAAAACTTTGGGTGTAGCATTGGTTCACCACCAACAAACTTTATTCTATTAACATGTTCATAATCTGCTTTGTCATATTCTATTTCTAATTTTGTATCAGATTTAAATACACCCCTATCGAAACCTTTTTCTTGTTTTAACCATCTATCATCTTCTTCCCATTTCGTACTCAACGATGAATTACATATATTACATGCCAAATTACAATAGTTACCTAAATTCATTTCAAGATATGTTAATTTAGTTGATTGTACGTATTTTAATACATCTGCCCAATCTCCTTGACTATCATGTGTTAATCCTGCTTCAACTTTCTGGTCAAGCATTACTTCATTTGCTTGATTACGTAATGAGTATATACCCTTTTCTTCTTCCTCATAACATTTCCAACAACCAGGATCCTTTATACCAGCTAATGAGTTTTTTCTTAATGTCTCCCATTTATCTGAAAGTAAAGTTTCTTTAAAAGTTCTTACAGATTCATATGGGTGAGCAAAACTTTTTGTTTCTGAGCCAGGTTTAGTACTATACCTACAACAAGGAGTTGCTAGTCTACCATTCCAAAGTGCAATGTGATTGAAGAAATATTTGCAATAAGTTTTAGTTGAATCTGCCATTACTTTTTCTTCTTTAATATTACTCTGAATGCACCTGTGTTTCTATCTAATCTTCTAGTTTCTCTCACGTAAGGATCCGCTTCACACCATTTTTCAAACTCTTTTGACATTTCTCCATGTCCGACAATAACGATGATTTGTTTATGACCATATAAATATGCCTCTTGTGTTGACTTACGAAAACGTTTCCAACCTTCATGAACAAAAAGTCCGTGTAAATCTACTTTATTATGCATGAAGATTCTTATCCCACATAAACTTGGCAGACATCATATTTAGTCTGCTACTATCTGGTGATAAGATAACATACGGTAATCTTTCGTTAACAAAGAATATCTTTTTACGATTTAATTGAAAACTTTTTCCCTCTACTCTTATTTCTGCTGAACCTGATGTAACTAGAAAGAACAAACCTGTTGGATTTGTGTAATCTACATTCATCTTAGATTCAGTTTGAAAAGGTTCTGGGAAAGTATCTGCATTAATATCAGATATATCGGTCTTTAGTATTTGGTTGAGGTGGTCTACAATCGTCTTTGCTTCGCTTGTATCACCTGAAACAACCATTTGATTAATTTTGAGAGCAATAGCATCTGATATGGTGCCCATAATTTGTGTTGTAGGCATCTTATGTTCTGCATTAAACTTATCTCTTATTATTTTACTCATTTTATATTAATCTGTTCTTTATAAAACTTGTTGTATTCTCTTTTTTTAAAATTTACTTGGTTAGTCATTAAATATGCACAAAGGTCTGTGACTTTTTCTTCAATCATATCAGGATGAATACAAATATAGTTGCCTTCTAGTTTAGTTAAAAACTTATATATTTCATCATTGATATCTTGTGTGTTATATCTCCAGTTTCTCCTGCTCCATATCTTCATTTCCTTAGGAGATTCTGCATTATACTTACCTTTGTTAGTACCATTCTGTAAACAATCATATGGCTTAGTTAAGCAAACTATATTGTAATCACCTGAGTTTAATTTGTCGAATTGAAAGAACCCGTCTTTGTCCCAATCAAATGTTTTGTATTCGTACGGTAACATATTACCGATGAAGTCTTGAATGCCGTCTTCATAGTCATATATATGTATAATAGCCATGTATTACTCTGTAGGTTGTTCCTCTGATGCTCCCTTATTAATTAATCCACCCTCTTTGCACTCTTTTACAAACGCATTGAAGTGTTGTGGGTACTTAATCATAACATGTTGAACTATCTTATTATAGTCTTTTGTTTCAGCGGAGTTCTTTTCAATCTTAGCATCTGTAAGATTGATAATTGTTGTGGAATGATCCCAATAACGTTTACGTAATCTTGTAACGAAATAGCAATCTTCCATCATTGTCCATTTTCCCTTTTTACCAAAATCTTTCATGGAGGTATTCTCTCCATCAGCGGGTCTAAACGTGTGGGCTAAAACTATATATGCTTTCTTTGCCATTATTCTATCGTAATCTTTAAGTCTTTATTAACTACTAACTTATTTTTATTAGTAATATTTATCATTGCTAGAAACCACTCATCATTGATAAGGCTACTGCTTGGATTTGAACATTCATTCATAACTTTTTGTAAAACACTTTCTTTATAACCTGATGGATTGGGATCTCCTAAGATTATGTAATTGTATTTGCCTTCTGATATTTCTGTATCCCAATGTTTTATAGCACCGGGCAAATCATTAGTTGTATTCAATGCTATTCTTAACCCATCAACTGTATCATATAAAGACTTAAACGGATTAACCGGCTGTTTGTCCTCACATAATGCAATGATTATTCTGTATAACATTAACTTATATTGAGATTGTATTCCTTCCGGAATAATTACCTTGGGTGTGTACATTACTTTGCTATGTATTGTAACTCTAATAATGTCGCACTTAGATTAATCTCAGGATCAGCAACTAGTGAATGATTTACTAAACCATCACGTATACACATCAATGCTTTACCTCTTTTCATTTCATCATCGCCAAACCAATCTAAATTCTCATATAGTTTACGATACACTCCTTCATATTCTTCTGCACGTGCTTTTGATACAATCAATTTACGTGCCTCTGCTACTTTACCTAACTGAAACAATGCCACATATTCAAGTATCCAATCACTCTCACCACTTTCACCTTGACCAGGTTGTTGCAAAGCACCATCAACAATATTTTGTTGAACCATATTGATACATTTACGTAAATCAGGATATGCTGACCTAACATAAACGTCAAGTATTTCTAAATCTGGTTGAATGTTTTCTGTAATAAGAATTTCAGCAACACGGGCTGTGAACTCATTCGTATCTAGTTTTTCAATATGATAACCTTGACAACGTGAATGAATTGCTGGAATAACTTTGTTTGGATAATTACATGTTAGAATAAATCTACATGTTGAAGAATACGTCTCCATCATATTACGTAGAATTGCTTGTGCATTTTGAGATAGATAATCTGCCTCATCTAGTAAGACATATTTAAAATCACCTGAAAAAGGAAGTGAACTAGCAAATCCATTAATCTTTGTACGCATTGTGTCTACGTTATTTTCACTTGATGCATTGATGAACATTACATCACCATCATCAACTTGTAATTCTTTTAGAAGAACTTTTGCTAATGTAGTTTTACCTGTTCCTGCTGAACCCGAAAATAATAGATGTGGTATAGCACCACTTTCTACCCAACTTTGTACTTGATGTTTCTGTTTATCGTCCCTAAAAACATACTGACCTATACTACTTGGTCTGTATTTTTCTACCCATAATTCTTTCAAGTTCAACTCCGTTTTCTTTTATAAAATCTTTTGCTTTACCATTTAAAGTTTCATCTTCTGTCAAAGGCGGTTGCCATACGATATCCTTTTGGAATTTCGCTTCTTTTAAAACTTCATTTATTTTAAGTCCTTTTGTAAACTTTGTCAACACCTATTCCTCTTTGTCCCATGGCATTGGATTATTAAGTTGATGATAATATTCTTTCTTTAGTTGAATCATTGCACGAAATGGAACTCTATGTTCATGACATGCCCTACCTGCGGCTGATATTCTTACGAATCTTTGTCCTTCTCTATTCTTAGGACCAATGAACATTTCAACACCCTTTGCTTTTCCAACCCATTCATTTTGCCAGTTTTCAATCATATCATCAAACTCTGCTTTATCCCAATAATATGTCATAGCAAAGTTATCAGTAACACGTACTGTCATTTTCAAACGTTCTCTGTGTTTGAAATAATATATTTTGATATCTTTTCCGAAAGGTTTGATATAATCGAATTGTTTTGAGAACTTATCCATTCTCTCAAAGAGAGCATCTAAGTTCTCAGACTCTTTGTTTTCACTCATACGAAATTTTCTATTCCACTGTCTTGACCTAACCACTCTTGCTCTCTGACTTCTTCAATTCTGTGATGTCGATATGCATTAGGTCTTGTTTCTCTAATTGTTTCTAAATGTGCATTTGCCTCTTCTAATGTTTCGAATCTAGCAACTACTACTTCATTTTCAACTCTCGGTGTGTAAATAATTTCAAAAGACATGTTGTTTCCTATTCGTCTATTTTTGCAAATTCTATTTGTGGTTTTCCTTTTTCGTCAATCGTATGACCTTTTACTTTGAGATATCCGTTATGATGAAGCATATCAATCATACCTCCAGCACCTTGCTCTCGTCCTACGTCTTTACCTTTTAAATATCCCATATAAAATAACACTAAACCGAAAAAAACGGCAATGTATCCTGGGTTTATACCTAAATCCATAAGTTTCTCCTATGAGTTATATAGATAATAATAACATTAAACAAACTCGGTGTCAAGTGTTATTTCTTCAATTTTTGTATTTCTTGCGAATTAGCGGCTATCTTATCATCTTGTACTTTATCGATAAGTGACTTCATCTTTTGTGCTTTTTCCTCATCAGTGTCAACGTGTAAGTCTTTTTTGATAACTTTTTCTAGTTTTAGTACTGGAATTCTTTCATTTGGAACATATCTCCACGTATATCCTCTCTCAGAATATACACCAAATACTGTCTGTCTTGCACCAATCTTTACAATCATTGCTAGTTCGCCATCAAGTAGAACCTCATCGCCTTCATTAAATGCTGGATCCATTTTGAATTTTAAGCCTTTTGCTAATCCTGTAGCAAAATCTTTAAACCAAATAGCAACAACCAAAGATATTAAGACACCAATCCAGGGTAAAAGAAAATCAGATAATTCCATGCTTAGTGAGTTAAGGTCATTCATTTGAGTCTCCCATTATAGTCGTATTTATACAAAATGGGTATTTGTTGGCAGAGGTGATAGGATTCGAACCTACTAATACTGGTTTTGGAGACCAGTGTGAAACTCCAACTTCACGGCACCCCCTCGCAACAACTTTTTGACGGTGTCAATTTTTTGAATAGAATCACTGTCAAATTTACTTCATACAAATATAAACGATTTAAGCCAAAAAGTCAATACCTATTGTCAAATTTTTGAACCATTTAGATAAATATTAACATTGAGTATAATTATTTTTAAAATTATATATATGGTTTTGTTACTGACTGTAAGGTTTGAAGAAATTCTATGATGCAGTCAGGCTTAGAGGAGACACTTATGAGCCTAAAAAGGAAATATCTTTCCCACTCTACCGCTTTGACCTTTTTCATTGCGTTACTTTTGGGAATCATGTTAACTACATCTGCGATTGCGGCAGATCCTATCGTTACAGATTCTACTAGTAATAGTACAGTCAAGTCTGATACGGATACTGATACAACTGTAAAAAGCCCACCACCTAGTGCTATATCGCCTTCTATTAGTGGAAGTAATTCTGATTTATGTACTGTTGGTGTTAGTGGCGCAGTACAAACGCAGATTTTAGGAGTATCTACAGGTCAAACCTACAGGGATGCCAATTGTGAAAGACTTAAACTTTCCAAAACACTATACGATATGGGCATGAAGGTTGCGGCGGTATCAGTAATGTGTCAAGACCGAAGAGTTTTTGATGCTATGGCTATGGCAGGGACACCCTGTCCGTACAATGGTAAAATTGGCGAAGAAGCATACGAATTGTGGAAAAAGAATCCACAAAAGATGCCTAAAAAGGTTGATGTAGATAATGAGAAAAAACTTGCTAAAGAAGGAATGGTCGAAGGGCTTACTATCGGCGGTATTCTTGCTGTTCTGGCTTTCGTTCTGTAGCACAGTATTCGCATCAGATACCACTGCACCAACTAACCCAACAACTACTAGTCCAAATACCTTAGATTTAGATGATGGTACAATAGGCCAACCATTTGGTAATTGTCCTGCAGGCACTTCTGCCGCATATGTTTATGGATCTGGAAGTACTATAAGGTGGGGAGAGTGCCAAAATACATTTGCTATTTCTTATGCAATCAATCAAGCACTACAAGGCACAGGCGTAAGCATAGATAAAGTTCACTATCAATGGAAGTATATTCACTGTTTCAATACACCTGGTAACTTTTGTAGTGCCAATATCAGCAATAGAGCAAACACTACAACAGGTGAAGTCACCGATGATACATATTGGGACGAATTAGTTGTAGTTGTAGAAGTCACAGATTCTAGTGGTAATGTAGTTGAAACAAAAACTTGGACAATGGATACATGGTATCAATGGAATTCAAGTAATAGCCACAGTACTAATGAAGTCGCAGAAGGTACAACTGTCTGGCAGATACACGAAGACAATATAGAAATTTACAATCACATAGATAAAGTAGGAACAATACGTACACCAAATTCAGTAGGTGATGTTCGTTTTAGAATTAATGGTTACGATAAAGGTAATTGGGACGGGTACTACGGACCTATCGTAAAAGATATAAAAACTTGGTTTACTTATAGAGCAAATCCTTGTAATGATACTGCACTATATGATCCAAGTTGTCCAGGATATGCTACTGCATATGCGGCCCAACAATATGACCAAAATTGTGCCGCTGATGCTTTATACGATTCAGGTTGTCCTGGTTATGCTACTGCTTATTTTAATCAACAATGTAGTTTAGATGCAACACACGATGCGGCTTGTCCGGGATATGCAGAAGCAATCTATACTCAACAATGTACTGCTAATCCTCTTTATGATAGTGGGTGTACGGGTTATGCCGCGGCCTACTTAGCACAACAATGTGGCTTAGATGCACATTACGATAGTTCATGTACAGGTTATAGTAGTGCAATTACAGAATTAACAAGCAATGGTACAAACGTTGCAGGAGCAGGCAGTGACTTTGTTGAAGTAACTAAAGCAAATGACCCAACACTTTATTGGATATTATATTATAACCAAGCAGAAATAAACGCAGGTGGCTGGAAATGGGAATGTACAGGTACGAATTGTACTGATGATTATGGAACTATCAGTAGTGTTTCGGTTCAAGGTAGTGGAACTGGAACTCATATGTTCTTATATACAAAAAATGCAAGTGGAAATACTGTTCAACCAGACAATGGTAAGACTTATAGATTTTTTAAAACTTCATACATGACAACACAATGCGATTCAAATACACTATTCAATCAAATGTGTACAGGTTATGCAGAAGCATATGCAACATATATATTCAATCAGGCATGTACTGCCAATCCTTTATATGATTCAGAATGTACAGGTTATGATGCGGCATATTTAACACTTCAATGTGAATCTAATCCATTATATGATAGTTCATGTACTGGATATGCGGCGGCTTTCTTAACATATCAATGTGAGCAAAATCCATTGTATGATGAAAGTTGTACAGGATATGCTGATGCATATTTTAATCAGCAATGTGATTTAGATCCACTTTATAACTTTCAATGTACAGGATATCAAGATGCATACTTCAATCAACAATGTCAACAAAACCCACAATATGATGAAATGTGTCCAGGTTATGTTGCACCTGTAGTAGAAACAGATATAGATGATATTATTGATGATGGTACAGGTACTGGTGATTCAGTTGTTGATAATATTATTGAGGCACCAGAAGTTACTATTCCTGGTAATATACCCGGAGTAGAAATTATTACAGTACCAGAAATAGAAGTTGAAATACCAGATATTACACCAGTAGAACCAGAAGTAATAGAAGTTCCTGTTCCAGATGTTACAGAACAACTTGAATTAGAAATTGAGATGGAACTAGAGATGGAAATTGAAGCAGAAATGGAAATCGATATAGAAATTCCAACACAAGATACATCTGATGATACAATGGAAGTAGAAGTAGAGACAGAAGAAAGTGAGTCAGAGTCAATAGAAGATATTGAAGTAGAAAGTGAAAATGAAAGTACAGAAAATGAAACTACAGAAGAAAGTACAGAAGAAGAATCCACAGAAGAAGAAAATACAGAAGAAGAATCAACTGAGGATGAAGGTAGTGACGAAGAAAATGAATCTGAGGAAAATACTGATGAATCTGAGAATGAAGAAAGTGAGGAAGAGTCAGAAGAAGAAGTAGAAGAAAAAGAAGAAGAAGAAAAGGAAGAAAAGTCAGATAAAAAAGAAAAGAAAGAAGAAAAGAAAGATGATAAGAAAGATGAAAAATCTTCCGATAAAGAAGAAACTACTTCAAATAAATCTACAAAAAAGAAAATGACTAAAGAAGAAAAAAGAAAAGCAAAATTAAAAAAGATGAAAGAAATCATCAAAAACAAATTGAAAGAGTTAGCAGATGTTATGGGCAAAGCCGTTTCATTAGAACAACAACAGGCATTACAAGCCCAAATAACTGCACTTATAAATTATGTACCAGGTTTTAAAGCATATGGGGAGTATTATATACCAGGTGTAGAATTTTATCAATATGAAGAAATCTATAAAGATAAAAAGATACCTGAAAACCAAAGAGGCCTAAGAAACGGTCTCGCAAATGAGATATTGCATGAGAAAATGGTTGATATGCAATACGAGGGGATGGAATAATGTTAAATTGTATAGTATTAGGTTTGGCACTTTCGGCACATATGGGATTAGAAGGAAAATACAATAATCTTCACCCATATGCAATGTGCGAAACCGAAAAGACTATTGTAGGAACTTATTATAATAGTTTAGACCGATGGAGTCTTATTGGGGCATATAAATATAGTCTTGATGAGGATCTGTCATTAGACCTTGGCATTGCTACTGGATACGACTATGATGTTGTACCAATGGCTAGATTAAGATATAAAAACTTATTCGTTATGCCAACAGTTGAAGATGAGGAGAGGGCTGGTGTCGTATTTGGCATACAGTTTGAATTAAAATAGGAGCAACTTATGAGTGACAAAACAACAGTAGAAGTAGGTGGAGTTAAATTCACTGGCGGAAAGTTATTTTTAGTTATAACAATTCTGAGTACACTAGGTGGCGCCGCATGGGGAGGCTTTGAATTTTATAATGATTATAGAAATATGAAAGCCAAGATAATAAGTTATCAGGCACCTGACCTAAGCGGAATTAAAGCAGACCTACAAGTAGTTAACACAAAACTTGATGAAGCACTAGACTATTCTAAAGATATTAAAAACGGATTACGTGATGATATCGTTAGATTAGAACGTATTGTTGATTCAATAGAAGATGATGTTAACAAAGTAGAAGACAATGTACGTGAACAGATTGATTTAGCTGACCAACGTTTTGAAAACAAACGTGACCAGTTACTTACAGACTATGAACAGAAAGCAGATAGCTTACGTACTAGTACTGATTTAAAACTTAAAGAACTTGAAACTAGATTGAATAAACGTCTACAAAGGGCGTTAGACAATCCACTTGCAAACTAATTATTAGTCGGGGTTTACGCCCCGACTCTTAACGTATACACGGCTTAATTGAACTCTTATAATACAGAACCGTTCTATCATTTGTAGATTCTACACGATGAATTTTAGATTCTCTTGGAAGACCAAAACACTTGTTTAAACTTTGGCCTGGAAAACGGTAACGAGGGTTCTTCTTCAAAAACTCCCATTGTTCTACATTTGCTTTTCTTATATTTTCATTTCTAGTGCTATCTATACAATAAGCAACATCCGAATACTTTTCAAATTCTGCAAAACATTTTTCTACAATAAAATTCTTAGCATTAGCAGATGTTGATATTAGTAGAAATACAAATACATATTTTAACATTACTTTTCTACCTTTATATTACTTGGATTATACTGTTCGCCATTGTATTTAGAACCAGTTGCATTAGGTCCAGTTTCAACGCCACTATTACAACCTACAACAACTACTGCACCAAATAAACCAAATGCAAGACATGTACGTTTTGTCCACAACATAAATGCTTCGAATGTACGTTCAGCTTCTTCTTGTGC